TAACCTCTAAATTACGCTCACGAACCATGTTGCGACTTCCACGACAAATTCCTCCTCCACATTCGCTTATATTTAAAAATATCATTATTACAAATATACACACTATTAATATACGCACATTCATACTTATATATATATACTCACAATTCATTTTTAACAACTAACTATCCTCATACACATATTCACCACTACATGGGATCCATATCAACAGTTTTCGGTCTTACAACATATCACTTGAGAGAAATTCATCCTTTCTGAAAAATCACTCACACACTTAGGTACCATTCGGCACATTCAGTCACGCGACATGTTTGACATGTGACAAGGGGGCCGAAGCCCCCTTTAACCCCGACATGTGACCACGTTTGACATGTGACAAGGGGGCCGAAGCCCCCTTTAACCCCGACATGTGACCACGTTTGACATGTGACCATGCACACACCTACTACATCTACCTACTCGTTTTCATTATTTCTCAAAAAAATTGATTTCTTTTCTTTTCAATTACTTTCACACTCAGAGTTACTACCAACAAATTACGACTGTCAAAACATGGCCTGCAATATATGTGCCGACAATTTCAATGTATCTTCTCGCAAACCTATCGCCTGCCCTTACTGCGCTAAAACCGCTTGCAGAACTTGCTACCAAACATTCCTTTGTACCGACCACATCACCACTCCACAGTGCATCTTCTGTAACACTCACTTCACTCATTCTCAGGTTCAACACATCGGCCTCACTAAACTCTTTCTTCAGGGCGAATTCGCTAAACATCAACAAAATGTTCTCTTCGCTCAAGAACAAGCCATGCTTCCTGCAGCACAAGCCGCCGTCGCGCACGATCTCATTGTCAAGAACATTGACGCTCAGATTAATGATATATCTCAACAAATCAAACAACTTACGGCTCTCAAGCTTGATTTGTTGCAAACCAAAAGGCAATTGCAACGCGAGGGACCCACAGCGGCCGACGCATCTCCTGGGGAGCAATTCATTCACCGCTGTGCTCATTCCGACTGCAACGGGTTCGTCTCTTCTGCCTGGAAATGCGCTACATGCGACAAATACACGTGTTCTCAATGCAGGGAACCCAAGAATCACCGCGATGATGCCGACCACGTTTGCAATCCGGATACTGTCGCTTCTGTTGCGCTTCTCAAAACATCCACGAAGCCATGCCCCAGTTGCAAGGTTCTTGTGCACAAAACCGAAGGGTGCGATCAAATGTTCTGCACGCAATGCAAACGCCTTTGGTCTTGGAACACCGGCAAATTTGAAACTCGCGGTCACAACCCGCACTACTTGCAGTGGATGCGCGAAAATCATCCCAACGGCATGCCTCGCGACCCCAATGACGTACAATGCGGTCGCGAAATTGATCATCACTTCCTTTCTACGCTCCATCGTCTTATCAAGGCCACCATCGCTTCATTACCTACCGATTATGACTCTCACGTTTTCGGCTACATCTTCGCTTCCATTTCATCCATCACTCATTTGCGCCATCACGATTTGCATCAATTCCAAATTGCTGACCGCTTTCACATCAATCTACCCGCTCGCAAGGCTTTCGTTTCAAATCTTATCTCGCTTACAAAATTCAAACAACTCACGCGACGCAATCATTTACTCTTCCTCAAAAACGAAAACATTATGCAAATTCTACTAGCCGTCATTCAAGCCACCACCGACATCGCTTTCCGCTTTCATCACCATCTTTCTCTACTCCCGCACGCACAAACACTAGCCCTTACGCTTCCTACATTTCACGCACATATTCAATCCTTCGCGCTTGAATTATTCAACCTACGCCTTTATGCTAACCAAGAACTTCTTTCCATTCACACCGACTTCAATACTTCTCACTCCAAACGCGTCTTCCTTTCTCCTCACAACTTCAAACTTCAAACCTTTCACACCCACATATCCTTCCAAGACTCGCTTCTACTCATTCGCTTCCCATCTTTACCTTAGCTAACACCAACCAACACCAAACCAACACAGGTAAATAACCACGACCACGACCACGACCACGACCACGACCACGACCACGACAGGTAAACATCCTATTATTATCACTCACACTTTTTTTATACCAACTATGTATAACGATATTATGAATGCCCGCCCCCAGTACGTGTGGGAAAAACGTGCATTATAAACCCATTTTTTAATAATTGTTGCATTAAGTAATTTGAGGTGCAATCATTCGTCATCGCTCTCGTAGTCACTCCCTAAAACAACCTCAAATGCATCCTGACTGTATTCAGCAAATGCGTCACTCTGATAAATCTCAGCAACTTTCGCAATGCGCGCATTGATTGCAATTTCCGTCACATTCCGGACATGACCGTTCGGCAGCTCCGCGTACAACCGCCTTTCAAAGTGCGCCCGGGAATACTGCAGTTCAATGTAACGCTTCCACATTTCGTAGTGCGATCGGGCGCCGGCAGCACTATTCTACATTAATTTATCACCCGCATCGTCCGCATCATTAACGGCCTTAACATCCGCCGCAGATTTGGTTTCCGCATTTCTTGCGGCTAAAGCAGCACGAGCAGCAACCAATTTAGATATGTCGGGCTTTCTACACGAATTTTGTACATTTTGTCTAGCCCGACACGGACGAGAAGAGGGTGCAATATTAGACATGTAAACCTTTATACATATATGATACAAATATTTATTTATATCGTTACGCGCACAAAATACTTAGACAAACCAATATAAAGAACTTACCCGAACACGGTGTAACCAAGAACAAGAAACAAGACAAAGAACAAGAAACAATGACCAGTATCACCAAGCCCGATGTTGTTGCCAAATTCAAGGCGCTGCACAACAAGCACTACGTCAAACAGGGGTTCCTGATTTCCAATGTGCCCGATGAAACATCGGAAAAGGTGTTTGCCGACGCCGTGTGGCGCGAAACGTACAACCGGTACGCGTCCGAACACGTGTACATTCGGTCGCTCAGCGTCACCGTCCCTTTATGTGGGCGCGATTTCACCATGCAGTTTGAACGACCTCTTAAAATGGACCACCATTGTGAGTTTGAAGACTATTTCGGTTTCGGCGGGCACTGCAAAGGCTTCAACCTGAATCGCACCGTCGCGCGTTTTCCGTCAAATTTTGACGCCGATCTGAACATTGACGCGCTCTTGTTGGGAGAGGGACCCATTGACGCCGACTACGCGAAACGGGCAATCATGCTGCTTGCCCTCGGCGGCTACGTGAAGTACTGGACCGCGGTGCACGCGTTTGAGCAATGGTTTGCGGATGTGGGGGGCATCCCGGAATGCAAGGGATTCAGTGAATCCAAGGAACTTCTGGAGCGCATTTTTGAGGTCATGCAATTCAAGGATAAGGAGAAGGAGAAGGAGAAGGAGAAGGTGGCGTGAATTTCATCATTTTGAACCATTTTTCATGATGCAAAACATCTCAGACATATAGGCAATGCATACGTGTGTACAGGAACAATCACCCGGTCTCGGATGCGCGTTCGTGTACGCGCATCTTGCCTTGCATTTTGCGTTTGCAAGGAACGCATCAACTTCATCTCTCGTCTCCATGATTTGACACTTGTCAACACATGAGCTGGTGCAATCGTTGATGGGCGGACCCCCGTTGGTCATTTTGCATTGTTTATCCATTTGGGCCTTTGCTTTTGAAAACCCGCGCATGTGCAGCAACGACAAAAAACGAAACATTTTATTTATTGATGCGATGAATGAAATGTAATTACTTATGTTTATGTCTGTTTTTTTTGGATTTAGATTTTGAACGTTTATTGATTTTTTTAGAAACACGATGCCTGAAACCTCCTTTTTGCATTCCACATTGAAGGTCCAATACTTCATCACTCACAACTGCATATTCTTTTAAGGAACGTCCGTATTCCAATTTTCCCACACCAGATTTATGAAGATGCATGCCACCACAATTGTGCAGCACCGAAATGTAATAATGCTCGTTCAAATAATCAAGAACATCTTGCACCAACAACTCTTCATTCATTGGAACCGGATACGTTTTTTCGCCTAGTTTTGCATAAAACAATGACTCTTCATAGGTTGTTGGTTTATCCTGTCTATCTCTCAACAATTGTTCGGCATGTTGCTGGGCTTTGATTTCCATGCCTTCGCGCAAAAATGATGCGACTGCCCGCATCTGGGTCTGCATGGATTGCTGGGTTAAATCGTTCATTTTATGCAATTCGGCTTTTTGGGACTGCCTGGCAGCCTTTGCTGCTGCTTTTTCAGAATGCAAATCACGCATATACAATTCAGGAAACTGTTGTTTCAAATGAGTTTTAACATAATCATTTGGGTCAATCATGCCGGTCAACGATGTCAATGGATTCCCCATCAAATCCAATTTTGTCAATCCAGGCGGGAATTGGGCTCCTTGCAAAGAAGTTATTGCATTTGAATTCAAATGTAACTTCATTAATCCTGGTGGAAATTGAACACCTTCCAACGTTGTTATTTTGCTAGAATTCAATTGCAATTCTTTTAATTCTATAGGAAATTGAGCTCCCTCCAATGACGTGATTTGATTGCCAAACAAAGTAAGTGTTGTTAGCCCAGATGGGAATTGAACTCCTTCCAATGACGTGATTTGATTGCCATATAAAATAAGTGTTGTTAGCTCGGGTGGCCATGAAACTCTCAAATCAGTGAGTAAATTTCGCGATAAATCTAATTCTGTCAGTGTGTCTCGTATTTCACGCAATGCCAAATGATGACCTAGGTGTGTGGATTTTAAATCAACTCCTGCCAATCCCATTTTTTTTTAAACTAGGTGGAAGTAGTGCCCCGGATAGGTTAATTTTATTTTGTGCCAACTCAATTTCAACCAATTCTGGTGGCCACTGCACTTGACTCAAAATGATTGGTGGCAATTTTTTATTTCCACTTCCTTGGTTAGACAAATTGATTTTCTTTAATCCTGGAGGAAATTGTGCTTTTTGTAAATTCGTTGACTGAATTTGATTAGAATGTAAAACCAATTCAATCAATCCAATTGGAAATTTTATTCCTTCTAAATTTGAAATTGAATTATTGCTGAAAATCAGTATGGTTAAACTAGGTGGAAATTGAAGCTGTTTTACAGCATCTGAATTTAAATAATTACCATTCAAATTTAGTTCTGTTAAACTAGGTGGAAATTTAATCTGTTGTAACTGTTGAACCGGTAAATATGCAAATCCTTGCATTGACAATTCTAGTTTGGTAAGTCCAGGTGGGCATGAATTCAAATATGCCTGAAACTTTTGAACCGTGTCTAATTTCTCATTGACTGGAGGCTGTTGTGGTTCGGCCATTTATTCACACCTTGCCTATAATATATTCAAATACTAAATACTCAACCCACACTAAAATTATAATCGCACGGAAATATATATCCCATGACTCAACAAGAAGCAATTGATTACAACACGGATTTAGAGCAGTTGCTGAAGCTGCACGCGGAGGAGTGCGAATCTCTCTCCATCCTGCACCGCAACTCGTATGAAAAGTACAACGGGCGTTCCAACTACATCAACATCCCGGTCATCATCCTGTCATCCGCGATTGGGTTCGCAACCGGTATTGACATTGGCTACGCCAACATGAACATCATCCTGGGCGTGAGCAGCATTTTCGTGGGCATCATCAAGTCCATTGACACGTACTTCCAGTTAGGCAAGCGCGCCGAGTCGCACCGACTCTGCTCCCTGCAATTCCAGCAAATTAACAAGAAAATCCAGATTGAGCTCGCGCTCGTGCGTTCGCAGCGCGTGGATGCCAAGGACATGATGAACATCATCAAAACCGACATCAAGAACCTCTTTGACATTGCACCGCTCATTGACCAGGACGTGATTGAATCGTTCCAGAAGAAGTACGGCAAGCAAGTACCGGATGAGCCGGGCAAATACACATTTGCCGCACACACCCCGAACTTGTGCAACGGACTCAGCATCGTCACCGTCAATTCTGCGCGAAACAAGCAGGATTACGAAGAGAGATCCAGTCGCAAAAGCAGCCGGGATGGTAGTCCGTCACGCGACAACAACAATGATGGCAACAATGGCAGTGGCGGGGTGACTGTAGTCATAGATGATGCTGCGGTTGCGAGAGACTTGATACAACAACAGCAACAACAACAGCAACAACAACAACAGCAACAACAACAGCAACAACAACAATACCAACAACAACAACAATACCAACAACATCAACAACCCATTCATTTCTCTCAATTGCATCAACTGCAACAAATACAAGCCAGTAACGGATATCACGCTTCAGCCGATTTGGTATCATTGCATTCAACGAGTCCGCATCGCAGTGCTTATCGGATAAGTGGACCACCGAGTGTTGTATCACCGAGTGTAAGACCCAGCGCACCACCGAGTGCACCTGCCAGTGTAAGACCCAGCGCACCACCGAGTGCACCTGCCAGTGTAAGACCCAGCGCACCACCGAGTGCACCTGCCAGTGTAAGACCCAGCGCACCACCGAGTGCACATGCCAGTGTAAGACCCAGCGCACCACCGAGTGCATCACAAAGTGTTTATGGAAATTCGTCTCCATCCATTCATTTGGACGTAAATGAAGTCACTGAAGTGCCACTACATATAGATGTCCCCGTACAAGATGTCCCCGTACAAGATGTCCCCGTACAAGATGTCCCCGTACAAGATGTCCCCGTACAAGATGTCCCCGTACAAGATGTCCCCGTACAAGATGTAGTCACAACTACGACCCTTCAACTGACACAGGAACAGCTTCAACAATTGTATCAATTACAACAACAAATGATACAAGACTTAGAAGGGGAAGATGGCGAAATGATGTAGGGGGTCTTTAAATTGGTTTCGCTATATTTTTAAAAATTGATTTAAAAATATGAAGATCATTGCACGATAACATACACGGACAACAAATCGCAAATGGATCGCCGAATCAACGCCAAGATTGACGCTTACATGACTGACATGAATAAAAAGATTGCAGATGAATTTGAAAGGGTTCGTCTAAAGCACATACTGATGGTGAGTCAAAACCCGGCACTGCATGAAATGTATCATGACTACAATGGAGTCATGAATTTCATTTACGAAATAGACAAATTGAAGCTGACAAAGGACGATTTTTCAAAAAGAAAACGCGTGAAAAACGCAGTCCCTGTGTTTGATCGGTGTCATGCCAAACGCGCCAACGGCGAACAATGCACCCGCCGAAAAAAGGATGGATGTTTGTGTTGCGGTACGCACGCAAAGGGCACTCCGCACGGCATGTTTGACGGCATGGATGAGCCGACGAATGTCAAGGTTGAAACCTGGGTGCAGGACATCAAAGGCATCATGTATCACATTGACGTGCAAGGAAACGTGTACGATCCGGAAGACATTGTTGCAAACAAAATGAATCCCAAAATCATTGCAAAGTACGTGAAGCACGCCAACGGAACCTACAGCATTCCAACCTTTCATTGAAGGGGGCAAATCATTCATTGTACCCCAAAAACACAAACAAAAACAAAGGAATACTAAACATTGCATATAACAAGTATATCACGTATTCGGGTATGCTGCCCTGATCCGCAAAATACAAGAAAATTTTAAGCGTAACTGCAAACAAAATTGCAACAAAGATGCGCAATTTAACCGAAAACCGCATGTTGTATTGTAGACGACGTATTACAATATGCGGATATTATTTACAGTCAAATCAATTCAAATCAGCTTGTAGTCAACAAATGCAGGATCGTATTCATCCGGCACATTTTTTGTGTCAATTTCATGACACGACAACGGTATTTGGTTATCGTAATTCTTAATTGTCCATCCCGCAACCCGTTTTTTAATTGTGCCTTCCGTTTTGAAATCATACTCTCCAACATACGCCGAATCAAAATCTCTCGTCCAGTCCCCGTTAATGTCGCGCAAAGCAAGTTTGGATTTGATCAACGGATCCTTGTTCGCCCAATACAAACTTAATTCTGATAAATCCTCTTCGCCATTTAAAAAAAAGGCACGGCATCTGCCCAAAAACACGGCGAACCGAACAACCCCGCCTTGCGCGTGTTTGCCGTACTCATTCACCGTTAAACTCGTGCCATCAGACAACACGTGCGCCTCAAACCCCATTGCATAACACGCATACCGCATTGTCCCCATGAATTCCCCGGAATAATAATACGGTCCAAAATGCGCCCGTGTGGATGATTTTTTCATTCCAAATTCGGCCATAAAGGACACGTAGTTCAAGTGCTTCCCCGAATACAAGGCTGTGGGAGATTCTATTATTTTCTCTCCAAATTGAAGGCGCATTATGTCTAAATTATTGTTAAAAAACGATGTCACTGAATTGGCTACTGGAAAGTTCAGTAATTTATTGTCGTTGTATATTTCACTGGACAATGCCCACCACCACCGATCATTTGAATGCATGAATGGAATGTTCATGTCTCTGGTTTCATCACGTAACTCCTTAAAAAAAAGCATGTATTGTTTTTCCCTTTTGCGATACATGTATCCCTCATATTTGACTTTTTGATCCAAATCCCCAAACAATGCGCGCAACGCGGGTGCACACTGGTCCACTACACCCGACTTGGAATGTTTTGATAAAATGTAGGGAAATATCATGCTAACACCGCCTTTGTCTTTTTCATTGCCATCCAAATACAACAAAAATTGTAAAAATGGCAAACTTGAATGGTTGTGAACAATTCTGTAAATGCACATGTCCACCCGCGTGTCAACCGGCATGTCTACCGCATGATCATCCACGTTCATTTTCAATTTGTCCATGAATGGATACTTCACGTGTTCCAACCCATCCGACGATTGATCCACAGTTTCAATGCTGTCAATGCAAATGTGGGTTTCCAATTTCATTTTCGTGCGTGCGGTTCTTCCTATTGTAAACCGTTATTTATTTTTGGATTTTGCGGCGAATGGACTCCTTAACCTTTTCTTGGCGCGAATCCATGATGAATTCGCTCAGCTTCTTGGCCGCGTCTTCGTCTTTGTAGTGCTGCATGAGGGCGGCAAACAGGCTCGTCTTGTTGATCGGCACCTTCACTTTGGTCTTGGCGTACACCAGCTTGCCGTCGTTAATGTCAAACACGTCAATCTCGTTGCTCTTCATCACGTTCACCAGGGCATCCGTGAGCGCCTTCTTATTATCTCTCAGCGTCTTCATGTCCTTCTGCAGTTTGCGCATGTCATTGTCCACTTCAATCCAGGATTTGATGTGCTGCACCAGCTGCGCCTTGGTCTCGGGACCTGCTGTTGCGGCCTTGGGTTCTTCCGATTGTTCGCTCATTGTATGTATTGCAATTGTATACTGTAATACAACATTTTTATATTGATTATAACGATTATGAATGAATAAAATTCATCACAATCCGTCAACGCATGACCAATTTTAAATTGTAGATATATATAACCAACTGTCCTTGTTCGGATTTCAAATTTCTTCGGCAGGTTCAGCTGGAAAGGGGTGATTTTTGTATTATTCTTCTTGCGGTTGGTGGTGGCTTTATTAATGGTATAATTTGCGTTGTACTACCCGACGGCACTTCATGAGGCTGAAGCAGCTTTATCATTTTATCATTATCCCATTCTGCACAAACCGTTTCCGACGCATTTTCATAATCGGTGTATTTGCCCCTTCCGTGGCGAACCATTACTCCGTTTAGTCCGCCAAAATATACGCTTGTTATTTTACCATTCTTCGTAATAGTCCTTTTTCCTGAAACGACTGTATCATTTACCCAATCACCCTCAGTCCGAATAGTGCCAATTTTTTCGGTACCATCCCATAGGGGTCCACTTTCTACCCCCTTCCCATGTTTTTTGTCATTCACCCATTGACCATCATATGTGTTTTTGCCTATTTTATGATATACCCCTTCGCCATTTTTTTTGTCATCCTCCCATGTACCATCATACGTTGAAACCAGCATATCATTCAAATCGTACGTTTCATATCTACCACGCCCCTGTTTTTTTTTACCTGTTATGAACCCGTCATACATTGAAATCATTTTACCATCAGACGCGTACCTATATAATTTCCCATGGCCATTACCCTTTTCACTCATTTTACCATCAAAAATCAGCAGCTTGTTACCATTCTTCAATTGATAAACCTTAAAAATGTCTTTTGTCACATCGTCATGTTCATATTCCTGCTTACCATCACTAGTAAGTAATTTTATTATTTTGCCGCCTCTTGCATTTTTTGTTCTTTTATTGCGCCGAGTTTTTCTTTTATTTCTAATTCTATTTCTATTTCTATTTACAGTTTTGCGCAACTGTGATGAACGCATTTTATATCATATGCACATATAAAAAAATGTTAGTAAATGAAGCACATTTGTTTTGTAACCTATCTTTGCCTACAGTTCCTTGTTCCCATTGTTTCCTTCAGCTGGCTTCTTCCGAGTGGTCGTAATCACCGCGCTGCGGGATTTCGTCCGCGTACATCTCGTTGTAATACGCGTCGTCGTACACCACCACCGGGACACCGTTGTCCCACATGCCGTCGTATGCAACGCTGTCCACCTGTACATTGCCATCAGGCTCAGTGTAAAACATGTGTCGCATGACACCGTGTCCATGCATGAGACCGTTGTCCCAGTTTCCCGAAAATTCAGTCCATCGCGTTTGATGCGACTGTTCATCACCGACAATGCCAGTGATGTAAAAGTCCGTCTTCAATGTGCCTTGTCCATGTTTGGCACCACGGCTGTTCACATGTCCGTGGTACGTGTTGCCGTCTTCGCCGTACAGTGTCACGGGTGGATTTTGAGTTGCCGCAGCAGCAGCAGTCGCATTCCAGTAATCGTGAGACAGTTGCATCGTTTGCGTTTGCGTTTGCGTTTGCATTCTAACTTGGGTTGAGCTAAATGTTTCAAATGCTTTTTTAGGCCGATTCAATTTTTTTATTTTTCCATTGTTTTTCAAGTTCACATTTTTTTCTCATACAACAGTAAACAGTAAACTTTCAATGGCAAAAAGAATTTCCAGCAGTGGAGGTGGAGGTGGAGGCATTTTAGGATCGGGCATTTTCGGTTTATTCGGAACAACCATTAAGTGTGATGCTACAGATGACTCAACCTATTGCAGCATCATGAAAATGTTTAATTTATTGGTTGTTTTTCTAATTGTGGCGTACGTTCTTTACATTGCGTACACATACTTCAGTAACATGCCATCGTTCCGCAAACGAAGATGATCTCGGTACGCGCGCAAGCACGAGATGGAACGAATGCAGCGTTTGGGCCAAATCGGCGGCATCAATTGCCAACCAATGCACGGTTTGAAACATGATGATGATGATGATGATGATGATGATGCAATAATCGCGTGTATTTTCTCTCGGTGAGAGTTTGCACGAAATCAATTTTTAAATCAATGCAGTATGGATTTATCAATTTGCACTTCCTTGATAAACCCTTTTAGAATCTTTCGTTGCGCGACGTCGTCGTGTTCAATGTTTTTATACAGCTCCTTGCACAACGTCAAATACTCGGTTTGCATTTTCTCGTTGGACTCCCACCCCGGATGCACAGCCATCCAGTCCTGAATGACGCGCGTCTGATAACATGATGTCAGGTAAATAAATTTGCGGACGTGTTCCAGCTTGTCGTCCTTTTCCCACTCGTCGTTTTTAATGTACATGGTTTCTCTCTTCATGTCCGTGCAATGAATTGGGCGCTTGTGCACGTCCATGCCCTTCAAATTGTTAATAATGATGGAACTCACGCCTTCAATGATGCCATTCGTCTTCGTAAATTCCAAATCCGCAACCGTGATGTTGAGAGATTTCACAAAATCACTCAATTTAATGGCATCCTTGCACTCCTCGTTTAAAAATACATTCAAGTTGAATTGCGTGTTGTTCGTGTTGTTGACCACGTTGTTATTTCCTATGCGCGGCGTCATCTCTCGGATCGTCTGCATCAATTCCTTGTTTTGGTTCAGCAGCTCCTGCACCACCATCTTCTGCTCCTTTTGGTGCTCGTCATTTTGACGCTTGAAATGGCTCAACATGCACGGCACCATGTCCTTCAAACTCAAGCAAAAGTCTTCGCCGTTCCCGCTGGTTTTGCACAGCTCTGACAAGCTAATGGTTATGGTATCGTTGGATATTGTTGTTGCCGTTGTTGCCGTTGTTGCCGTTGTTGCCGTTGTTGCCGTTGTTGCCGTTGTTGCGATGGGTAATTTTTTTATCACCTTTGAAACCGTTGTGTTAGGCTTGTTGCTAGGGTTATCTAGACACTGTTTTTCGTGGTACCAACAGCTGTTCCTAGCAGAATACTCTTTTTTGCAAAATTTACACTCATATTGGCTACTTTTGGTAGCTTTTTTTTTTCCTGCGTTCAAAATCGTTCTAGAACAATGTTTACTAGTGGAGAGATGTTTGTCAAAATCGCATTTTTTACACGTTTTATAGTCACAGTAGTTACATACGAGCGACTTTTGGCGACTTTTGGCGACTTTTGGGTCCGAAAGCTTATCGTCAGAGTCGCTGTCTGATGACATTGTATTGACTGGGTGTATGGTAAGAAGTTATAACATAACGTAAGAAAAAATCTTTATATGGTTTGGCGTTCTAAAACGTTCTAAAATTTTAGAACAAAAAGTAGCTAAAGTTGTGGTCACATGTCAATTTTTTTCAAAAACCCGTTTTTTCCTTATGCAGTCATGCAATTTTATGCCGTTATTTATTACATCATATATCATGCAAAACACTTCAAAACAACAAATATTCATTTTTTAAGAAAATGTCGAATTTTTCGATGTTCAAGAGTCGAAAAAATTTTGAGAAATGGACAAAAAAAAATGTCCAAAAATCGAATCGACGAAACCTTTTTGTGCAAATTCGACGCGTTGCTAGGTAAATTGCGGAACTTTTTTGCCGGATTTTCTTGTTACCATTTGTGGTTTGATATTTTTAATACCGGAAAAATTAAATTGGCACCATGAATTCGCGACGGGCGTCGGATGTCCCTTTTTGGGGGTTTCTTATTTCCGGAAAAAAGGTTTTCGTGTTTTCAGGGGGTGCAACAGAATCCAGGCGGGCATAAGCCCGCGTCGGATGTCCCTTTTTGAGGGTTTCTTATTTCCGGAAAAAAGGTTTTCGTGTTTTCAGGGGGTGCAACAGAATCCAGGCGGGCATAAGCCCGCGTCGGATGTCCCTTTTTGAGGGTTTCTTATTTCCGGAAAAAAGGTTTTTGCATTTTCAGGGGGTGCAACAGAATCCAGGCGGGCATAAGCCCGCGTCGGATGTCCCTTTTTGAGGGTTTCTTATTTCCGGAAAAAAGGTTTTCGTGTTTTCAGGGGGTGCAACAGAAGCGAAGCCAGCGTCGGATGTCCCTTTTTGGGGGTTTCTTATTTCCGGAAAAAAGGTTTTCGCGTTTTCAGGGGGTGCAACAGAAACGAAGCCCGCGTCGGATGTCCCTTTTTGGGGGTTTCTTATTTCCGGAAAAAAGGTTTTCGTGTTTTCAGGGGGTGCAACAGAAGCGAAGCCCGCGTCGGATGTCCCTTTTTGGGGGTTTCTTATTTCCGGAAAAAATGTTTTCGCGTTTTCAGGGGGTGCAACAGAATCCAGGCGGGCATAAGCCCGCGTCGGATGTCCCTTTTTGAGGGTTTCTTATTTCCGGAAAAAAGGTTTTCGTGTTTTCAGGGGGTGCAACAGAAACCAGGCGGGCATAAGCCCGCGTCGGATGTCCCTTTTTGAGGGTTTCTTATTTCCGGAAAAAAGGTTTTCGTGTTTTAAGGGGGTGCAACAGAAGGCATCATTCGCTGTCAGACCCTTCATCGCTTTCATCATAATCAAAAGATGTCCATGAATGGTCGTATGTTTTGTCATCGTTTTTTTGCCATCGGGCGATGGCATGTGCCGTGGAAAATGCAATTTCTCTGCAAAGAGAGAATATCATTGAAGATCGGCCGTTTGTTCCTCCAAATGACTGTATCATTGTAATCCTGCGGGTCAAATCAATGGCGCGTTCTTCATCGCGAATGAGTTCCGATGCAATAGACACACTGATGGGATTAATCGGTTTGCGTTCAGGCTCTATCTCCTGACGGCATAATGGGCATGTGTTTTTATGTTCCAGTGACTTCAACAAACATGTTGTGCAGAATTTGTGACCACACTGGGTGATGGACACATTTGTTGTTTTCAGAGGTTCCAAACACACGCTGCATACTCCTGCTGAAGCGGGTTGCACATCTTCTTCACTTTCGGGTAAACGATTCCACAAATATTGCATTGAATTCCTGGGTTCAATGTTATAAAACATTCTTTTGTTTCAATTTTATTTTTTTTTTCATCGGGGTTTTTTAGGAATCCAATTCACCTTTAAGGATCGGAGCATCATAAATGCATCATAAATGCATCATAAATGCATGATAATGCCATAATTGTTTGACTTGTTGTTATTGTTGAGAAAATATTTAAAACCAATGTTGGTTGCTATATTACGCATATTTTTCTGCATTACATTACATTGCATTGCATTGTCGCAATGGATTCTGATTTGTATGCAACTACAATCGCAGCAATGGCGCGAATGATTAACTATATGGACGCGTCAACGTGCGACGCGCAGATGAACCTCCAGGACAAAGAAAGCCGATACAATATTGATCAAGTGTATGACCAATGTTGCAAGGCCCAAAAAATAACGCACGAGGATTGTAAACAGTTTCACATGAATTTCAATGCATTGGAGCGCGTACTCATCACAGACGATGATGGGGATTTCATTACAATATACAATAACCTAATGAAATGTTTCAGAAGGATAAGCCGTTGTAAATGCGTTCATTCTGCGACCACTGCATTGCATTTGGAATGAATTTTGCACATGGTGGTTCCGCTGATTGCATTTAGTCGGCATTGTTTTCCCTTGTTTTTTCCAGTTTGCGTTTCGGCAACGCACCGCGTTTTGGATGTTTGCATAGCTTGTTTGGCCTCGGTTTTAATTGCGGATTGATAGTGCCGATAACAATAAAAGCATTCGCCGTGTTCGTAAAATGCATTTGCAGAGCACGTATTGGCGCTGCACGGCACCCCCGCCATGCACATGCTGGCAGGAGCATTTATGCCGATCAAACGTTTAATGATGGGGTGCGGGGTGTTTCCAATGAACGGCAAGAGCGCATTATTCATGTTGCGACAGTACGGGCATTTGATTTGGCTCATGCCGATTTTTTCAAAGTAATGATGCATGCCAACGCGACCTTTTTGGCGCAATACTTCTTGATACAAGGGTTCATAATTGAATTTGTGTCCGCATTCCAGCGTGACATGAAATGGGTTCAATGCTTCGGCTGTGATTAAGCACAGGTTGTTGCTGTTGCTGTTGCTGTTGCTGTTGCTGGTTCCGGTTCCCTTGAGGCTGGTGCTGGTGCTGTTAGAATCCGGGGTCTGTGCCGGGGTCTGTGCCGGGGTCTGTGACGGGGTCTGTGACGTTGTTTGATGGCTGAGTTGTTTGAGCGCTTCAAAAAAACTCACATCTAGATCATTTTCCACACTGTATTTTTGCATGGATAATATGTTTTATAAAAATAAAATGTCTTTATACTTATATCCACTTTAATTTTGCACGGATGGCAAGCAAGGACGTATGGGGTCCGGCCACATGGACGCTGCTGCACACTCTAGCAGAAAAAATAAAGGACGACCATTACAACGACATGTTACCGGATATGCTGGTGATGATTAAACGGATTTGCATGAATTTGCCTTGCCCTGATTGCTCGGCTCATGCGATGCAAATCATGTCCAGGGTCGCTCCCGAACATTTTCCAACCAAAACTAGTTTCAAGACGTTCTTGTTTCAATTTCATAACTCGGTGAATGTGCGAACCAACAAGCGGCCGTTCACAATGGAGGAATTGAATGCTAAATACGAGCGGGCCAACACGTTCGTCGTAGTGCCGTACTTCATCAAGGTGTTTTCATACCGTAACACAAATGTGCGCCTGCTCATAAACAGTTTTCACAAAGACATTTTGATAAAAGAGTTCATCAAATGGATGCGTGAAAACAGTTCAAAATTCAACCGGTGAATCCATCTTTTTTTATTATTTTTATTATTTTTATTATTTCTTAATGTTTTTTTGGATAAAACATTAAGTGAGTTGTAGGGTTTGGATTGTGGATTGTGGATTGTGGATTGTGGATTGTGGATTGTGGATTGTGGATTGTGGCGTATGCTTATTGAGCACCGCATCCGATTTCGAGAGGCACGCGCATGAGATCGGGGGATATGGTGGTGTTGTTCCATGGACCCACGTTGAGTTGGGGGTTGGGGGGTTCAGAGCGAACCTGCAAATTGGCGTTGCGCAAAGTGTTGCCAATGGTGTCAATGCCGATGAGGGCACCCGCGCTAAGAAGATTGACGCCCTTAAGATCACCGGCACCGGTGGGATTGAGTTGAGCCCATTGGCTGTTCACGTCCTTGGGCAACAGCTCAAGAGGGTTGACGGTTTGTTGGGGAGTGCAGCTGGGGGGCAGACCCTGCATGGTTGTGCTGGTTCCGCTGGCAGGAGCATATTGAATGCTCTCTAAACCCGTTGAGGGATGCACGTTTCCAACATCATCGGTCTGCTTTCCGGACGCTTGCTGATAATACTGCTTGCGCTTTTGAGAAGACAATTTAGATGGATCAACCAATTCCATGCCTTCCGAGTAAGCCTTGTACTGGGACAATGCCAAATACAACACAACTACTCCTAAAAGTATCACGACAAAGTGATTCTTAAGAATGTATAATAAATTGTTCATTGTGATTGACGGATTGTTATATAAAATTGATGATAAAATATTTTTTTGATTTGACTTTTATTTCATTTGCGCGTTAATTCAGTTGCATTTGATTATCATCATCATGCATTTCCTTGCCCTTCTCCTTCTCCTTCTCCTTCTCCTTCTCCTTCATCGCTATCTTCATCGCTATCTTCATCGCTATCTTCATATTCTTCACTGTCGCTACTGTCATCTTCCAACATGTGGGTTGACTTAATTTTTTTTGCTTCCAAATATGCCATGATCGCATTTTTCTTAAGTTCTTTGGCTTTTTTTTTTGCATTCTTGTACAGTTCATAGTACACTTGGGTTGGTTTTTTCAGTTTGAGTTGGATGTGTTCTATTTCCTCTAAACCATCCAAATTAATTTCTTGTAGCTCTTCTGCATTTGCCGGTGTATGCTTCACAGGGTCTTTGTGAATATGTACATGATTGGATTCAATTGGTGTTATGTTTTCTTCAATTGTTGGGTTTATTGGCGCTGCTGTTGCTGTTGTTGCTGCTGCTGTTGCTGTTGCTGTTGTTGCTGCTGTTGCTGTTGCTTCTGTTGCTGTTGCTTCTGTTGCTGTTGCTTCTGTTGCTGTTGCTTCTGTTGCTGTTGCTTCTGCTGTTATTGCTTTTGCTGCTATTGTTGGGTCTTCATTCGCGGGACCCTGCGATGTTGGACGACGGATTACACACGATTGAAACAATGGGACGTTTGGCACAACCAATGCTTGTTTCAGTGCAATCTCTAGTTGAAAACTGCGGGAAGTGAATTTGATTCCTTGAAGTTCAATGATGGTGTACAGCTGATGCTCCGGCTTAATGTATTCCATTGGAACGGGGCGCTCGTTTTCATCAAAGACCGAACATGTGGAATGCGCGGTTGCTAAATGTTTTGCGGTTTGTATGTGGGCCCGAATCAAGTAGTGCTTGCCACCCTTGTAAGGCCGGATGGGTGAAGTGAAGCCGGCTTCAATGTCCGATTTTTCAATGTCGGAACTGATCCACAAGTTCCGTTTTTCATAAATGAGCCGGACCATGTTGGTTTCCAGCGCTTCCAGCCATTCCAAAAACGAGACGTCGCAACTGCTAAATACCAGGTCAATGTAGGGGCGTTTGCCCGGTACAACGCCCTGTCGCGACACGCATTTCGGGGTTTGAATGTAGAGCGGAGCGTCCTTGTAATACAGCATTGAAAAATAGGTGCCGCCTTGCAAGCCGTTGGGAGGAGCTAAATGAAGTCGCGCATGGTCAAATGCCGAATTCGGCAAGGTCACTTGATCGGTCATGTCAATTGCAGTTGCAGCATTTAGAGAAAATAAATATGTAATTATAGCGAGTAAACAATAGCATGTTACATATATATTGAAGACAAAAATGATGCTGCGAGAGAAAATCATTGAGCAATGTTTGCAGGCCATGAAGCGCGACGACGTGAAAAAAGAATTGAAGCAAATGTTTCATCCCGTCATTGACATGATCATGCAAGAGATTTATCCGTACATATATCTCTCGGTTGTCTTCGTCATGATCAGTTTTTTGCTGACGCTGGGCATTTTCATCATGCTAATCCGAACCTGTTATGTCAAAGGGCAATGTCATCCGTTGGCCATAGGTACACCATGTTGAAACTTTTGTGCACGAGGTACAGCTGCATGAGACCGAAAGCAATGATGGACAGCGTGTAGAAACTGATGGCCGAAGCGCACGTTCTCTGACCCTGACAGCTGAACAACTCGTTCATGTTGTAAAATACCAGAAGCCACAAAGGCACCATGATCCAGTTGTTGATTGTTTCGCTAACGCTCGGAATAATGTATCCGTTTTTCAGCGTGGAATAGCGGAGCGCATACAATGCGATAATGGCGACATACATAATGAGCAAAAATGCAAGGGTGGCAATAAACCAGTTGAAGTTCAGGTTTGTAACAAGTTTGTCATTTCGCACAAGCTTGATGACGAGCCCGATCACGATGCTGATATACAAGGTTAGCAATGAATACTGAATGATGGAACTATATGCATACACGTCGTTGTTTGTTTTGGCCCATGCGTCAATCGCCAATTTTATTAAAAATCCAAAAATGGGCAGAAATGTTGAAACCCGTATCAACCGTATATCCAAATTTTCGTTCATTGCACATACGATATAATAATAAAATAAAAACGGTTTAGCAAATGAAATCACCATTCCCATTGCATTGATTCCCCCATTGCATTGATTCCCCCCATTGCATTGATTCATAGTTGATTAGAATATAAAATATACTCATATATCATATTTATTGACGCGGATCATAATAATCACCCAATACCCATGAGCCAGTATGTGCTTAAACAAGAGTATCCGTTGATTCCAAGAGAGCAGACGTATTCCGTGAGCCGCAAACTGTTGACGGTGCATTCGGAGGACCGCGACATTAACAAGTGGCCGAATGCCAACCATTTTGAAATCCAGCTGCCGCAAACATACACCAATGTGGAAACCATTGCGCTGGTGGAATACAGCTTTCCCACCTACTATTACACGTTTTCAAACGAGAATCAAAACACCAAACTGACGTTTGTTGCAACCATTGCCATGGCTGGATACGGCGAGACGAATCCGGTGATTTTGACCATTTCGCCGGGATTTTACAGCCCGACGCAACTGGCCACTGAAATGCAGAACCAGTTGAATTTGACAGTACGGGCGTTAAGCCCGAGCTTGTCAACGTACGACAATTTTAGAGTGTTTTATGACGAAGTGCGTCAGCGGCTCTTGTTTGGAAACAAGGAAGACCCGTTCACGTTTGTGTATGACGCGCCGTACAGTCCGCCAATCACCAGCGATGCAAACTCGTACACCAGCCAGCGGTGCAGCGCGCCGTGCATTTATGAAAACAATGGCACCAATGGCACCAATGGCACGCAGCCGAGTGCCAACATTCGCTGGAACAAATACACGAACTGGGGGCTGGGTTATAACCTGGGATTCAACAAATGCTTGCCGTCCGAATGCGGCAACCCGAACGATGTTACGAAATCCAACCGGGCGATCGCGGGCGCGGTTTCCCAAAGTCAAAGCGTGCATTACGTAAATCCAACTCCACCCACGATTGGGTACGAATGGCTCACGGTTGCGGCGGGCAATACAGGGTACGTGATTGTGCCGCCCAATCCCCCCAGTTTGAACGGGCAACCCGACATGTATTTGGAAATTGACAAGTGCAATTCTATGGACGAAATGCAGCCGTATTCGGCACACACGAGCAACGCGCGAAACAACGATTACAACGGCATAGTGAATGCGGCATTTGCAAAGATACCGATTCGCACCAAACCGACGAAGATTGTTTCCATGCTGGAGTACGTGTACGGAAACGAGCCCAACGACACGTGTGAAGGTATGATGACGTATTTTCCTCCGCTGGACAAATTGAATAAATTCAAGTTCAAGTTTAGGTATCACGACGGCACGCTGGTGGATTTCGGCGGGCAAAATTTCAGTTTCACGATTGCGCTTTATGCGTACCGGGATGAAATTGCACGGGCCAACCAACTGCGTATTCCGTTTCGTTCTCCGTAAATAAAATAAAATAATATTGGAATAATGTAAGCGCATGCCATGTTGAAAATCAAAAACTATAAGCAAACACTTGAATATCGCATCAAGTCGCTGGATGCACTGAAAATAATTTGTCAAAATTGGTGCATCAATGATGAGAGTGATGAATACAAAGAAGGTGTTCGTCAGATTATTGAAACAAGTGCGGACTGGTATGAGATATGTAGAGGTTTAAATGTACCGACGTGCGACCAATATTACAAAGGAATTGGTGCAGTTCAAACATTGGTTTCAAATTTGAACGATGTAGTCAATCAAATAAAAGCATCATTACTTGCTGCGAAAATCACAAGGGTATATGTGCATGACACCGATAATTTTGTAAATAAAACCGAAGATAGTATTGGTGAAATGACTTTGAACGAGTTTCAAACAAAACTAAACCAAAAAATTCGGGCATGTTCAAGTAAAGTTTCGGTTAGAGCTTGTGAACTGCGGAAAATTATGGTGTATGATAAGGTTATTACCGAACTGAATCACGATGTGAAAAGCATGTGTAAAAAATTTATAGAAAATCACAGAATACCACCAAAACTTTTGTCAGTTCCGCCAGAGTCAGTGCCAGCGCCAACACCAGCGCCAATTCATAAATACAATGTAAACCTGAATACCAGCAGTTATAAAGATCTTGATATTGATCACCAAAACATACAAGCAGCTGGTACCAAAACGCGCAATAAGAGAAGGCGCACACGCAATAAGAAGCACAACAATTCAAGAAGACGTCAATGATGTCTATGTGTTATGTTTTTTTTTTTCATTTTTTGGGTTTTATAACAGTTGACCATGTATCCAATAGCTGCAGATCACATGTTTTCCAGTCTTCTTTGAATCCGCGCAGAGAGATAAATGCGGGCGTTTTCATTTTTGGATTTTTGTAATAAATGTAAGGCCCGTACTGTCCCGAACGAACGCTTGCATGTGCGTTTATTTCTCTCAAAATGGACACGGGTGATATTGGGTTGTTGTTGTTGCTGTTGTTGTTGCTGTTGTTGTTGCCCTTGCGGTTGTTGCTGCCGTCCTGGATATAACGCACTGCATCCTCGTACGACAAATCAATTTCGTCCACACTTTCATGAACCACATGTTTCAAATGGTGCAGCGATTGTTTTTGGTCCCCCCATGTTACATACGGCCCGTACCTACCCGTGCGCAGAAACAAGTCGGCTCCATTGTATTTTCCAAGCAGCTTGCACAGAATTTTGGTGTTTTTAGTGTTTGTATTGGAATTAGAGGCGGTATTGGGCATGGCGTTGACTGGAACGAGCAGGCGATCCACGCACGTCGCGCATTCGGCGCACACGTCGCCCCACCGTTTTTGGCCCGACGAGACCAAGTCCAGCTGATGCTCCATGCGCTTGGTGTAGTCATAATCAAACAACTCGGCAAAATGGGCGCACAAGAACTCTATCACTGTTTTGCCCAGCGGTTGAATGACGAGCCGGTTTTTTTCGTTGCCGAACTCGCGCTCTTCCGCGATCTGGCTCAAAATGCCGCCGTCCAGCTCATAGTTGATACAATTCACGCGCCGCCCCGCCACGTCCTGTTTGATAACGTATCCGCGTTCCTGTATTTTGTGAACGATGCTGGAAAAGGTGGATGGGCGCCCGATGCCGCGTTCTTCCAGCACACTGACGAGGGACGCCTCGGTGTAGTGGGACTTCAGTTCGCGAAGGTGCATGCGGGACTGCAGTTTGTTGTACTTCATGACGGAATTGGGTGCAATGGCCTGAAGCAAAGCCCAGCTGCTGCTGCTGCTGCTGCTGCTGCTGCTGCTGCTGCTGGAAAGCGAAACGATGCGCCAACCCGCAAACTCGGTGCGTTCTACGGAGTGCCGGTACTCGCGGCCTTCTGCCCCTTGTGCCCCTTCTGCGGGTGCCGAAATGCAGGAAACCAGGGTTTTTCCCGTGCACGGCGCCATGCAGCTTTCGGCCGAGTGCCGCCAAATCATGCGGTACAAGCGCTGCTCCTTCGCAGTCATGGTGTCGGGCACTTCAGTACAGTGCAGCGACGTGACGTGCACCGCTTCATGGGCTTCTTGCGGCCTCACGGGTTCCACGGGTTCCACGGGTTCCTCTTCGTTTGGTTTTGTCACTTCGTTTATCACTTCGGTTATAATTGTTTTTTTCCGTTTTACAACGACGCGTTTCTTTTTAACCGCTTGCGGCGGCTTGACGTACGTTTCGCCCCAGCGTTCCGCAATGTAGGCCCGCGCGTGTTCCAAGAACGGCGCCGAATACGCGCGGCTGTCGGTGCGCGGGTACGTGATGTAGCCTCCCTCGTACAAGCGCTGGCACGCCTGCATGGTGTCGGCCGGCGAAAGGTTGAGCTCGTTGCTGGCCTGCTGCTGCAGCGAGCACGTGGTCAGCGGCAGCGGAGCGGCTTTTGTAAACCCGTGCATTTCCGGCGCGCGAATGACGTGTTCAAACGCTGCGGACGCGTGCAAGAATGCGGCGCAGGCTTCGGCGGAGTCATGCCCCTTGCTAAGCTCGTACTTCAAATTCAGCTGAGTAAAGTAGCCCACTGTTTCAAATGCTACGCGGCCTTGGGCGGCGTCAATCTCCCGCTGGTTGTCGTAAATGAGGCGCAGGGCGGGGGTTTGGCAGCGCCCGGCAGACAGCGCCGATCCCGATCCCGAACCCGAACCTACCACGCGAACATGGGACCACAGCGTGGGCGTGATTTTGAACCCGACCAGCATGTCCAACACTTGTCTGGCGATTTGCGCGTGCACGGCGTCCATGTTGAGCGGCTGCGGGTCTTGGATTGCGCGCTCTAAAGCGGGTTTCGTGATTTCATTGAAAATGACGCGCTTGGTGGTGGCCATCGGCAGGCCGAACAAGCAGCACGCGTGGTACGCAATGCCGGCGCCTTCGCGGTCGTTGTCCGTCATGAGGTACGTCTCCTTGCACTCCGCAACCAGTGCCCGTATTTTTTCAATTTGCGCCTTCTTGGACTCCGCCGCATGGAACTGCGGCACGGCGGCAAACGTGGTGTCAATGTCCTGCAGCCCGGTGAGCTCTCGGAGGTGCCCGAACGTGGCGGCGCACACGTACTTGTCGGCACCCAAATGGCCGACAATGGTGCTGCATTTGGCCGGGGATTCCACGAGGAGCAAGATTTTGTTGCGGTTTCTGGACATTATGTATTATGTATTCTGTATTTGTAATTCATAATACAATGGATTTATATTGATTTTACACTCTTACAAACAACGTTTATCAAATGCTTATTATGATTGGGGTTGCGATTGGGGTTGCGATTGGGGTTGAGGGTGCGTTGCCTTGAATTGCTTCCACGATATTTTTTTGGCGGGCGGCAAAGCCGAATCCGGTTCCGCATGCCCCCTGGCGTGCTGTTTGTCCAGCTTTTCGGACTTCTTTAGCGCGCTGTCAATGTAAATTTGTTTGAGCAGTTTTCCCACTTCCACGGACGCTTCGTGCTGGCCCACTTTACCGTCCTCAATCATTTTTAGCACGCCTAAAAGTCGCCCTAAAATTGCCAAATCAATTTCGTCCTTTTTCACTTTGTTGAAAATGTCGGTATAGTTGTTGAACAAAAAGCTGCACCGATTCACGCACATCATGTCAAACTGTTCGGGGTTGGTTTTAGCCAGGCGCGCGTAGTCGCGCTTCAAATTGAGCAACGTGCCCACATCCTGGTGAATGAGTGCACTGTGCTTCAAGTCGCGAATTTGGGCGGTGTTGTCCTCCGCGTCGTTTGCTTGAATCATTTTCTCCAGCTGAATGCGGTCCAAGTTGTTCATGATGTACGTATGCGTGCGTGCGTATGTATGTGTGCGTATATTATTTTGTAACTTCTTTTTAAATCAAAAATAAATTATGTATACAAAATGTATAATTGTATAGAATGGCAGGATATGGACCCAAAGTGGTGCCGGTTGGCGGTAATTTACCGCGAGCAAATGCCGCGGTTCCAATGATTATGCAGCCAATTTATACGGGCAATACTTCCAATGAACATAATGCTGCGATTGCTAGAGCAAGTGGTAGAGCGGGAGGATCGCGCACTTTAAAGCGATCAAATAAAGGAAAGCGATCATTAAAAAAGCGATCATTAAAACGATCAAGGCGATCATTAAAAAAGCGATCATCAAAAAAGCGATCATCAAAAAAGCGATCCAGACGCGGTGGTGCTGCAATACCAATACCAACGCGGACACACAATCCAACTGTAACCGTTCCACAATTTGGTCCTCAGCACGCCGGTGCAAATTTGGCAAGTGCTCAATTGAATGGTAGTGCAATGGATCAAGCCGCGAAAGCCATATATGATAACCCAAATGCAACTGCAACAACGAGATATCTGCAATAAATGCAAATGCAAATGCAAATGCAAATGCAAATGCAAATATAAAAATAATTATATTTGAATTTTATAGTGAACGGAACAAATGCAACCGAATCCAGAACCCATGGAATTTGGGATTGATCCTCCATCCAAGATAATGACGTTCGTGGATGTGACTGCAATCATATTGTACTACATTGGATTGGAGGTTGGTATATCCATGCTGTTGCTCATTAAGCACGTGAAAGATAACTGGCCGCTTTACAAGTGCAGGACGAATTACATGCTTTTTTCCTGGTTTTTCGGGTTTGACACCGAAACCAATTTTCAAGAGTGCATACAAACCATGCAGTCCGGATACATGACTATTTTAATGCAGCCTGCCAATTATTTGATGTCTCTAACAACCAGCAGCATTAACGGGCTCACTTCCAGTTTCAACGATGTTCGCGAGTTCATGAACAACTTTAGACTAAACGTGGCGGATGGAGTTTTCAGTATTTTCGGGGTGTTTTTGAATATGCTCATTCAAATCCAAATGATGGTCATCAAAATGAAAGACATGATTTCAAAAAATGTGGGAGTAATGGCCACTTCAATGTACACGCTGGACACCAGCATAAAGTCCATGCAAAGCACGTGGGCTGGCCCAATTGGTCAAGTGGTCCGTTCACTTGGATAATGATTTGTTGGTTTGTTGGTTTGTTGGTGGTTTATTGATTTGTTGATTTTAGTAAAAAAAACAAATAATTAGAATTATTAATAGCAATCGCAACGGAATGGAAGTACTAAGAAGAGTTGCAGAAAGCATTGGACAATTGACGGAAAACGTTGGTGGCATTGCCAATCCTAATGGCAATGCCAATGCCAATGTTAGTGACAACAATTCCCATTTCGGAACATTTAGTGCATGGATAAAATTTTTATACAAAAATAAAACGTTTGATCAACTATTGACGGACATTGTTTTGTCGTTACTTGTAATTTTTTTGTATTTATGTGCTTATGCGTACGCCAAGGTGCGGGCAAACTCCAACATGATTCGGGAAAACTGGCCCGTGTATCGCTGCAACCCGGCATACATGCCGTTTGCCGGCATGGTGATGCAGCCCACGGACATGTCCAACTCGGAGTATGCTCAAATGAATTTTGAGTACTGCCTTCAAAACACGTTGAACAATGTGGCGAAATCGTTTATGGAGCCGCTGTATTACACGCAGTCCCTTGCCGGCAGCATATTGAACGGAATTGCGAGTGCCCTGAACAACCTGCGCGAATTGATTTATTACATTCGGAACGGGATTACGTCCGTGATTGCGGACATTATGGCGAGAACGCTGAATGTCATGCAGCCGGTCATGTACATCATTATTAAAATACGCGACGTCATCGGCAAAATTCAGGGTCTTGTTACAACCCAGCTGTACACCATTTACGGCGCCTACAAAACAATGCTGTCCGGCCTGCGCGCGATCTTTGAAATCATCGTGATCATTTTAATTGCATTGGTGGCCACCATTGTCGGCGTGTGGATTGGCGTTGCAGTTGCAATTGCGTTTGGACCGTTTGGAATTCCAACCATGATTGCACTGACTGCAACCGGCGTTGTTTTGACCGCATTCTTTGTCGGAGTTGCGGTTCCGTTGGGATACATTGCCGATTTCATGGCAAAAACGTTGAAAATAAGCGGATTGGCGGTGATTCCGTCCAAACCACGTCGTCGTTAAACTGGTTTAGGACGACTCGCGCAAGTGCAAACAACCACAACCACAACCACAACCACAACCACAACCAACCCAATAACTGAAAAAAAAAAAGAAAAATCACATAATCAAATAAAAAATAAAATATTTGCATTTTGTATAATCATTGATAATCAATCATTGTTCTCAAAAAAAAAATGGAAATCAAAGTCATTGCTGTATTGTTTTTGGTGATTGGCGTAATTCTGGGATCGCATTTGTTTTGCGGCTGCACCACGTTCACGATTGATGGTTTGCCCGCAAATGTTGGAAGCGTTTTTAAGGAATCGTTCAGCCAGCGAAACCAGTTGGGGTCCGATGAATACGGCGCTTCCATTGAAAGTGGAAGCAATTGGGAGATGGCTGCTATAAACTATGCAAAACAAGTCGGCAACCAAGACATCGTGAAATCATCGCAGTATTATAAAAGCGGCCCCATTCCTCTGCCCCCTGGCGAGATGCTCATTTTTGCTGAAAACGACATTAAACCCGAATGCTGCCCGAGCTATTACTCATCCAGCACGGGATGCGTTTGCATTGCCAAGAAACAGCAGGATTATTTGAACCAACGCGGTGGAAATCGCACCCTGAACAGTGAATATTAAATTTTGAATTTTGAATATTAAATATTATGCATTATATATTGTACAAAATGCATAGTTTTTCTAACAGTCCTGATACGAAAATTCCCCCGGTAGTGATTAGTGGCGCCATTTTTGTCGGGAAAGCGGTTGCGGGTGGAGCAATTGGCGGTGCCACCAGTTGGGCCGCCGGGCGAATTCTTGATAAACGGTTTCCATCTAAATAAACACGTACGACTTCCCCCAGTATTTACCCAGGCGTCCAACATATGTGTCGCCATTTTTCACTTGTCGCGGCGTGGGTACACACGAGTGCGTGACTTCAGTGACCAGCACTTTTACATGGTCGTTTCCGCGCAGTGTCCAATACATGTAGGGCGGGCTTTCCATGATTTTGCCGTTGAATTTGTGTTTGGTCGGGTAGGACACGCGCAATTGCTGCAATGCCGGTGAATACCATCCATAATATTCGGTTGAATCTTCGGATGGCATTGTGTTCATTGTGTAATAAAAAGATTTGTTTTATTATCAATTTTTCTTTCATTTGGGGGGGGGTAATTTGGTCAGTTTGGTTAGAAAGTTACAAATACAGGGCAAGGTTGGGACGATCCGCGTCATTTTTTTTGATGAGTTTGTCCACCACGTCACGATTGACCGTGTAAGGAAACGTGACTTCAAATGATTTCTCTTTTTCATCAAACAACTGGGTTCCGGGACGCATGAGCCGATGCAGGTTCAACTTCGTGTAGACCGTTTCCAAACAACGCTTCAAATTGCGAACCCCGGCTTCTTTGCATGTGTGGTGTTCCACAATGTGTTCCACCACTGCATCGGGAATGACAATGTCGTCTTCTGCGAAAGCAACCTCGGCCCGGATGCGAGGAATCAAGTAGTTGTTCGCAATGAACGTTTTGTCCTTGGTGCTGTATCCGCTTGTGCGAATTTTGTACATGCGATCCAACAACACTGGATTTACGCGGGTTTCGTCGTTGTAACTGAAGATGAAGAGACACTTGCTCAAATCAAATGCCACTTCCGAGAAGTACTTGTCATGAAACTGCGAATTTTGCGACGTATCAGTGAGGTGCGTGAGAATGCCGACGATTTCATCACCCTTGGACGTTTCGCTGATCTTGTCCAGCTCGTCAAAGTAGATGACGGGATTGCTGGATTTGCAGCGAATCAAAATGTCCACGACTTTGCCCCACATGCTGCCTTCGTACGTGTAAGAGTGTCCCTCCAAAAAGCTGCTGTCGGTGGCACCTCCGAGCGCAATGAAGGCAAAGTCGCGCCCGAGAATTTTGCTGATGCCTTCTTTCACCAGTGACGTCTTTCCCGTGCCGGGTGGTCCATGAATGGCCACAGCCGTTCCAATCGCAGCGGGATTTGCAATCCATTGCCCAACCATCTGCATGATTTGCATTTTGGCGTCATTGAGACCGTACACCGCCGTGTCCAAACTGAGTTTGGCGGAAGTCATGAATTCATGGCAGCGCTCAACCCCGTCGGCAATTGTGATGGGGAGACTCTTGTTTCGGTTGAACGGTATCTGCATGAACGCATCCACCCAGTTTTTGAGTTTGCAGTATTCACCACACCCGGGCTCCATGTATTGCAGCATGCCGATCTTTCGCAGCGCAACTGCTTTCATGTCGCGAGGAATGTCGGATTCCAACAAGGTCAGCTTGTAGGGTTTTTGAATTTCGGTCACTTTGGCAACTGCATCCATTTCGGCAATCATTGCGCGTTGCTCTTTGATGGTCAAGTGTTTTTTGAAATACTCCAAGTCATTGGTTGGACTTTTTTTGCGCAGCATTTTGCGAAACTGCTTGGAGTTTTTGGATTTTTGCCGATGCATCACGTCGTCCAACTCTTGTTTGATTTTTTCTTCGGATGCCTTGAGAGATTTCAATTGCTTTGCAACAATGCGGTTGTTTTTGTCATTGGCCAGTAATTCCTCGTACGTGGCCCGCATTTTCTGCATGAGGTTCATTTCAGCCGTGTATTTTTCCTGCAACATTTCCAAATCTTCAATTGTCATGCCACCGTCGTTTTCATCTGATGACGATGACATGTAGCTGTCATCATCTTCGTAGTCGTCATCCTCATCCTCGTAGTAGTCATCGTCATCGTAGTCGTCGTCATCGTCGCTGTATGTCCTCCATGAAGACGATTCAGAATCCGAACAGCCGGGAACGTAGTCATCGTCGCTGTCATCATCATCATCTTCATCAATTGTGACCGGCGCTGGAACAGGACGTTTCTTGTTAGTAGCAGCAACACTTCTAGTAACAGGAGTGCTGGAAGCATTGGCATTGGCATTGGCATTGGTGCCCATTGTTTTTGTTTTTGCGCCGGTTGCAGCAACTGGTTTGCTTCCAAAATCCAGCCGTTTTGAAATGTCGCTTGCGCTTGTTTCAGGCTCAACATGGATGATGATGTTGTAATTTTGCTTGGATTTGGATTTGGATTTTGATTCGCGCGATGAATGTGCTTGTTTTTTTGGTGCATTTGGCGCTGCTTGTGCAGATGTTCGCATTGAAGGGGATGAGATGGGTGTCTTGAAGTTTGAGCTGTTATCAAACGCCTGCTTGATGATTGCATCTGCAACCATGTCGGACGTTTCGGTTATAACCTGCGTAATAACATTTTGTTCTGCAACTTGTTTTGTTGTTTTTCGTGGTTTTTTGGGTTTCTTTTCTGATGTTGCTGTGGTGGCAGTTGCGCTGGTTGCGCTGGTTGCGCTGGTTGCGCTGGTTGCGGCAGCATCCATTTCTTCCTTGTTTGCCAATACAGTTAGAGCTGCTACCTTTGATGTCATGTATTTGGAAGGGTACAGCTGAGACAACACCTGATTCACCTCCAAACGTTCGGCCATTTTTCCTTTTTTTGCAGGTGCATTCGGATTGTTGTTGTTGCCTTTGGTGTTGCCGTTGGTGTTGCCGTTGGTGTTGGTGTTGCTGTTGGTGTTGGTGTTGGTGTTGGTGTTGCTGTTGGTGTTGGTGTTGCTGTTGGCGTTGTTGCCGTTGTTGTTGGTATTGGTGTTGGTGTTGGTGTTGGTGTTGGTGTTGGGGTTGTTGGTATTTGCAATATCTTCATCATCGTCCGTGACATCACTCCCGGGCGAGTGAGGAGGAGGCTCATTCGGCCCCGTTCCGTTCTTCTTGTATGTGCGGGCTGTATCTTCGTTCTTTTTCGCTTTTGTCTTGGGAATGGTTGAAAGTTTCATGTTCACGGGCATCTCTGGTCTGTTGTCTAGTATGGCAATGCTTTTATATTCCATTTTTAAATTGTTTTTGTTTTCAATTTTTTTTTGAAATGGGTGATCTTATCATTTGGTCCCACAATTTTGACAAAAATTGAATTAAAAACAATCTAAATATTATTTAGTTAGTATAAGGAACTCATCGTACATCAACGCAATATGGCCACCATTCCACCTCGTGTATCAAAAATAGTGGGAATTCAGTTTAGCATTCTGTCTCCCGAAGAAATCCGAAAAGGCGCAGTCACTGAAATCACAAGCCGCGACACGTACGTCGGCAACAAACCCGTGCTCGGAGGCTTGTTTTGTCCTTACATGGGCGTCTCTGAACCAGGAATGCTGTGTCCCACCGACGGGCTGGATTACATGAACACCCCAGGCTACTTTGGAAGGATTGAGTTGGCAATGCCGGTGTTTTACTACCAGCACCTGAACACTATTCACAAAATACTGCGTTGCGTGTGCCTGAAATGCAGCCGACTCCTCCTAAACAAGGAGGAACACAAGCAAGCGCTGAAAATGGCGCCAGACGAGCGCTGGTCCTACGTGTTCGGCGTGGCCAGCAAGGTCAAGCGCTGTGGCGACGACAATGAAGAAGGTTGCGGGTGCCTCATGCCCAAAAAAATCAGAAAAGAAAATTTGGCAACCCTGATTGCAGAGTGGGACAGCGACGGCGTCAAAGGCATGAGCGAAGAAGACGCCAAAAAAATGAACATGCAGCTCACCCCCGACATTGTTCTCAAAATATTTCGCAGGATCAGCGACGATGATGTGTCATTCATGGGTTTCAGTCCAACATTTTCCCGCCCAGACTGGATGATTTGCCAAGTTCTGGCGGTGCCGCCGCCGGCCGTGCGCCCTTCCATCAAAATGGACGGGCAGCAGCGCAGCGAGGACGATTTGACGCACATCATTGTCAATATTGTTAAGGCAAACAAGACGCTCCAAGAAAAGATGCGAGATGGCGCCCAAGCCCACGTGTGGCACATGGTTCTGCAGTACTATTGCGCCACTCTGGTGGACAACAACATCCCCGGCGCAGCGCCCGTGGCCCAGCGCTCCGGACGCAAGCTCAAATCCATCAAGGAGCGGTTGAACGGCAAGGGCGGGCGCGTGCGCGGCAACCTCATGGGCAAGCGCGTGGATTTCTCGGCGCGTTCGGTTATCACACCCGACCCGAATTTATCTATCAAAGAGCTCGGCGTCCCCCTCAAGATTGCGAAGAACATCACAAAGCCGGTTGTGGTGAACGACATGAACCGCCGGTTCCTTATGCGCCTTGTGCGCAACGGGCCGGACGAGTATCCCGGCGCGAAGATTCTGGAGCGCAAAGGCGGCGAAAACATTTCGCTGCGATACGCGGATCGCGAGAACATCGTGCTTTACAACGGCGACATCGTGCACCGCCACATGATGGACGGGGACGGCGTGCTTTTCAACCGTCAGCCCACGCTTCACCGCATGAGCATGATGTGCCACATTGCGCGCATCATGCGCCAGGGCGACACGTTCCGTATGAATGTCGGCGACACCAAGCCATACAATGCCGATTTTGACGGCGACGAGATGAACATGCACATGCCGCAGGACGAGGAAGCCGAGGCGGAACTCAAGAACCTGGCAGCCGTGCCGTACCAAATCATCAGCCCCGCGAAAAACCAGTCCATCATCGGCATCTTCCAGGACTCGCTGCTGGGGTCGTATCGGTTTACACGCCCAAATGTGTCGTTTGCGCCGCGCGAGGCCATGAACCTGCTGATGGCGCACAACGGCATCAATGAGGGTTTATTCGCTTCTCATGCGGAGCGCATCACCAGTTTCCAGATCCTGTCGCAAATCATGCCGTCGTTTACCATGAAATACAAAACCAAGGGCTTCGGCGAAAAGGACGACTTTGCGACGTCGCCCGGCGTGCTGGAGATCGTGGACGGCAAGTACTTGCGCGGGCAGCTGGACAAGGACGTGCTCGGCGGAGGCAGCAACGGCCTCATCACGCGCACGTGCAACGACTTCGGCAATATGGCCGCTGCTGAATTCATTGACAACCTGCAAAACATCGTCACCGAATACATGAAGAGCAGCGCTTACAGCGTCGGCATCAGCGACCTCATTGCAAACCGCGTCACAAACGAGCAAATCACGAAGTCCATTTCTGAAAAAAAGAACGAGGTGAAGCGCTTGATTGACCAGACGTACCTCGGCATCTTTGAGAACGCGACGGGCAACACAAATGAGGACGAGTTTGAGTTCCAGGTCACCAACATTTTGAACAAGGCCACGAACGACTCGGGCAAAATCGGGTTGAAGAGCTTGGACAAGGACAACCGGTTTGTGACCATGGTGAAGGCGGGTTCCAAGGGCAGCGACCTGAACATTTCGCAGATGATTGCGTGCCTCGGACAGCAGCTCATTGACGGCAAGCGCATCCCCTACGGGTTTGAAAACCGCACGCTGCCGCACTTCACGAAATACGACGACTCGCCGGGGGCGCGCGGCTTCGTGGAGAACTCCTTCATTTCGGGTCTCACGCCGGAGGAGCTCTTCTTCCACGCCATGGGTGGTCGCGTGGGTCTCATTGACACCGCCGTTAAGACCAGTTCCACTGGATACATCCAGCGCCGACTCATCAAGGGCATGGAGGATTTGAAGATTGAGTACGACATGACGGTGCGCAACAACAAGGGCCGCGTCATTCAGTTCAGCTACGGCGAGGACGGCATTGACCCCGTCAAAGTGGAGAGCCAGATCATGCCGCTGGCCAACATGGGGCTGGACGAGATTTACGCGCACTACCACATGCCGAGCAGCGACCCGAAGGACGTGGTGTTCACGTCGGCATTCACCAAGGGCGTCATTTCGCGCATGAAGAAGCAGAAGGCTGAAAATGATGTGAAATGCAAGCAGTGGATTGACTTCATGATTGAGCAGCGCGAAAAAGTCATTCAGCGCGTGTTCCGCAACAAGGACACTGATCGCGTTTATTTGCCAGTGGCGTTCGCCCACACGATCAACAACGTCAAGGGCCTGCAGCAAATCAACAACAACTCCATCGTGGACATCACGCCGCTTGAAGCGTTTGCCATGATTGAGGCGGCCTACAAGCGCTTGGAAAGCATGCACTATTGCGCGCCCACCCAGCTGTTCAAGGCCATGTTCTACTACTACCTGTCGCCGAAGGACTTGCTCATGGTCAAGCGCTTCAATAAGAAGGCGCTCACGGTGCTGCTGGAAATGATCGTGCTGAAATACAAGAACTCGCTCATCGCGCCTGGTGAAATGGTGGGCATGATCAGCGCCCAGAGCATTGGTGAGCCCACCACGCAGCTCACCCTAAATACATTTCACACTGCGGGCAGCGGTGTTGCCATGAAGGCAAACGTGACGCGCGGTGTGCCCCGCATTGAGGAGCTGCTGTCCATCACCGAAAACCCGAAGAACTCGTCGCTCACCATTTGCCTTAAGAAGGACGAGGAGACGGATTGCGAGCGCGCCAAGGAGCTCATTGCGCAGATTGAGCTGACGCAGCTGAGCGAGCTGGTGGAAAGCGTGTCCATTTGCTTTGACCCCGACGACTTGAACACGCTGATCCAGGAGGACCGCAGCACGATGTTGCAGTATTACGAGTACCAGCGCATGCTGCAGGAGTGCGCGGGCATAGATGTACCGGAAGAGGCCGAGGCCGATCCGAATGACTCGTCGTCGGGCCGCTCCAAGTGGATCATCCGCATGGTCATGAGCCGCGAGGCCATGTTGGACAAGCGCATCACCATGGACGACGTGCACTTCGCGATTAAAAACAGCCACGGCGACGACGTGAGCTGCATTTACGCCGACTACAATGCCGATAAGCTGGTGTTCCGTCTGCGCATGAACAACATCAACGGCAAGAAGCCGCTGAAGCCGAAGGAGAACCCGCTGGACCAGTCCGACAAGATTTACTTGCTCAAGGCGTTCCAGGACCAGCTGCTGAACAACATTGTGCTGCGCGGTCTGAAAAACATCAGCAAGGTCACGCTGCGCAAACTCATGGACACGCTGCACAAGGAGGACGGCGCGTACGTGAAAAAGGAGACGTGGGTTTTAGACACCAAAGGGACCAACTTGATGGACGTGCTGGCGCTGGACTACATTGACGTGAACCGCACGATCAGCGACGACATTCAGGAGATTCGCAGCGTGCTGGGCATTGAGGCCGCGCGCGAGGCGCTCCTGTCGGAGATGACGGGCGTGTTTGAGAACGACGGCACGTACATCAACTACCACCACTTGAGCCTGCTGTGCGACCGCATGACGGCGAGTTCGGGCATGGTGTCCATTTTCCGGCACGGCATTAACAACGACAACATTGGCCCCATTGCCAAGGCGTCGTTTGAGGAGACGCCGGAGATGTTCTTGAAGGCCGCGCGCCATGCGGAGCTGGACCAAATGCGCGGCATTTCGGCAAATGTCATGTGCGGGCAGGAGGGGTACTACGGCACCAGCAGCTTCCAGGTCATGCTGGACCTGCCGCAGATGATCGCCAAGATGGAGGACGTGGCGTTCCAGGCGCAGAACGAGCAGGCGGAGATCGCGGAGGCGATGGGCTCGGCTGCCGCGGACACGAGCGCGTGCGCGTTTGAGAAGCTGACCATTGAGTCCAACGTGGGCAGCATCCAGAAGGTGGACCTGGGTCAGGGCGCGGACAACTACAACGTCGGATTTTAGGGTTTTAGGGTTTTAGGGTTTTAGGGTTTTAGGGTTTTAGGGTTTTAGGGTTTTAGGGTTTTAGTATCATTGGGTTAATGTTATTGTGTATGAAAAATATAAAAAATATTTATTTTTCGTATTTTTATTATGTTTACAATGTATTGAAATCATGCCACCGCGCGTTTTCATCATTGCTTCTCATGGAAGCATGCCCATGGAGGAAGACAAATCTTTACTATCATTGCCGGTGATGGGCCAAGCAAAATTCAAACGTGCTGCCAAATTTAAATCACCAGTTGACATGTTCACAACTGCCAGTTTTGGATGTTCATTTGTGAGCGATTTGCGTTGCGACGAACCATTCGTGGATTTCGTTCGCGAGCTTGACCGCCATCGGCTTGCGATGAAAACGCAATCAACGCAACCAACGCACCCGCAACTAAGAGAACTCATTAAACATACATTAGTCCACACAAGAGACCTACCTCAACATGCAGATGTCCGGACACAAGCTGAAAATAAAATTCGTTGTCACAAAAAAGGTCGTTGGATGACAGACCTATTTTTGTTTGGAACTAATCCGGCATTGCCCGTGATTGAAAGTGTGACAATGTATGACATGGAAACGGGAGAGCTTAAAGATGTTCATCGTGAATTTGGACTCGTTAAAAAAAAGAAGATAGCTGCCACACGTGCGATGCGACCTCACCAACCGGATCACGTGGCCATGTTAGAAGCTGCAAAAATGAGCGCGGAATCCGAATTGGCAGCATTAAAGGCACAGCGAGCAGACCCATTTTTTATTGAGATGAAGGCATCTCGCGTTCAAAGCATAGATGACACCATTGCATGCATGCACAAGGAGTCTAAATTTGAATACCCTGCAAAAATGAAAAAGAGCAAGGGTCGCATCAAATTGTCGGACCTCCTGCATAATGGAATAAATGAAATTGATCCCGACAACGATTTTGTCGTGATTTATGCGTGCCGGGTGCCCGACGAGGGCTTGTTGGGCGCGCAGACAAGCCCGCGCGATAGCAGCGACAGCGAAAAAAGTGTGGGGGGCACACGGTCTAACAAAAAACAAAACCAAAAACAAAACCAAAGGCACATCCATCAACACAGAAGAAAAACATGCAAACGCCGCAGCTAATTCAATTAAATATAACCAAAATTAATAATATTTGCAATATATACACGCACATAAACGCGAACAATAAAATGGACAAGCAAAAAAAAGAAAAGATCCGAGAGATTGATGTCGCCATTGTTGGCTGCGCAACGGGTCAAGCGTGCGATGAAGCCGAACTGGTGCGTTTAGCAATTGAATACGCCACCGAGTTTCATTGCGCGTATCAACTTTCGGCGGCGCACATGCGAAGCCTGGAAACCGATGCGGAGCGGGGACGGGCGCTGCAACTGGAAGTCAATGTAAACAATGTCATACGTTATACCATGCGACGCACGATGCCCGGAATGGCTGGACTGAGCCGCCTGGTGATGGAGCGGTTCACGGATCAGCCAAAACCAACCCCGAGAGGAGAATTGGCGCGCACCTGCAAATGCAGCGCGACCCGCCGGTCCCCCCAGTGCAAATTGTCGCCGCAATTTTGCAAATACACTCCGCTAATGAAAGCATTTACGAGGCGCAAAACAAGGTCCGCATCGCCTAAGACAAGGTCGCCTAAGACAAGGTCGCCTAAGACAAGGTCTGCATCGCCTAAGACAAGGTCTGCATCGCCTAAGACAAGGAAATAAAAAATATAAAAAATGGTTTATCAGTGTAAAACATTTTTTGTTGGGGTCACATTCCGGAGGGTCATCCGTCAATTTCTTTGAATACAATGCGTTTGGCCGCGGCGGGCACATAGTTTGCAACAAAGTCGTCCACCCAATCCATGCCCGGGTTGGGATTGGTGCCAAACACAGCCACTTGTTTCATGATTTCCGCCACAAATGCAGCATTGGTGCATTGACTCAGAGAGAATTTCAGTTCATTTTCGCCATTACGAACAACGCTATAAACGGGTGCAACATCGCGTTGCCGTCCCACGGACATTACGTAATACAACTGCACCTCGCTGGGGTCTTTGGGAACAACGTCGGCATCATGATACAGCACGAGCGCGGGCGCCCGGTTTTCAACCAACGGGTGTTGCTGCTGGGCCGAAAACAGCACAATGGGGATGCGAAACTGCTGCGCCAAAATCCACAGGTCCAGGTGCGTCATGTAATGAAACGCGTTCATGATGAAGTCGTCTACGCTGACCGCTAAAACCGTGCGGTTTGCAGTCAAGTGCTTGTAGTAATTCATCATTTGGACCTTGTGGGTTTGCACAAGGCCCCTGTATTTAGAAACCAGAATGGCCTTCAAGTCATGCACCGTTGTGCTGGCGTGTCCCGCCCGTTCTTCCCGCAATATGGATAAAAACGCTTCAAACGTGCACTCTCCCGCCGCATTTTCAAACGACAGCAGTTTCATGGATGCTGGAAAATAGTGCGCACATGCACGCCCGCTGAGCGGTTTCAATGTCACCGGGGCACACAACGCATCAACAACCGCACCCTCTTCCTCTTCCTCTTCCTCTTCCTCTTCCTCTTCAACCTCTTTGCCATTGTCCTTGCCTTTACCCTTGGCTTTGGCTTGTTTAACGCTTGCTTTGGCTTTGCCCTTGCCTTTGCCATCCGGGTCTTCTGCGCGAGTGAATTGATTGGACGGAATTTCTCTCGGATTGAGATCTGGATTTGCAGTGTAGAATGTGTTGTATCGCGCGACGGATCCGCCCCCGGGTTCCAAATTCTCAAAATGCGCGTCAAGTTGGGAATGAAACAAAATGATTTCATCTGGGTTCAAATCGTACTGCACCGGTGTAAGCGACATCATGGATGCACTTCCGGACAAAATGAACCGCCGAACACGCGTGTATCGCAGCAACTCATCGGCCAGCTTGCCGTAATAAAATGTGCGGTTTTGTATACCGTTTATCAGATTTATGTCGGGCAAAATAATGGTGCAGTCAGCACCGGCACCAACAGTGCGCATGCAGCTGTTTGCGCCGTATTCAATCCGGCTTTCGGCCGAAATGCACCGCATGAATTCCTTGGAACTGCTTTTGAATTCGTGATTTGAAATGAAGGCGTCCAGCGCCGCGGGCTGCATTCTCGTGAAATGAATCACGGGATCACCCATCTCTCGGCAAATTTGCATGATTTCGCGAAGGCTGGCAGCGTCGTGATTCTCCAATCCAGTGCCGTACACGAGCTCTTCAACCCTCTTTTTTTTGTCAATGTTTTTGACCTTATTGATCATGATGCGCATGGAATTCCGGAACATGTCGTACATTTCGGTTTCCAATTGCACGCGTTGCACGTAACGCACGCGCGCGGCGTCTTCGCCAACCCCGGTCTGCACGGCGGCATCCAGCGCGTGAAGGTTTGTCGTGTTGTACGCAATCTCGTCCATGGGCGGATTGGTTTTAATCACGGGTATCATGGGTTCCGGTATGTGCGGCCGAATTTCCATGAATTGATTCGTTTCGGTAATGATGCCGATCAAATGCGAGTCGTCCATGACTTTAATGCGCGGCAGGCACGGAATCTTGCCCTTGGTTTCTTTGTGCACGAACGCAAGGAACGCGAGCGTGTCGGCGTACGATCCCCAAATTTCAGGGTCATCCATCATGACAAGGTCCAGGTCCAGGTCCAGGTCCGGCGCGTTCAACGGGGACGCTGCGGTCATCACGATACCGCTGTAAAGGCGTTCCGCCGTGCGTTTTTCGGCCGCAAGTCCGACTATTTTTGAGTCGTAGTTGATGACGTATTCGTTCACCACAATGTTGGCGCGCTTCAGTGCGTCCATGGCCTCCGAAGCAGAAACGTTGTATTTGAACGTGTACGGTTTGATCACGGCGTTCGGAATGCTGATCGGGGCGCATCCAGGGTAAACGCTGTTCTTTATTAAGTCAATCATGATTTTCAGGTTCGGCATCAGCGTGGGGGCCGAAAGGCTGAACGACGTTTTCACGTCCGTTTTTTTTGCGTCTTCGTTTTCTGTGAACTGGAACAACGGCTCGTAGTAGTTGTACTGTTTGATTAGCACCACCGTCATTTTTCGCACGTCAAAAAAGTTGTTGGAGTAATGATTGGACGGGCAAACGATGTTGAGCGCGTCGCTGTTGTCGTCTTTGGGCACCTCCAAAATGATGAGGTTGAACCCCACTTTTTGTGTGAAAATTTTGGGATTGAACGTGGTGAAAATGTCCCACATGTACGTGTGGTCAATCACGGTGTCGTTGCTTTCAATGAACCGCCGGAAATTTTCGTAGGCGTTGATTGCATTGTTCACGGCGACCATTGCGGTCGGATTGTTTTTCATGACGGGCTTCATTTTTTGGACATACTTGGTCTTGCTGTATATGGATGCCGAAACGTGCACTTCTTTTTCTTCGCCGGGCGGGGGTTTGAACGCGTCCACCAGCGTGCCGTTTTGATACGTGAGGAACGAGTCCAGCGTGATGCCGTCCAGGATGATTTGTTTCATTTCCGCGATGCTCTTTGGACGGTCATCCTGGCGCAGGGCGGCCATGCATGCAATGAACGACTGCAGTTCACTCAACTGCGACGGTTTTTCGTCGCGTCCCGCCGCATCTTGGTCCCATTCCTGCACGCCGTGGCGCAGCAAGCACTTTACTCCCATTTTCAGTGTCTTGTTTACGTTGCTCACTTGACACGTGCGGTTGTCATAGTTTAAAAATCGCTGCACGGCTTGGGGCAAGTACCCGCGACGCCCTTTCGGAATTGGAAACTTGTCTGGACCCATGATGTATTCATCCGGCGCTTTATGAACTGCGGCCTTTTTTACTGGTTCTTCTTGTGCTGGCGCTTCAGGTGCTGGCGCTTCAGGTGCTGGCGCTTCAGGTGCTGGCGCGTTTAGTCCTTCTTCTGGCGCTGCTGGTGCTTGTACTGGCGCTGCTGGTGCTTCTTCTGGCGCTGCTGGTGCTTGTACTGGCGCTTGTCCTTTTGCAACTCGCAACTTGTCTTCGCACGTTTTCAAATCCGCGAATTGTTGTTTCTTTTTGAAGCAGCACGGCACGCAGAGCCCATTTGGATGCACGCTCGGGTTTAAAAACCCCGGATAGTGCGGAATGTAGCCCTTGGCACCCATGTGCTCCTTGCCGTAATCGTTGAATTCAAAAATGTATTTGTCCAGTGTGACTTCTTTGTCCTTTTTTCCAATAACGTGCTTTTCCAAGTGCTTGTCTTTCACTTCTTGCTCGGTCATGGGACGGCGGTCTTTGAAACTCCAGTATCTTGGACACATGTAGTAGTACTTATTGCTGGGATCGGACCCGTATTCCAGCGCATCTTTTAACATGGGTCGCATTTCCGGGTCGGCATTCAATGCATCATACTCTTTTTTGGACAACACCACCGGTTGCCGTTTAATGTTGGACTGGCAGTTGGTTGAGTACGTGTCGTAATTTCCTGACTTTTTGGAGAGAAACAGGATCGGCTCGCTTTTTTGAAGCTTGTATTCAAACGGGTTTGGATTCTTCAATGACTGCGGGGCGTATTCTGCGTCCTCAAGCGGAACCACGTCGGCATCGTCTTCATCGGCACTAGCACTAGCACTAGCAGCGGCACTAGCAGCGGCACTAGCAGCGGCAACAGCTGCAGTTTTTTTGCGAGGAGCGCCCCCCGATTGACTTGCGTCTGATTCAGACCCGTCCGATTCGGAGCCCATGATGTCCAGCACATCTCCCAAGCCGGCGTATTCGTCCTCGGCTTCTTCCGTTGCACCCACACTTTCGGCTTCGCGTTCTTGCGCGCGTTCCAGCGCAATCCGGTCTTCAAACGACAAATCCGAAACAAATTCGGGAACGGACGCCGCAGCAACCACGTCTTCATTCAACTCCTTCAATTCGGCCATCGCGCGTTTGGCCCGTTTGGCACACCGCAACTCCATGTCGGCCAAAGACACGCGGGTAGTTCTGCCTCCGCTGCGATCACGATACATTCCGATACGAATCAAGGCATCCAAATAAATTTCCAACAAGCGCATGTACCACACTTGGGTAATGTCGCTGATTTCAATGTGCAGTTCCGTGTTTTCGCGTCGCATCACGGTCAAAAACCCGGGTTGCTTAATGCGCGCCATTCGTCGGTGCGCGGTTTCCATCGCTTGTTCTTCGGCCCGGTAATCGGCAACCCGCTGCATGGCTTCTTCTTCGGTCTTCACCAACCGGTTTTTCACTAGACCGGACACAATGCTGGCCACCGTCGCGTCTTTTCGCATGCGCTCGCTGATGTACGCTTCAGCACCCAACCGGTCGTCGTAATTGGACACCCGCTTGTACCGCATGCTCAGCTCGTCGGCGGTTTCGCTGACCACCGTGAACACCGATGACACGCAGCCCATAATGGTTTGCGCCCGAACCATTGGCGTGTCCAATAAAAATGCGGTGTACACAATGTCCACGATTTCCACCGTCGGCACCGCAATGCTGCAAAAACGTTCAATCGTTTTACCGGCGGCGCTTTGCAAAAACCCGTTGGCTTCATCCAGTATGGGGTTCAAGCACTCCCGCAACACGTGATCCGCCGGGTTGTTGAACACTTGCGCGTATTGCACCGCTCTGCGAAACTGCGCTTTCACGTGCACGTTGGCTTCTGCATCAAATTCGCACACCACTTCGCACGTCATCACCGAGTCAATGTGGCGTTCCATGAAAGCCGCCACGCGGCGGCGTTTGCCAATCTCGCCGTCCAGCCGCACGATCTTGGCTTTGGTAAGTACCGGAATGCGGTTCCCGTTTTTGGCAATGCCGGGCGCATACAACCGGTACACTTTTTCCCGCTGCCCTTGCGGGTTGTATTTGATTAGCGGGGTTTGTTGTGCGCTGTGCAGCACTTTGAACAAGCTGTCCAACGGCAGGGTGAATGGAGTCACCGGTCGCATGATGAAGTGCACCGATTTTATTCCGCGTTCGGCGTAGCGCAACTCCCCCGGGGATTGCCGTTCGCTGTGCACGTTGTACAGCAGGTCAACCGCTGCATTGTGTTGGACAAAGGCCTCGTCAATCAGCGGGCGCGTGGCATCCTGCAGCTCCTGCCGGCGGTCCTCCAGCTCTTGCAGCGAGCCAATGCCCTTTTCGTGCAAGTACGGAAAGTACAGCTTGATGATCGCATCTGCGTCATCCGCCGCAACCTGCCGCAGCACATCCCCCGCGCAACACACGTGAATCACGTTGTCATGAATTACGCCGTACTCCAGTAAAACGTTCTTGTTCTGCGTTTTTACTAAATCCGCGTGCGCCTTTTTCAGAAACGGGTCTGCGACCGTTTGGTGAAACGGGTCCGCCGGCATGGGGTACTCGTACTGCAGCGTTTGACCCAGCGGCACGTCCATTGTCAGCTCCGCGCTGCTGTTTTGAATGGCCAGCAAAAATTCCGACAGCTCGTCGTCGGTATAATCCGTTTTTGTGTCAGAACCAATGCTCTTGCACAGCTGGTCCACGAGCTGCGGGCTCTTCAAATTTTGGCACAGCGTGATCAAGCGATGGCGAGAGAGGGGGAACCGTTTGCCGCACGTCAGCAGATTAACGGCGCGCGCCACTGTTAGAAACGGCTGCACGCTGGCAAACAGGTAGAGCTCGCCGTAGGACACGGACGGCAGTTCAATGAGTATTTTGCGCTTAATGGTTTCAATGGTGTCGTCGGGGCGTATGCGCTGGTTGGAGTGGATGGACTGCGCATGTATCCGCGCGTCTCCAAACACAATCAGCTGATTCCTTCCAACAATGTTGGCGATGTAGACCGGTTCCATGAGCTTGGGAGTTATATAATTATTGATATTATTATTGATAATATAATGGTATCGTGTTACCATTAAATTATTTTTTATTACACATTTCTTAAATATAACTTAGGTTGTAAATCCCCCTTCAAATACAATGGATGTTTGGGAATTCCTTTTTTTGAAATATCTATACAATAAGGCGTGTCAACTAAATCGCACAACCATTTGGGTTCTCTTTGATTGTTACCCCAAGCGTAGATAACTCGTTCAGTCAAACCAATTAAACCCTGAATATGGCGTATATTATCTTCGCCAATGGGGTTATCCGCATACCGTAACCCCTTGGGGTCTGTGCTACGAAAGGCGTATAAATTGCCTACAAAAATACCTCCATACCCCCATGATTTAGCAAAATTAACAACTCTGCGAATAGTTGGGTCGTCCGCGTCGGCATCCGCAGTGGACGGGTTTAACATTATAAATAAAATCTTAGGCCGGTCTTCATCCCATATACGCGATAATTGATACCTGTATTTATCATCGCGTGATAGTATTGCGTGTTTTTTCATACCTCCTTTGATAAATTTAGTTTTTTTGGTTTTATTGTGATTGTGTGTTTTTTTATAAGTTTTTTTAATCATACGCGCATAATAGATTATGGTACGATTTTAAATCTACAAGAGTTTAAATGCAACGCCGGTAAGAAGGCAAGAAGGCAATAAAACAAGGATTGTAAAGAATGCCAATCAAGTTCAAACTCATTGCGGCCGTGTGCTCGGATGGCGGCATGGGCTACAAGGGCCGGCTGCCGTGGCCGCACAATAAGGCCGACATGGCCCAGTTTGCCAAGCGAACCACGGGCGCCGGCAACAATGCGATAATCATGGGCGCGAAAACGTGGGACAGCATCCCCGCGCGCCCTTTGCGCAATAGGGCCAACTTGATTCTCTCGTCTAAACCACAACCCCATCAAACCCAGCAAACCCAGCAAACCCGCGCCGAACACTGGTTTAAAACCATACCTGAATTGTTGGCGCATTTAGAAGCCGCCGAATACGATGAAGTGTGGATCATTGGCGGCGCCCGCATTTACGAGCAGTTTTTGGCCATGCACACAACCGGCGAAATCCACATTGATGAAATGTGTGTTACCACGATGGAAGGCACATATGCATGCGACACTTTTTTTCCTCATTCCATGATCGGAACAACTTCTTCGGAAAACCCCAACCCTACAACAAATTGACAATTAGTGAAATGATATCATCTTTTACATTGATAATGTATTTTTGAAAAAAATTATACAAAAACATGAATAACAGCCATATATTTAATGATGTATTGCCCAAAAGTTTATTGCAGAAGTATTTGGATATTTTAGGACATTTGATACATCTGTGTTTGAACTCACTATTTAGTTGAAATATCAATTGTTTTATGAAATAATGACAATTATTTTTGTAAATATGCCAGTTGAAAAATTTAATTTTTCCAACATGATCGCAGGTTTTATCAAGAATCCCGCGGAGAGTTGTTTTTTTTTTTAGTTTTATTGGAATGATCATGTATTTGTTGTCAATGTGAAATTCGGTCAGTATGTTTATGCAGTTTGTTTTGTCTATCAATATCATTTTTTTTTCACATTTATTTATTTTGATTTCAATCATCAACTGCAAGTGCATGGCGTCATCTAATACTTGCTTGTTGTTTTGCATGGTTATTAGATTCAAAATACATACGGTTAATTTTGTAAGTGGTTTTTTAATCATATATGCGCGCGTGATCCTGAAATCTCCGTAGGTCTCTATTGCCTTTTTGCTTTGACTATTGTAATCATTGAAATAAATGGCATAATCATCCATGGTTTTTTTGCAATAAAACAACAAACCGTAAATTACAGTTGCAATTGCAATACACACAATGCACACAATGCACACAACAATGCACGTAAATGTTACCCCCACTGCGAGTTTCCAGATCATTTCAAAAATTATTATTAGTTAATTTTTATTTAATTGTAACACAAATTACGCAATCGTTTTTACCACTTCAGCTTCACGCGTCAAAGTACGGGTTATCGTTGATTTCAATGCCGCAGTACTGCTTGGGTTCGTTCTTGTAATCCACCGGCTCGTAAATCTTGATGTCGGCGGCGTTTTGCAGCAGGAACTTGAAGTTCTTCCAGAACTCGTCCTTGTGCCCGATGCTCTCCGTCATAATGTGCGCCATTTCGTGCAGCGCAATGAACATGAGCGTGTTGGGGTCAATGAGCTTGTTCCCCTCCTTCGTGGTGTTCAGGCAGAACGCCAGCTTCTCGCCCTTGTTCTCGCTGTAAGCGGTGAATTCGCTCGTCGGCAGCGTTTCCCCCACTTGCTGCGGGTCAAAGCCCGACACCAATCGCCGCACGTTGTCTTGATCGGGGTACGTCTTCTCCATGTGCTCCACCAGCTTCTTCATGTTGACGGTGCACTGCGCCAGCAAATCTGCCGCCATGACCAGTTTGGCGCGCTCGCGCACGCAGTACTTATTGCCGTCCACTTCGGATACAATGCACTTCAATTGAAACGAATCCGAACTTTGGTACACCCGAATGCAAATGATGGCAATGAGCGCAATTAAAATGTATCCTAAAATGTTAAAATTCATGGTTTAAACTAATTTAATATAACATTACATTGTTTTATTATTTTTTCGTCACCATTTTGCAAATCTGCATGAAATTCCGTATTCGGTCTGCGATTCCCATACCCCCGTGATGTAAAGAACGAATTGACTCTCGGACAGTGATGCGAATCCGGACGGCACATCTGCGTCATAATCCGTTTTAATCATCCCTTCTGTTAAACCGTTTGCAAACACGCATTGGCGTTTGTCAACCAACCCCGAATGCATGAACTTATTCACAATGTCGGTTTCAATCTTGCGAAACTGGTCAATAATGCCGGCATTGACCGGATGACTCGCGTCAAACTGAATGGACCACTTGTGGTTGTAGTGCTGGGTGATTTTGGTTGGAACAAGGTGCACGACACAACCAACCGGGTTCAATGAAATACGCGGGGTTGAATACGTTATGCGGTAAAATTTTGCATCATGCGGAATTGCATGCGGAATTGCGTTCACAGTCGCAGGTTCCAAATACACATTGTTTGTGTTAAACTGATTCAGGAAAATCAAAAAACTCATAATTAATATTTTAACGTAGTGTGTATTGAATCATGAGTTTAAATGGTTTCAAATTAAAATATAAATTAAAATATAAATGAAAACAAAAAGGTACAAACGTGGTGGTGATGGAAACCAACAAACTAAACCACTACAACAACTTCAAATAATTTCCGAATCCGCCAAACCCACCGAATCCGCCAAACCCACCGAACCCGCAACTGAATACCCGCAAGTAAACACGAACCCGAACCCGAACCCGAACCCGAACCCGAACCCGAACCCGAACCCGAACCCGAACCCGCAACTGTACCCACAACTAATCACATTCATCGAGAACGCTCCAATACCCCTTAAAAATTTTATTAAATCCCTTCAGGATGCATTGAAAATCAATAATGATTATCTAACAAATTACATGTACCAATTGAAATATTGTCGGCAAAGACAACAACAGCAACAACAGCAACAACAGCAACAACAGCAACAACAGCAACAACAGCAACAACAGCAACAGCCTCAAGAGAACCAGAACCAACAACCAGAGCAACAATCACAAGACAATGACGTTACAAATAGTCCACATCCACACATTTCACCATCTCACTTATATGAACAATTGAAAAATGCAACATATGAAGAAAAAGGGAAAACAATGATGGTAATAAGTGACAAAGTATCAACTTTCCTTGGTTCTTTTGTAAAAGAAAGTAGTATCAATGATTTTTACAAGTTCAATTTTGTTCCTTACGATAATGAAGGATTCACCATAGAAAGGAAACCTTGGCCCACGTTAGTGATACTAAGATACAATCAACAGACGGGGGTTGTTGAAATATACACGGTGTCAACGTCCACCACTATTAGTCAACAGTATGAAAATACAAATACACAACAGTTGACAATTGAAAATATTGTAAAACTTGAAAACGAAACTGAATATACGAAGAGAACATCAACATCAACACCCAATGTCAGTCTTAAAATCATTGGAACGCCAACAACATTGATATTGGGTATGAAACCGGATGAAGGTCAATTCAAATTTGATGAGTATTCAAGAAATTTAATTAGTTTGATTAATGCAGCAAACAAAACGGATTATCACTTGACACGGTTGTATGTATATTTACCTAAAAGTGAAATCGGATTTTTTAAAAATATTGCTATAAATTTTTTCAGAAAACCAAAACCGAATGCAGCTAATCCGAATGCAGCTAATCCGAATGAATCCGGTAAAGGTGTGACTAAAATGGCAACAAAAGCTGCAGGTGCAGGTGTAACTGAAGGTATAATGGCAGCACTTTTCGGAGGAAATAAACGCACCCGACGACAACGACAATCACGATTCAAAAAATGCACGCGAAGAAACAAATATACGAAGAACGGAAAAACACATAAAAATCGGCATTAAACCTGGTTCGTATCGTTTCATGCAAAAAATGGGTTTAAATAAACGGCACGCGATGATTATAAAGGAATAAACAAACACAAAAAACAAGAAACAAAACACACAATAAAACAAAACCAAAATGAAAATCCCGAATCATTTTGAAACGTATGTTGAAGCGGTGAATTCAACCACGCTGCATCCCAAGCTGAAAACAATTTATGAAACGGCGTTTCCATCCAACATAAACCATTTGCCGAACTTGATTTTTTATGGTCCAAGTGGAACCGGAAAGTATAGCCAAGTGTTGGCGTGCATCAGCAAGTACAGTCCAACCCATCTCAAATATGAAAAACGGTTATCGGTCACATTAAACAAAGAAATACAAACCATAAAAATAAGCGACATTCACTTTGAAATTGACATGTCGCTTCTGGGCTGCACGTCAAAATTGTGGTGGAACGAAATTCACACGCAAATCGTGGACGTGGTGAGCGCCCGACCCGAAACCGTTGGGATCATTGTGTGCAAATACTTTCACAACATTCACAGCGAATTGCTGGAAACGTTTTACAACTACATGCACATGCCGCATCACAGCAACATACGGTTGAAGTACGTGTTGATTACCGAACACATCGGGTTTATTCCGAACAACATTTTGAACAGCTGCGAGATCATTTCTGTTGCGCGCCCAACATCAACCATGTACAAAAAGATTTTGCCTGCGGCGGCGTCGTCGTCAAATCCCGCCAGCATCACCAACATTCAAATGTTGAAGTTGGGCAACGAACCTTTTTTGCAAAATGCCGGAGTGCAAGAGCTATTTGACAATTTATTGAACTATGTTTGCAACGTGGAACAAATACGATTCACTCAAATGAGAGAATTGTTGTATGACATATTGATTTATGATTTTGACATCAACGAATTCGCGTGGCATCTCATTTCTGAGCTGAAAAAAAGAGGGATGTTGCGAGATGACGACATGTCGTCAGTGTTAATTCACACCCATAAATTCCTGCAGTACTACAACAACAACTACCGCCCGATTTACCATCTGGAGAACTTTGTGTTCATGCTGGTGAACATCATATGTGCAAACAGAACCAAAATGACATGCACTCAACCAAAATGAAGTGCACGCAAATGATTTGGGTTAATTTTCATATAAACGTATATCGCAAAATCAACACAACTGTGACGAAAACGATGAATATAAATGATGCACGGACCATGTTGGGAGTGTCGCGTGAATGTTCCATGGCGGAATTGAACAAGCGATACCGCATTTTGGCACTCAGGCTGCATCCGGACAAAAACGGAAACACGCCGGAAGCCACTGCCGCGTTTCAGGAATTGAATACAGCGTATCGCTTGTTGTTGCCCGGTGCAAGCGACCGGATAAATAAAAACTCCGACGCTGACGCTTATACCGATGCCGATGCCGATGCCGGTGCTGACGCTGACGCGGAAACGTACTCCAATCTTTTCATGAATTTCATGAAATCTCTCTTTGCACGCCGGCATGGAACGGCCGACGGAATGAATCAGGCTCTCCTGGATTTGCTGCACCGTATTGTGCATGACTACGCCTCCATTTCGGTGAATGCGGTGCTGGATTCGCTGGACCCGTCAATGCTGGTCCAACTGTACGACACATTGGAGCAGTACAATTCGGCAGTGAAGATGGAGTCCCATGTTTTTGAGGAAATAACACAGATAATACGAGAGAAAATGCAGAAAAATAACATCGTGATTTTAAGACCATCTCTCAAAGATGTGCTTCAAAATAACATTTCGGTGCTGCAATATGAGGGGCAAACCTTTTATGTGCCGCTGTGGCACAGCGAGTTGCACTACCGCGTGGAGGGGTCTGACGACCGGCAGTTGATTGTGAAGTGCATGCCGGATCTGCCTGATCACATGACAATCGACGTCAATAACGAGCTGCACGTTGATGTTCGCGCGGACATCAAAGAGCTGTTGAACCGTGGCGGCGGCGTGTTGCGCGTGCCGTTGTACGACAACGTATGCGTGGAATTGAAGGTGAGCGAGTTGCGAATTATGCCGCGTCAAACCGTGATTTTACGTGACGGTAATATTCGGGGAATTTCTCTCATTTGTGCAAACGACATTTACGATGTGAGTAAACAAGCGCCGATATGCATTCGGGTTCAACTGGTTTGATGGGCGGATGTTGCTGTTGCTGTTGCTGTTGCTGTTGCTGTTGCTGTTGTGGCCAAACATCTTGCAAAATTTGACATAATGTATTGCATGATGTGATCAACGTTGCACTCGTTCATGTGCAATACGTTTTCCAGTTTGTTGAGCAGTTCATGCGTGATGAGGTCCGGGTTTCGGCGTATGAGGTGGTTTGCGTACAGCTTCAACATGTGCTTGCGGTCCAAGTTGAATTGGTGGCTCATGCGTCGCATCCGGTCGCAAATGGTTTGAACGCTGGTGCCTTTTTTTAAGTCGGCGGTGAGTTCGTCCCAGTTGGTTTCGGTTGCAACTGTGATGTGACCGTCATGCACGTCCTGGTTGGTTTGCATGTAGTTAATCATGCTGCGAATGTCCGAGTTGTATTGTTTTTGAATGGACAGTATGACGGCGTCGGAGAGGTTCAACCCTTCGCCGACGCTGACTTTTTGGATGAAGCGAACAATGTCCGGAACCGGCAGCTGGTTGAAGCGAAGGCGGACGAATTCGGTTTGAAGCGCTTCGTCAATGCGGCTGATGTAGTTGCATATGAGGCAAAAGCGAACGTTGTGTTGCGTGTAGTTGTAGCTGTTGAGCAAGTAACGCAGCGCGGTTTGCGCGTTTTTGGTCATGTAATCCACCTCATCCAGGATGACAAATTTGACGCCCGTTCCAAAGAGGGACTGCGTGGTGACGAAGCTGTTAATTTGATTGCGAATGATGTCAATGCCGCGTTCGTCGGAGGCGTTCAAGTGTATCATGAAGCCGCCGTTAATGTGTTGCATGGTGGAGCGCTGATACTCGTTGACCAGATTGGTGATGGTGGTGGTTTTGCCGGTGCCGGGTGGGCCGTAAAACAGCAAGTTCGGGAAGTGACGGGTTGCAATGATGTTCTGCAGTATGAGTTTATTGAGCGGGTCTAGCACGATGTCGTTGAAACGCGACGGGCGATATTTTTCTACCCACGGGGTGGAGGTTACAGGGGTTACAGGACACATCGTCATCTTATCTTAAGTGTTTCAATGGAACATGCATTTATATTGATATTTATGCTGCATCATTGTCTAATTGTATTCGCAATAAAACCAAATTAAACAAAAAAATTGATGAATAAATAATGTGAAGTCATAACAAAACAATGACCCGAATAAGCGAACGCGATATGCCCGTCGGATATTTAGAATTGGCGATTGGACCCATGTTTTCAGGCAAGACCACGTGGTTGACGAATGTGCACAAGCAATGCACGTATTGCAACATGCACATGATGGTGATAAATTTCGCGGGGGACACGCGGTATGCGTCGTCGGCGGAAGCGTTGCTTTCCACCCATGACCGCACCATGATTCCGTGCATCATGTGCTCCACCATTGCAGAACTGGAAACGCAGCACGGGGATGAATTGTCCCGTGCTGAAGTGCTGCTCATTAATGAAGGCCAATTCTTTCCGGACATCATGCGCGTTTTGGGTCACGTTGATGCCGGCAAGCGAATTTACATTTGCGGTCTGGATGGAGACTTTGAGAAAAAACGCATCGGCTCATTGCTGGATTTGATTCCGCACTGCGACAAAGTGTGCAAGCTGACGTCGCTTTGCAGCATTTGCCGGAATGGAAAGGAAGCCATTTTCAGTTTCCGAACAACCCAAGAAACGGATCAAATCGTGATTGGGAGCAACAACTACATTCCATTGTGCCGGGCATGTTACGCAACCGAGAGCGAGAAAAAATATAACAAAACAACTTAAAATGTTAAACACACGTCATACATAATTAATTCATTTCCATTTCCATTTCCATTTTTTAATGCCTAAGACAGTCAATGATTTGTGTTTGGTTCCGTTGCCCTTGAAACAAGGGCGAAAAAAAAAGGCTCCGGAGTTGGTGGGGCCTGCGTTGGTGGAGCCTGCGTTGGTGGGGCCTGCGTTGGTGGGGCCTGCGTTGGTGGAGCCTGCGTTGGTGGGGCCTGCGTTGGTGGAGACTGTACCACAAAAGAAAAAGAGAACGACTAAAAAAACAGTAAAAGAACCCATTTTACAAGAACAAACGCAAGAACCAGAACAAACGCAAGAACCAGAACAAACGCAAGAACCAGAACAAACGCAAGAACCAGAACCAGAACCAGCACCAACTACTAGTGTTAGTGCAAATAAAAAACGCGGAAGAAAACCCAAAGGTGGCAAATTGATTCAACAGCTGTCCAGCGAAAATGCGTCAGTGCAAGTGGTTCCCAATATCATACTGCATTTGAAATGCAGCGTGACCGATATTCACAATGAGGATTTAACCGCAACAAATGACAATTTCAAACCCGGAGATGTCGTGTCCTTCAATGCAATGGATCCGAAGGGTTCGGATTTGAATGACTCTTATTCTTACCAATCCCAGTTGAATTCAATGTCCGAAAATCACATGCATTATGAAAACACGTTTATACAAACCCAACCCCATGCGGGCAATTATCACGACAACAATGAAAACGCAAGCGAGGACGACGAAGAAGGCAGTCATTCCATGAAGGACATATTCAAAAAGCTGAACCACTTGAAAACGTCGTTTCACAGGAGTGACGTGTTTCAAGCCATTGGAGCAGCCCCGCGACGCTCGTGCTGCTTTTGGGACACGTGCGAGTTTGCCACACCGCCGGTGTATTTGCCCAAATCGGTGTCAAGCAACGGATACGTGGTGTATGCGTGTTTTTGCAGTCCTGAATGCGCGCTGGCGTATTTGATGAATGAGCGCATAGACACGTCGGTGAAGTTTGAACGGTGCCAAATGTTGAACGCAATGCACGGAAAGGTGAATGTGAGCATTAAGCCCGCGCCCAATCCGCAATACACGCTGAGTAAATTTTACGGAAATCTCTCCATTCAAGAGTACCGCAAGCTGTTCAAGAGTGAACAAATTGTGTACGTGGTGAATAAACCGCTCACGCACATTTTGCCCGAGATTTATGAAGAAAACAACGAGTTCATGCTGAACAACAAAATCATTCCCACAAACAACTACAAACCCAAGAAAAAACTCAGCGTGTTTTGATTTTACAAAATCATTCATTCATCATAAGTATTTAAAGGTTGTTATTTAGTTGTATACAAAATAACTCAATAACTTACTCCTATGAGCGCGTACGCCGACAATGTTCTAACGGTTAAAACCGTGCAAATTGCGCCGTTTCGCACGTTGATGACGGCATTGAAAGACATCCTGTTGGAAACCAACATCACGTTCAAGAAGGACGGCATTCGCATTGTGAACATGGACAAATCCCACACCATGCTGGCGCACTTGTTTCTGGGTGCTGAAAATTTTGAGCACTACGAGTGCAGCATGGACAAGATCATCATCGGCGTGAACATGTTCCACTTGTTCAAGCTCATTAATTCCATTGACAACGACGACACGCTGACCATCTACATTGAGAAGAAGGATTACAATGACGGCATTGTGTCGTTCCTGGGGCTGAAGTTTGAGAACGGCGACATCAAGCAGTGCAAGACGCAGAAGCTGCGGCTGATTGAGCCCGACCCCGAGGAGTTCATTGAGCCCAATGTGGTGTTTTCGTCGGTGATTAATTTGCCGTCCTCCGATTTCCAGAAAATCATTCGCGACATGTCCTGCATTTCGGAGAAGTTGGAGATTAAGTCGGTGGGCAACGAGCTGATTTTCCGGTGCTCGGGCCAGTTTGCCACGGCGGAAATTCGTCGCGTGGAAACGGACGGCAGCATGGAATTCATCCAAAAGCAGGACTCCAATAAAATCATTCAGGGCGAATTCTCTCTGAAAAATTTGGGCTATTTCATAAAATGCACCAACTTGTGCAGTCAAATTGAAATGTATCTGGAGAACGACCTGCCGTTGGTGGTGAAGTACTACGTGGCCAGCCTGGGCGAAATTAAGCTGTGCCTGGCGCCGCTGCCGTCGTCCAACTAATAATGGGGACATGCGTCCCCCTTAAACCCCTCCCTTGGACCTACGGTTCACAAGGCTGCGTTTCATCCCTTAAATATATGCCTTCAAACACGTCGGGTGCGTTTCTTATGTTTTCGGGTTCCACCTTTTCTAGAAGCGCTTTTGGTGGATGTGCCCTTGGGACTGGACGCGCTCTTGGGACTGGACGCGCTCTTGGGACTGGATGTGCCCTTGGGACTGGACGCGCTCTTGGGACTGGATGTGCCCTTTGGACTGGATGTGCCCTTGGGACTGGACTTAGGGCTGAGACTGGACGTCACGCGTCGCAAGCCGCAATCTCGTGAAATGGAAGACACGGTTATGAATGCAGGTTCAACATATCTCACTTTGTTTGTGCGTTTAAAGAATGCGCTAACCCGGCTTGGGCGTTTTTTGACACAATCAACCGCAACCAAATTCGTTACCGGGTTATAAGATACAACTGTTCCACTTTTAATGTCGGCGGTTTTCCTAGGGGCGGCTAGATTATCCGTGTCGCGATACACCCCAAACGTAACCGAACATTTGGGTTTGTTCAGCAAATCGGAAAGGTAAACATCCTTGTGCTTCGTTGCGATAGTTGGTTTTGGGGGTAACAGCGTCCGGTCCGATGCAATGTAATAATTTCCTGGATCTACGCGGGAATAATAGTTGCGAGTCCGTAAAATGGGGTCGCTCATGGATTGTCTTGTCTTGGGTTATAATTTCACGTGATAAAATAATATTTCTACGAAATGTTTTAATTGTTTTAATGTTTCAAATAAAATTGATTTATAAATAATGCACAATTAATGTATTACAGACTTACAACCAATTCATTTCATACACGACGACAAATGTCCAAACCGGTGATTGAAACATTTAGGGACCATGACGGCACCTTGACATTCACGGTGAGCGGGATCAACGCGAGCTTGATCAATGCCGTGCGCCGCACCATTCTGTCCGACATTCCCACATACTGCTTCCGCACCTTGCCGCACACCGAAAACCGGGTCCACATCACCGCCAACACCTCCCGTTTGAACAACGAAATCATCAAGCAACGCATGGGCTGCATTCCCATTCACATGAAAGCGAATGACCCCGATTTTGAGGACTTTGAACCGGCCGATTATCGCGTGGTTTTAGACGTGCAAAACACGGGAACTTCCAGCATGTACGCAACCACCAAGGACTTTCGCATGGTGAATGTGAAAACGGGAAAAGAGTTGAGCGAGTCGGTTGTTCGGCGCATTTTCCCGGTGGATCCGATGACCAACGGCTACATTTTGATCACGCGGCTAATGCCGAGACTCACGCAAGTGGTTGAAGGCGAGCGGATTTCGCTGACCGCGGAAATCGGGGTGGGCACTTCGCGAATGGACGGCATGTACAATGTCGTGAGCACGTGCGCGTATTCCGCCACTCAAGATGTGGAAAAAGCCGACAAAGTGTGGGCCGAATGTGCCAAAGTTTTGGAACGGGATGGAAATGACGCGGCATTCATTGCGTCTGAAAAAAAAAACTGGTTCGCCATGGAAGCCAAGCGACACATTCGGCCCGACAGCTTTGATTTCATCATTGAAACTGTGGGCGTGTACTCCAATGTGGAGATTTTGACCAAAGCGTGCCTGCTTCTTGTTGAAAAATGCAACAAAATGATTTCAGACATTGAGAATGCCAGCGGCGACGTGGAAGTGGCGCCTTCGGACACCACGCTGAGCAACGGGTACGACGTGACGCTGCAAAACGAGGACTACACGATGGGCAGGTGCATTGAATACTTCCTTCACACCAACCATTACACGGGCAGCCGCACGGTTTCGTTTTGCGGGTTTCGCAAAAACCATCCGCACGACACGCACAGCATTATTCGCTTGGCGTTTCACGCGCCAACTGATATTGACGTTGTGAACACGTATTTGATTCAAGCCGCGCGCGACTCGGCTGCGGTGTTCCAGTCGTTCATTTCGCAGATTCACCGTTAACGGGAACCCAGGTTCCCGTAGGCCCTCCTGACCCCGTGCAGAAAACCTAGGTTTTCCGCACCTTTCCTTTAAGCCATCCGCACCTTTCCTTTAAGCCATCCGCACCTTTCCTTTAAGCCATCCTGCGTAAATTAGTATTTTAATGTTTGATTCCAAAACCAAAAATTAAAACTTGTGTTTAATGTTTTTATTTTTATGTTTTATATGCAAACTTCATCACAACATGCAGTTGTGTGTTCAGTCATGCTTTTCTTTTTCGCAGGCTTTTCGCACCCCGTAATTCAGCGCGTAGATTTGGTGCGAGGGGGACAGCCCATTCATGTAGACAATTGTTTTTCCCAGCGTGACGTGGTCCCTCTTTTCGCGCAGCTCTTTCAAATAACTTTCATGCAAGCGAAACATGTGCGTTCTGAATTCGGCAGGATACTCGGCAAGGGGGCGCTCTTTCTTCACGTAGCACCCGATGTAGTTTGCAAACAATTGTTTGGTATACGCATGCAGCTGGTCCTTGAACCTTTGAAACGCGACGGCGTTCTCCGGGTACTGCTTCAAATACTCCTTCACCTTGCCCTGTTGACGCAGTGACAAGTACTGGAACTGCAACTTGGGTTCACTGCCGTGCAAGTTTTTAATCCGTTCGTAGTTCGGGTTGCGATACTTGAAACGCATTCCGGTGCTGCGCTCGCGGCACACCAGCCCGGGAAAATCGTACGGCGCATTCAGTGACGTGTAAATGTCCTGCAACTGGCGCAGCCCAACATCCGTGAATTGCAAGGGCAACCGCACAAAGGTTGCATTTGAACCGTTGATTTTAGCCAAGTGCTCGTTGCGACACTGTTCCTCAATGACAAGAGCCTCGTTGTCAATCTTGTAAACGGCGATCAAATACAACGCGGGTTCAGTCACGCGACGCACAATGTGATTGTTTGGATGCTGCATGACAAAACTGTAGCTGCAGTCCTTTTGTAGCGCGTTAAAATCCAGTCGGGCGGCATCCATGCACTCCAAAAACATGCGACGGAAGGTCTTTTTTTGATCGGTTGCTGATGTCGTTGTGGTTGTTGTCGTTGTTTCTGTTGTGGTTGTTGTCGTTGTTGCTGTTGCGTCAGGCCCAAGCGAATGGAACACAATGTTTGCGCCCACGCAGCTTTTTGTGGATACTTCCCAGTCCGCGCCCTCGTCTTGCCCATTGGGTCGGTGGTAAAACACGTTGATCATGGTGCCCTCCACGAACTCATCCACAATAATGTTGTCATCCGAGAAGCGATCATCCAACTCATCGGTTGAAGGGATAATGCATTTTGGCGGGGAGTACGCCATGATTTTTCCATACTTATCCAATACCAATGATCGCAAAAGTCCGATGGTTTTCAGCTCGTCGCATTTCAGCGTGCCGCTCATGTACTTCAAAACGGAATGCACATGAGGCCCGCACTTCCATTTTTTGTTGGTCAAATTGCATTTTTTCAACAGGGACTGCAGTTCGTCGCCTTCGGGGTCATGGAACATGAGGCTGAAAATGCGCAGAATGTCGGGTCCAACCTGTTTCAAATCGTAGGTCCAAGCGGTATTCATGTCGGGTTGCATGTCGTGTTGCGGTATTATCATGCATGTGATATATGTCTTTAACTTCATTTCAATTTTATTTAATGGATGCCAATTTAATGATGGTTGCGCTTTGTGCGGCCGCCTTTTTTGGGCGACTTGGGTTTTCTTGTTTTTTTAACAGACGTTTTGCCTGCCTTCTCTCGCGCCTTGTTCAACATTTCAATGACCGCTTCGTTTGAAAGGGCTCGGTCGCACCCTTTGACGTATCCGTCAATGTTTTTTTGCAGCGTGTTCATCTTGCGCTGACACGGTGTCAGCTTCGCATACTCCCGTTTTTTTCGGGCGGCCTCTTCTTTTTGTTCAGCCTCTTTTTGCACAAAGTCCTTCGCGGTTTGTTCAAAGTACTCTTTCAATGGAACCACTTTTTTTCCAATTTCGCGGTTTTGTTTGAACACGGCTTCGTCTATTTGCGGGGCTTCGGTGGACACGCCGTATCGCATTGCAATCAAGTCGGCCGCATTTTCCAGTGGGTTTTTCTTTTGCTGTAACGTTTGTGCTGGGACAGCGCTGGCGTCTAATAAAGTTGGTGCAATCCGTTTTTTAGGTTTTGTTGACATTTTAAAAGAGAGGCGCAGATATATACACTAAGATTAATATTTTAAAAATATTAATAAAAATATTAATAAAAATATAATAGAAGTTTATGTTAAGGTATATACAATCATCTCCCATTGTTTGTAATTTAAATGTCAGTGCAATTACAATTGGGCGATATTATTCAGATTGAAGCCAAAAACCAGGATTTGAACAACCATGTGTATGTCATTGACTATTTGGATGAAACCAAGCTTCGGCTCATTGATGCCGAGACAACGTTGCCGTGCACGTTGACCATTAATCCCGAAACGGGGTCCTTTTCGGATGAATCCATATTCAACATTAACATTTTAGACCATGCGCCGGAGCCGGGATACGCGCGACAAAACGGGCTGCTCCCCAACACATGGATTGACATTTACTTTGGCGGCGAGCACCCCACCGTCATTACCGGACGCATTTCCAATTTAGAAGAAGGCGAGGACATGATTGAACTCACCACCGCACCGGACAACGACGTCATTTACATTAACTTCGGGTTCAAGGGTCTGCCGGAACACTTGCCGATTGAACGCATCAACATACGGCCACCCCCTTCAACGGTCGGGGTCGGAGTCGGAGTCGGAGAAGAAGGCGCAGAAGGCGCTTCAATGGCGCAGGCGGACCAAGACCCATTTGACGACGGCATTGCGCCCCCCGTGCAAACCGTGGCGGTTGCGGTTCCGGCTGTGCGAAACGCGATTGCCGAAATGTTGCACGACGCCGACGAAATCATGGCCTCGCAAGCGGTTCAAGAATTTTCGTTCATGGTGGACGTTCCCGCCGAGCGCAAGCGCTACACGCTGGAATCCCAAACCAACGACTTGTTGAACGCGCTGCTTTCCAAGGTTCCTGCCACCCAGCGCAGCGACACCGTGTTGAACGGCATTCACACGCTCATCACCCGGTTCAAGCAGCTCCGCGAGCAGTTTTCCACGTTTGACCGAAACGGCAACGTGCACATGCCGGCAATGCACGGCCCCGACCACCGCCCGCTCATTCACGCGCTGCGCCGAATGAACCAACGCCTGCATTGGATTCTGCCGGTGGCCGTGTGTCGCAAAAAAACGTATTTGAACGAAGACGCCAGCGCGCTGGAAGAAGCCGGGGCGGCGTCAGCCAGCGAAGACGTCATCCAAATTCAAATGTCTCAAATGCTGACGGACGAGTTTCAGTCGCAGTCCGCGTATAAAAACGGCACCGAGTCGTATGCGGCCTACATGAACCGAATCTCCAGCGCGCCGTTTGTGCCGCCCGAATACGAAGAGGACTACCTCGCGTCCGCGGCCGTGCGTGACAATTTGAGCGCCGTGATTGACAACCTGGGCGAACTCAAGTCGTCCGTGGTGGCGGGCGAAGAGCTGAAAACCAGGCGCTTCGTAATGCAGCGCTACAACCTGGGGCTCACGCGGCTGCAAGACACGTCCATGACCGACAAGCGCATGATGGCCGAGGTGGTGCCCATGACGCCCGCCGACCCGCTCACCATGAAGTCATTGATCATGCTGCCGGAATCCGCGGTGTCATACTCGCGCATCGGCCTGCACAGCATCAACGTGCTGGACAAGTCCATGATGAACCAGCACAACCTGAATTACTGGCAGCTGCTGCGCAAAACCACGCGCATCAGCACGCGCACCATTGACGACCTGGACGAGCACATCGCCTTCAACTCGCGCGACTTCTTGAAGGACATCAAGGAGTACGTGCTCACCGGCGAAATCACCGATGCCGACCGGTACGCGGAGTATTTGCGCATTGTGGTGCCCCGCACCCGCGTCCTGTTTGACCTCGTCAAGAAGCACCTCGTGGGCAGCCTGACGCTGTCCGAAATCGTGAATTATTTGGAGCCCTTCATGGTGTACCACCGCGACCTGACGCATCACCAATACACCGACATGGTGGCCTTCTTGCGCGAGCGCATCCGCGACCACAAGCGCAACTACGCGCTGATCAAGGCCCAGTGCGACAAAGCCCGCGCGCACAACTACGGAGTGCTGCATTTGGGCCTTTCCCTGCTCTACAATTTGCTGGTGAGCGGCAAGGCGCACCAAGAAGACGCGGCCGCAGCCGGAGCCGCAACCGGAGCCGCAGTAGCGGGATCCAGCGTGTTTGAAACGTACGGGTTTTCAAGGGAGCAGTACAACATTAGCGGCGACACCGCGTTTCAGCGGGCGGACGCGGCCGATGCCGAGCTGCGCTTGCGCCGCGCACTCACGCCCTCCGAATTAATGCACCGCATGCTGGTTGCCGACAACGCGCGCCTCTACATGTGCGCGGTTGCCAAACTGAATTTGGAGCTCCTCACGTCGTTTGATTTTGCCGCGCTGCTGAACCAGCAAACCGCGAAATTCAAGCAGCGCAAGGCGGCAGAAGAGGGCAACAACAAGTGCGCCAACATCACGATTGCCAAGCAGTACTTGGCGGATTCGGACGAGCTGGAAGACGACAACGGCGTGGAAATTGCGTTTGACCGCAAGTTTGACCGCACCAATTACGAGTTCATTAAGCGCTACGAGTCGCAGCAGCAGGCCATGCCGCGCGAGGAGTTCGTCCTCTTTCTCAAGGAAGAAATCAAGCGCGAGCTGAAGGTGCCGGACGACCGCCAGGCGGGCGTGGAGGCGGAGGCCATGCTGCTGGGCGAACGCCCCGTTCAAGACGGGCAGTACGCGGTCATTGAACTGGACAACAACGACGGCACCAACCGCTACCTGTACTACGTGCGCAAGGGCAAGCAGTGGATTCGCGACACCAACATTCCCACGGGGGTCAGCATGTACGACCCCTCCGTGTTTTGCAACGTGCAGGAAAAGTGTTTCACCGTGGACAACACGTGCATGGACCAACAGTTGGCCGCCGATGCGGTGAAAGAGGGGCTGCTGGATGAAATGAACGCGGAATTCAAGGTCAGCGTGGACGACAACCGCGAACGCACCGTGCAGCGCATTGACGGCAAATTCCAGTACTACGACACGGTGCTGCCGCGATTGCGGCACATGAAGTACGCGCGCATGACCAAATACAACGACGCGCAGCTGCGGCACCAAGTGAGCGCCGACGACTTCCAGGACATACTGCAGTCGCCGTACGAACGACTGAAAACAATTATTCTTGGGCAGTCCGATTTGGTGAAACGCAGCGCCGACATTCTGAACTTCGCCGAGCGCTACACGCGCGGAGCCAACGAACGGCTCAGCGAAGACCCGCACTGGCTGTACTGCGTTAAGACCGACGTGAAGCTGCTGCCGTCGTTCTTGCGCCGGCTGGCAGCGGCGTTCATGGCGTCCGCGTCGTCCGCGTCGTCCGCGTCGGACGCTCCGTCCTACCAATCCGTGCTGCGCACCGTTTGCCGAGAGCAGGGGGAAATCAGCGACGAAGGCAACGCCGTCGTTGATAAGTACAGCGGCTACATCATCATGCACATTGAATCTGCCACGGAAGAGGGCAGCGAGTTCCGCGACTTGCTGGACGAAGGCGCCGACGGCGCAGAGCCCACTGCTGCAACCAGCGTAAAAAGCACCGTGCCCCAAAAGTACGACAACCCGCGCGCGGCCATGATTTCCAACGTCATCACATCCATGGGCAATTATTTGAACGTGGATTTGAGCGCGCTGCGCGAGTTCATCGTGGAAAAGACGATGGCCACGCTGAACGCCACCCTGAAATCGGAGGAACAATACAATCGCGCGGCCCAGGCGTATTTTGAGAAGGAAAAAAAACGCCTGCCCACGTTCAAGGAGTCGCTGCACCAGTCGCTGCTGCTCTACGCGCTCACGTTTTTGACGGTGGCCGTTCAAACCGCCATTCCGTCGCTGAAAACCAACAAGACGCAGCCCGGGTGCGTGCGGTCCTTTGTGGGGTACCCGCTGCTGGGCGAGGAAGACATGAGCGGCATTCGGTACGTGGCGTGCATTGCGCACCAGCTGAAAAGCAAATCCGTGGAGCCGTGGAGCGCCATCAAGGACATGAAAGAAGCCGGCATTGCGGACAAAATCAAGCTGTTCATGAACAAGTACGTGGTGACCAACGGCGAAATCGGCGACTTGTTGGCGCTCAAACGCGAATACTTGAAGGAGCACGCGGAAGAGCTGGTGCCGGCCGAGCTGGACATTCGGCGCATGACCACGTTCCTTCCTCCGCTGAGCGGCGTCGTGAATCCCACGACGAATCCCGTGTCGCCGCAATTCATGGAAGCCCTGGAAGAAAATTTGCGACGCGGAAAACGCGAGCAAAACGAGCAGCTCGGCGTGCTGCGCGCCAAAGTCATGTACTTTTCGCTCGGCATTCAGCAGCTGGTGCAGGAAGTGGTGAGCAAGTACGGAACGCAGCTGCTGCTGAAGCCGCAGACCGAAGGCGGCGTGCCCTTTTTGCAGAACGCGTGCTGCTTGGAGGGAGTGGACAGCACCACGCTGGACTTTTTTGTGCGCCAGCGCCCGGGCATTCAAGAATGCAATCTGGATGCGGCCAAAACGCAGGCCATCATTGATCGCGTCGTCCAGCTGTCGCGCGCTGCCACGTACTACCACCCAACCTCCACGAAATCGGAGTTCCCGGGCTTGTCCGCACAATTTGACGAGCGCACCATATACGCGGCGCTGATTGCCTTCTGCAATTTCAATAACCTGCGCCCCACGCCGCCGGAACTGCAGCTCTTCTGCGTGAACAAGCCCGCGCCCGACGAGTTCAACGCGTCGGACCCCATTACCACGCAAATTGAGAAGCTGAAACGGCGGGGCGTCAATTTCACGCACGAAGCGTTTGCGCAAATGATGCAAGCGGTGTGCTCGCACAACGTGCTGCCGTCACAGCTGAATCAGCCGGAGTGGTCGTCCGATCAGCAGCTGCACGACATGATCGCAAACCTTGACGCCAAGGACAAGAGCGCGTACCGAATCATTCCGGACGAAATGCAGGCGCACATATTGTCAATCATGGACACGTACGACCTGGCGCTGTCGGAAGAAACCGTGGAAATGCGCGAGTTCAAATCGTACTTGAGCAACTTGTGCGACGACCGCTGGTCTCAAATCGGGTCATTCCTGGACGCGAATAAAGCCAACGTGCCGCATTTTTCCAAACAGCGCGCCAAGCTGAAAACCGCGTTCGGCACGCTCATGGAATTCGCGCCACAAAAACCGGGCGGAGTCATTGAATCCGGCGACGCAACCTTGTCGCGGGCCGTTCAATTCACGCAAAACTGCATGCACTTGTTGACCGACGTGTTGCCCAACATGATCCGCAACCAGGTGCAGCGGAATGCAAACAGCGTCAAAGTGCCGGCGCACTGGGGGTTGAGCAACGTGCACCGCGAAGACGTGCGCAGCATTGTTTCGCGAACGTATGCGGGGCTGAATAAATTTTACGGAGACCGACAATTGGCCACCCTTTTGCGCGGCATGCAGACCCGGGTTCGCGATCTCACGCGCTTGATGAGCGTGACCCCCTTTTTCGCGGAGATTTCGTTGCAACCGGACAAGGCAATCCAAGCAGGAACCCAGACCCAGACCCAAGGAACCCAGACCCAAGGAACCAAAACGTTTTCCGTGTTTGACAACCGCACGGTGCATTTGCTGTACAAGTACTACTTCTTTGAGCTGTTGGCGGAGTACACGCGCATGGTGGATTACGATGAAGGCAACATCGTTGCCGAAACGGTGCCGGTGGAAGAGGACGCGCTGGTTGCCGCAACGTTGCGCGCCGAGGAAGCGGTCAGTGGTGTAATGGAGGAAGTGCAAATCACGCAAGTGGAACGCACTGCAGTGGGCAAAACCATTGTGGAGCTGCTGTTCGCGTACGCCGACATTGTGGACGACGAGCGCGCGGCGGTGGATATGAACGCAGACATGATTAAGGAGCGCGTGCGGCGCACCAAGGACAAGGAGAAAGAACTCATTGTGGAAGAGTTTGACGGCATGACGAAGGACCAGCGCGACATTGAAAAGTTTTTCAAGGATCATCGCATGGGCGATTGGAACGTGGGCATGCAAAAGGGCTTGCGTCAATACGTGGGCGACACGTACGACCGGGAGCGCGAAGAAATGGAGCAGCAGCTGCGAAGAGAACGGCAACTAAACCGGCGGGATTTTGTGTCCGACATGCAGCGCGAAATATTCATGGACGGCGATGCGGATCGCGAAGCGGCGCGGATTGAAGCGGAAGAGTACAGCCTGCGCTCGCTGCCGACCGATGACGACTACGGCGATGCGGATGACGGGGGCGCGCTGGACTACGAAGACGTGAACGAAGTTGAATAAATCAATTGTTTTTTATACATATTTTTTTATAAGCATAAACCAAATAAACAAACAGATAAACAATAACCAGAAAAATGGATGTAAATAACGGTATTACACAATTGAAACAATTCATTGTTTCCAATAACATTGTTGGAACGTCTGCCGGTGTTTGCATAGCTCTGGCAACCAAGGATGGTATACAGTCTTTGATTGGGGACGTCATTGCTCCTTCAGTTTCAGCGGGCAACGCCCCGCACAAGCCATAAGTTTTGTGCGTTAACACACGAAAAACAAAAAAATGAATATAAAAAAAATGCAAACATTCGATCAATGGACCCATTAATAATTGATATTGGACATGATTTTGTGTATGACGAAACCCGCATTTGCAAAAAAACGGGGTTGTTGGTCAAAACCTTGGGGGTCGGATGGTACGTGACCGGCGCAGTTGCATGCGTTGCCCACACCATGTTTGTCCCGTACTGCATAATGCTGGCAACCATGTTTGCATCCTGTTGCAATTCCGCGCGATACGAATACGCGTTTTACAAAAAACACGGAGCCCGGTTTTATTCCCTAGAAGAATTCAATGCGTGGAAGAACCAACAGTTGCCTAAATTGAACGACGCGTTTGACACGGCCGAGGTGATCATCAAATTGTGTTTTTTCATTGCATCATGGCCCTTGAGGCTAACAATGTACGACAATCGCACCGGCGCGTTTTCAATTTGCGAATTGGACATGACGGTTTTAAAAATACACGCAGTAGTCACACTAATTGTTTATTCGTGCGCGTTACTTTTATTTATGTGCTTGTGGTGTTCCTTTTACAACAACGCGAATCCGAGTCCGAATCCGAGTCCGAGTCCGAGTCCGAGTCCAAGATCAAGTCAAGTGAGTCCAACGTATGCAGTTTACGTGAATGTAAACGAAACCGGATCAAATGCCATTGAATGCTGCATTTGTTTGAACTCAAAGGCAGAACCGTGGGTTTCCACCCCGTGTGCCCACGTGTTTCATCGCGACTGTCTGTCCGCTTGGAGCCAAATCAATGCAACCTGCCCGATTTGTAGAACCGACTTGTCGTAGGCATTACATATGCAAAAATAATTTATTTTATAATGTAGTATTATAACCACAAAAACAAAATGAGTGCGACTCGCCGTGGTGGTAGTCGCAAAAGAATACTAAATAAAGATATGAAACCAATGCATGAATCAATGCATAAATTAAGGCATCGCGGTCGCGGCGGCGGCAAACGCCGTAGCTGTAAGAAATATTGAGTGAACCCATATTGGTCACCACATCTGATGATACGAATATATGCAAAAGTAGTATTTGCATATATGCATATTTGACATATTTAATAATCTAAAGCTGCGGATTCACGCGACCGGGCAGTCCGTGCCCAAACACGATCATGTAAACAAGCACCACGGCCGCAATGCAAATGCTGCGATTCTCGGCCACCGCCGGGCTTTGTTTCAAAACCAGCACCATTATTCCGTAGAGAACGACACCGATTACCGCGGAATGAATCAACATAGTGAACCCACGTTCTTGCATTTTAGCGTAAATGTGTAAAAGTTGCGCGTTATCACTATGAAGTGTAGAGAGAAAATAATTGTAAACATTATCGCAATCCATTATTTAAATCGTTTGTTTAAATACACGATCAATTCATACACCAGAACCGCACCGGCAATGCACACGCTGCGACTGTTACTCATGACCATGCACCTTGTTATGAAAATGTACAGTAAGACGCCAATCAAAATTGAATGCAGCCCTGTGTTCAAATGCGCGATCATGAATTAACAAATCAACGAATCGTATATTAATTATGTATAAATTAATTAATTGTACAGCTTCGTGGACGTCTCTTGCCCCGTGACGCGCTTAATAAACGTGTCGCCGTCCAGCAGCTCCTTCAAATGCTCCATGTGCTTGTCCCGGTGCCGGAACAAGAAGTTCACAATGGCCGACATGGGCAGCTGCTTGTCCTTGATCGCAGCGTAAAACGTTTTAAACGCGGCGGCGGTTGCATCCGCCGTAGCATAGTGCTTGCCGCCCAGCATGTCGCGAAACAGCTTCTCAATCTCCGTCCGACTGGGATAGTTCAGCTCCACGATCATGTCAGTGCGTCCCTGACGCAGCAACGCGGGGTCCAGCTTCTCCGGGTGATTCGTTGTAATGAACACGATGAGCCCGTGCTTGAACAGCACGCCGTCCAGAATGTTGAGCAGGTTGCTGAACGTGAAACTCTGCGTCTCCACCGACACGCGCTTTTCAAACAGGCAGTCAATGTCTTCCAGAAGCAGGACGGTCTTGGGGTCTATGTTGCGGAACGAGCCCTGAACCGTGGCGTTGTCCATGTCGCGGCTCATGCTCATAATACCCAGATTGTAGTGGATCTCATTGCACAGCGCTTTGATCAAGCTCGTCTTGCCGCTGCCGGGCACTCCCGTCAACAGGTACGTCTTTTTGTACGGGATGCCGAACGCGTCGTACTCCGCCTCGCTGTTCAGAAATTCTGTAACATCATCAAGGATGCGCTGCTTGACGCGCTCGTCCATGTAGACCGTGTTCAGCCGGCGCACGGGGATGCGGCTGTACGTGTTCCACTCGCTGTATTTGTTGGTCACGGAAATGCGCAGCTTCTCGTCGCTGGTGTTGTCAATCTCGCTGGCCAGCTTGTAGAACTCCACAAAAGAATCGGGGGTCGGCGTGCGCACCAGCAGCCGGCGAAAGTAAGTTAAGCCGTCGCAGTTGGTCGGTCGGGGGTTCGCCTCCTCGCGATAGTCAATCTCAAACGCGTGCTTCTCAGCCTTAGCATCCGTGAAAACGTAGTCGTATTCGCCGCATCCAATGCTCATGAAGAGCGCATTAAGCGGGTCGTACGCCGCGGCAATCGCCGCATCTGCCGCCGGCACTTCTTTGTTCTTTATTTTTTCGTCAATCACGCTCTTTACTGCGTTGTACGCTCGCAAGTTGAAGTACTCGTGCACCTCCGTTCGGGCTGGCACGGCATGGTTGGATCGCGTCTTCAACGACGCCGCGTTTCGGAACAAATACAGCAGCACGCGCGTCTGATAATACTTCGGGATTTCGTGTTCGTGCATTGGCGCGGCTGATGTGGAGGTCATTCTGTAATGGAGATTACGTTATTTCATAAACGAATGATGCCTTTAAATGCATTCTTCACAGTTTTAGCAGGGTTGGGATTGATGCGGGGGGCATTACGTGCATTTTTTATGCGAGCATATAGTATCAATAGTATCAACATCCATATGCCCGAAAGTGACAACGTGAATTACACACCCAACCTGGAGTATTTTCTGCAACGGAAGGGCGAAGAGTGCGAAGCGTGGTCCAACCTCCATTTGATGTGTCATAAAAAGTTCAAAACGAGAGAAACCATTTTTAATTTGCCCATTATTACGATTACCGCGTTCATTGGCTTCGTGTCTGGTCTCAACCTGAGCTACGAATACATTCACCTGATTCTGGGCGGAATGAGTCTTTATGCCAGCCTGCTCAAAAGCTACTTTTCGTATTTGAAAATCAGCCAGAAGAGCGAGAATCATCGCATTGCATACATACAATATGGGCAAATTGCAAACGAGATTCGCGTGGAGCTGGCGCTGGAACCGACCATGCGCAACCGCGGCAGTGGATTGCTGGATTTGATCCGCATCAAAATGAAGAATCTATTGGAAGTGTCCGAGATTGTGGACACTTCAATTATCAACGAATATCTCTCAAAGGTTGGGCACGCAAATCGGAACGAGATGTTGCATTGGTTTACGCGAGAACGAAAAGCATCGGGAAATGATGATGTTGATGATGCTCATGATGATCCTGACGGCGCAATTGGCCGACCGCATGTTTTGAAACTGGCCAACCGGGTTGAATCGTATGTGGACATTGAAAAAAAGGTAATGCAGCTGCCCAATGCCGGACGCAGCATGTCATCACCTCAAATCAATTTGCACCGGTCAAACAAGTCTGATACCAATACCAGTACCAATACCAGTACCAGTACCATTCCAGGAATTATGGTGTAATGCGCCTATTTTTATTGAATTTCTCTCTAATTTGAAAATCAATAAACTGTTTTAGTTACGATGTAATTCTGTTTTATCTGTTTTCATGCTCTTGTTATTGTTCTGGTTCTTGTTCTTGTTTTCATGATTCGTTTGCTTCCTCCTTTTTTCGGACTTCTCGGACTTCTCGCACTACTCTTGTTTTTTAGTCTAAACATGCGTTGTATTGTTTTTGCTGCCCCTTCTTCTGCTTCTGCTTTTGCTTGTGCTCGGTCAACCGCGTTTCCATAACTGCTTGGTATATAATGAACCCAACTGTGAGGGCTTTGCTGGCGGTGCCTTGTTTGAAAATTGGATTGCCCCGAACCCAGTGGTTTAGAATAACCCTCACGCATCAGCTGATGGACGTCGGCGCGTCGTTTTACCTTTTCACCTTTGCGAATCATATCATGTACTGCAACTGCCATATCTGGCGAAAATGGTTCAGGATGTTCTTTTATGTGCAACAGTTCTGTTGCGCGTTGAATCAATTGGTCTAGACTAGAAGTTTTTGGTATACGAAAAATGGTGCAACCTGGCTTTAAAATGGTTTCAACAACGCTTGTCATTTTTTGTGCGTCACTACGAGAAAGGAGTTGCAATGTTTCAATGTACCATTTCAACCGACCAATCACACAATCACATACCTCAATTCTTTGTTTCACGAGATTGTGCAACGTTATTTGAAATTGTTGATAAGGATCAGTATCATTGTATGGTATTATTTTAAGGCTGTTTGTTTTTTTATATACAACCGATGCTTTTGCGAAAAAGTCTGCCAAATGTTTTGATGAATATATTGCCGATAATCCTTTCTTGTCAGGAAAAGGGACCAAACCCAACTCAGTAACCATGGAGTCAATGCTTTTACACATCGTGTAAAAATCATTCATATTAATCAAAAAACCCGAACAATTCTGCATGATGTCTACATGCATTTTTGCCAATGCAGCAAGTTTGTCTAAATGAGGGATCCATGCTCCGTTAAAATCTTCAAACATGCCAACATCTGATTTTGTCTTCAGTTGTATTTCTTTTAATAATCGGCACAACTCACCATCAATGCTTGCCAATAATGACTCTAATTTATGAAAATGGTTGGACATGTGTATATATTGGAATATATTATATCGGAATATTGTAATATTGAAATATTTGGGATATTTGGGATATTTGGGATATTTGGGATTGATTATTGAATTTCTCTCTGATTTGAAAGTCAAGAAACTGGTTTTAAGGGAAAGGTTCGGACACAACGGCTCGGCACGACGAGCCGTGCCTTGGAAACCGTAGGTTTTCTGACTTAGTACTCCGGCGTGTGCTTTTTGAACAAGCACCCGTGCGAAGTGATGCCCGTGAATTCATTAATGACCGCAGCATTTTGAAATTTGCAATTGGCCAACCATATTTTCACGATGCAAAAGTTTTTTTTCGGAGAAATGGTTATGCCGTTCACCACGGGCAGCAGCGCCTTGTTGGCCGATATGCAGTTGCCCACCAACGCATATGTCAGCTGCCGCCAGCAATCAGGCACGTCTTTGTTACTGACTTTATACGAGAAACAACCGCCATTCCGGTTTCTAACATCTTCCCATATGGGTGTAATTCCCTCCCTCATTAAAAACAGCATGCAGTTCACGACCAACTTGGGCGGCAGCATTTCGGTCACGCTCACCGCTTGTTCCACTGTGTTGAAGTCGTATAACTTAATATAGCTTTTCAACGACCAGTCGGTGTCGTGGGGCAAATGAGCCCACAACGTCCATTCACTTGAAAGCTCGTGGTGGGTTTTTGTTACTGCAGCCGGAGGATTGTTTGAGGTTGAGGATGAGGAAGAGGAAGATGAAGATTCCTTCATGTTGTTCTCAATACGCATAAATTAGCTCTACTTTTTAAATTGATTTAATTTGTAATTTAAATATCAATGAAATGTAAAAAACAAACATTTAGTAATAATGGCATGCGAATTTCCGGATTGGGCAGCTTTAACCAAATCTCAGCGTGCATGTTTTATGGATCGCGCTGGCTATATAGTTGACAAAAAACCAACAGAAGGGTCTAATCGGTTGGTTACAAAATTGCTTAATACTTTTTTTGAGAAGGAAGTGCTACCAAAATACCTAAACGACCCATGTCCCAATTCCGTACCAGACGAAACACCTGAAAATCGGAAGGCAGCATGGGTTAAGTTGTGCAATTCAGCGTTCAAGTCTGAATACTGGAATATATTGAAAGATGAAATATTTTTACTTCTTTCGAGTAAGAGAATGCGGTTTGGATCGTGTTTAGCCGAACAGCCCACAGAAACAAAAACTAACTCAAGACTGAAAGATTTCATTAATACGTTTAATTTGGATGATAATATGATACAAATGTTGGCGCCACCAAATGATGATATGTTACAACTTTTTCCGCGATTCACAAGACCAACTCCACCAACTCGAACAACTTCCCTTCATATTGATGAAGATAATGATATTGAGGGTGGACGCAAATTAACAAGACGTAGAAAATCCAAGTCCAAGTCCAAGTCCAAGTCCAAGTCCAAGTCCAAGTCCAAGTCCAAGTCCAAGTCCAAGTCCAAGTCCAAATATTAACGGGACAACATCATCTTCATAGTTAGTTTCTGATTTGGATTCCCGATATATCGGATATCTCGGATATCTCTCTTGTTCATTGCCCAGAGTTTCAATTGCGCAATGTATGCCGTCAACCATTGTGGAACCGGGCGACCCATGCGTTGCAATTGGCGCAAATACACTTGAATCCACAACGGAATCACAAATGCCTGTGGTTTGGTTGGACTCGGTGTCGGACTCGGTGTCGGACTCGGGGTTGGACTCGGGGTTGGACTCGGTGTTGGACTCGGTGTCGGACTCGGTGTCGGACTCGGGGTTGAACTCGGTGTCGGACTCGGTGTCGGACTCGGTGTTGGTGCTGGTGCGGGCACAACAAACACGGGGTCTTCTAAACTTATCAGTTTCCCACTGGTGAGACTGGTGCGCTGATTGAACCGTCCAATCCGTTCCCTGCAGCAAACGTCCTTCAGCAAGTGCTTCCATTTGTACCCGGTCCCAGGGTTTGCCCCGAGCGATTGCAGCAGCGAATGCGTGAGCGCCCCTGCCGCTTGACCGTTCAAATACGCGTCCGCGCTGAACTCCGCGTCTTGGCACCCGCTGATGCAAAACACGTCGCCCACCGTTTTTGCGTACCGCTTGAACTCGTAGCTGGTTTGACGCAGCGCCCACGCGGCCGGTTCGTACGTGCGCGGTAACGGCGCCGCCTGGTCAACCAAGTAGCTGGTGTCATCAAACTTGTGGCGCAGATCGCACCCGGTGCCGCTGTGGCACATGTCTAAAACCACGTATAACCGCACACCCTGTGGAACACGCTGCACCAACTCAGAACGCACCGCGTCATCCGTGATGAGCCCGGCCTGGACGTAGTCCAGCGGGCAAATGCAGGAATCCGACCCGCTCTCTTCGTCGCCGTTGTAATCGCGCTGCAGCGAACCGTGCCCCGAATAATGGAACCAGAGCTCGTCCCCGGCGCGCACGCCTTGCAGCAGTTCCTTGAATGCCGCCAAAATGTTGGCACGCGTGGGTTTGCGAGGCGTTGCATCGCTGATCATAATGCACGAACCAGCCGGATAGGACCGCGTCGTCTGCAAGTACGCCGCCACGTTATTGATGTCATTTATGCATCCGCGCAGCTCGTTTCGCGTGCCAACGTAGTTGATTCCTATAAGCAAAGCACGTTTCATTTTATTGTTTTGGGTATATAATGTAACAACACATTTTATTTTTGCACACGTTTTCACACTTTGACCGTGTTGTAATCATACAATACGCGAATGCAGTACGTGTCGTCTTGTTCAAATCCATCTGAAACGAGCGGGTAGTCTTCGGTTTTGTATGCAGCCATGTTTGCAAAATGATAGCTTGCGGGATTGACAGGACGCGAATAAAGGTTTGTTTTTGAGATGTAAAAAATGGAAACCACTTTTACCTTTCCATTTACGATGACGTTTTGTGAATCCCGGCGCAAAATGTAAGTGTCGTTGTTGCGCACATGGTGTGCATAATTCAAAACCATCAACTCGGTCATGTGCAAATTCAGTATTTCCTTGTATTCTTTCATGAGCAACATGGCATACATGCGTTGCATATGGTTCTGGTTCTGGTTCTGGTTCTGGTTCTGTTGGTTCATAATTAATTTGATATTATATACAAAAAATATATATAATATGAAACGATAACTTCCAAAAACAATCAATCAAACAAGGCCTGAATCCTCAACCTCAAATCCGGAAATGGTTACGTGTAAATAGTTGTGAGGATGCAACGTGTGTAAACCGGCGTTGTGATCCACGCATTTGATAATGTAATTGCATTTGACGCCATCCGATGCAACCATTCGCACACCGTGATTCTTCATCATGAACCATTTCAAAAATGGAAAATCTAAGAGCGTGTTTCCAGCCACATAAAAATTGTCTGGACTGGCCAAATTCAAATCATAGTCCTTGCCATCATAACTCAATACAATTTCCATCATGCGATAGTCAACTGGAACAAATTTGCGATCGTAAAAATGAACTCCCTCATGAACCGGAAATCCGTTGTACTTAATCACGTACGCACCCTCTGATTTTGGGGTGTTAGCCATAATAGTTTGCATTGTGTGTATCGTGCTCAACATGAAATCAAACTGCAGGGTGTGATTCCGAATGCGACTCATCAATTCAGTGAATGATTCTTGTGACGATTGCGAATAAGAGTCATCATCTTCGCCATCATCTTCTTCTTCGCCATCATCTTCTTCTTCGCCATCATCTTCTTCTTCGCCATCATCTTCTTCTTCGCCATCATCTTCTTCTTCGCCATTACCGTTTGATTCGTCGTGTGGTTGTTTTCCTTGGTCATATGTTTCAGAAACATCCACATTCACCAAATCTCCATCCGAATCAGATGGATTGGTGTTGGTGTAATCTTGATCAATGTGTTGCACAAACTCGTAAATGGATGCGTATGTTGTTTCAACGCCGTTTTTGATGACGCGAATACATGGTTTGTCTTCGTGGTCTTTGGATTCATCCACAACCACAATGTACTTATGTACATTTTTGCGCGCCATTCCAATGATGGCATTCACCCACGGCAAAACATATGCCACAAATGCCCGTTTGGTGTGCGTTACCAACGAAATGCCACCCCATACAACAGTAATGGCAATATCCGCCCACTCATCTGCTGTGAATGTTTTGTAAAGACACAACCCTGCTCCCAAGGCAAATACAGTGTAAAACTGCGTCCAAACGATAGCAGTCAACTCTTGTTCGGTACAACCCACCGGCTTACCCGAAGCATCATACGCAATTGCAACACAGTTCATTTGGTTATAATGATAACTGCTATTTTAAAAACATGTTTATATTGTTTCAATTCAAACATTTATTAACGGGATCCACTTGCGCTGGGTGTTGTGCTGGGGGTTGCGCTGGGTGTTGTGCTGGGGGTTGTGCTGGGTGTTGCGCTGGGTGTTGCGCTGGGGGTTGCGCTGGGTGTTGCGCTGGGGGTTGCACTGGGGGTTGCGCTGGGGGTTGCACTGGGGGTTGCACTGGGGGTTGCACTGGGTGTTGACGTTGGTTTTGAATACTGCCAGTAAAAGTACCTACCAAACCCTCTGTATGGTTTGATACGCGGTGGACAGTTGGAACCGGTTATATTGTTGCGAACGGACAACCCGTCAGGGCAACAACCAAATTCGGTTTCGGTGCAAGTTAATTTTTCATAATTGTATGGTTGAGGAACACTCTTTTTAACATGCACGCTACGCGGATCTGGTTGTGGCTGATACTTTCCTTTGGATGGGTTCAAACCAAACACATAAAGCAAAATCGTGGTAACATACGTCATCATGATGAATGGAATGAACACGATGAACCATGACAGAACGGTGAGACCACCCATACACAATTGATTAAGCAAAATGGTGAAGATAATCATCACAATGACTTTTAAAAAGGCACTATTTTGTTGCCCCCTAAATAAATCAATAATGATTTGAATTATGGAAAACCCGAGGTAAAGAACCGCAGGTGGACACAGGTTATCTATTATCATCTTAAAACTATATGTATAAGTACAATATGTATAAGTACAGCTATAACATATACATATATTTATTTTGAATGGAGTTGGCATGGGGGTGACTTTGACCTTAATTTTTTGTTGCTTATTTTTTTGATTTGCTTTTCTTCAACATTTTTGCAACGCCATTCTTAAATGTGCCAACAATTTCACCCACTTCCTCGTTCGCATACTCATAAATGTCTCCGTTTGTTTCATCATTGGTGACATACGTTTTTCCTTTGATTTCCACTTCAAACAATTCAAGCGCTTCATCCTCTTCTGAGGCAGCTTCTACAGGCTCCTCTTGAGCCTCCTCTTGAGCCTCTTCTTGAGCCTCTTCTTCTTGATCCTCTTGATCCTCTTTTTCCTCTTGTTCCTCTTGTTCCTCTTGATCCTCTTGTTCCTCTTGTTCCTCTTGTTCCTCTTGATCCTCTTGATCCTCTTGATCCTCTTGATCCTCTTGATCCTCTTGATCCTCTTGATCCTCTTGATCCTCTTGAGCCTCTTGAGCCTCTTGAGCCTCTTGAGCCTCTTGAGCCTCTTGATCCTCTTGAGCCTCTTGATCCTCTTGAGCTTCTTGATCCTCTTGATCCTCTTCTTCTTCTTGAGCCTCTTGATCCTCTTCTTCTTGATCCTCTTCTTGAGCCTCTGGATCCTCTTGATCCTCGGTTTCCACATCGTAGTTATCATCAGACAGTTCTGTGTCATGCGCTGCAGTAGCATTTATGTATTCTGCAATTGATTCCAAATTCGGTGCAACAGCCGGATTGGTATCGTCAATGATTTCCAACCGAATTGGTTCTTCGGTTGTTGCACCGTGACACTTGCACACCTTTTGTTGTTCCAAAAGTGATTTAACGAAGGGTATTTGAAGAACCGCATCGTGCGTTTGTTTGTACAAGTGGTAATCGGCCAGCATGTGGGAAAGTTTCGGTTCCAATGACTGACGCAAGTCTTCCAGCAAAATGTCAACTATGGATGCAGAAGTAGTCATAGAAGTGGTCATGATAAAGTTTGCGTTTGCGCGCAGTTACATGTCTCCACAGTGATTTGTTTAATATGGTTTGGAATACATTCTAAAAATTGCTCGTTTTTATTATTTTGAATCTATAGTAATTTAAACACAATAGCGCATTGTTCATCATTATTCCATGTCGTCTTCTCCTGACTCGTCCGCGTGTGCACCCGCACCCAAACCGCTGCTTCCGCCTTATTTGCAGCATCTGCAACATTTGGAAGGGGATGAACTCAAAGAAGCCATTCACCGGGAACACGTCAGCCAAGCAATGGCGTTCATCCTGCGTCAAACCGAATACGATGAAGAAACCGCGTTCAAACGCTTATGCGAATTGAAAGATCCAGTAAAAGTGGTGTCCGAATATTTAGGAGTAAAACCGAAGGTAGACGCTCAACCCAAAACTAAAAATCAAATGAAGTACGGAGAGATACGCAAATTTATGGATTATGGCGCAAGGCAATACAACCTTCAGGCCGAACGACGTAAACTGATTCAACAACAACAAGAACAACAACAAGAACAACAACCAAATGATCAAAAATAATATCATGCCATTATATTGTAATTATTCGTAATTAATCGTAATTGGCGATTGGCGATTGGTGATGCCGGTTCAAACAAAAAGAATCCGCGATTCATCACGCACACGCACCCATAACGCCGCAACAAAAAAATGCAAACCGACCAAACACGAATTGCAGCTGGCATGCAAAACGAATGAAAATAAAAATCGGGTGTTGAAAAGTTTTGAAGCAGAGTTTGAAAAGACCTTCAAGCACACCTTAACGAAGGAAAACGAAAACGTCCAGAAGTCATTGATCAAGATGTTTAAAACCCCGTTTGCCCCTTCTAAAATCACCCCTCAAAACGATTTTTACACGTACATCAATTACAAATGGATTAACAAACAAACCAAAGAACTTGCGCGCACCAAGAAATTCTACGTGCAATTGGACAATTTTAGAATCACCCAAGAGAAGGTGTATTACGAATTGATTCAAATTGTCAAGGAATACATCAAAAACAATGACACTGAAAAATCGCGCGCAATCAAAAATTTGTACGAGTCCATGCTGCATTTGGACGACAGGGAAGCCGAAGACCAAGTGTTGTTGACCCGAACCCTCATAGAAAAGGCAATAGACACCGACGTTGACAACAATAATTTGTACTGGCTTTTGGCTCAAATTAACCAAAACGAGGTGCTGTCTTGGGGGTGCCCCATTTCATGGACCGTTTCCAAGGATCAAAAACGGTCGTCCTTTTACAAGAGCACGGTTTCTCCGCCGCAGTTGACAATTTACGACTACACGCTCTACATTGATGATGAAACCGTGGACGATGAAATTAAGCGATACCGGCGCAAACTGAGGTCAAAGTATTTTGAGTACATTGACGGCATGTTTGACGCGTGTTTGGGGAAGGGGCACGGATTCAAAGCGAGCGATGTGTGGGACGTGGAATACGAATTGTTGACTGCAATGGGGTGCGCGTCGGTGAAGAACGAGAGCAAGGAGTATTACAACGTTGTCAATAAGGACGACGCGTTGAAGGACTACGGGTTTGATTGGACCCGGTTTGCAACTGAAATTGGATACGACACTGTGCCAACGTCGTTCATATGCACCAACCTGAGTTATTTGAAATGCATTATGAAAATTATGAAGAAGGACGGCGCCTGGAAAACGCCCAAATGGAAAGCGTATTTCATGTACATCGTGTTCCGTCAAATCATGCGGTTTCACAAGAAATGGCGGCTCATTTACTGGGAGTTTCACGGCAAATTCATTAGCGGACAGACGGTTCCGTGGCCCGATGAAATTTACCCGATTTTTGGGTTGTCGCTGTGTTTCAACACGTTTTTAACAAAGGAGTACGTGCAACGAAACCACAAGCCGGAGCACATCCAATACGTGACCAACTTATCCAACGACTTGCTGACCGTGTTCAAGCGAATCATTAAGCGCAACACTTGGTTGTCCCCGCAAACGAAGAAGTCCGCGTTGCTGAAGTTGGACCACATCAAAGTGGTCATCGGCAATCCGGCAGAGATGAGAGAAGACCCCATTTTGAACTACACGAACCGGGGCGCGTATCAAAACATCAAAAAAATTGCTTGGTGGCGAACCAAGAAATTGGTGACCATTGATGGAACCTCGTCCGACACCGACATTCCAACCATTGACTGGGAACAATTCAAGCTAGTGGGGTCGCAGGCCTACATTGTGAACGCGTATTACACCCCGGTTGAAAACACGATTTACATTCCTTTAGCGTATTTGCAAAAGCCGTTCATTGATTTGGACGAGCGCGGGATTGAATACAACTTGGCGCACATTGGCTACACGCTGTGTCACGAAATGTCGCACTGTTTAGACGACGCCGGAAGCAAGTACGACCACAACGGCAACTTGCACGACTGGTGGACAAAAGAAGACCGGAGCCAGTTCAACCGGAAGGTGAAGGACGTCGTGAAACAGTACGAAACGTTTGCAATGTTTGACGGAATCAAAATGGACGGAACCTTAAGCATCGGTGAAAATTTAGCCGACATTGCGGGATTGTCCATTTGCATGGAGTACTTGCGAGACTTTCAGCAAAAGAATGACGACATTGTGCCGATTAAGTCCGCATCGTTTCAAATATTCTTTGTTTACATTGCATTCCAGGCCCGTCAAAAAATAATGAAGGAAGCCATTCAGGCGCAATTGAAAGTGAACCCGCACCCAATGGACAAGTATCGCGTGAATTGTCCGCTGGCTCGTTTGGAATTATTTAGGAACATTTACAACATTAATAAGGGCGACAAAATGTATTGGCCTTCCACCGATTTTTGGTAATTTTTTCGGGGTTGTTTTTCGCCATTTTATATTTCATTTCAAAAATTTTTTTTATTGGAGTATTACATAAACCCAATAACAAAATGGCTCATCGTTCCGCTCGCGCTTCCCGCTCCGCTTCCCGCTCCGCTTCCAAGGCCCGTGCCCGTGCCGCTAACCGCACTGCCAAGCGTGCCGCCCACGCTGCTTCTTCCGCCTCCAAGGCTGCTTCCAAGGCCGCACACGCCGCCGTGTCTGCTTCCAAGGCCGCTCACAGGGCTGCTTCCAAGGGCGCTTCCAAGGCTGTTGCCGCTTCTGCTTCCAAGGCTGCTCAGCGTGCCAAGGCCGCTGCCGCCCAGGCTTCTGCCGCTGCCTCCAAGGCCGCTCACGTTATGTAAATTTGCTACACTTCCATGTCAAATTTAACACCATTTAAAATTTAAATTTAACCCAATTTCAAATTTAAATTCAGCTTCGGATTCAATTGCACTACACTTTCCAGGTCGCGTAATCGGTTTTGTAATTCCGAGTCGCAAACGACAACTCCGGGTTTTGAGGGTCGGGCGTTTCAATGACGACGGGTTGATAGCATAGCTCCGGCGGTTTCAGTTTGAATGCGCACCGCTCGTCCGAAAACACCTGGTTGCATTTTTTCAAGTTGGCGTCTTCCACCAGCGCCATCATTCCAATGAGCTGACACCCGAATATTTTCGCCACATGGAAATTGACGTTGGTTTCAAACGGCGAATCCGGAAACACGATGCTCATGTTTTTCTTATTGTGTTCAATCAGCTCGTTCATGCTGGGCGCGTTTTTCACTTTGAGTGTGAAATCCAGCACGTGCATGAAGGGAGACGTGGCGCCAATATTTATGTACTGGTGCAAGCAATTGGACGAAAACTCGGGTTTCTCGGCGCACCCGCTTTTCACCGTCGCATTGGAAATATCCACCATGATGATGACTTTTCCCATGAAGTTTTTCACCGGAATCATGCCCAGGTTTTGCCCCCCAAATTCATAGTTGTATTCGGGGCCGAGCAGCCTGTCGCCAAAGGTTTTAATGCACGCAATGATGCGTTGTATGAACTCCTTGTTGCGGTTTTTGCTCTTGATGCGCAAGCTGATCAAAAGCGGGTCGTTGTAATTCGGCGCAACCGAAAACGCGCGTTCGTTTATTTTTTTGCACACCTCCATGAAATCCAAGTGGTTGAACGTTTCCGTGTGGTAAAAGTTTTTGGCTTGGCTGGATGCGCCCACAATCGGGGTGTCGCTCAAACTGTACACTTCAAAATCCAGACAGCGGTAGCCTTGCGCAATCACGTGCTCCAATGCAACCATGTCCACGTAATTGTTTTTCCATTCTCCCAAACAGCAGCAGTTCAGGGCGGTTTTAATGTAGAAATTGCGCAAAGGGTACTCTTGATGCTCTTCTTTGATGGACTGCAGCTGGCGGGCAACGTCAACCGTGTTCACCGATTTTTTTTCATTGTCGTATAAAGTGTAATGCACCACAAACAAGTAACACAGCACGGCAACCACAAGCAACAAAAAAAACAAGCCGCCGGGTGAAATTGTTCCGCTTATGGAAGCGTAAGCGGAAGTCGCCCTGGCTGTGAGCTCTTGCGGTACGGCATTCATCACATTTTGCATTGCAACCCACACAAATTAACAAAATCAAATCACAAATATAAACAGAAACAGATATTACATTAACAGTATAAAAAATAATAACAACAATATATCAATAATCCACAACCAATAACACACTCATTGCATTTCTCAATGACGGGTGGTTTACTAAACATTGTGTCGTACGGCAATCAAAACATTATTCTTAATTCCAACCCCAAAAAGTCGTTTTTCAAGACCACGTACGCCAAATATACCAATTTTGGCATGCAAAAGTTTAGAATTGATTTCACCGGGCAGCGCAACCTGCGCATGAGCGAGGAGTCGCGCTTCACGTTCACGGTGCCGCGCTATGCGGAGCTGCTCATGGACACCTACCTCGTCGTCACGCTGCCCACCATTTGGAGCCCGATTTACCCGCCCATTGCGTGCAGCGACGTGTGGCACCCCTACGAGTTCCGCTGGATTGAAAATCTGGGCACGCAAATGATAAAGGAAGTCGTGTTTTCCGTGGGGGGTCAAACTCTGCAGCGCGTCACGGGGAAACACTTGTTGGCCCAGGTGCAGCGCGACTTCAACGGCACAAAACGCTTGCTGTACGACGCCATGACCGGCAACACCGCCGAGCTGAATGATCCCGCCAATTACTCGGGGCGCAAGGGCACGTACCCCAACGCGTACTACAACACGAGCCAGCAGGGCCCGGAGCCCTCCATTCGCGGTCGCAAGCTCTACATCCCGCTCAATGCGTGGTTCTGCAACAACAGCCGCGCCGCGTTCCCGCTGGTCGCGCTGCAGTACAATGAGCTGCAGATTGACGTCATCATGCGCCCCGTGCGCGAGCTGTTTGTCACGCGCGACGTGACGTACAAGGCCAGCACGCCCGCCCAAGTGGCGCAAGCGCCCTTCATTCAGCCCAACTTCAACGAGCCGGAGTATCAATTCTACCGCTTCTTGCAGCCGCCGCCGGGCGCCGACATCACGACGGCCGACATGTATTCGGACAAACGCACGGACTGGAACGCCGACGTGCATCTCCTGTCCACGTACTGCTTTCTGTCGGCCGAGGAGTCGCGCGTGTTTGCGTCCCAGGAGCAGAAGTACTTGCTCAAGGAAGCGTACGAATGGGAGTTCAAAAACATCACCGGCAGCCACCGCGTGGAGCTGCAGAACACGATGGGCATGGTGGCCACGTGGATGTTCATGTTCCAGCGCAGCGACATCAACCTGCGCAACCAGTGGAGCAATTACACGAACTGGCCGTACGCGAACGTGATTCCGGCCGACGTGGTGCTTGCCTCCGGCACCGGAACCTACAAGAATCCGTGTCCACCGCCGAAACCCGTGAACATTGGGCCCGGCGTGGAGCCGGATGGCACGACGGCAACCGGACTGTACGTGACGCAGAACTACAGCGTGGAAAACCAGCAAGAAATCCTGCAGCAGCTCGGCATCCTGCTGAACGGCGCGTACCGCGAAAACATGCTGGAATCCGGCGTCTACAACTACGTGGAAAAATACATCCGCACCATGGGGTACGCCCCGTTCGGACTCTACATCTATAACTTCGGTCTGGATGCGAGCAACGCCGCGTACCAGCCCAGCGGCGCAATCAACATGAGCAAATTTTCCACGATTGAGCTGGAATTTAGCACGACGCCGCCGCCGCTGGACCCGAGCGCCAATTTTTACACGATTTGCGACCCCGAAACGGGCATCCCCGTGGGCGTCAACAAGCCGCATTGGCGCATTTATCAATACAACTACGACCTGACCGTGCTGGAAGAGCGCTACAACGTCATCACGTTCATTGGCGGCAACTGCGCCCTCATGTACGCGAGATGAGGCAATATAAAAGCGATTTAGCGCAACCTCCGCGCAACGGAATAATTAATATTATAATAATTTAGTATTATAATACTTAGCAGCAACGTTTTCATGACACTGACCAATTTAAGTGACGTGGTTGTGGAACAAGATGGGACCGAACCCACTTCACCGCATTTGATCCTGAATTATTTCAAGTTGATTTTGAAAATATTGGCCGTGTTCATCCTGTTTGCTTGGACCAGCACGTCCAACTTCTTGAACTCGCTGAACATTGACACCGTTGCCATGTACCCGGTCACTAATTTGGTTAAAACCAACCCGTATGCCACCATGTTCAATCCTGGAAGAATTAACATGTCAGATGAAAAAGAAATAAAAGCAAAAGTAGGAATGGCATGGTGGTTTGAACTCACCCAACAAACCTCTTATCAAGTGGGTGGCTTAATTTTGCACTATGTTTTCAACTTTTTCAAAGACAAAGTGAACGGAATCAAGGCTGGGGAAGAATCCGGCAAAAACAAGTCAATCCTCTTTCAATTCTTTTCATTTTTGCAATGGTTTATTTTTGCAATTTTGACAAATGCATTGTTTGCATTGTTTTTGATACTCGTGTTGTTCTTATGGATCCCTGGAGTTCTAGGCGGCTTGACCGCATTCATGCCCCTCACGTATCACACGCGTTCAGCCTTTTTGAAGCTGTGTTACAAAGGATTCCTCCTGTTTTGGACATTTGTGTGGATGTGCATTGTCGGTTGGGTCACAATTTTCCCCGTCATTTATGGTTTTTTGCATTTACTCTACCTCATGTTTTTTAAACAATTGATGGATAATCAAACCGGGTTTGTGAACGAATTCATGAAACGCATGAAGCAGCTTGTTTACATTTACGTCTCGGTGGCAATCATACTTGCATTCACGACCGACGACTTTTCTAAGGCAACGAAAACCACGATTGGAGTTGCATGGGTAGCATACGTGCTCTACAACAAATTTATCGCGAATAAAACCATTTAATGAATTGTTTCAAAATATCATAATAAACCCAATGCATGGCTTATTATCATATACATAATCATACATAATCAAGAATCAAGAATCAAGAATCAAGAATCAATCAATGCAACCGTTCGTCAGCGTCTGCACGCCCACGTTCAACCGCCGCCCGTTCATTCCAGCCATGCTGCAGTGCTTCAACCACCAAACGTACCCAAAAGACCGCATGGAGTGGATCATCGTGGATGACGGCACCGACCCGATTGAGGACCTCGTGTCCCAGCATCCGTGCGTCCAATACTACCGGCTGGACGCAAAGATTTCTCTCGGCAAGAAGCGCAACATGATGCACGAAAAGGCGTCCGGCGACATCATCGTCTACATGGACGACGACGACTACTACCCACCCGAGCGCGTGTCGCACGCGGTGGACACCTTGCTGCACCACAAAAAACAGAAGACCGGCGTCAAACTGGCGGGCAGCAGCGAAATGTGCATTTATTTCAAAACCGGGGAACTACGTTCCCCGCACCCCTCCTCGGGTCCCCGGTCCTGCGGCCAAATGGTGCAGTTCGGTCCCTACGGTCCCAATCACGCCACCGCCGCCACGTTTGCGTTCTGGAAGGAGCTGCTCTCCGAACTGAATCTGGCGTACGACGCGGACGCGTGTCTGGCCGAAGAGCGCGCGTTTTTGCGCGGATACACCGTCCCCATGGCACAGCTGGACCCTATGAAGGTCATTCTCGTGTTTTCGCACGAGCACAACACGTTCGACAAGCGCATGCTCCTCTCCAATTTAGGCAAACCCAACTCCGGCATGCAAGTGAGCACGCGAACCGTCGCGGACTTCATTAAGGAACCTGGCCTGCTGCAGTTCTACACGCACGACGTGGACGCGGCTCTGCAAGCGTACGACCCCGGTCATCCCTCCATGAAACCCGATGTCCTCCAACAAATCCGAGAGAAAATGCAGAAAATGAACAATGGCAATAATAGCAATATCAATAGCAATATCAATAGCAATAATAGCAATAATCTCTCCACGCATGAAGCCGCAATCTTAAATACACGCATCACATTCAAGGCACCCAACGCAACCGACCGCGTCATGACGGTGGAAGAGCTGATACGCACCGTACAGGCTCAAGCCGAAAAACTGGAAAAAATGCGGGAACTGTGCGACAAAAAGGTTCGCCAGAATTCGGAACTGCTTGCCACGATCAAGGACCGCGACGAAGTCATCGCCGCGCACTTGGAAACCATTGAACGTCAGGGCGCGTTGCTGGATTCTCTCGCGAAATGATGGCTCAGTCGCCGCAAAGGTCGTCGTCCACGAATTCGCTCGGGTAGGTGCATTTGTTCAAGTAACGCTGCATGCGTTGGACGTCCAGCTTCGTGATTTCAAATTCGTCCATGATGTCTTCCATTTGTTTGTCGTCTGCCGTGGCAAACGCGTTCAAGAAAAACACAAACAAGTCTTTCTTGTCCATTCCAAATTTTTGGCACATCATTTGAATGAACAGCGAGTTGTTGTATTCGGTGCTGTATTTGGTCAGAACCTTCGTAAACCGCACTTCGGACGGGTTGAATTTCGGGCACGGATTAAACCGCTCGTGATACAGCTTGTTGTTGTAAAACGTTTTGATCAGCGAGCTCATTTCATTGAACTGCCAAATCTGTTTTTGAAACGTGATGCGGTCAATGTAGTCCGCAAAACAAATGTTGTCCAGCGCGCACTTGTAAAAGGCAAACGCCTCCTGCTGACGCGGCACTTTGGCCAACGCGTCCACCACGTTTTCATGCCAGAGCAAGCCCACAATGGTGCGGTCCGTCTCGTTCATTAGCACCGAGTGGTCGCCGAGCGCGCACGGCGTGTTTATGATTTTTTTCACAATGGTTTTGCTGTCTTCGTTGTTCGTCTTCGGTTGAAGGATGGTTTGAATGAGGGTGTTGCTGTAACCGTTGCAGCCCGTGTTGTTTAGAATGCCGCCAATTATGGAAATTTTGCGGAGGTCGCCCTGAATGAAACGGGCCACGTTTTTGTGCAGCGTCAAGTCATGCGAATGCAGCACCGACTGGACAATCACGCTCACTTGGTCCAACGTCGGAATTGGAATCTCAAACGTCACGCAAACTTTCATGAGTTCCCGGATTTTTTTGTCCACGTGATGGTTGCCAATGCATATGATGGGGTTCATGGTGACGTCTTCCAGCCGCTGCTTCTTTGTTTTTTTCGGGCGCATGAGTTTGATCAGCGTGTTGATGCCGCCCTTGTCGCCGTTGTTCATGCCGTCAATTTCATCCATGACGATTGCAATGCGCTTCGGGGCGCGATGAAACATGGACAGCACACTGTGTTCGCTCATGTTGTGCTTTGTGATCAAGTCAATGATGGACTTGTTTCGTATGTCGCCCGCATCGTACTTCACGATGTCATAATTTAGAGATTTCAGCAACTGCATGACAAATTCGGTTTTGCCCACACCGGGATTGCCGTGTATGTATATGCCCCGACGAATGGTGAGGTCGCCCTTTTTAGCCTGGAACTCGTTCAACACTGCGGCGACGTCGGCGGCAATGCCTTCGCGACCCAGCACTTGATTGTAATTCAGAGGCAACAAGGCGTTGGGTTTAGGGGTTGGGTCCGAACTTTGTGTTGTTGGATCCTGATGTTTGGGTTTGACTTTGGGCTTGGGCTTGGATGCTTTCATGGATTTAGCATGCACGGGCTGTGTTGCATACTATGGGCTCAATGTGTTTAATATTGGAATGCATCAAATTATAAATAAAAAAAAATAATAAATTCACAGTGTATATTGCAACTGCATTAATAATTGAATACGAATTGGAATGGATTCCGGCCAAGGTTCTAGTTCGTTTTTTTCATCTTTGAACTTTCAGCGCATTGTCATCTTGATTGCAATCATTATGCTCATTGTGTCATTGGTGTTCATTGGACACGCGCTTTACAAGCAGTCCACCGATGTGTCCTGGCCGCCCAAAACCCTCAAGTGCCCCGACTATTATTCATGGAATGGTACTAAATGCGTTGCTCCCAACCCAACACATCACGCTGCTAATAAATGTGAATACAACGGTATACCGGGTGGAACTCAAGGCGCGCCGACATGTCCCACCGAATAAACCCGAATGGTTTGCTTTGTGTTTCATAATCACAAATAAAATAATTATATGTGTATAATTCAATAACTTATACCCATTTGTGAAATCATTTGATGCCGCATCAACACTATGCAAATGCAAACATTAGAAGTCATTCTGCAAATCAAGCCAATCAAGCCAATCAAGCCAACGGTCGCATTGACATTTTAGGCCCAACGGTGGAGCAGCAGTTCGCCATGTACGACAAAATCCCGAACTCGGAAAAGTGCTCGTCGTTTCACGATGCCATGGTTGGAAACTGGTACGACACCCCGCTCAGCGACGCCTTTTTTAGCACCCGAAACATGGAAGCCGTGCAAAACGCGCTGCGCAAAGGCGTCCACGCCATGTCCAACGGCGCATACTTGATCGGGCCGCAAGACTGCGACAACCTGAAAATGATCATGCGCAGCGTGTTTCTGCAGAGCGCCATGAATTTGGCAACCGACATTCCGGGGCAAATCGCCGCGCTCAACAAGATCGTGGTGGACATGTTCGTGCCGAAGCTGTGCAGCGAAGCACGGGCGTACCTGCAATACAAGCGCGATGCCAGCACCATGTACCGACCCATTGACCGCCCCATTTACTCCGCCGAAAACGACAAGACGCTGGAACTGCAGCCGTGGTTCTAAATCGGGGAACGTTCCCCGAACCCCTCCTTGTCAGAAAATACCTTATCAGAAAACCTACGTGCCGATTTGGTCTTTTTTTTTCCGAAAAAAATTGAATTATTTCACACATGTCATAATTCAATGCAATGCAATACAATCCATTACAATCCACAGTTCATTCAATACGCCATGTCATCGCGTGCCGCATTGTTCAAGAAATCTACACAGCGCAACTTCGGGTTTGAGAGATATTTAACATCATCCGAACCTAATTCGGACATTGTGTTGGACTGCACCGGCACCGGCTACGTCAACACCCTCCCTCTGTCATACTTCGTAACCGACAAAACCCAAACCAAAACCCAACCCATACAAAATGAAACAAATCGCAGGCCCAAGGGCAAAGCCGACGCCATGCCCTACGAAAGTTTCCGCATCATCAACGCCCAACACCGCGGAGGACATGCGCACTCCCTCGTGCTCATTAAGAGCCGCGCCATCCAAACCAACCCGCACAACATTGCGATATTTGAGTCCAACGGACGCAACCAGTACTGCAGCGTTCGCATCATTGACGACCATGACCATGACCATGACGCGAAGAAAAATGTCACCAAGGATTACACCACCATCTCCCCCGAATACAACATCAACTACGGCACAAACACTCATAATCCCGGGTACTGCGGCATTTACAGCATCATCTGCGTCGTCGCGTTTCGCCATTACCGCAGCAAGACCGGCACGCTGTGGCTCAGCAAATGGACCAAACTGCTGGCCCACATGAGCCGGCGCATTGACAGCAATGCCGGCAGCATGGGCGTCACACTGGCAGCGCGTGTTCAAGAAATCATCGCCACCACGCCGGATCATTCGTCGGCCGAAAAAGAAATCGCCGCAGCCATCCGGGCATGCATTTCGGACAAAGGCTAATGACAAAACAAACAAACCGAGCGAAATTGTCTCATTTTTTTCGTTTGATACAAATTATTACACATTTACAGTGGGTTCCGTGTTAGTGGGTTCCGTGTTAGTGGGTTCCGTGTTAGTGGGTTCCGTGTTAGTGGGTTCCGTGTTAGTGGGTTCCGTGTTAGTGGGTTCCGTGTTAGTGGGTTCCGTGTTAGTGGGTTCCGGGGTAGTTTGATCCTGTTTTGATTTAAAAATCAATAAAATTTGGAAAAAACATGATGTTAAACAATAGCCAACTATGTACCATAAACAAAATATTAACTCATCGGGTATAAGTTTAAAACAATAATTTATTACTAGTATTGACATCGCTAAAATTACAGCAAATGCTCTAACAGCAAATTTTTTATATCCAAATTCTATATTTTTAAATAAAAGTGTGTCAAAACAATATGTGCCAAAAATGTATATAGTAATTAAAAGTATAACATTGCGATTAAATATCTCCTTTAATTTTGAAAATTTATCAATAATTAAATATAAACTAAATAGAGAAAATACTATCATTCCAGAATATTCATATGGCATGTCAAATGCGTTTGAGTCCACAATCATCAAAGGTAGATTGGGTATCACAAATAATAATAATGGATAAATGTGAATGGATGACACGTAAATTAATAATACATAATGCATCCCTTTAAGAAATTCATTGATGTAATCCTTGTTTTTTTTTTTTAAAAAATTGAATAAATTGTTATCATTTAAATCATCATATATTTTGCAAAAAACCCCTGCAATGAATGTTAAAAATGATAATTTTAATATTTCAACATTCATTTGATATTTATTTCTTTTTCTTTTTATTTTTGTTTTCATTATTTAACGTATTTTTACAAATGTTTCAATATGGTTATGCTTTTTTCATTTTTCCTTGCGCCTTCGTGCCAGATTTTGCTGGTGTAACTGTAAGTGTTGCTACTTCTCTCCCACGTTTCTCTTCTTGTTTCACGTATTCGGCGCGCAGCTCCGCCAAGTCGGCCAGCCACAGCTGCTCAATGCTGGTGCCTTGCAGCGTGGCATGGCATAACTCCTTCTGCCCCTTCTCTTTCAGCAGCTTCTGCACGTTCTCCTCGCTCACGCTGTCCATGGGGAGCTTCAACAAGTACTTGTACTGCTCGTCGCCTTCCATGGTGTCGTACCCCTTGGACTGCAGCATGGCCGTCAGCTCATCCCCGCGCTTTCTCCGCAGGTCAATGCTGCCGTCCAGCAGTTCCTGAATGTAGCGCGCCTTGTTGCTGAGAACAAGGAGTTCCGCCGCCATGGTCGCCAGCTGGTGCGTCTTGCGCTTCTTATACAAGGAGAGGCGCGTCGCGTAATAATCCCGCACAATGTCGCGCACGTTGCCGTACTTCTTCAGCTGGTCCTGGCTGTCAAACAGGTGCATGTTGCTCGTGGATTCCGTCGTGTACAGCTTCAGCAGTTTTTCAACCGCGTTACCGTGATCCACGACTGCCGTGAGTGCTCCAAAGTCAGCCGTGGCCGGAAACGTGATCGTGAAATCCACCACCGTGTCCGTGCTCATGTCCACGTAGTCCTTGATTGCGCCGGACTCAATCAGCGCCTCCAGGTGCTTCTTGAAATCCTCCGTCCAATAACCAACCGGGAGTTCCGTGACGCGCACCTGCTTCTTCGCGGCATCCACGGCGTGCAGCCCTTTGACCAGGAACTTTCCACCAGACCCAGACCCAGATCCGGAAGTAAGCGCAGTGATGGTGCCTTTGAACCCGCGGTAATACGGCTCAATTGGGCCCCACTCTGCCTCCGGCTTTTGCAGCAGCATGTTTCCGATGTGGTCAATAATTTGCAGCGGATTGTGGCACATGATGTCCGTGCTGAACCCCGTGCCGATGCCTTTCGTGCCGTTCACCAGCACCATGGGCACGATCGGCGCGTAAAACGTGGGCTCCACCAGCTGGCCGTCGTCGTCCAGATACTCCAAGACGGCGTCGTCCTCCGCGCGGTAAATGAGGCGCGTGATTGGGTTCAGCTGCGTGAAGATGTACCTTTCACTAGCAGCGTCTCGGCCTCCTCCTTGAATGCGCGTCCCAAATTGACCATTGGGCTCAAACAAGTTGATGTTGTTGCTGCCGACGAAGTTCTGCGCCATGCCGATAATGGCCCCGTTCAGACTCGCCTCGCCGTGGTGGTACCCCGAGTGCTCCGACACGTAGCCGCTGAATTGCGCCACCTTGATTTCCGTCTTGAGTCCGCCCTTCTTGAACGCCGCGAACAGGATTTTGCGCAGCGAGATTTTCAGGCCGTCCATGCCGTTTGCAATGGAGCGCTGGTTGTCGTAGATGGAGAAGTGCTTCATCTCGCGCGTCATGAAGTCCTCGTACGTCACGTGCTTGTGGCTGGTGTCCAGATGATCCGCGCGATTGTACGTGGACAACCACTGCTTGCGGTCGTCGGCGCGCTTCTTGTTGAACACGAGGTCAATCGCGTCGTCGCTCGGCTCGCCCGTATACGCGAAATCCACGATCTTCTTGTGCTCAAAGTACTCGCGGAATTCGCGCCCCGTGCTGGTGCCCAGACCCTTGTAGTACTTGATGTTCCAGGTGCTGACGTCCACTGCTGCAGCAGTCGCTCCGCTTACACCGCCGCTTGCAGTCGCTCCACTTTTCCACGCTTCAAACTCGCCCTCGTTGTAAAACACGCGCTCCTGTGCGCCCTTGCGCGCCTTCAGAATCGGCGTGTTCATGAACCCGATGAAACCCGGGATGTGCGTCAGGGACGGCCACTCGCTCTGAAACAGGTTGATGCCGAGCCCCTTGATGTGCGACCCGTCCAAATCCTGGTCCGTCATGAACAGCACCTTGCCGTATCGCAGCCGCTTGGCCACGTCTTCCGCCGTGTATTTGCGCCCGTTCTCCAGTCCCAGGATGCGCTTGATTTCCGCGATTTCCGTGTTTTCTGCAATGCGCTTGACCGCCTCGCCGCGCACGTTCATGAACTTGCCCTTCACCGGATACACGCCGATCGTGTTGCGGTCCTCCTTGCTCAGGCCGGATACAATGCCCGCCTTGGCTGAATCTCCCTCGCAAAAGATGATGGTGCACTGCGCCGACTTCTCCGTCCCCGCGAAATTGGCGTCAATCAGTTTCGGGATGCCGCGAATGGTGCGCGTCTTTACGCCGTCCGTCTTCTTCGCCGCCTTCGCCTCTTTCACTTCCGTCAGGGCGCAGGCCGCGTCCATCACGCCCATCTTCGCCACCTTTTCCACGAACTCGTCGCTCACGACGCAGGCCGACCCGAAATTCGCGCTCGTCGTTGTGAGCTCGTCCTTCGTCTGGCTGGAAAACGCCGGGTTCTCAATGTCGCAGCGCAGAAACAACATGAGCTGCTCCTTGATGGTCGCCGGCTTCACGTCCACCTTCTTCTTGGTCTTGATAAACGCCGCCAGCTTGCGCAAGAGCTGGCCCATGACGTATTCCACGTGCTTGCCGCCCTTGGACGTGCAAATGCCGTTCACAAATGACACGTGCGCGAACTCGTCGGTGGGTGTCAAGCACACGGCGTACTCCCATCGTTCGCTGGCAGTCTCAAACACGCACTTGCCCTCGGGGCGATCGTAGAGGCAGATGTACTGCTTGAAATCTTTCACGGGCACGACGGCGCCGTTGTACTTCACGCGAATGCTGCGGTCCGTCACAGCGGCAATGTCGCACACGCGTTTTTTAAATAACGCAATCATGTCCGGCGTCAGCCCGGCAATGCCGAAGCGCGCATAATCGGGGCGGAACGAGATGCGCGTGTACGGTTTTTTGCCGCCAGTGGTGATTTTTGGCGCGCAAATCTCGGTCAAATTGTTCTTGAACTCCTGGGTATACTTGAGTCCGCGCACGTGGTCCACGGTTTCCACGGAGCCCCACGTGGACCACACGAGCACGAGCTTGAACCCGAACCCGTTCTTCCCGCCGACGATTTTCTCCTTCTTGTCTTCCGCATAGTTCGTGGAAGTGCGCAAGTGCCCGAAAATCATCTCGGGGATCCACATCTTGTGCTCGGGGTGCTGCGCAATGTCAATACCGTTGCCGTCATTCGTCATGGTAATTGTGCCGGTGGCGGCATCCACCTCCACTTCAATGGACGTGACGGGAAGCGCGTTGGGCTTGCCGTCCTTGATTGCCTGCGCCTGGCGAATCACGTGATCGCGCATGTTCACCAGACCCTCGTCCACCAACTTGTAGAGCGCCGGGATGTGCGTGAAGGTCGCCAGGCCGATGTTTGTCGCCCCGCCTTCACCTTCACCTTGTGTCATCGTCGTGTATTCGGTGCACTCCGTGAGTTGAATGGAGCCGATGTAGGTGTCGGGCTTCTTGAGAATGTGTTCCAAATCCGTCATTTTCTGATACTTGGTTGCTAAAGATGCTTCGGTTGAGGCCATTGTTTTAATGCAATGAAATAAAGGGATACATGACATCCATTTATTCGCTTTAAGTAAATTCAATTTTTTATTTATTTCCATGGACAAATGATCGCCCTATACGAGGATCACTTTGACCTGAGTCATGTCTAAATGCTGATTTGTCTTTGGAACGCGTTTTTCCAGCAAGAATATTTTCAAACTGTTTCTTTTTTATCTTATCAATAGCACTCTGTGTTGGGGGTTTTGATATTTTTTGTGGAGTAGCCTCAGCTGCCTTAGCTGCAATCGCTTTTACTCTTTCAAAAATGGCTGCAAGATCATCATGAGTAGCAGGAGGAGGAGGAGCAGCAGAAGCGGCAGCAGCACTATGCTTTCCGCCTCCTCTGCGAGTGCGATTTGCGCGACGGTGTCGGCGACGGTGATGTGTTTTGGCCATGATTATATAGTAACACAATAAAAAAATTATTTTTGATGCCTTATTTTGCGAGACTTATATTTTATTTTTCGGGTTCCGCCTTTGGCATGATGCAATGATCGTCTTGTCATTCGATTTTGCATTAGTCTTAGCCTGTCCATAATTTCATCCCGCAATTGGGAAATGAAGGCATGAAGTAACCGACGAGTCCGTGCACGTGCAGACCGACACCTCAATGATCTAAGTTGCCTAGAATATGTGATATTGGTTTCACCGCGGGCAATGTCAACACGTCGGCGCGTTTGCAAAATTTCATTCAGCCGTCGAAGCCTTCGTTGCAACGCTGATTCATTGTCGGGCACAGGGGACAAAATCAACTGAAGTAAACGACGCAATTCAAGCGTATTGTCACAGTTACGAATTAAACGTATCAAATACTCCAAGTGGTCCGATCGTGTTTCTTCTGTATCAACCACGCGGTTATGCGACGGTGTTAGAGCAGCAACTAAACGAGCATGAGCACTTGGTGTAATATTACGTGCAGATGCCGGAGCGGAAGCAAATGCTGCTTGCACTGATGCTTGAGTGGATAATGCACGTAGCGCTTCTTCTGCTGTATTAAACCGACTTAATGCATTTAAACCCAAGTTAAAATCCCGCGGTGACCGCGGTGTCTGTGGTGGTGAATCTGTTGCAAACCTCGCAACCTGACCTAAACCTAATGAACGATTATCTGGCATTAATACGGATGGACCTTCAAAATTGGCTGGTGGTAATATCAACCTAGAAAAATCATCGTCTGGTTGTTGTGGTTGTTGTGGTTGTTGTGGTTGTTGTGGTTGTTGTGGTTGTTGTGGTGGTTGTTCATCGTCCTCGCCATAATACTCATCAGCCATTCTAATAAATAAAAATATAAATTAGCATTAGAATATAAATGTCGGGCTACAATTATTATTCGCTAAAGAAGTGCCGGTGTTATCGGCCCATTAATAAGAAATTAATAGAAACCGGCAGCGGCGGCAACGTCATTCCCGACGTGGTCAATTTCAAAGTGTTTAGCATCATTATTCGGACCGCCACGGCGCAACGCAACGATTGTTTTACGCAAGCCAACCGCCCGACGAATGTTTATAAGAGCTGGACGGGAGCACCGGCCGGCTATGGCCAGCCCATTCGGAATCAATTCAATTGATTTTTTTTTTCTTTCGCTAAACTATAATACCAAAACCAATTAAATCAAAATGGGCAGAAACTACACGCGTTCAGATGACGGCCTCTATCACATCCACGGCAAGAAGTACGAGCTCATTCGCGGCTCTCGCGCTCAAGTGTTCCACGGCACCGCATACAAGACCGACGGTACTCCCGGTCTCACTCGCGACAAGCTGCTCATGAACAAGCACGGCCGCATCGTCAGCGCCAAGAAGCACGCCACCGCTAAGAAGGAGAAGCGCCTGGAGAAGCACGGCTGGACCGCCAAGAAGGGCAAGTTCGGCGCCGTTCGCATCTCTGAACTTAAGAAGACCCGAAGCCGTAGGAACAGGAAGCATTAAGCAAAAAATCCACTGTAAAAAATCTGTAAAAATGAATTGACATCACGAATGTATTCAATTCATTTATTTAATTACGCCGAGTACGGTTACATCTACGCCTTGAAGCCCTGCGTTTCTGGCGAGTGCTGCGCTTATTTGACATTAATCGCGATTTAGAACGCCGCGTGGTTGCGTTATTCAACCGGCAAACCCGTTTACGTTTTCGGGTAGATCCACCACCCAGTTGAGGGGGTGCGGATTTATTCCATTCCAATAGGATACGTCCAATTTCCTCGCGGACTGCATCATCGTAATTCGCGGGTTCATTTACAATTTTTATCAAAGCCGGATTGACGCCTGGTGTTTTCAAAATATTATTCAATAATACATATTTTACAAGCATTAACAAATAGTTATCTATGGTTGATTTATCATATATTTTAAGTACATGTGTGGCGCTTGGTTCTACGCGATGTTTTGCAATGGATTCTCTGAGAGGATACAATAAATTGTAACGCAATTCACCAACTTTCTTTATTTGGTTTGATTTAGCCTTGTCAATGTTTATCCCCTTCAACGCATTCAATAATTCAAGCATGGCCGGAGACCTAGTCGGCATATCTTTGAAATTCACTTCATAATTGGATTCGGGAGACATTGCCAAAATGGTGGTCAATTTCTCTCTAAAACCCGATTCCACTTCTGGCGTAAACAAAATTTTTTCAAAAACGGTTGTTAACCATGCATCATATGATCCAGTTTCAATACACTGATATAACTGGGCCATGTGTTGGCTCATGTCAAAGTTGTATTTGATTTGCGGAGACTCATTGAAAAACCGGATCGTGCTTGCACCAGTTGTCTCCTGAAACTGCATTGGAATGGGTTCCGTCGGGGCATCCATGTCCACTATTTCGCGCCCCACCTCACGCAGCAGACCCAAAAACTGGTCCCGGTCCTTATTCAGTTGTTCCGCCTTTTCGGCATCAAACGCAGCAATGCTGCCTTGTTCCAAATAATAAGTTGTGTTCAACTGGGCCATGAGGCCTCGCAACTTGCCAACCTTCGCAATGAAGTCTGCATTTTCTTGAGCAAAACTATCGCTGGAACGCAGTAATTGCAGTAAATAAATGTCAATGAATACGCGCAAGCGGGCGAAATCTTTCGGGTTTTTGCGGGCCATGAAAATGCGGCAAAACAGCGACGCGCCTTCGTCGCAAAAAATGCAAATGATGTCCAGCATAATTATTTTCAGTGAAACCAGGTTGCCACTGTAACCCACTTTCAACATGGTCGCGATTTTTTCCTTGATTTGATCATCCATGTTCTGCTTGGGATAAAGGGATCGCATGTACAGCTTGACAAAGTGCTCCATCGTCTTTTTCACCAAATCAATGGGCTCCAAGTAGTATTCGTCTTCCTTGCAACCAAGCGGTTGCTGTTCTTCACATAATGGATGCACAATTTGAGAGAAATACTTGGTTTTTTGTGTGACAAGTTGTACGCTGGGTTCCTTTCTCAACCGTTTGCTAATGAGCATTGTGTTTGAATCATCATCCCGATTACCGTACATATACATGTCAATTTTATCGGATGCAGATGCAGAGAGCGCAAACGAAATCGGTGGTGCATCCTTCTCCACAACACCGTACCGTTTGGCTCGTGCATAAAAGTTGTCATATAGAATCATCATGTAGAGAGAAAATACCGATAAAAACTGGCGGGACACATTACCGAACGCAATGCAGTCAATGTCGTTCATCCTTATGTTTTGGCAGTCTCTTTTCAACTGGACCAAATCTAGTTCAATGCTCAAATTGGTCGGAAACGACTCTGGGTCCGCTTCCAATTGCTTCAAAAAATCTTGAATGTAATACGACACCGCTGCACCACCGCTGATCACCATGTGATTGTCCGTTCCACTTGCGCTCATGGATTGGTTCATCGCAGTCATTGCTGCAAGTATGATGTCGGTTCTTGTCAACGGAACGCCTTCAGTAAGCATTATGGGACCCTGATCTGCCTGGACAGTGGTGGCCCGATGCGCAACCTCCCCAAAATATTTGCCATACTGTCCGCTTGGGAAAATGTCCGAAAAATGGTCGCCCTGTTCGGTTTTCACATTGGGATTCTGCAACACCGCGATCAGTATCATTTTTGCAACGACTGAACGCAACCCGGACAGCCGAATCATGTCAAAAAATGGCTGGCACCCCGCCGCAATTGCTTCATTGGGTGGTGACCCCGCAAATTTTGAAACAATCAATGCATTAATGCCGCGCGCAATGAGCACGTTGACGGGATCATAAATATCAGATGCGTCCGACTGCAGCAGCAGTTCCAGCATCACGTCCAATATGTTGTAATTCGCGATCAATTTCGCATTGTGCTGGAATGGTGTATCCGGTATCGGTTTTAAATCCAAGTTGGTGTTATTAAAGGCATTACGCACGACGTATGCCGTGAAAACCGGAACATGGAACACTTTCCCAATCCATAAAACGAGAGAAATTTGTTTGAATTTCCCGTCAATGAATGGTGCAGCCTCAATCTTTATATCCAAACCTTGAAACATTGGACGGGCTAACAATTCCGTAAATGTGGTTGAAATGATAGATTCAATGGAATCATTATTATCATCATTGACCGATATCAACATTTTGTAATGCGGCGCAAAGTCGGACAATAGTCCAATTGTGGGATTGCAATACATCCGAATGGTTTCTGATGGCTTAATCGTCTGTTGAATGGCATTCACAATTGTTTCACACACGTTGTTTGTTGCATTGGTTGCATTGAATCGTTGCAACCCTATTTCCACTGCTTTTCTGTCGTTATTCTCAACAATTTCATCCACTAATGCGACCGTGATTTGATCGGGCACGGGCACGGGCACGGACTCGGACCCGGATACAGAACCAGATACAGAATCAGATACAGAACCAGAATCCGTGACAACGTTGTCAACAATACTGTTTAGAACATCCTTAACTCCATCATCGTTATCCAAAACAACAGGAGTATCAAGCGAAGCAGAATTCACATGATCAAGCGAAGCAGAATTCACATGATCAAGCGAAGCAGGAGTCACCGGCGGAGTCACAGGTGAACCAGGATCAGACGTAACAGAATCAAGCGAAGCAGGAGTCACCGGCGGAGTCACAGGTGAACCAGGATCAGAATAAGGAGAAGCCGGATCAGACGTAACAGGAGTCACGGGCGGAGTCACAGGATAAAGCAAAACAGACCCCGAGTTCGACATGTTCGGTTGAATTGATATATAAAACGTCCTATATTATATCTCTAAAATTCATTTCTCGTTATTGTATATTTTTTCAAAATACTTTTTGCTCACAATTAAATGATGCGGACCGGCGGCATTGTTTTTGTTTTTTAATCGCTGATGCTGACAATAAAATTCATACGCTTTATAAGACGTGGTGTGCGCCGCGGCGCACTCTTGCAGGGCCGCCAACACATCCCCCCGTTTGTTCCACAGCGAGCAGCTCACATGCATCAAGTACTTGTCGTTTTCAACGGCCACTTCGGGATAAAAGTGCTGGATCAGTCCTAAAAAAGCGGCATCCGTGTGATTGTGACTCTGCAGTTGCGGCGTCAATTGCCCGGACTGCATTATTTGGTGATGGTGGTGCTGCTTGAATAACGCAGTGAATTCATCAATTTCCAACTCGTCGTCGTCGTTTGGATTCACCACAATGGTTTGCGTCCAAAAGTCTTTGAATCGGGTTACCAGTGGCAAGTGTTTGCTCGTCAACTGTAAGAACGCGTCCGCCGTTTCGGAATAAGTGGGCAGCTGCTGCACTAAACGCGACTTCAGCGCTTGCGCAAAAAAAACGTTTGGAATTCTCTCTTCGTCAATGAACACCTTCCACAAATACATCATGTTTTTCCAAGAAATGTTTATGTTGCTTTTCGGGGATGGCTCACACGTTGACACAAATTTGGCAATGAGCTCGTCTTCCGGGCAATGCGTCAAATACAGCACCCGTTGGTGCATTGCCGTGTCCTTGCACTGCTTGTTCAAAAACGCCTCCGCATTTTCGTAGCGCTGCGAATAGTGCGCCGCCACGCAAAAAATGTCAATGAGCCGGTGCTTGAACGGGGGCGAAAACGCATCCATTGCAACGTCGTTCATGTCCATCAAACGGCAATCACGAAACGCGTACTCGTAAAATTTGAATTTGAAGGCGGACAACAACGACGTGCCAAACAGCGTCACGCATTCTTGACTCAGCCCCTTTATGAACTGGCGCGCCTTGGGCGTGGCAATGTAGATCGGCTCCACGCTCCCCTTGTCCACTTTGTCACTGCCCCCCTTGTCACTTTTGTCCCCCTTCTCTCCAATATAAACCATCTTTTTTAATATGATGTCACCAATCACAGTCAAGAAGTATTTCGCACAGTCACGCGTCCGAAACAGCGTGGGGCACAGCATGTTCAGCGTGCGCTGGATAGTCTGCGATTCCGGAATGGACGTGAGTAAACTGCGGTCCTTGATGCGGCGCAGCACCTGGTTCTTGATCTTGTACTTCCACGGCATGAGTTCCCGGTTGCAGCTGATTTTTGTCAGGATGGGGTGCAGGATGTCGTCCTCGTTGATCACGCTGTAATTGCACTCGGCGTCGGCGTCGTACACGAAAAACAGTTCCACGTTGGGGTTGTAGTAGTAGTGCGGCGACTCGTTCAAAAATTGCTCAATGAATTCGTCGGAAGCGGTGATGAGCGTTTTTTTGCGTTGCTCCTTGTCATCGCGCGCTTGATTCACGGCGTCCATGACTGCCGGCAGCTGCGCAATGTGTGCCACCAGCTTTCCCAACATGTACTCGTCCCCCGCGTACTTGATGTGGAGCTGTTCCACGATGGCCTGCAAGTGATGCAACTGGTCGGACATGACTAAAATGCGGATTTAAATACGTAATATGCTGTTCAAGTATTTAAATTGTTTCATTTCGGGTTCATATTCTTTTTATTCATTTTCGGATTCTTTTTTTTATTCATTTCGGGGTCATTACCCGTCGCGTTGTTCCACTGTTGCGACGATGGCGATGGTGTCGCGTTCTATGACTATGACTATGACTATGACTATGATTACCGCTGCATTTGAACAGCGTCCACGGCTGCGGTGGGCGGTCGTGCAGATACGGGCGCAAGTTGTTCCATATCATGTTGCGGTCACAAAATTCGTCCTTGTAGAACCCCATGCCGCACGAGCTGCCCCAGCGCCCCCACAGCTGCATGTGTTTCGCGGTGTGCGAATCCACCGCCATGCCGTCCACCGCCCCCCGCGGCTCGTACGGCTTTGGTCGGTCGGCTTGCGACATGAACTCGCGCGCATCCAGCTCGTAGTGCGAGCACGTGGTGCGCGAGCACGGGTTAACCTTGTTCAAATACGTGTCGTAGTGGTCGCCGATGAGCTGCTTGGCGATTTCCACGTCCAGGCGCCCCTTGTGCTCCTCCATCATTTGTTCCAGCCGCACCCGGCGCGCGCCCTGGTGGCGGCGCATGTCGTCCCACCCCGTGTTGCCCGACTCCAGGTTCCGGATGCGCGGATCGTACGGCGCGTTGAACCCGATGAAGTAGCCGTTCTTGGTGCGCTCCACGTTCACGTACTTCAGCCCGAGCTCCAAGCGCATGATTTCGTTCGTGCGCGTGTCGCCAAACAGCCACGCGTTTGCGTAGTCGCCCGAATTGCGCTCGGTCAGCATGGCCGCGTAATCATCCAGCGAGTTGCCGTACTGCATGGCGCGCCGAATGCGGCAGCATACCGGGTCCTTGTTTTCGTACGCGTTAAAGCCCCCAAACGTGGTTTCCGTGCCAAAAATGCCGCTGCTCGTCACAAACACGTCGGTACCCGAATGAATGCCGCCCGGGAACGACTGCATCAAGATGCGGTGCCCGCTGCTCGGACGCATGTCCATGATCACGCGCGAGTACTGCCCGTTGACAAAGCTGTCAAACGAGTTGTGCGCGCACACAATTTTTCCGTCTGCCGTGTAGTCCCCCACCGCAATGAATGCGCTGCACCGATCCTTGGACCCGCCTTCTCGCGCGCCGCTGGCCTTTTTAGCACCGCCTTCCAAAAATTCGGCGTACATGGGCTTGGACTTCAAATGCTCGTTGTGCGGCTCGTTTAGCACGTCCGACAAGTGCGAAAACATGTAGTCAAAGCTGACGAAGCAGTTCCAAAACACGATGCGGGACAGCGACTGCTTGGCGCCGTCTGCAATGCCGCGCATTTCTTCGTAAAACTCGGGAAAATGCGCCTGAATGTGCGGGCGAAAAAAGTCGTCGGATACTTCGCAGAAAAAGGGAAACGTGCGGCCGTAGTCTTCGTGTATTGTGAATTCCAACATTTTCATGATTTCGGCGAGTTCACCGGCAACCAAATGCCCGTGCGCAAAGCCGCGTTTGTACGGATCACCGTGAACTGACAAATAAATCCACCCGTTGATGTCACGGCGTTGACCGTTGATTTTCATGTTTGATAAATGGGAACGTATTTATACAATACGGATATTATTTAATTATTTACTGCATTGCTCTCAAAAAATGAGTTAAAATAATGACAATATAAACTTGCATGTATGTTAAATGAGCAGCATTCTTTATTACAGCAACTTTTGCGAAAAATCAAAGGCCTTGTTGCAACGGCTGGCCAAAAGCAAAATTAAGGAAGGCATTCATTACATGTGCATTGACAAACGCGTAAAGGGCGAGAACGGGGCTTGGTACATTGTCCTGGAAGACGGCCAACAAATCATTCTGCCGCCGCACGTGAACCGGGTGCCGGCGCTGCTGCTCTTAAATCAAAACCACGCGGTGCTTTACGGCGACCAAATCACGAACCACCTTAAGCCTCTGGACGTGCAGCAGAACAACGCCGCCACCGGGTTCAACGGGGAGCCGTCCCCGTTTTCCACCGGGGGGGAGTTCATGGGCGGGTTTGGCGTCATGTCGGACAACTACAGTTTCCTTGACCAAAGCAGCGACGAGCTGTCGGCAAAGGGCAACGGCGGCTTGCGCCAACTGTACAACTACGCCACCATTGACTTCAATCAAACTATTGAATGTCCGGCAATTGAAGAAAAACAGGCGCGCATCGGGCCCGACACCACGCTGGAGAAGCTGGAAAAGGAACGGAACGAGCAAATCATGCACGCGCAAGCACAACAACAAGGGCAACGCCAGCAACAACAAGGGCAACACCAAGGGCAACAACAACAACAACAACAACCACAGTACCGTAGGTAAAGCAACGCACTAAAATACCAAAATACAAATATATATTTTGAGAGAAACACATTTAAAAATGTCAACTTCATTGTATACAATCAGAATTCACATAATAACGAACGAACTCAATCCATGACGTCAGACAAGTCAATCATCATGAAAGCGTTTTTGAACCAGTTTACCGATTTTGTGGAGGACGTGCAAAGCGTGTTTCCGGACAACGCGGACATTGAGTCCGCCAAAACGGCATTGTTTCTAATAAAAAAGACCAACCCGCGCATTTTGATGAATGCGTGGGTCACGTATATTGTGGGACCGTACACCGAAGAAATTGAAAAGGGCGACATCGGCTTCTTTTTGAACAAGGATTACACGCAGGACTTGGAGTACATGGGGAACGCGGTCATGCAGAAGGTGGACGCGCTGCGCGGCCCGGTGCGGGACATGGGTGCCGACAACCAAGCCAAGTCCATGAAGTACATTCAGAATTTGACAAAGCTGGCGAAGCTGCACGCGGAAATGGACTAGCGTTGTCTTGCTAGTATTTCCCAATTTTTGAAATCGGCATGATAACTGACAACATCTAAACATGTGTAAATGCACTTTCTTTTCACATTCTTCAAGTCAAGAAATGGCATTAAACACGAAAATGCGCTATCGCTCACGTGAATTTCAGTTGCATTTTCAATCAATGTGCAATAGTCCAACAAGTTGTCTGACATGAATTCGGAACTCCACAAATTATGATGAGGGTTAGTTACATTTGTTACATCCGAATAATAATTGACGTTTGGGTGAAACACTGGCAAGTCACTTTTGACGCGCACATTTGGTCGTATGTCATAATGCTTGTATGCAATGTTGCGATGGTCGTGCAAAAAAATGTAGGTTTTACCGTACATGCTAACGATGGAGTTGTACAGGTCTAGCTCTCTTTCGTTGTTTCTATGTATGTCTTTGTATTGATATCTAATACTGTACGGAAGACGCAATTGAGCGTAAAATTGTTCCCAACACCGGTTGCTTCCATAATTTCCAGAAGCGACCACAACGCAATTTTTGATTTGAGATTTGCATTGGTTTATCAAATTGGATGGAGCAAGATGATGATTGTACGTTTCATCGCTTATGAGAATGTGCACATTTGCATAAGGTTCATACAACTGAGTAACAGTGTGTCTATTGCGATGCAAACAAAATATGTACACATTCGTGTATAATTTTTGAAAATGTCTCACTGCAGCATACATTGTGAAATTGTCTCCCGTGCTTAAATGAAACAAGAATATGCAATTTTTGTCGCTCATAACACAAAATGTATGAACTCAAATAATCAAATAATCAAATAATCAAATAATCAAATCAAATCAAATCAAATCAATAAATGGAATAAAAAACATGCATATTTTATTCCATTAATAAAAAACGCAAAGTTTCACGTAATATGATCCACGTGTTCACAAAATGACTTGTCCATCAACCATGCTTGCGTCATACGGTTTATCTCTTGCGTATATCATAAATGTTTTCGGGGAAATGGCATTCATGGACCGCAATATAAGTGGAATGCAAGAAAAACATGAATCAATCACGTGAATGTCGGTCGCATTTCGAAGAGTGTCGTAATAAAACATAAACGGCAGATTCACAAATGGCTGTGCCACATCGTGCAACGGATGCTCGTCCGAATACACATTCCGATTTGCGCATATTATGACGTAATTCGGTAAATTCATGTATTTATTAACGATCTTGGAAAAATCAACAGTTGATGCAGTTGATGCGACCTCATGCATGAACATGATTGTGTATTGTTGTATTTTTTGATAATACACCAGGCTCTCTTCGGGAACGTGCACATCATAATATTTAAAACACACGTCCCATTTTACGCCCGCATCGGAATGAATGAGCCCAATGTGTTGATACAATGTTTTCTCATTCTCATTTGTTCCAAATTGTTGTTTGTATTCATTGAAATGCGCATTTCGTATCACCGATTTCAATAAAGGATGGAGTTTTTTCATTATGCCTACAAGAATGCAATCGGTGGTGTTAAAATTAAATATTGCCATGTTGGAAAGTATGTTTTGATTTTCAAATTTATCCACTGGAATTAAATGAACCGATGGCTTATTTGCAAACATGGTGGAGATGTTATTGACATACTCCCTTTTGCAAAAATAATGCACTGTTTCATAAAAATTCAATAATAAATTTATGATGCCAACATTCAGCAAGACATCTCCCAACCCCATGTGCGAACAAAAAACAACATCATTGCCCTTGTTGTTTGAAGCCAATTCTATGAATTGCTTTTCGGCGTCGGACACTGTGCAATTCTCAATGGGTGCAACGATTTGTTTGTTCAAACAATCTAACATTGAAAGTTTAAATGGAGCGGTATAAATAACATTGTCAAATGCGTTCATGTTGTATGAAATTTTAAATTTGTATATGTGTTTTTGTTGTTCATTTTGTATTTCATTTATAAATTCAACATCATTATTTAATATTCGGTCAATTTTTGCACGAACTTCAACAAGGTCATGGCATTTCCCCGGTGAATTCATTAAAAACGAATTCAATAAGGATTCTTTGTGAAACAATACCGGCAATCCAATGATCAGCGCTTCAATTGGATGATAATGCAAATGTCGGGGCTCCGTGGAATGATAATACATTAATTTGCATTCTGACATTTTATTGAAATATGCATCATCGCTTAAATTATTGAATTTATTGTCGTCTGTTAGCGTTTCATTATTTTTACCCAACAACACGTACTCGTATTTCGTTCCAACGTTTTTTAAAAATTGATTGTAAACATTTGTGTAATAAGGACATTGATTTATTTTTGAACAAACAAAACATATTTTATTAGTTGTACCCTTGTGCGTATTTTCATATGTGTTTATGAAATGGTCAGAACATCCCAATGGAATGACATGTGAATTATTCGCATTGAAAAATGAACTCAATGATTTTTCATATGTGTAAATTTCATTATAACCAAAAATGTATTTTACATTCGGAAATGCATACTTGAGAACCATGTCTTTGTAACTATACGTAGATGCCAGTCCAAAAAATCTATAATAAATTAATCCTTTGAAATATTGTATCAATTGTTTCAGTAATTTTCCACTTGTTGGTGGGGTTATAAAAATGTATTTAAAGTTAACATTCAACAACTCAATCATTTGTCGGGTCAATATTGTGTCATTGTTGTACCAATCAATGTCATTTAACATAGTTAAGTCATTCACACTTATGTTTTGCAATGAATCATCGTATTTATAAGGGTCGTCATATATTGAATCCAATTTATTCAATGATGTTTTTTTTTTCGGAATAAATACACCATACCCACGTGAAGTAATGATGGGAACCTCAAACTCAGTCAATGTTTTATGTGCGAATAAATACAATATATTATTTGAAATGATTGGAACAATGGTTGTGTTTGCGGGGGGGGCATTGGAAACCGTGTTTTTAATAATAGGTCTTGTTACGGAAATCCCAACATTGTTTTTTAGAAGCGGGCGCTGGATCGTATTATGTCTATATGTACGTATAGTTGAATTGGATGTGGCAAAATTAAATTTTGAAAAATTCATCAATTAATTGTATGTGTTATATATTATCAATTATAATAATAATAATTAATAACTAACTTGCTTGCAATGTTTTATGGACAGTTTGAACCGCCGCAAGACAAATATTTGTATGACGCATTGTTGAATTATGAAAATGGAATATCAATTGAAGCTGGAGCATCAAACGGCATACTTGAAAACAACACGTATTTTTTTGAAAAAAATTTAAATTGGAAAACAATTAACATTGAACCATTGCCATCATGGTATGAAGAATTGACAATAAATCGTCCAAACAGCATTAACATCAATTGTTGTTTGCACCCGCATTTTTCTGATGCGCCGGTTGATTTTTACTGTCCAAATATAAATTTTTACGGAAACAAAAATCATTTGGGAAGCTTAAATTTGACAAATTTGAATAAAACTCACGCACCAGACACAATTAGCAAAATAACATGCAACACAATCACATTCAATGATGTTGTGAAAAAATGCAATTTGGATAGGCTTGATTTATTCGTCTTGGACATTGAAGGATATGAGTTGGAATTCCTTACAACATTCAATGAATGGTCATTGTATCCTAAGGTATTTGTGATTGAAATTGGCCACATTGATGCATCAGCAGTTAATTCGCTGATATCTCATAAATATGATTTTTTCGGAAATCATTTTGTAAATAACATTTATGTGCGCAAATAAATTTAAATGATTTAAAATATTAAAAAACAAAACACACTTACTGCCACCACAATCCACAATGTCGGCATGCGTTTATCTACCCACCAGCATCGGAGAAGCGATTGACAAATTGACAATTCTGGACATAAAATTGGAGAGAATTTCCGATGCAAATAGGAAGGCCGACGTGCAGCGCGAACATGACGCATTGCTAAAACATGCCACATTAACCGAGTTCATTCAAACCCACACCGACTTGTATAATACCATGAAAAAGGCGAATGCAATCATATGGGACATGATGGATGTTTTGCGCGACGGTGCGAGCCGCATTTCGGGCGAAGAGTATTTGAAAACGTGCAAGGACTGCATTGAATTCAATGACATTCGTTTCCGGATCAAATCCCGCATCAATCAGGCGTCCAATTCGGAGCTGAGGGAACAAAAAAGTTACAAGGTCACCGTATTTAAGTTGTCCATCCTAGGACTGCGTGAATCGCATGCAGACATTTCTACTGTGCATCGCATCCTGCAACGGCCAATGCAGTACTATGGAATGTTGTATGATGAAGTTCAAATGACTACCGATGCAGACAATGGCGCCAATGTCATTGTGAATTTAAATGATTTCTCTCACATCGTGTCAGATGAACCCCGGTTGAAGCAACACATTTACGATGCATTGAACGTGTCCGATGCGATCATGGATCGGTTGATGTAAACGCGCATCATGATCACATCATGCCATCCCTGGCTGCATTGCATTTGCGTCGCATGACATAATATGTATCATGCGTTTCAACTATTTCAAACTTGGTCATTTCATACAGGTGCAATGCGTGCATATTAGTGCGGTCAACGCTCAAATACACGTCGTGTTGATACTTTGTCTGAATGCAAAATTGATGAATGATGTCATTCAATACCAATGCGCCATATTTTTTACCACGATGTGATTTGCAAATGTAAATTCCAAACCAATGTCTATTGCCGGGTGCGTCAAAATCAATGTGCGCGTATCCAATGAAGTCGTTTATTGCATCATTTGCATCATTTGCATCATTTGCATCATTTGCATCATTTGCATCATTTGTACAATCCGCAACGTAATACACGTTTGTGATTGCATGGGTTTGCAACGCAGTTTCAATTGTGCGATTATTAAAATATCTAAAACTCAAATTGTCAGTGTCATGTTTTATTATGTTTACAATCTGATGCAGTATGGGGATGGTCATGGAATTGTCATGATCCTGATCCTGAATTGTTCGCGCATGAATTCCATTTAACTGCATGACAAATTTATGCACGGTTTCAATCACCCGCCGTTGTTCGTCCAGCGCGATGTCGGGGGACGACGGCACCATGATGATTTCTTGGTTCAGCCGAACGGAAACAGCGTTATCCACATCGCTGATCTTGCTGCGGCATGATGAAAAGTGCGCGTGTGCATGGATGGGATAGAAAAATGGGCGGACGTCAATGCCGTTTGCGTCAAAAAATGCAGCGGTTTCGTCCACCGTTTTCGGATTGCCCACGATACGCAGCGCAAATATCCAGTGCGTGGTCTGCGTGCCGGATTCCGTTTCATACAAGCGCACGCGCCCCGAACGAATCAGGTCGCACTCATTCAACAGCGCGACATACGTTTCAAACACCCTTGTTTTTTGCGCAATGATGGCGTCCAGGTCGCACAGCTGGTCATACAAAAACGCCGCCTGCACGTTTGTCATGCGGTAATTGTAGGCATGCACCTCGTGCACATACCGCTTGGCCGACATGCCTTGCGAATACACCCTTGAAATGTGCTCGTAGATGGCATCATCATTGGTCATAAATGCGCCCCCCTCCCCAGTGGTTATTATTTTGTTCCCGTAAAACGACACCGACGAGCACAGGGTGGCGTCGCTTGTTCCTGAATACTGACTTTGGTCCTGCCCGTGATCACCATATTTGCCTAAAAAGCCCTCGCAGTTGTCTTCCACAAACACGATGTCCGGGCGCATGCGCTTGAGGCGCGGCACGTTAACAACGTTGCCCACATTGTGCACGACCAACATGGCCGCATTAGGATCCAGGGTTGCAATGTAGTCCTCGTCTGTGCAAATGTTCCACGTGCGGGCATCCATGCGCATGACCGACAGCTGGCATTCGGAATACTCCATCCGGGCAGCATTCCACGCGGCAACGTAGGCATTGTTCGGCACATAAATTTTGGTGATGGCGGGGTGCGCGTGCTTCAGTGCAATGAACAAGCAATGTGTGGCGCACGTGCCGTTTGCCATTAAAATCGCATGCTTGCATTTCATGATTTCCTTCAGTTTTTCGGTTGCTAAACCAATGTATTTGCCGTGGTTTGAAATCCATCCCGATTCAATGGCATCTATTGCGGATTTGGTGTATGATGCAATGTTCGGGTTATAAATGTTGATGCGGTTCATTGAACGGACAGGATTTATATGGTGACAATAAAAAAAAATGCAAATGTTATACACAATGTTACCGCCTTTCATAAAACATTTGTTCCGGATATTGATTTAAATAAAAGCATTTGAATTAATGCAAAATAGCCACTATGAACCCCGAATTCAAGAAGATCATCTCCGATTTCGTGGCCGACATTGCCACCGTGTTCCCCGAGCACGGCGACGCGTGTGCCGCGGTCTACAACATGGACACGGCTGCCGTGTTTGACCACTGCAAGCGCACGTACGCGCCCCAGTTCTTCAACATTCTGTACCGCAACGACGCCGTGCTGTTTGCGGAGCCCATTGAGCTGCTGCCCGGGCTGAATTTCAAAGCGCTGTGGGAAACGCCCGATGTGAGCGACGCCACCAAGGAAGCGGTGTGGAAGTACCTGCAGCTGGTCATGTTTTCGGTGGTGTCGGACTTGTCGGACACGTCCACGTTCGGCGACGCCGCCAAGCTGTTTGAAGCCATTGACGAGAGCGTGCTGAAATCCAAGCTGGAAGAAGTCATGGAACAAATGCAGGACATGTTCCGGGAACCCAAAGATGAAGGCAATGGCGCGAATGAAGGCGCGAATGAAGGCGATAATAACGCGAATGAAGGCGCCATGCCCGGCAGCATGGACCCGAATTCCATGCACGAGCATTTGAACGGGCTGCTCGGCGGCAAAATCGGCAGCCTGGCCAAAGAAATCGCCGAGGAAACCGCGGCCGAGCTGAACCTGAATCCCGAAGACGACGCGTCCGTGCAGTCCGTGTTTCAGAACTTGTTCAAGAACCCGGGCAAGTTGATGGGCATCGTGCAGTCGGTGGGCAAAAAGCTGGATTCCAAGCTGAAATCGGGCGAGATCAAAGAAAGCGAAATCATGCAGGAAGCCAGCGACCTCATGAAAAAAATGAAGAAAATGCCGGGGGTAAACAACGTGGCCGATTTGCTGAAAAAGATGGGCGGCATGGGCGGCATGGGCGGCGACATGGGAGACATTGCAAAAATGGCCGCCAGCATGGGCCTCGGAGGCAAGGGTGGCAAGTTAAACATGGGCGCCATGCAGAGCCACCTGAATCAAAACATAAAAACGGCCCAAACCAAGGAGCGGCTGCAGCAAAAGTTGGAGCAGCGGCGGGCGGCAATGGTTGCAGCGGCGCAAAAGGCCGCACAAGAAGCGCAACAGCAACAACAGCAACAACAGCAACAGCAACAGCCTCTCGTTTTTAGCACTGGTGAAAAAGTGGAGCGCACGCCAAGGGCGCCTGGACCTTCAGCACAACAAGGGCAAGCACAAGCCTCAGCACAAGTATCCGACCCCGTTCCACAACTCAAAAACAAAAAGAAAAATAAGAACAAAAAATGAAACCCACCCTCCCAAATGAATGATACTTTTCAAAAAGAAGAATATGGCAATATAATATATATACATCATATATCCGAATCACGATTTGATTTTTTGATTTAAATGACTGCATTCTGGTTGCAAGATCCAACCGTGTTGTTCAACCACGCGGAAATAACACACATCATCCCCACTGCAGACATGACGCGCGAGGCAAAAATGAATGCAATCAGCCGGCTCATCATTGTGCTCTCCATTTTGGGGTACTTGTTGACAATGTCGTACAACTTTCTCTTGCTGGGCGTGGTTTCTTTAGGCGTAATTGCCGTTTTAAACAATGCCACCGACAAGAGCAACGCAATGTTTGCAAAAAAACAACAAGAGAAGGAACAAAAAGAAAAAAAAAAGGAAGGATTCGCAAATCGCGAAACAAAACACGTATATGCCAATTACAACAGCGGGCGCCGGCGCATCACGGAAGTGGCACCCACTGCATCGGCCGGCCTCACATTTCAGGCGCCCGTACCGCAAGACCCGCTCATGAACGTGCTGCTGACCGACATCACGGATCGTCCCAGCCGCCCCGCTGCCGAGCCCGCATTCAATCCGAGCGTGGAGCACGACATCAACCAATCCGCCCTGCAGTTTATCACGGACGGCAACTCCGAGCTGGAAGACCGCCTGTTTCGTGATTTAGGCGACAACTACGAATTCAGCAAATCCATGCACAGCTACTTTGCCACGCCCAACACCAAGATTGACAACGACCAAACCGCATTTGCAAAGTACTGCTACGGCTCCATGATTTCGTGCAAAGAAGGCAACTTGATGGCTTGCGGACGGGCCAACCCGGTGCTTGGCTCTATTACGGGATAACGCACCAAAATATTAAAAAATATTGGGTTAAATTATATATTGCATATATATACAAGACCACTATCCCATGTCCGCATTCATTAAGGACTACAGTTTCCACAACCTCGCTCGCATCGGCGAAGATGAGTGCAGTTTAGGGCAACGCAGCATTCAAAACACCGACGCATCCAATTACATGCTGCAAAACTTTTTCTCCAACGACTGCTCCATGAAGCGGCCCATTGAATTTGCAACCAGCCAGCCCAACATCAACTTCACCGGCGGGCACCAAGTCGGCGCCGGCGGATGCAACATTGACGAAAACTCGCAGCTGCTCATTGGCGGCAGCGCGCTGACCCATCCCCGTTGCCGCATCAGCCTGTTGCAACGCCCCTTTGCCACCGTGCCGTTCCTGGGGCGCGGACAGTCCAACCCGTATTTAGAGTCGCAGCTGCAGCAGGGCGACTACTTGACCAACAAGCGCAGCGTCAACCTGCTGTCCGAGCAGCAAATGTCGTGCAACTACCCGCTCATTCAATCCATTGCGTCCACCGTTACCAATCCCGCCAACTTGGTGGAAAGCGTGGCGATGGACGGATGGGTGCGCGGCGGCGTATCGTCGCGTGACATGTTCTACGGAGATGCGAACTGCAGTCAATGAATCAATGCATCAATGAATCAATGAACTTTGCAAAAATGAACTTTGCAAAAATGATTTAAAACATACATATCAAATCAATGTATGTATTAAATTACTTCATCGCAAAAATACGAACACTATAAAAAATGTACAAAACCGATTTTGTTTGCACCTACAAGTCGTTTGAAGACACGGAGGACGATGAAGTCACTACCGACATGCTGTATCAGGCGCAGTTCTTGCAAGTGTTTGGGCTCACCGATTACTCCGAAAGCGCCATTAGCGACGGATTGGAATTAATTAAGAAGAAGTCGGAAGCGCTTCCGGAATTGAAGGCGCTCATTATGCAACACCCATACAACTCGGGCGGCGCTGACCAGATGGATGAGCTGTTGCCGCTCATGTTTGCATACCCCTTGCTGGACGTGTTCCACTTGTGCTTGATTGACGCATTCAATGAGGGTTGCATTTCCGCGGAGTCTCAAAACAAGGTACTAGCCGTGTACGCCACTCTTTAAAAAAAAAATCGTTTAGCAAGTGCGCAGATTGAATGGTTAAAATTAAAATTAAAATTAAAATTATAATGTCATACCATTGTAATTGTATTTCAAAACATCGTAATGGCATCCACCCGAAACAAGAACACGGCTTCAAATTATTGCTTAGAACAGCGCATGACCGCGCAGTCGTCCCGGTATTTGGAATACCAGAACGGCGCATCGGGCGCGGCTTACAGTGCCGCCATTCCGTGCGTGGGCATCATGCCAAGCCAAATGCCGCGCGAAGCGTTTTCACACAACTCGGTGGACATTGAATCCGCCCTGTTCGGCATCAACTCCACGAATTTAGTTGAACCGCAAAAGCCCGTGGTTCCTCAGCTGAACAAACTCCCGGAGGTTTCGTTCTTTGGCCGCATGCAACTCGTGATGCCGGATCCGCTCGTGATTGAAAAATCACAGCGGCCGTTCCCCACACCTTAAATGCGATGGACCCGATAATAAAATTATATTTATTAATTTTATAATCGCTCGGATGTCAATTAGTTTCAATCAACTAAATGGAACAAGCGTGAGTGATGCCAGCGGAAACACGACACTCGGAACGTTTAGCTTGCAAAATCAGAGCGGGCTGAACAACACGGCGATGGGGTACGGCGCACTGCGACAAAACGCCACCGCCCGACACAACACTGCAATTGGGTTGAATGCGCTTTCAAAAAACACGGGAAACAACAACTTGGCCGTTGGAGAGAATGCGCTTTACGATTACGTCAACGTCAACAGCACACAATCCGGCAGCAACAACGTGGCGCTCGGCAACAACACGCTGCAGTCCAACACCACCGGCAACTTCAACGTCGGTGTAGGAAATCAGGCCCTGAACAGCAACACAGACGGCTCTCAAAACACGGCGGTTGGAATGGGGGTCGCGTATTGCAACACAAGTGGAACCCGAAATGTGGCCATCGGCAATCGCGCATTGTATGACAACCGGACCACCGACTGCAACGTGGCAATCGGAAACCAATCGTTGCAGTATCACATCACCGGCGACGGCAACATCGCAATTGGCGACTTTGCGCTCACTGCCAGCACAACCGGAAGCGAAAATGTCGGCGTTGGCCGTCAAACGTCCTCCAATGACAAAAATTCGTGCGTGTTGCTGGGAAACTACGCGCAAACTCTGAACAACAACGAACTCGCGCTGGGCGGAATCAACATGATTGGGCCAATCACGCCCGTTCCTTCGGTGGTTGGATACATTCCGCTGCGAATGAACGCGTACAGCATCGGAAACACCCCGGGCGTTCCGCTTCAGCAGTATTACATTCCCGTCTGCGCGGGTCCGGTCCCGCCGCTGCCGGTTCCCGAAGTAATCATTGCAAACCATTCGTCGGGCGGCGTGGGCTTGCTCATCGGATTTCCATCCGATTACTCGGTCGTGAACTCGGTCGTCATCCGAAACGGACCCAATACGCGCACCATAGTGGGAGCACCCTCCACCAGTGGGTATTACGTGTTTTATGAAGACCTTAGCACCGGTTATTGGAAGACAATAACGACAATACCTACCACATATGCAAACATGGCGTTGGTTGAACATAACCCAGGGCTGTGCAGCGGACTCATTTTTGGCACCCCCCTTTCGTTCACTTACACCATCGGTACAAGTTCAACCAGCAACACGGTGACGTACACGCCGCTTGACAATAACTTGAGCGTGGGCGATGGATACCAATATCAGCAGTACAATGGGCTGACCCCATTCATTCCGTCTGCCATGTTTCAATGGGGACGGAGTGGCGGCACCCAATCATGGGGAGAACAAACCGGCACGGGCATGCAACTGCACTCTGCTTGGGAATCAAGCGGCAACTATCAATACAATAGCATTTACAAAGAGCTGTATCCTTACACAACAGTTGCCACTGCAATCACGCTAGGGTCCATTGCAACCCAACAGGGGGATACGAACAACTGGAATTTATCATCCAGTGCAACAATTACAATTGCGCAATCGCTGACTGTCGCCGCTGGAGTCACGCTGACCATTTTAAACGGCGCCACCCTCACGCTGAATGGTATGATTTCTAATTTCGGAAACATAATCATAAACAGCGGCGGAACCTTGACTATTAATGGAAGTATTGAAAACAATGCAACCGGAGTTATTACCAACAACGGCACTGTCATCAATAACAGCAATAACACCATCAAAAATTATGGAACCATAACAAACAACGGTGCAGTGACCAACGCAAAATCTGGACTCATCATAAATTATGCAACCGGAACCATCACTAACAACAATGGAGGAACCATTGCAAATAACGGAACGATTCATAACAAGAGCGGAACCATGAACGGAACAGGTACCATTAGCAACAATGATGGCGGCAGTCTGAATACGAACGTGGTCATTTCAACCGGTTTAGTCATAGTCAACAACGGCGGAATCTTCATGGGATACGCTGGAACTTCTACAACCACGCCCACGCTCACGCCAACACCAACACCAACACCACCAACGCCAACACCAACGCCAACACCAACGCCCACGCCAACGATTACACCTACACCTACCCCCACACCAACGATTACACCTACACCTACCCCCACACCTACTCCTACTCCCACAAACGGCACTGTCCCGGTTACACCCACTCCCACTCCTACTCCTACGCCCACTCCTACTCCTACGCCCACGCCCACACCCACACCCACAATTACACCCACTCCCACTCCTACACCCACTCCCACTCCTACACCCACTCCCACTCCTACACCCACTCCCACTCCTACACCCACTCTTCTTGATTCAACTGACCCAATTACACGAACATCTCTTTCACCCGGTGGATCATCAACCTCTTTGAATATGACATTTGATATTGCGAATGTAAATAATATTGCGGGTACTACTGATCGTTATGTATTGAAAGAAACAACAACAACATCAAGCAACTCTCCCATAACACTTACAAACTATGATTCGCTTGGAAGAACGCAAACATTCGGCGAAATGTTCGGTATAACATCCGGTTCAATGTTTGTTTCATCGTTTGAAATGTATGTAGACGTGTGCAATCCAATGATTGAATTTTTGACAAGAACTAATGTCGTGGTTGACGCAATCCAACTTACGGGATTTTATTCAGGCAAAACAACCCTGCAAACATTTATCATTCCCAATATTGACTTCAAGGATGTTGTGTCGGTGAGAATTTCTTCTACTTTATCCGTAAACCCTAGCGTAACCGTAAGCGGAATTCAATTTGCTCCCACGCCAACATCCACGCCAACTCCAACTCCGACCCCAACTCCAACACCCACACCAACACCCACACCAACCTCAACACCGAATCCAACACCCACGCCAACACCCACGCCAACACCCACGCCAACACCCACACCAACACTCACACCAACACCCACACCAACACTCACACCAACACCCACACCAACACCCACGCCGAATCAAACACCCACACCAACACCCACACCAACACCCACACCAACACCAACACCAACACCAACACCAACACCAACACCAACTCAACAAACGCCCGTAGCTTATCCAACCGACATCTTACTGTTTAGAGTGACATACCATAAACAGATGCCGGTTGTGATTCCAATCTCAACCTCACCGTCATTCAATAGAGTGTCATCAAATTCAACCTTGATAAATTCAGCAATTTTGATAACAGAACCAAAATCCATGATTCCGCACTATATCAAAATTCCCAAGATTATTTTTGGATCAAATCATGTTACGAATACATTGAATGCCTCCATTGCAATAAACAACGATAACGATAAGGCGAGATATCTCACGGCCAATTTTACGATTAACACGAAACAGACTTATCCGAACGGTATCACCATTCCATTGCAAAGTCCATCATCAATCACTCCAACCACTGGAATCACAAATGTGTCAGTTACGAATCGTCTGAATGAAATTCCATTGACTGCAGTTGCAACCCAAACCAGTGCGAATACATGGACACTCATCACGTCATTCACCATTGGTGAAACGTTAAGTTTTACTATTCCAAGCGGCCAAACGTTGAGAACATCGTTTTTCCGCATATTCAACTATGGCACAGTTTTTCTGAATGGAACACTTGAAGTGGACGGGAATTTCGGCAACAGTGGCTTCATTAATGGTATTGAAGGTTCAATCATATTTGGAACTTCTGGACGTGTTAACATGATGAATGCGAATAGTCCATCTATATTGGCTAATTTATGGTTAGGAGCTACCGGAAAACCAACATACTCTTATTTTTATAATAATAGTTCTTCCACTCTTTCACCCACTAATAACGGTTCTGTTTTAATTAATGGCGAAGTTGGTTCGTGGAGTGCTATAAGAAATGGAGTTCTAACGTTGCTACCATCGGGCTTGTCTAACGCTCGTCTTATTGTAGAAATTGGATTGCATGTCAATAGTGTCAACGGCTTATCTATGAACAATAGTTCGTCCATTTTAATTAAACATGGTGCTTACCTTAGTATTAGAACTTCTGTTTCAATGCAATCAGGCACAAGCATTATAAATTATGGAACATTATTCATAGAATCAGCTGTAACTAACAATGAAGGAGCATGTATTTTGAATTATGGTTCAATAGTGGGATATAGTCCTCATTATATACTAAATTACGGTAACATTTCAAACATGAGCTATCACCCCTCCTCCACCTCTATCCCCACAATTAGTTGTCCAATTTTTCAGGCGACTGGTGGAAATGCTGGAGCCGGCACAATGGTCAATTATTCAACAGTGCCACTTAGTGGACCAATTACGAGCGGAGTCATTAGTAGTACTTTTACGTCTTTGACATACGCAGCAAATGGTAATGCTGTAGTAAGGCCAATTATGAATGTAACAACTGCACCTCCTGCTTTGAACCAGGCATTATATACCGAAATAGTATTCTCTTTTGCAACTCAGCCAAATGGAACCACAACCACTGCGTCAGAATTTTCAAATGGAATGCTATTTGAACTGGGAGGCAGACCCAACATGGAAGTTGACCCGCTTGTTCCTTTCCCGAATACGGTAACGATAGTCTCGCCCATCACTTACAAAAAGAGTAAAGAGATTACGTTTACGGGTCCATCTGGAACCACATACAGCATTCAGCAGTCATCAACAAACACTCCAGTCGCTTTGACAACAACACCATCTAACAAGATAACTTTATCCACTAGCACTGACAAACAATCAACTTATGAAAATTCAGTTATCATTTACGGAAGCATACCTAGAACTACTGGTTCGTTCAACCCGGTAAGCACGGTTGTAAAAACAAATATTATAGATTACAGTGTTGATCAATTGCCTCCGGGCAGAATTGTTCTATACGCACATGCATACAATAGAGTTAATGCAGATTTAACTACTACCGCGTCAGGAGATGGACGATCTTTTATTAATTTACTAAGTATCGGTGGGACGCTAGTAAGCGTCATCACATTTACACAACAAGCAACATTACATTCATTAGACTTTGGTTACACATTTCCGGTTTTTAGAAATAATGGTCGTCATCAAGCAGGATACCGCGGTGGACTCGGATCCGTCTTCCTCCTAACTATTAAGAAAGTTGGAGAAACCGTACCCTCAACTGACATGTTAATACGGACTAAAACAACTGTTAATGCAATATACGATACGTATAACACTACTCAAAATGATGGTAGTCTGGTGTCTATTCCATTCGCATTGAATAATGATGAATTGCCATCCAGTGTTGAAATTGTCAAACCCATGGACCGCACTAAATTGAGTTTTGCAGCTGGAGACCAGGTTGAATTTGGTCTTACTAGTATTAGTGGTAATTGGGAGATTGTGACACCCCAACTAAATCTATCTGGTTTTACCGCGATGAATACGTCCAATAACATGGTTTGTTCGGTTATCTGTACAAGTGGTGCAACGCCACCCGCCCCCGATCTGATTGGTGCAGTATTCGGAAATACAACAGCGTCTGGTGGGTACAGTTCAGGTTCAAGCCTGAATATCGGTACTTCTTTAGGTAGTTATTCCGGTTCACAATTTGTTATCGGTGGGCGTTCATTGTTATTTGGGCTTCTATTGAGTGAATTCAATGTAACTAGTGCAAGTAATACAACATTGCCGACATCTACAATAATCCCGATGCGACTCAATGTGCATACCATGATGCCTAGTGCCACTTTGATATTGCAAGTATTTTTTAATTTGAGTACAGCAGCTACTGGTGGCCCGCTATACATTCCATTCAGTCACGTGGAATTCAATAAAGTTCATACCGGATCATCAACGATTGATAAAAATACAGTGTCGCGAATTGTTCCAACAACATTGCTGTACAATGGTATACAAACCCCTAGCATCACAAATAATAGTGTGGCATTTCATATTTCTCATCATCTATCTAATACAACATACACATTCAATTATAAAACGAACAATGCGGCTACTCCTATTGTAAGCGCACTTTTGTTCGGAACTGTGCCTCCCACTAATCTGATTGATCTGTCATCAAACGCAAAAACACTCGTCTACACTGGCACAGAAACTTTGCCAACCAATCCATACTTTGTCACAGTTAATGCAAGAGGCTCCGGCAACGAGACGTTTGCAGTTATTAACGACAGTTCTATTCCCACACTCAAAAATTATATCTCCGGAATTGGAAAGCTTGTTGCAAACCGAACGACAGCCGAAACGAATGCAATTACCGCGTTTCAAATCATACCGTTCAACAACATTGTTACCACGCTCGTTACAAATATGAACGAACTAGTTGCAAATGTTGCTACATTCAATCAAGCCATTGAATCATGGGACACGTCTAGAGTTACAAGCATGGATAACATGTTTAGTAGCGCTACTGCATTCAATCAACCCATTGATTCGTGGAACACGTCTAGAGTTACATCGGTTCTTCAGATGTTCTATAATACCGCTGCATTCAATCAACCGATTGGTTCATGGAATACGGCAAGTGTTACAAGCATGCAAAATATGTTTTTGACTGCCACTAAATTCAATCAACCGATTGGATCATGGAATACGGCAAAAGTTGTAGTCATGCAAAATATGTTCAATAATGCCGCTGCATTCAATCAACCGATTGGTTCATGGAATACGGCAAGTGTTACAAACATGTATTATATGTTTCGCCTGGCCACTGCATTCAACCAAGCAATTGGATCATGGAATACGGCAAAAGTTAACACCATGAACAGCATGTTTAATAATACTGCATTCAATCAACCGATTGATTCATGGAATACGGCAAATGTTACAGACATGTCTCAAATGTTTTCCGGCGCTACTGCATTCAATCAACCGATTGGTTCATGGAACACGGCCAAAGTTAACACCATGAACAGCATGTTTTATCAGGCCACTGCATTCAATCAACCGATTGGTTCATGGAACACGGCAACAGTCAAGGATATGAGTTATATGTTTGGTAATACCGATGTATTCAATCAACCGATTCTGTTATGGAAAACGACAAACGTTACAACCATGCAGGGCATGTTTGTTCGTGCCAAAGCATTCAACCAACCTATTTTTAAAAATTTTGCGGGTTCATTTTCTACCGGTGAGAATACCGAACATAATTGGTATACCTTAAACGTAAGGAACATGGCATCTATGTTTCAGGATTCATCATCATTCAATCAAAACATTAGTAACTGGACCACATATAATGTTACCGATATGTCTGATATGTTTGCTAGCGCAGTAAAATTCAATAATAATGAAAACTCTCTTGGTACAACTAATAACTGGGAATGGAATACATCAAATGTAACTAGAATGACTGGTATGTTTTTTGGCGCAACTGTATTTAATGTATCTGTTAATAGTTGGGACGTATCCAATGTAACTGATATGTCATATATGTTCGCAGAAGCACGTGCATTCAATCATATCTCTATTAATACTTGGACACCAAAAAAACTTATTTACGCTAATCACATGTTTATGAGAGCGGTTACATTTAACAAACCGCTTGACTACTGGAATGATAATGTAGGCAACTTAATGTATATGGTCCAAATGTTTTATGGTACAATAAATTTTAATCAAGATTTAAGTGGTTGGAAGCTGACTGCATTAATTAACAGTGGAAGAGGAGGCTATCCATCTTATACGTTATATGCTGATTTTAATGCGTTTGCGAGACCGATGGCTCTAGCTAACCGTCCGTATCAATATAAAGGTGTGGAAAACGTAAGGTTTTCGCAACCTGCTTTCACAAACGTGAACGGGCAATATTCAGATGGATGATTCACTTGTCCATCGCCACATTGATCGGGTTCATTTTTCAGTGTTTAACAAATAAATAAAAAAATAAATGCAACATGTATACCAATATCAACAATTGTATCATGGCATTTACCCGCATTCACGACGATTATTGTCGCATTGCCAAGGAAGTACAGGAATCCACCGGTGCTGGCCGGTACCGCTTGAACGTGCCCGGCAACGGCGACAAGCCGTTTTACATGGAAGACCCTTGCATCCGCCTCCAGGGGTGGGGCGGCAACTTAAGGACCAACGCGGTGGAGCTGGAAAACGATTTGCGCGGGCTCAGCCGGCCGCTGTCGCGTGACTGCATCAGCTACAAGGCAACCGCCTCCAAGGTGGGCGACGCGCCCGTTGAATACCCCACGTGCACGCCGTTCGTGGAGCAGCCGCGCGCCACCCATCCCGCGTGGACCGCCCGCGATTTGGAGCAGTCGCATTTCTCTTATTTGCACTTGAACCCGCAGGAGCACGTGTGCCGCCCGTTTCAGAACAACTTGAGCACGCGCATCCTGGAAAAGGACTACTTCAACCGGGGAACGTAGTTCCCCGCACCCCTCCTTTGTGTTCGTACCTTTCCCTCCTCCTCATAAAACCTACGGGCCGGGGAACTACGTAAAAGCGCAGCGCAGCGCAGTAGAGCCTTTGGCCCCGCACCCCTCCTTTGTGTTCGTACCTTTCCCTCCCCCCGTGACATTTTTTTCACAATGTAATGTATCCACATTTGCATTACATTGCATTGCATTGCATTGCATGAATGTGCAGCTGCTGTCAAACCCGTTTCTAAGCGCGTCAATGCTCCCCCAAACGCGCAAACGCGCCCGAAGCCTGCCGTTGTTGAAAAACACGCACGTTTGCGGAAAGACGCACGAAAAAACGCTCGGAAATGAGCTGTCCATGTCCACGGACACCGTGTTTGAATTGAACCCAATCACGCTCCCATATTTCATTTCAAAATTCACTTACGCGAACGGGTTGTGGTTCAAATTCATTGTCGTGCATCACAATCAGCGTCACCGCGTGTTTGTCTGCAACGGGTCCCTGATTACCCGACACTCCGTCATCTACATTGACGCAATGATGGAGCTAATTAAGCGGGACCCCGGGCGTGATGCGAAATACGACCATTTAATAGAGCTGTATGACTACATCGTTGCATGCAAAACGTCAAAAAAAGGGCTCCAGGGGTGTCCCGACATCAAGCGCGCGCAGGCCAAGTTCAGCGCGGTGTTCAAACGGCATTTCAACTGCATGGAGGTGTTGTCCGCGGGATCGGGCACCGTGTTTTACAACGCCGGTGATCCCCGAATCACCATATGCTTGAACACCAAATCCGGACACTATCGTCCCACGCTGAAACACGTAGATTTAGCAAAGGAGGTGGTGGAAACCATTGTTGCCAATGCCCCTTTTCTCAGCAGATACGACATCGCCGTGATATCGCAATACAAGCCAAGAAAGGGCACGCTGAAGCGCGTGTTCGGCGCAACCAACGCGCACAAGCTCGGCATGTGCATTCCCCCAAACAAAACATGATGTTCGCCGCGTGCACACGAATCATTAAGAGTTAAGAGGGGTCTGGTTCCTTTTCACAAGTTTTTCACAAGTTATTAGTCACAGCCATTATATAAATAAAAAGTATATTTATATATTAGTATTTCAATAAGCGAGTAAATCATTGTTGCAATATGGCTGAAATCGCAATCCCTTTGCTGGGCCTAGCTGGCGCGTACCTCCTCTCCAACCAAAAGAAGAACACAAGGCCCGCCGCGCCTTTAGCTGCTTCTAGCGCTGATTTTAAAGAGGGCTACACGAACATGGGCTTACCCAACGCAGTCGTTCCGGCCGACAATTACCCCGTGTTCAAGCCCGACACGGGCTACGACGCCAACGCGTACTCCAATTTTCCGAACCCGAATGCCGCGACCGACAAGTACTACAAGCAGTCCGCGTATCAGGAGGTGGTCAGCGGCGGCGCCAATTTTGGCGGAAAGTCGCAGTTTGGCGACACGTATCAGCAGCGGCGCCAGGTCATGTCGCTGACGGGCAAGCCCGTGAACGCCGACGAATTTAAGCACAACAACATGGCGCCCTTTTTCGGCGCCAAAATCCGCGGTCGCACTGCCGACGCCAACACGCACGAGTCCGTGCTGGACGCCATGAACGGCGCGGGGTCGCAGTGGACGAGCAAAACGGAGGTTGCGCCGCTGTTCAAGCCGCAGGAGAACTACAATTGCATCCACGGTGCGCCGAACGTGAACGATTTCATGCAGTCGCGCCAGATGCCGTCGGCGAAAATTTCAAATGTTAAGCCGTGGGAAGAGGTGCGCGTGGCTCCGGGATTGGACAAGGGCTACACCGCCAACGGCAGCGGGGGCTTCAATTCCGGCATGGATGCGCGCGACAAGTGGGTGGACCGCAACGTGGACGAGCTGCGCGTGAAGACGAATCCCAAGCTCACGTTCGGCTTGGAGACGCACGAGGGTCCGGCGTATTACTACATTCAAAACGCGCCCACCGCCGCCACGCAGGGCAAGGTGGAGAAGTACTTGCCCGACACGTACTACTTGAACACGCCCGACCGCTGGCTCACCACGACCGGCTTGGAGAAGGCGCAAACCGCGCGCCCCATTGAAGCCGACCGCTTCGTGAACCGACCGTCCACCACGTCGGAGTACTTTGGCGCGGGGTCGGAGCAGAACGGGGCGGCCACGTACGCCGCGCCCGCAGTGGAGCCGTCCAAGCGGCAGCACATTGATCCCAGCAAGCACCACGGCATGAACGCCACTGCAACCGGTCAAAAACCCGCATCCGTCGCGGACCACGGGCGCCTGGGCTACAAGGTGTTGCAAAACAACCGCAGCACGACCACGAACGCGGTGGCGCCGGGGGGTGCATTCGGCGCCATTCGCGCCGTGGTTGCGCCGCTGTTGGACGTGGTGCGGCCGTCGCGCAAAGAAAACGTCGTCGGCAACTTGCGCTCCTACGCGAACGCCGGGTCCACCGTGCCTGCGGGCACCGTGTTCAACCCCGCCGACCAGCTGCCCACGACAATTAAGGAAACCACGGTCGGCCTGCTGGACTTCAACCACTTGAATTTTGAGCGGCAAACAAACGCGGGCTACCAGGTGTCGGACCAGCAGCCCGTGGAGAACCAGCGCGACACGACCACGGACGTGGAGTACATGGGTTCAGCCGGCGGCGCTGCGGCGCACATGGGCAACCAAGTGTACAACGCGGCGTACAACCAGCACAACAACAACAACAAGGTGCAGACGGCGTGGACGAACCAGGGCAACATGAACCTGCTGAACCACAACGAAAACTTGTGCGTGCGCAAACCGCACGTGACCGTGAACAACTACATGGGCGCCGCGGCGCCGGGACCGAACACCGTGAACATGCCCCCGTCAATTGAAACGTACGGCAAGGCGCATGCCGGAAAGACTTATCCGCGCAACAACATTGAGTGCGAGCGAATCAACCCCGAAATTTTGGACGCGTTTCGCAGCAATCCGTACACCCAAAGCCTGAACAGCTACTGCTGCCGGTAAACCCCAAATACATTTCATTTCATTTCATTTCATTTCATTTCATTTCATTTCATTGTTGTCAAATAAATATATTTGCAAATATATAATTGCAAATATAGGATTGCACCAACCACATGAAGTTAACGGCGTGTGTGGGGTTATTTAGCACGATCATCATTTTGATATGCGCGGTCATGCTGTTAATGCCCATGAAACAGCTGCAGTCGCAACAACCCAATACAGCGCTTGAGTCGCCGCTGTTGCCATCGCCGCTGTTGCCATCGCTTGTGCCGCCATCTGCCGCATTTCAGCGCAATTTATCCAACGCTGCCGGTTCAGCGGATGGCAGCTCGGACCACCAGCATTTGCTGGAAAAATTACTCAAAAAACAAGATGCTTTAATGGAGGCATTTGAAGGACGCAACAGCGGTCGGATTTCATCAACCACCACTCAAAAAGACGGAATTGCTTCCAGAAGCGCGAGCGCGAATGCCGATGCTGATGAAGATGAAGATTTTGGTCCTTCCGGTCAATGGACCAAAACGGTCGGGTGCAGCGACAAGTGCAAGAAAGTGGACGATCCAGCAACCGCGGTGCGCGGTACGTGCGTGAATCCGCCCATTTCTGAAACCAACCGCAACCCGGATTATTCCAAAAAGTATTGCTTGGCGTTCCGTCCCTCCCTGCGTTCCATGCGCGAACAGGAATGCATGACCTGCGGGTATTACGCGTACGCGGCCGAGTGCTTGAAAAAAGCGGATCCCAAAGACCCCAACAAATGCACAAAGTTCGGGAACTACGCGGTTCAACCCCGGACCGGTTCCCAAAACTACTACGACTGCAGCAACAACAATCCCACTTGCAAACTGTTTTTGGAAAAGGGGGGCGGCGGCGGTGGCGGCGGCGGTGGCGCATCAGACAATAGTGGTCCGGACTGTTCGGCCGCAGCCTGCCCGGCAAAAGAGGTCACCATTGCCAGCGTCACAACATCCACGCAAAAGTGCGTCGTTCCAGGCTGCTTGTCAAACAGCGGCGGGTTGCCCTATCCCAAAGATTTTTACGGGAACGACATGATCAATCCGTGCAAACCCAATCCGAGCGGTAATGGATACATATGCCCCGCCGTCACGCTTGGATCCACGGAATCTTACAATTCGGCCGGTGGTTCGGATCCGTGCTACATCACAGGTGGTAAACCCGACATCCTCAAATTCCAACCCATTAATAAAATTTGCAACAGTGTTAGGCCGACGTCTGTTCAGAATTTCAAACCAGGCACCACCGATGCAAGCGGCTCAAGCGGTTCAAGCGGCTCAAGCGGCTCAAGCGGCTCAGGCGGCTCAAGCGGCAGCAGCGGCTCAAGCAGAAGGGGCACAAGCGGCTCAGGTCGCAGCAACAGCAACAGCGGCTCAACCAGTACGGTCAATGTGTTCCATTATTACATGAACGGAAAACCAAGGTGGTCAACCCCAAACAGACGGCTGGAATCCGGCCTCATTTATTTGGGCATTCATTGAAAAAAAAATCATTGCATGAGTTCCATGATGTCGTTTTTGTTGATGTGCGTCTCTTTCGCAATGATTTTCAGAATTTTGCGGTGCGCGGCGTCGTCCTTTTCAATGTTCTTGTACAGCTCCTTGCAAATGCTTTGGTACTCCATGTGCATTTTCTCCTTGGTCTCCCATCCGGGGTGCGCCTCCATCCAGTCTTGTATGACGCGTGTTTGATAGCACGACGTCATGTATATGAATTTTTTCACGTGTTCGTGCATGTCGTCCTTGATCCATTCGTCGCTTTTGATGTACATGGTCTCGCGCTTGGCGTCCGTGCAGTGAATGGGGCGCTTGTGCACATCCATCACCTTCAGATTGTTGGCAATGATGGACCCCACCCCCTCCACAATCCCGTTTGTTTTCGTAAACTCCAGGTCTTGGAGCGTGATTTTCAGCGTCTTCATAAAATCGCTCAACTTTACCGCATCCTTGCACTCCGTGTTCAAAAACACCTGCACGTTGAACTGCGTGTTGTTATGAATCGTGTTGTGCGTGTGATTCGTAGTCGTGACATTTGCAACTTGGGTTGGTTTTTCTTTTATCTTATCCACTAAAACATTGATGATATCATTTTGCATTGTCATCATATTTTTCATGAATTCCTTCAATTCAGACACCTGCGTAGCCTCACTTTGTGACTTTTGCATGTGTCTTTCGGTTTCACAGTGCTGCACATAGTGGCTCTTTTTATTACAAGAATATTGACACGGTTTGCAGAAGTACTTCACTTTTTTATCAATGGGTTTGTCCATTCCAAGTTTATAAAAGATGATTTGTATATATTGTTGCAAATATTTTATGCTTTAAGTTTTTTTCAATATTTATAAATAATTATTGCTAGGTAATAGGATCGGCCTATTTTGGCCTAAAAAATAGGCTTTTTCCTAGGGAAAAGAGCCTATTCTAGCCTATAAAATAGGCTTTTTGGACAAGGGTATGCACCCAAAATCACATGTTTTGGTGCTTTTTTTTAAGTTTTTTTCGAACCCAAAAATTGACCTTCGTGGTGCCTTTTTTTAAGCGCTGCATTATGCTCACAAAAAACAGGTGGAATCTGAAAAACAAAATTTGTTATTTTTCGATTCGAATTTGCACAAGAGTCGAAAAATTTCTGAGAAATGGACATAAAAAGTATGTCCAAAAATCGATATGTCGAAACCTTTTTGGGAAAATTCGACGCGTACTAGGTAATTTGCGGAACCTTTTCGGACGCATGCGCGCAACAGCATAAATGCAGCGACAATAATGCAATCAACCGTTTTAACAAAAAACATCTAGAGAGAAATTGTGACATTTTATTCCTCGTTATGGATGGGCCAAATATTGGCGCGAATATCTCTCGTTTATTACATGGATAGAATGAATGTATCCATGAAAAGGGGGTGCTGGTGCCTTTTTTTAAGCTCGCTCGGGAGCATTTCATTCCCAGATGACGACGGGGCCGCCGGAGGGCCACGCGGCGAAGGGGACGGCCTTGCTGGTTGACTGGGGCAGGGAGAGCAGCCGTTTCAGGGCGGCTTGGCGGCGTTCCAGCGGGGTTTGGTTTGCATCCGACCGTTCGCGGCGCGTGAGCTGCTTGAACCGCCATTCGAACTGTAGGGCGGCCTGCCATGTGGGGAAACCGGTCACGTGACATGCGCGGCGCCAGGTTTCGCCGCGGGCCACACGAGCGCCGGTTGCGTGCGCTCCGCCGGCCAGTTCCTTGTTGTGCTGGCGCAGCCTGCGTTCCAGGTTCACGGTGGCGCCCACGTATGTTGCTTTTTTGCAGGACGACTCCAGCAAATACACGAAGAATTCTTTGGCATCGGCGACGTCTTCTTTTATTGCGTTTGCATTGTCGTCGTTGGCATTATCCTCGTTGGCATTGTCCTCGTTTGCATTGTCTGCTTTAACTTCGTGGTCGTGATCTGGCATTGGATACCCTTATATGACATGTTTTTTTTATTTCAAAAAAAAATTGATTTCATTTATGCATTTTAATAATTCACCCAAAGCAACCAAGCAACACCAGACAAATGGCAGAAACTGAAATCAGAGAACTCAGCAATCTTCGCGCGGAGCTGTCAACGCTGAAAAAACAAATGACGGCCGTGCAGCAAAGAATCAAACAAATGGAACAGGAGGTTTACAACAAATGCAACCATGATTGGACAATTGACCGAACCAACGTGGGAGAACACACCGAGCATGTATGCGTGCACTGCAACATGTCCAAGGCATTGTGAATCCATTGTGAATTTGTTTTTTTTTCTAAGTATATTTCATAAAAATAATGACGACAAAATATACTTTGAAAGATTTGATTTCGACTTTGAATTTGAAAGATTTGAAATTGACTTTGAAAGATTTGAAATGTAGCAATACCGCCGGTATTCCAGGTGGTATTCCAGGTACTTGGATATCCGTAAAGGTGGTTGGGAAAACGGATGTGCTCGACAAATCCATTGCGAGAGTTATTGGTAATCGTGTGATTAAAAATAGTTTTAACAAAGTACTCAAATTTTATTATGTTGATGAAACTAATGAAACTAATAAACGAAAATATATTACATTTAATGAAAATTGTCAAATGATATATGATAACGGCACATCAGTACCTGAATCGGTCATTGAAAAACCCGTTTTTATTGAAGAAACCGAAATATCTGATGAAGAATTTCAAGAACTTATGGAACAATCACCACTACCGGTCAAGACCAAAAGTGAAGAAACCAAATTAACTGATAAAGAACAATCGGGCAAGACCGAAGGTGGAAAAAAACGCAGATCATCCCACAAAAAACGCAGGTCATCCCACAAAAAACGCAGATCATCGCACAAAAAACGCAGGTCATCACACAAAAAACGTCGTCATTAAGGTACATTGAATCAAAAATAAAAAACATCTTTTTTTTTATTTTTTTTTGATCACTTGCTCACTTTGTCAGATCATTCATATCTTTACCGTCTGTAAGAACTAAAGGTTCTGCTGGGCACATCATCCGACGCAAACGCGTAGTCGTCTTCCGACAGTTGCGAATCGGACACTTGTGAATCGGTGTGATGAGGGGGCGTGTGTGGAGTTCGGGGGGTTTGCGGCTCATGCTGATGCTGCGGCGTCTCGGACATGGCGATGTCCTCCTGGGTGAACTCGGTGCTTTGGGTGTCGCCTGACACGCAGCGCCCGAGCGCACGACGGCACACCTCGTATGCAATCGGTGTTGAGTTTGCGTCGTGCTGGATGGAGTGCACGCGGTCAATGCCGATGTCTTGTGCGTTGCGCTTGGTGGTTGGATCTGAGCCAATGAAGAGCACAGAGTGCATGGGGTTTCGTTTTTTGTTGTCGGCAATCATTTCATTCACACTGGACCGCGTGTGCATTTTGGAATCGTTGTCGTCACCGTCGGTGAAGATGTACGTTGTCGCCGGAACTCCCGCGCTGTGCTTGTTCATGTGGTCAATCGCAATTGCAGTGGCATCCCACATCGCAGTCATTCCATCACACACCAAATCTCGCATGGTAATGGGCTTCGCTTCACTGATCGGAATGACAGGGCTCGCTGTAATGTTGTCATGCGACGAGAACTTGATGATGCAAACGGTTGCCTTGTGTTCGCATGGTTCTCTGTAGCGTTTTTGCATGTCACCAAATATTTCATTGATTCCGGTTGCAACTGACACGCGCTGAGATTCCATTGAACCGCTGATGTCTTGTACAACGAGAACATTCATGTCCTTCACGGCAAAGGGCGGAAGCTGAGATTCTTCTTCGTCTTCAACTTGAGGGACAGGGACAGGGACTGCGTCTTCGGCTGCGGCTTGAATTTCGGCTTCAGCGACAGGGTCTTCGGCGGCAGGGACAGGGGCTGCGGCGGCAGGGGCAGGTGGTTGCGCGGCAGAAGGCGCCGCTAGAAGATGTTTCGGAAAGTCTTCCATCACGCCATAAGGAGTTCTGCTGAGTCTTGCCACTGTTGCATCACTGCTTCTAAACATTTCTGTGCTTTATCGCTGTGCTTTATCGCTGTGCTTTATCACTGGTTTCAAATCAGCTTTCAATTTTTTTGTAAAATGATTGTAAAATGCTAAAAATGATAAAATGATTTAAATTCATCCTTGAATGCATATAAAAACTACGATTGGTATTATTTATTAGCGGAATGACCCACAATTATCAGAATTATCCGAATGTTGCATTCATCACCGGCATCACCGGTCAGGACGGCTCCTATTTGGCCGAGTTGCTCCTTGGCAAGGGCTATTTGGTGCACGGCTTGATCCGGCGCTCGTCCACGATCAACACGGCGCGCATTGAGCACTTGTTTCGGAGCCCCGCGTTGAAGCTGCACTACGGCGACATGACGGACGGCGCGTGCCTGTACAAGATCCTGGACACTATCAAGACGGCGCACCCGACGATGGAGCGCCTGGAAATATACAACCTGGCCGCGCAGTCGCACGTCAAAATTTCGTTTGAGATGCCGGAATACACGGCCGACACGGACGCGTTCGGCACGCTGAAGCTGCTGGAAGCGATCCGCAACAACGGGCTCACCGGGGTGGCCCGGTTTTATCAAGCGTCCACCAGCGAGCTGTACGGCAAGGTGCAAGAAATGCCGCAGCGCGAGACCACGCCGTTTTATCCGCGGTCGCCGTACGCGGTGGGCAAGCTGTACGCGTACTGGATTGTGAAAAATTACCGCGAGGCGTACGGGATGCACGCGTCCAACGGCATCCTGTTCAATCACGGGGGGGTGCGTCGCGGGCACAACTTCGTGGAGCGCAAAATCACGCTGGGTCTGGGAAAAATTCTGCGCGGCGAGACGGACCGGCTCGTCATGGGCAACATTGATTCGCAGCGCGACCTGGGCAGCGCGCAGGACTACGTGGAGGGCATGTGGCTCATGCTGCAGCAGGACGTGCCGGACGACTACGTGCTGGCCACGGGCGAAACGCACAGCGTGCGCGAAATGATTGAGCTGGCGTTCGGCATGGCGGGAATCCGAATCAAGTGGCGCGGCGCGGGCGCCGACGAGGTGGGGTACGACGAGGCGACCGGCAAAGACCTGATTTTCATTGATCCGAAGTACTACCGGCCGACCGAGGTGGACGTGCTGTGGGGCGACGCGTCCAAGGCAGCGCAAGTGCTGGGATGGCGCCCGCGGACCTCGTTCAAGCAACTTATTGCAGACATGGTGCAACAAGATACACAGGTTGTGTATAAAATAATTTAATTTATTTGTGGAATGTGGAAATATTTAGTGCATTCGTGCAAAAATTGAATTAAATCATGCCCTTGTTTGAATGGTATATTCAAATCAAACAAACTAATCAATGCTGAAATCAATCCTGAACAAGAAGCACGCGCTCAGCAGCCTAACGGACGCGGAGTTTGAGGCGCTGCTGCCGCAGCTGGCCGCCGAGCTGGTGGCGCACGGTGTGCTGCACGAAACATATGACGACGCGGAAATCCGGAAGGACTGGGCTTTATTGTTGAAAAAGGATGCAACGCAGAACGCAATGACTATTTCGGCCACCGAAGTGGCGGGCATGAAGGTGCTGCGAAAGCACATGCGGCACTTCCACGCCGTGCGTAATTACAAGGGGCATTCGGTAGAGTCGTTGTGGACGCAGCCGTGCCTGGAAAAGGCGCTGCGTTTCAACCGCGCGCAGCACTCCACGCCCTATGCGTCCGAAATCATTCGCTCGCTGTCGTTCGCCAACGGGTTGGGCAAGGTCACGATGTATCGCCCGCTCATGGCAAAAAAAGTGGTGGCTTATTTGGCAACCCAGCTTGGTGTGAAAGAGGTGCGCGTGCTAGACGTGTGCGCGGGCTGGGGCGGCCGAATGGTGGGGGCTAAAAGCGCAGAAAGCCCCTCCTTCGCGGGGGTCTCCCCCTCCGTTGCGGGGGGTTTGAGGGGGGAGCTCGTCTCCCCCTTGAAGGTGCATTACACGGGCATTGACCCTTGTGAAAAGACGTACGCGGCGCTGCGCGCCATTCGCGACGAGCTTGGGCTCACCGATGTCACCCTTGTGAATAAGCCCGCCGAGGTGGCGCTGCAACAATCGCTTGGCACGTACGACATTGCGCTGACGAGTCCGCCGTATTACAACCTGGAACTGTATTCGGACGAACCGACGCAGAGCGTCCAAGCGGGCGGCGGTGGATACCAAGCGTGGTTGGACACGTTTTTGAAACCGGTCATACAGGGCGTCATTCGGCACGGCGTGAAGTACAGCTGCTGGAGCGTGAAGAACTTCAAGACCGACAAGAAGTACGACTTGCTGGACGATGTGATCCGGATTCACGGCGAGCACGGGTGGCGCCTTTTGGACGACACGGTGTTCACGATGGCCAACAGCCGGCGGCCGGGCCAAAAAGCCGCGAGCGAATCTGTCGCGCCAAAAAAAACGGAGGAATGCACCTACGTGTTTGTTCGGGCGACATAATGCATAAATGCCTAAACATAATCGCACATCGTGTTTATTTTTTTTTATATACTTACTTATACTTATACTATATAATCAATCATCCATGGAACCACTGGGTTTTTCATTTGCAAAACATATGGCAGACATGTCAAAAAGTTCAAGGATCGCGCTTTCTCGTTCGGGTATTCCAAAAGAACTTATTAATAAAATTATGAAGAACACGATATATGGTAACTTGTCTAGTTTAGCACCGTTGGTAGATATTGAGTATAAATCTTTTAGAGAAATGATAGATACGTACCACATCATTCATGATCAGGTTCTTGAAATATATCCAAATTTAGATCCTTCATGGGTGATTGAAATCATTGAGAAGTTTATTAAATTCTTAAAAACAACTCCACCAAATTCGGTTCCAATTTTTGATTTATTGAAAGCAATAATAGAGAAAAATCAATATCTAACCCAATCGCAAGTGTATAAAAATGAAAGGATGCCTCGCGATAAGTACCGTGTATGGGTTGACCGTTTCATTCAATATCATTATAGGCCCGATGAACTTGAGAAAATAATGCATACACACGGCATGACCGACGAATCGCTGAGTGGTATACTGGTAAACAGCGGCATAACTCTTGACAGCGTCATCGGTAAAGGAATAATCCGTTTTTTTAATAAAGTCGTTGCTATATTGAGTGATGTTTTTGACGAAATGACTGGTTACGATAGGCACTCTCTTGCCATAAAATGCCATCCAGATGAATTGTACACAAGGTTATTTTCAAAGCAACAAAACCGAGAAGCAATCCTAAAAGCGATCCTAATCATTCGTACTAGTGTTATTGATGGTATGATTCCCATTTTTAAGAGTTTGTTTAAATTGAAAAAAAAATATGCAGATTTAATGAAATTTCTAACTTTTAAAAACATGTTGAAATTAGATTCGGAATTGAAAAAAATAAAACAAGGAAGAGGAGGAGGATTGACGCGTAAAAGGCGCAGCAACAAAAACAAACATAAATCGTAAATCGCCCATTATATTTTATTTGGGGATGGAGCTGACGAACTTGCGGAGGCATTCTATGCCTTGGATCGGCGTGAGGTACGGCATGATGGCCGATTTCTGGGTCCACCAGCCCTGTTTGCCCTGGAATGTGACCACCTTTTTTTCGCGTAGCTCGCCCATGAGGTGCGCCTTTGTGATGCACCACACTTTCCATTCGTGGAAATCCAGGAGGGCCAGCATTGCAAAGCCGTAGTCATGGTCGGGTTCCATGTGCTGCCATTTGCAATCATCTTTTCCAGACCAGCGCCTGGCGCATTTGATTTCGCATTTGTGGCCTTCAAATATGCCGTCGTGTTGCGTGGACGTTCTTGGCGCCATTTGGAACAGTTCGGCCATGATTGATTCGCTGACGGACCCGAACGGCTTGGAGTCCAGACTCACCAGTTCCACCACATCAGGAGCTGCGTTCATGCGAACGTAATACTGCGTCTGCGTTTCTCTCCGTTTGTTTTGGGCAAATGCCTTGGTGTTCTTCCAATTGTCTACCGAAAGAAAGGATGGCCCGGGACTGCTTGCGTTCTCGGTACTGGCGCTGGCGCCGTTGATGCTGTCGCTGATGGCGCTGGTATCGGTACTGTCGCTGGTCTCGGTACTGTCGCTGGTCTCGGTACTGGTGCTGGTCTCGGCGTTGATGCTGTCGCTGGTGGCGCTTTCGCCGGTTTCGTGGTTTGATTGCATTGTGATTGATACATGAATGAAAAACAGTACGCCTTTCATTCATTCAATTTTTTTTTAAATTTTTCAAATTCGCGTAATCATAACTAATCATCATACCAATCATCGGATGAATAGGATGAATTGTGAAAGGGAGAGCACTCCGGGTGAAATGTAACGCGTTCCATTTCGCGCAGCTGTTTTGCAGAGAGAAGCCAGCGAATGGTGGCCGCATCCCCCTTTTGTTTCAACTGTTGAACCACGCAAATGCCGGTTTCTTCGCGGCCGCCGTGTTGGCCGATGACAATTGCATTATTGGAGTCGCGACACTTGAATGAGCTGAAGAAGATCATGCTTTTGGAATACACGTCCGGGTCAAATGACGGACGCGTAACGTATGGATCCGTGGTCCAACGAGCGGACCCGGGACGTGCCTTGCCCGGGAACACGTTTGCTTTTTGTGAAATGAGCCAAAGCATTTTGAGCGGGAACGTGTCCTTGCGGCGACTGTAAACATGCGCATGCCGTAAATCGGGTTCCATGCGAACGTTGCGTTCAAACATCGCCTTAAAATCGGCCACCGTGCTGCATGCCACCAGCTCATCCGATCGCGAATGAATGAGACACCACAACATTTCAATCATCTTTTCTTGTATTGGATATAGATGCAAGTCACTGTCCGTACTGAACGGCGTCACATATGAAACCGTGCCGTTTTCAAAATAAAACCCTCGGGTCTGTTCATCTTTGGAAACTGTGGTTTTCATTGGCGGAAGTAGCCAGTTGTGTTTGATGCGCCACTCCTGCGTGCGCTGTTCAAACACTTCATCCGAATATTTTTGGTTCTTGAGAAGTTCGGAATAATCCCAAGCAAACATTTCCTCTGTTGTTTTGAAAATGGGAAATGTTTGCGGTGCATCTGGGCGTTTCAACCTGACCCAAGTTGGCCTGCATTGGGATGCATTTTCCTTTTCAATTGTGGCCAGCGATTCTTGGTTCAATCCGATTTCGCGACGGAACCACTCTTGTGTTGTTTCTGGTTCCGGTTTCATTGCCCTCTCAGCGGTGGGTCCTTGGCCTTTGAAGACGAGGCTTCCCAACAGGCTTCTCAAGGCCGTTGAGGCTGTTGTTTCTGTTGCTGTTGTTGTTGCCGTTGTTGTTGCCGTTGTTGTTGCCGTTGTTGTTGCCGTTGTTGTTGCCGTTGTTGTTGCCGTTGTTGTTGCCGGTGTTGTATTGCGTTTCACGATATTGGCCCAAGACATTTCTGATCATGATAATTCATTTTCATTTCAAGGTTTAAATCAATTTTTTTCATATTTGCTTTCATAATCTAAAAGAAAAAACAAGGTATTAAAGTCAGCACAAGGAATGAAATAAATACATCAATTTCTCTCACATGAGTGAATCCATAACGGCAATAACCAAACCCAAACGGGTTCGGGTGGTTAAACGTGGAGCCAAGTCGCAGCAGCCATCATTAGAAAACATTCACGCCGACATTCAGGAAAAGTTGCAGTACTTTATTGAACAGAAGAAGATTCCCAACATCATATTTCACGGCGTGTCTGGGTGCGGCAAAAAAACGCTTGCGTGGAATTTTATTCGCAGCATTTACGGCAGCAACAAGGGCGCGCTGAAGGATTACGTGATGCACGTGAACTGCGCGCACGGCAAGGGCATCCGGTTCATCCGGGAGGATTTAAAATTCTTTGCCAAAACCAACGTGGATTTGAAGGACGGAGAGATATTCAAGAGCGTGATTTTACTGAATGCGGACAAGCTGACCACGGATGCGCAGTCCGCCTTGCGCCGCTGCATTGAGCTCTTCAATCACTCCACCCGGTTTTTCATTGTGGTGGAAGACAAATGCGCGTTGCTGCGCCCCATTCTGTCGCGGTTTTGTGAAATTCACGTGCCCGAGCCCGTGATCAACGGCGTCCAGACCAACCTGCATGCGCACTTATTGCGCAAAACGTTTGCCGGGACGGCATTGGATAAATTAAAAGAGCAGCGCGCCGAGTGGCTGAAAAAGACGCTGTCGGTTCAAAAACCGTTTAAGGCCGACGACATCATTCGCCTGGCGAATGAGCTGTACGAGCGGGCTTATAACAGCACGGACTTGTTGCGCTGGTTGGAGGACGCTGACATTCCGATGTGCAATAAATACGAGAGACTGATTGCCTTTCAGAAGGTGCGCCACGAATTTAGGAACGAAAAAATGTTGATGCTGTTCATGCTGCATTTCATGCTAGTTCGTTCCAATGACAGTTTAGAAAATATATCATTTATGTAAAACTAGTGTTTTACACATGGACGATTTCTCTCTGTTTAATTTGTACGAATCCCGAAATGAGTGGTGTGCCCGGTTGGTGAAGGTGTTGACGCCCATGATGATAGAAGGGTTCCGCTCCATTTTTGACGAGTCGTGGAAGCTGTGCGAACAAAACAACGAAGCAGGGAAATACTTGATGACATTTCAGAATTTTCTCTCGCGCGTGCCGAAATGGAACTCCACCATTATTGAACAAGAGACGCAGCGCATCATTGACCGCAGCGGGTGCGGTTATTTAGCAGACATGCTGACGTGCGTGCACATCATTCAGTTGAAGATTTTGACGTGCATGCGCGTGGGCAGCAAGCAGAAAAAGGTGGACATTGACGTGCCGCCGCTGAACGATTTCATTCACAAGGTGTACGTGCATTGCGCGCGCAAGTTGTACACCAATGTGTACTTGTTTGAGCGCGGCATTCCGGCATTGACCATTCAAAAGAACGGGCGGGAATTGGAGATCATTATTAAGGAGTGCATTTTGGACAGCATCCGCGAGAGCATCCCGCTGGAGCTGATACTGAAGACGTACATGGATGAAACCATTGAAGACCACACGGAAATACACATTAAGGAAGAAATCGTGTCGCAGGAGGCGGTTGAACAACCTCCAGGTGCTGCTGCTGGTGCTGCTGCTGGTGCTGCTGCAGCACCTGCCCCGAATCCAATGCAGGATGCGAGCGTGACGAACGCGGTGATTGCTGCTGGTGGCGAACCCGCATCCCCGTTCCCATCGGTTGATAGCAACAGCAACAGCACCCACAATACCAACAGCACCCCTAATAATTCAACCATTAAATTCAACGACATTGACAGCGCGATTGACATGAACAACACGGAGCACAGCATTCACGCTCCCAAGACGGAAGAGCGGTTGGAACAAATCAGCAACGAGAGATATTTGCAGCGCAAAATGCAGGAAGAAGAAGACGACGACGCGTCAGATAGAATCCAAATCGGCGAGGACGTGAAGTTGGAGTTGTTTGACGTGCAGTCCATTGAAGAACCGCCCAAAACTCTGAATTACGATGCGCCCGAGCTGGACGACATTGAAGTGCTTGCATAACCCCCGGTATGCAAATTCGTAAAAAAGGCCAAATGTTTCGTTTTGGATAGTATATACTTTAGCACACCATGAATAACAACATGTACATTGTGAGCGGCATCATTGCCTTTGTGTTTTTGGTGGCCAAGTTCATTGAAATGCGGTTCGCAGCGTCCCATAAAGAAGAGGATGAGCCCAAGCCTCTCAAGCTGTTGCTGCGCGACGCGCTGCTGGTGTACGTGTCGTCGCTGCTGGGGTTTTACATCATTGCGCAATTTGAAGAGCATTCCTCCAGCGGATCCGCGGCCAAGGATGTGGCCGCATTTACGGGCGGGCCGGACTTCTAAATCAGAAAACCTACGGTTTTCCGAACCTTTCCCTTAACCGAAACCATACAGACCGGGAACCTAGGGTTCACAAGGCACGGCTCGTCGCGCCGAGCCTTTGGCCCCGACCCCCTATCATTTTAATTTTTAAATTAAAATCATAGAAATCATAATTAAAAAGAATATCATATGATACATTAATTATTTGATACATTAATTAAAGTACATGAATACCCCGGAGTGGAGCCAATATTTGCAGCTGTTTGCGGATTTGGGCGCGGGCGCATTTCAGCGCGTGCGGAACAAACACGAGACGCACCGGTTTTGCGTGATTGTGGAGCCGCGCCAGCACCCGAACCTGATCCCCGTGATTAAGAACTTCATGTACTTGCTGCAGGACGCGGGATGGGGGCTCATCGTGTACCACGGTCCCGACAACGAAGCCTTTGTGAAAGACGGCCTGCGCCCGGTTTTACCCGACGACCGCGTGCATTACGTGCGCATGGCTCAGCGCAATCTGACGACGGCCGAATACGGCGCCATGCTGGGCAACCCCCTGTTTTGGCAGTGCTTGTTGGACGGGTTCAAGTGCGAACACGCGCTCATATTTCAATGCGACACGCTGCTACTAAAAGGCGGCGACGCCATTGAACCGTTCTTGAAGTACGATTACGTGGGCGCGCCGTGGCCCGGCATGAATGTCGGCATTGATCCGTTCAAACGCGAATTGCATCTCACTGTGGGAAACGGCGGCTTGTCGCTGCGCAACGTGCGCGTCATGCTGGCCATTGCGCGCAACCATCCGTATCCCAGCGACGCAGCTGTACCCGAAGACGTGTATTTTTCGTACTGGTTGAAATGGAATCAAGCGGTGTATTGGACCCCCACCGCGGAAGAAGCCAGCGCATTTGCAATGGAGCACGTGCATAACCCGCACGCGGCGGGGCTGCACGCCACGTCGGTAGACGTGAGTGATGTAATCCAGAACGCCGCAAAAAAATTTTTTTAATATCAATATGTATATTTAGAATGAAAACCATGAGGGGAGGGGTTGTTTTAGTAGACCCCACTATGCCTCATTCAATCGCGTTTTTAAATTTCATAAGGAATTGCCCTCATGTGCAAATATTAACGGACACATCAAGGTCGTCATTAACCCTGTATTTTCATGGATGTCCTACACATCTATCGCCATACCGTCACACACGAGTGTCACATGGTTTTCGCCCAATAACCAACGACCGCCGCGTTACACAGTGTATTGTAAAACTGGTGGTACTTCACCCAACCCACCAACAAATTGTTACTCCAAGGCCGTTCGTAATGTCAAATCACGCGTCAGATAGGACCGATTTTTTATTGGAAACCGCCGCATCAATTGATGCCGAAGTGAATATGCAATACAGAATACACAATCAATCTTTATTTCCGATAGAAGGTGCGGCGGGGGGTGTACCCGCTCAAAGTTATTTCGCTCCGATTTGCCCGGCCATCATAAATTATATGACCAATGTCACTATGCCGAACCTTATTTCCTTTAGGGATGGTGTTTTGAATAGGCTTCAAGAACGAGTTCCGGTGCCGCGTCCCGGCGAAGACCCTGATATAAGCGCCCGGCGACACGACCGCCGAATACTGAATGATTTTTTCAATTTTGCCCAAGGATTTATGCCAATCGGGGGAGGATTGGGCATCATCACCATGGAAATTATGAGCAATTGCACTACATTGCACACTTACCTTGGACAGCCAGCCATAACCGCGCAACAGCAAGAATTCATGTATAATTTGACACGCATACAAATGATAAGATTGGGCGCAATGGGAATAGTGCACACTGATTTGCATACCCAAAATATCATGGTAAATACAACTATCCGATATTTATCCGAACCGTATCCGCTAGGGAATGTATTTTTAATAGATTTTGGAAGTGTCCGTATTATCCAACCCACATGGGATATTGCAGCCATTTTGGGAAACTACTCTAATGTTCCAGTAGATGCAGGTGTGATTCGCGCAATGATGGAAGCGATGCAGCATTACAACCGTGCGTTTTTGGATTATGTCCGTCAACAAGTTTATGATGATACTCCAGGTGCAACGGTGGAAGAATTCATAGAAAATGTTCGGCAGATGGTAATTGCCCGATTGGGAAATACTGCTCCACAACTAGTGGGAGGAGGAGATCGCATATCAACGAAGAATAAACCAATTTCAAATAAAAAAATGTCATTGGATGAGTTTGTTGATATGATTATAACTGACATGAATCCCCCAGTCAAGTTTGATTTACGAGAAACTATGAAAATAAGTCCGTTGAATAAAAGCCGACGCAGACAAGGTACGAAAATAAGTCCGAGTCCGACGCCGAAAAGAAGTGCGAAAAGAAGTCCGAGTCCGACGCCGAAAAGAAGTGCGAAAAGAAGTCCGAGTCCGACGCCGAAAAGAAGTGTGAAAAGAAGTCCGAGTCCGACGCCGAAAAGAAGTGCGAAAAGAAGTCCGACACCGAAAAACCAACCTCAACTTACATAAGCGCGCGCTGAAACAGGAACCACGCGTCGTATTTGCATTTGTTCTCTTCTTCGCGACAAATGTGAAAGTGGGTTTGCGTGTCGTTTGAGAACACGCAGTCGGTTATGATTTGCTGGTCATCCTTTATAATCCGACCATCCATCATGTGGCGGTGCAGCTTGGTGTCGTACGTGACCGCCCACCACTCCGCCTTGGATTTGTGCAGCATGAAAAACCCGCCGGCGATGAAATTCAGGCGCGGATCAACACTTTCTCCCGCCCGGCCATGGTTCAATATCCGAATGCAGTTCTCAATTTGGGTCCAGTCGTTGTTCACGCAGCCGTAGTAAATTTTGGCGGGATTAAGCACCGCGATTTTATCGGGGTTGGGCCATCCGCGCAGCTGCGACATGGTCAAGTCCCGAAGCGGTCCCGTGGTACGCCCCCGAAAGTAGCCAATGTCGCACCAGCCGTAGTACTCCGTGTCAAAGTACTTGCGCGCGACGGTTTCGTTGACAAGGTGCACCTTTTCTGACCAGAGCGCGTTCACGCGCCAATCCACCCATTTGTTCAATGATGCGTTTTTTTCGTGGTTGGCCATCCACGCGTCCTTTAACGCGTAGTTGCGAAACGATTCAAACGGTTTTATGACGACGCGAATGCGCGGATTGACGGCGGTATACGCATTGAAGTCAAACGAAGCCAGCCCGGCTTCATCCGTATAAATCACGAGGTTGTAGGCGCGGACGTTGGACAGCATGTTGCGGATCCATTCGGCATACACGCTGAAATCAAACTTGGCCTTGAACGAGTACCAGCACGTGGAAAACGTGATATTGATGTGATGGTTGGATTGCATCCGGTTCGTACTTTCTATCTGTAATTCATGATTCATGATTCTATTATATTTTTGTGCATTAAATATAAATATAATAGTCCAAGTAGTCCAATGTTCACAGTGTATCAAAAAATAATTAGTCCGGAATCCAGCCCGGTGCTTGGTCCGGCGAAAACAAGCAATGACCCCGCCACAGACCCTTTTTCCCTGTGCACATGTTGCTGCAGTGATAGGCATGGCAAGAAAAACGACATGAATGATCCAAACGCAAGCGCAAGCGCAAACGCAAGCGCAAGCGCAAGCGCAAGCGCTGAAGAAAAACAAAAGGATGACGCGGCGATTGTGAACCAAATAAATCACAAGGATCTTTTGGATCCCAAGACACAAGAGCCCAAATATCCCTTCGGGCATGCCACGCATTACACGTACGGCATAACCAGTCCTCGCATCATGTGTGAATTTGAAACGGGAACTCCGCCTTGATTTGCCTTGCCTTTATGGGTCAATGATTCATTTTTTAAACTGCATCGCATGGCTTTGTATGAGTTGTTGTTTGTCCAAATCCAGCATCAAGTGCGCGTAATTGGTGAAACGCTGTTCAATGTCGCTGTAGTCTTCGCGCTGCACCACCGTGAGCGGCGTTATCAATAACCAGCGCCCCCTGCGCTGCAGTTCAAACCAGTAGCGATCAATGGCGTAATTCAATTTATTCATGGGGTTTCGCATGAGTTTGTTTATGCCCGCGCGATAATTGTCTATGAGCGTGTCATAGTAGTGCGCCCGGACCATGTATGCCGTGGTGGTTTGACAGTTCACTACTTGCACGCACGCGTCATTCACCACGCGAAACGGCGGAATGTTGTTTCCTGCCAAAAGCAGCACGTCCCAGTCCGGAACTGTGGCCATAACCTTTTCAAGCTGCGTTAAAAACAGCGGCACGTTTGTAAACAGGACGTCGTCCTCGCACACCAACACGTGGTCCCATCCACGCTCTTTGGCGATTTGAATGCAGCGCATGTGGCTCATGCTGCAGCCAATCGCGCCGTGCACCAAATGCTGTATTGCGTTGAACCGCTCGGCCACCAAATTCGTAACGCCGCCGGTTTTAAGCGCGGCCAGCTGCGCTTCCACGTGCGCGCGACGGTCCTTGCGCGATTCCAAATTAATGTAGAGTGCGTTTTTTATGCATGCAAGGTTGTTCATATCACTACCACTACTCGTATCATTATCATGATGCATTGTTTTTAAATGAATATTTGTTTAAAATTGATTAGAGTTCAAATGTAGATGTATAATATAGAAAAATAGAATTACAACAACAACAACAATCATTCGCGCGCGCAAAATGCACACCATGTACTTTGATGGCTGCAGCAAGGGCAATCCCGGACGCGCGGGAGCGGGAGCAGCGATTTTCAACGAGGAAGGCACCGAAGTGTTTGCAGAATCCGTGTTTGCGGGATACAGCACCACCAACAATGAAGCGGAATACACGGGGCTTATACTGGGGCTGAATGCAGCGCTGAAACAAGGAATCGCGGAGCTGCAGGTGCGCGGCGACAGCCAGCTTGTCATTTATCAAATGCAGGGCAAATACAAGGTGAATTCGCCCAAACTGGCGCCGTTGTACCAATGCGCCACCACGCTAGCAGCCAAATTCGCATCAATCGGATTTGAACATGTGTATCGCGACAAAAACAAACGCGCAGATGCGCTTTCAAACGCGGGAATACCCCCCTCTTTCTCCTCCTCCTCCTCTTCCTCCTCCTCCTCCTCATCTTCCTCTCATTGAAAACAATTCAATTCAAAAAAAAATATGGATTTAAAACATGCCGGATATTTAAACCCATACAAGAAAAACCAATCATTATGGATGCAAATTCGTCGGACCGAACGAAAGCGGAGCGTCAAGCCCAGGTGAAGCCCATTCTGGAAAAGCTGACCGAGTTGAAGCTGCACGCGTCCAAATTTGCCGCCGTAAAGGCGCTCATGCTGCAAATCCAGGACTACATAAAAAACGGCGAACCGCAACACATCAACATCGTGTTCCCCGAATTTGGCCGGCGCATTAAGGGCACGCTGGAGACCAACCGACACGTGGAATCCAGCGTGAAATTATCAGAAAACCTACGGTTTTCCGAACCTTTCCCTTAACAATTAAATTAAACTGGCTTGGGGCGAAACGCAGCAAGGGCAAAGGCTACTGCGCTGCGCAATGCTTGGCACGTAGTTCCCTGATAAGGAGGGGTTCGGGGAACGTAGTTCCCCGGTAAGGGAAAGGTTCGGAAAACCGTAGGTTTTCTGATTCAGTACACGATGTGCTCGTCAATCCATTTTTTCAGCTGAATGCACGTGGGCTCCATTATGCGGTTCAAACCCTCCGCGTACGCTTGGTAATTGGATTCATTGTCGCGCATTAAAAGGAGAGAATTGTAAATGATGGACTGCAGTTCCGGCGTGTAAATGTCCACAATGGTTATGAAAATGTCGTCCACGGTGTTGTTGGCGTTGGACGCGGCATCGTCGTCGCTCAAAACGGGCCGCATTTTGTACGGTTTTGAATTGGGCTGCTGCGTTTGCAGCGTCATAATGTCCGGCGACAGCTGGTCATCCAGGATGTATTTGTACATGGTGAGCGTCTGCAGGATGTGCGGCTTGTCGGTTTGCCCGTACGTTCGTATGAGCTTGTTTATGCCCGTTTTTGCGAGCTCGTTCAATAATAAATGCAGCCGGTGCTGCACGGCCCCCGACCCGTCGTCGTGCTTGCAGTGCGCGTAAAACTTCTTGAAGCGGTGAAACACGTTGAACAAAAAATACAAGTCTTCCTTGGTGTCGTTGTTGTACCAGCGCAGCATGGACTGCGAATACGTCGGCGGTTGCAGCGTCAAAATGTTGTTCTGGATGGTGATTTTGGTTCCCACGGGATAAAACGAGAGCAGCGCGATTTGCAGTATGGCCTGCAGCGGCTCCAATATGGTTTCAAATCTCTCCTTTTTTCGGCGCGAATAAATGGTTTTGTACAATATTTGAAGCGTGGACTGCATGGACTGGAATGATAATAATGTAACCGTGGGTTTATATTATTATTTTCTTACAAAAAATCTTGCGATCCTGTTGGATCGGATCAGTGCTTCAAGAAAATGTTGTTTTGCTGAATGATTTTGTTGTACGGAATGCAGTGCTTGTCGCACCAACTCATGCATTTCATGATGTTGTGCCGCTTCATCGTTTCCAGCTTGTCGGAGTTGTTTTTGTTCAATATTAGGTTAATGGTTGTGCTAATGGTTTCCATTTGCTGTTGCCCGATAACGGCGTTGCATTCTTCCAACTTGTTCAAGAAATGCACGTCGTGCTCAATCGGAAGCAATGACCCGATTACGGCATGCTTTGGAACCGCTTCCAGTTGCTTGAACATGGCGGTCAAGTGGGGCAACAATCCAACCGTGGTTTCCGGTTTGAAGTGCTTGCAAATGACGTACCGTTCCGAATTTGCGTGCCGGCTCGTGCACGGCTTGGACACGTACACGTCCTTGTAAAAATTGCACAAAATGTAAATGACGTCAATCGTGGGCTTCGTGAACGTGTCAAACAGTTTCAATATGAAATTCCCGCCTTGTTTTTGAAGCGCCAGCGCAAACCCCATTTCTGCAATCAACAAGCTCAGCACCATCGTCTCCTGGTTGTTGAAGTCACACGAAAAATCAAACCCGCCGTCGGCTGTAATTAGATCACACGCGTTCATATGGCGAGCCGCGCAGTGTTCAAAATTGGCGCACGAAATGATGTTTCCGGTTCCATCCGCGCCGGTTTCAATGCACACCCGTCCGCGATTCAATTCCAAAAAGCTTTTGCTCTTTTTCCATCCGGGACACGACGCGTCCGAGTTCAACAGCGTCATTCCGTAGTGCACGTCTTCGGATGTGGACTGCGCATCCCTAGAACGAATGTGCAGCATGGCTTCAATGAAGCCGCCCGGACCTTCTGCCAAATGGAACGACTTCATCACCGGCGGTTCGTGCAGCGCATTGAAAAACGTGGAATGCAGTTCAATCATCTTGTAAAAGGAGCGAGACAACGGGCGCAGCTTGCTGACCGCGTACATTTTGGAATTGGGGATTGCAGTGTGAACGAACTCAAACGGATTGGTGTATTTTTTCACGGTGTCCCACGCGTCTTCACCGCATTCTTTTATTTGCTCCTTTATTTCGCACAAGTACATGTAGAGCGTGTGTGAAATTACCCGTTCTTGAACAGCGGTGTTGTGGGTGTGCACAATTTCAAAAAATGGGTCGTCGGTTTGTTCAAACTGTTGCATTGTCAAATTTGACAACTTGGGCAATTCCATGTGATATGCCATAGTTATAAAACAGCACCGCATTCAGTTTATATTGTTTTTAGCCGATTTGTTCTTTTGTCATTCATTTTGTTTTGTTTCTAGTCGTCGGAATACTCGTATGATTCTTCGGTCAGCTCTGGACCAACCGCTTCTTCCTTTGCATGCAATTTTGGATTGCGTTTTTTGACAACGACGTTGGGTTTTGCGTGTCGTTTTTTTTTAAATGCAATTTTTGCTTCTTCGTCATCATCTGTGTCTTTTCCTTCGTTGTCATCGTCATCTTCACCTTCGTTGTCTTCATCGTCATCGCCTTCGTTGTCTTCATCATCATCGCCTTCGTTTTCGTCTTCATCGCCTTCATCGTCATCGCCTGAAGTGTCCGATATAACAAACCCATCTTTTAAATACCCGTCTTTCGTTTTTCTTCTGCGAACCAAGCCTGCATCATCATCATCATAATCATCAGCATCATCAGCATCATCCACATCATCATCCGCATCATCCGCATCATCAGCAGCATCATCATCCGCATCATCATCCGCATCATCATCCGCATCATCATCATCATCATCGTCATCATCATCATTATCGCCATTCACTTGATCAAACCCTCCGAATAAAAAGTTGTACATTTTTTCCCATTTTTCAATGGTGATCGTAATGACATTGTTATGCGGGGTCATGTCCTTGGCAACCAATGCACATTCTCCAAAAAACAAAATGGTGTCTACTGGTGGCGGAAACTCGTACTTGTTTTCTTGGCCGGCTTTTCCATCCTCGCGACCCCACAGCTCCACCATGAATTTTTCATTGTCTGTGCCGGAATACGCCCATTCTGCGCGCACTTCAAATCCGTCGGAAGATTTGTGTTTGCATTTTTTTGCCAATTCGGTTTGACTATATTCGGCGAGTTGGGCCACTCGCAAGTCGCCAGTACGAGAAACGATGATTGCGCTGATTTTAGAAGGAGCTTGCGGCATTTACAGTATGTGAAACGTGTATGTTTTTTTTTGTTTATGATGCGATTGGGTTTAAATCATTTATTGCAATACATTTTTATCATACGTTTCAAATTGACAAAAACTATGTCAACATAGATTAGTCAAAAAATTTAGAGTATTCCCGCACGCGTGTAACAAAAATGCTTTGGTTCATTCAAGCCTCGGTGGTGTCTCTCATCGTCATTTACGTAATTCACAACCTGTATTCATTTTTCAAAGAGACATTAACTGTACCCAAAATAAAAGACATGGTGAAACGGCCTCAGCAAAAGTACGAAATGTTGTTTAGGGAATTGCGCGATCAGGTTGCAAACAACGGCAACAATAACCACACCAATAACACCAATAACACCAATAACACCAATAAGACCAATAACACCAATAACACAAATAACACCAATAACACCAATAACACCAATAACACCAATAACGACGACATGAAAAACGAATTGAAGCGGTATTTAATGGATCTGAATGCGTCGCACAGTCAGGATCCGTATCCGCAATCCGATACCATTGAAGTCGGATCCGTCTACAAATGATCTAAAACATAATGAAACCATATTAAAGGATTGACGCGGTTATAAAGGAACTCCATCCCCCCAGGCACAATCCCATGCAATACCAGCAACTGGAAGAACGATTGAAAAATGAAGTTGCAATTTATTATGAAACGCACGTTCATAAGAAATTTTTGGCCGATGTTTATGCTGTCATCCCGAAGGGGCGAAAATGCGCGATTTGGTTTACACGCCGCCAGTGTTGGATGTTTCAAATTGCAAAACGCCCGCTGCATGCCGATACACGCAATGTATTGTATGACGCCGTGCGCATGATCAAGATGCCGTTTGCAAACGAAGCCTGGTATTCCGGACAAGGCACCATCCTGTATGGAACATGTGTTTCAGAAAAGCGAACCGACGTGCAAAAACGGTTCAGCGTTGAGAATGTGCACTACTTGTGTGGAGAAAAACAACCGGATAACGGCAACCTGGGCCGGTTTGCCGCATTGTTTGACATGTATGCAAAAGAAACAACCACCGCCAAATTGAATCACCATTTTCAATTATTCATGCCAATCATGCACGCCAACTACAACGACGCGCTACGCGATGCAATGGCAATTAAAACCTATGACGTTTTCTGCATTCAGCACCGGTTTCTAAACCGCACGTGCAATGAATTCAAAAATGTGTTCATGCAGCCCTCCATGCCAGATCAAATACCTAAACCCGTGTTTTTCCCCAAACAAGCCAACGTCGTCGAACATGTGAAAGTGCACACGCAACAAGTGCACACGCAACAAGTGCACACGCATGCGCAATTAAAAAGCCGGGTTTTCACCATTCGCCCGGACATACAAAACGACATTTATTACGTGTTGCTCAATCCGGACGAACCAATAACGGCAAACACCATGATCGCGCACATTCCCAATTACAAAACCAGTGTGATGATGAATTCCTTGTTTCGCAACATTAAGGAAAACCGTAATTTGGACGCACTGGAAGAGAGCGACGATGAAAATGAAGCGCAGGTTCCGTTGGTGAATTTGGAAACATCTTTACAAATGGCATGCGTGTTTAGTCATCGGTTTAAACGCTGGCAACCCGTCGGGCTGCAATCTGTTGAAGTTTTGTAACGTCAATTGGGGTTATCAAAGGAGCGTTTACAGGTTTTACCAATTCCGGCTGGATCCAAGGGGACGCCGAATGTAGTGGCGGCAAACCTTGAATACCTTTCCATATATTTTGAGCCCCGGTGAACATGTTGTTTAATACGGTACCGGCCATTTCAGGAAATGCGCCAAATATGTACCCACCCTTTTTCGCGCGTGTGCTGCGCCTGAACCCACCGCCACTCATCCGCACGGGGGGAACGACTGGATTGATGTCACCCATGCCGGCCCCCCGCATTTCAGAAACCGGTGGTTGAAATCCGCCACCGGATGGACTCAGTCTGAAATGGTTAGCAGTTGCCGAAGGTGCCGTGAGTGCGCGATAACTGTTGTTGGCCGCCGGCGCCCATGCTGAACCGATCAATGCTTGCGCACCGGCTCTTTTGGACCGTGACCGGGATTGTTTTCTGGACCGGATGCGTTTTGTTACCTTTTTATTAGGTTTCATGAATGCCCTTAAAGGAGAGAAATTATATTATATATTAACATGAGTATATTAAAATATTAAAATCAAACAATAAAAAATGATTGTTAAAAAATAGATAAACGCATTATTTCATTTCATATTATATCATTCCATATAAATCCATGTCATTGCCCTACACAAGAGACGATGTGTTGCGCGAACATCGCATGAATTTGCGGTTTTATGCGATTCGTAAAGGGGTTTGCAACTACTTTCACAACCTGGTCGGTTCCACTAAATACGCAGCTAAATTATTGGGCGCATCCGTTGCATCCTGCATGCACGGCATTTTTCCGTCGTGTTTTAAATATACAACCTTGTCGGTGTGTTTGTCCATAGTAGAAAATGATTTGATGCACAACCGGATTCCGGTTTTGCACGCGCACGCGCCCATTCCTGATTCTGCACATATGCATGACATATGACGTATGGCATATGGCGGCAACGTTCATTCAATGTCCACGTGCGTCAAGAAGTGACGCCGGCAACACATTTTGTTCAGTTTCAACGAGTCCATCACCTCTCCTTCCGGAGTTTTATGAATGTATTCCTTGGTCAAATAAATGACCCGTTCAGTGTCCATGTCGCGCGACATCTTGAGTCGCCTGACCTCGTTCAAGTAGTATTCGTACTTGTTGCCGATCACATTGCCGCAGGTAAAGCACTTCACCGGGATGATCATAATGAGGGTGATTATGTATGATTTGTATGTTATAATTGTTGTATTATGTGATTATTTTTAAATCAATTTTTAAAAATAATGGAACCAGTAATCCATTTTATTCATTTTCGCGCTGGCTTCTTTTTGAATGTTCTTTTTTTCCCGCCTTTACCCGCGGATTTTAAATGCAGTGAAATCTCTTTAATTATTTCTACGCGATCGTTGAGAATGCTATCCGGAAGCTTTAATTCTTTGCAAAGTTCCAGAAGTTCTTTTGTTGTCATTGCATGCAGCGGGATTGACGGTCTTTGAGACGCTGCAACAGGAACCGGAACCGAATGAGCCGCAGAATGAGCCGCAGAATGAGCCGCAGAATGAGCCGCAGAATGAGCCGCAGGAACATGAACTGCAACCGGATTGGTGATGCGCTCATACAATGCACTCATTTCTTCACGCGTCATGTCTTTTTTTTCGGATTTATTGTGACGCAAGACAGCAATGCGCATTTCCCTGCAGTTCCCTGCTGTTGCGAACCGGAACACAGGAATTCCCTTCCCTTCCAAATGCTGCAATTGGTCGTGCTTAATTGGCATGAGTTCCGGAACGATAAACGGTTTGAAGTCAAAGTGGATTGCGTAGGATGGGTCAATTTCTTGCATTAGATGGGTTATGAGCGCGATTTCATGTTTTGCGCGTCTCTTTGGTATTTTGCGTTGCATTTTGTACGTTCCCGAAAAAAAATTGAACTCCAGCGTGGCCGGATCAATGCAACGAATTTCTCCCGACGCGTGCAACGCGTACTGGAGGTCGTCCACATTTATTCCTTTCGCTTGTGCAACCCTGTCCAATTCGTGCGTTAAGGCCATGCGATAAAAGATTTGATGGTGTTTTGTGCCGAATTCAAACATGTTGAGCGCCTTGGACGCGTACAACTTCATTGGCTCTACTTGAATGTCCAAGCCGGTGTCCGGATGTTTTGTAATGATGGATGCAACAATGTAAGTGTACATTGCACCCGGTTCAAATTGATGGGGTGCGGGATTCACTAGTAGCGGACTCAACTCGCTTATGATTTGCAAATGCTCTAGGTTGTAAGAATCCAGTGGAATGTAATAAAATGCGCCGTCTTCGCCCTGCATACACTGCATGCTGACCCGCGTATTTGGATGCATGATGCGTTTCCGCGTCATGCTTCTTTTCACAAAGTACATCCGTTCTATGGGTTTCTTTCTACTCCTTGTGCTGGATGGTTCCAACCAGTGTGCTTGTGCGCGTTGCGTTAATTCTGGATCCATTCTTAAAAAATGATTTATGCTTTACAATCACATTTTATTTTTTTTTGTATTGTATTGGTTATTATTGGGTTGTTGGTTGTTGGTTGTTGGTTGTTGGTTGTTGGTTGTTGGTTATGATTGTTCCTTGACTATCAACTGAATTTTAGGTTTTCTTCCTGGTTTCTTTTTCTCTGCATTCGTCGCAACAACAGGGGCAACAACAGGGGCAACCGCAACAAGGGCATCCGCAACAGGGGCAACAACAGGGGCAACAACAGGGGCATCCGCAACAGCAACCGGGTCCTTTGCATTGAGTTTGGGTTTGGGTTTGGGTTTAGCCTTGGGTTTGGGTTTTGCTGCAACCGCAAGCTGACTATCAACCGCAACATCAACCGCAACATCAGCCGCAACATCAGCCGCAACATCAGCCTGAGCCAAATGCTTTTCAAACACAGCGGATGTGCCCATCAAACTCTTCACCACTTCTTCCGCATTGTCAATGGAACGCACTTTCTTGAATACAAAGTATCGGTTGTAAAAGGAGATCCGGCGCTCGTAGTCGCGCATATCCGGCGCATCTCCCAAGTCCGATGCCAATGACGGCGTATCTTTCAACCGCGCCTGCATTTGCGCATGCAGCTGCTCAAACATGCCGGTACCATCCGGCAGGCCCAGCTCCTTGTTTGCGTCGTCGCGATGCACCACCTCAAACCCGAAATTCGTCATGAGCCGTTTCAAATAATTGAAGTTCACCAAATACTCGCGAAACGTCTTGTTGATGGATTCCTGATACACGTCTATGGCGTACCCCAGGCACGTTTCATCATCCAGAAATTCAGTGGCAGTGTACGCCTTGGTCACTTGCCACACGCGCTTGCCCTTGTGCAACACCGAAATGCCGTCGCCGACTTCGTACGGTTTCAACGCATCAAACATGGCCGCGCCGTCGTACGTGGTGCCAATGAAGTAGCCCCCCACCTGCGTGCACTCGCACACGTTGCGCAGAAAGTTGCACACGTTTGCGCGGGTTTCAAACATGTAGTGGATTGCAAACTGGCACGACGACACATTGAACCCGTGCTCTGCTTTGCCGTACTCGCGATACACGCCTTCGCCCAACAACGCCTTGTCCTTCGGACCATCTCCGAACACGGCTCTGACGATTTGCTTGTATTTTTCGCCGCTGATCCCGGTTCCGTTCTTGATGTTGAGCGCGCTGTTGCCCTGCACAAACAGCGCCGCCGGCATGATGCTGAACCGTTTGCAGTAATCCAAATAGCGCGCGCACGCACCGTCCAGCTGGTTCTGAATGTTGTCTTTGGAAATGTCAATGCCGAGAACGAACGACAGGTTGGCGTGAATCCATTTCGGAAGATCACCGCCCTTACCCACAGCGAAATCAATGAGCGTGTTGCCGCGCTTGCTCACGCCGTGTATTAACGCGCGTTTCACCACCAAATTGTGAAAATCGCGCAACCCGCGCGTGGTGGTGCTCGCGGCGCGGTTGTAATACACGTCATCGTCGGCCGCCAGCTCGTCCGGAATGTCTGCGCCCGTTGCGAGCATCTTCTTTGTGATGGGGTTGTGAATGGTGTGCCAGTTGGAATTCGCCACGTGGTACGCATTCCCGTAGTTCTTCTGCCCGCTGCGATACTCTGCCGTTTTGTCGGTGCGCACGCGCAACGGAATCCAACGAAACCGCGGGTCAGCCGCGTTCACATTGTAGGCGCACTCAATGATGCTGCCATCTTCTATGACTTCGTTCTCGGCAGTCAGCATCATGCCGCGGTTTCCAGCTGCATCCGCGCGAAGGATGACGTTGCACACGTGGGCCTCCGGGTCGTACGGGTTTGTGGGGTAAAACGGCGCGGGTTTGTAAGAGTCGTCTTCTGCGGTTCCGGTTTTGCGTGCCGCCGCCGCCGGAAGCTTGCCCCGAATGATGTCCTCGCACGGATTCAAATAGCCGTGCCTTTTTTCGTCAAACCCCACCCGGAGCGTCAAGGTTTTGTACTGCACGACCTGCTCCTGCACGGCGACATTGATTCCATCCGTGTAAATGCTGGTGACCTTGGGCTGACCGTTGGAGTCTTTCACTATTGTGGCCAGAAAGTCAATGGTGTTGGCCTCGGTTGGCTTCCATTTGAACGACAGAGGCCACGTGATTTTGGTCTTGGGTCCTGCCTCATCGCCCCCCGCTTCGCCACCCACCGGCGCATCAGCGGGGGTGAAAATCATGCCGTCCGTGGTGTATTCAAACGCGTTTGATTCCAGCTGGGACATCAGAGTGGCGCAGCACTGGAACACGCTTTGATCGGGACTGGTGTATTTGAATTTCTTGCACTCTATGCGAATGGGGGGCGCGGCAAGGCCTTTCACTACAGGACGCGCCTTCAAATCCGCGACAACCTCCACCAAAAGCGGCAGGCGAAACTTGGTTGCCGACACTTCGGCCGACGGCGGCACAAAGTGCAGTGCGCGCACGTCCTTACCGGCAATATAATACACGTCAAACGCGGCAAACAAATTGATGAACCGCCCGGACTTGTCGTGCAGGATGTGCTCGCCGTCCAGCAGCGTGTTGAAGAGCTTGTCATTGCCGCACAGCGCGCCCGTGAACTGCACGCTCATATTCGTGTCAATCAAGTAAATGCGCCCGGACGACGACACAAACAGCAGCTTGCGAGCCCCGTCGGCCTTGTCGGTCACCGTGTAGTTCCTTCGCACGTTGGGAACAATGCAGTTGTCATTCAGCGGGATAATGTTTTGCATTTGAAGGGTGTAGGAAGACGGACCAATGAAGTGTTTGGGAATCAACGGCTTGTGTTCATCGCGCTCTTTGTGTTCATCGCGCCCCTTCCTTTCTGGATGCAACATGTGCATGTAGTTGTCGGCCACCATGGCGCGTTCCGACAAACCAACCGGATAATTGGTACCTTGGAGTCCAGAGAGAATGATTTTGATGCAGGCACGAAGCGCGTCGGCCAGCTTGTGCATCGTGTTGAACGCAGTGCCTTGCCCCACCGCTTCATTCAACACTTCAATCTCAATTTCGTATTTGGGTGAAGCGTCGGCCGTTTGAGACTCCGCGAAGGTGTGCACGGGAATCATGTGACCCCCCACCCCATGGTCGCGCCGGGACTCTTTGACAATGCTCATGTCCACGACAAACGGCATTGCCGGGTTGCGAAACGTGCTGCGATTGATATAGCGGAACGTTTTTCGGCTGCTGCGCCACGGTCCCACCACCGTTTTTGCGGTTGACGACGACTCCGCAAACTGCGTCTCCTTCTGCAACGATAATCTGAAATTGAAGTCGTCAAAATTGACCGGGGGAACGGGATCGGCATTGTCATCACTATGAAACGCGGTTTTTTTTACAAAGACCGGATGCACGCGGTCCAGTGAATTGGTTTTGCAATACAGCTGCACGTTGTGAAGACCCGCGATTTCGGTGCGTATGTCGGACATTCCGAGTTTGCCCGTGGCGGGATCCGCGACTTCCGACCCGATTTTCAAAGTGTAGTCGTCCGTTTTCTGCATGACGTATCCCGCCGACAACAACCGTTTTATCACGCTGTCAAAGTCAATCTTGGACGTGGGTGCCACGTGCTTCAGTTTGCGGGTTCCAAACCGCACTTCCAACTCCAATGAACCATTGGCGGTATGCAACACACCACCTAAATACGTTTCCACCATTGCATCAAACAGCTCGTTGGGTGGGGGCTGTTTCTGGTTTTTCTGCATTCCGAGTTACTGGTGGAAGTCAATTGCTCTATATTAAACGAGCATATTATTTAAATTCAATTTTATGGTTATTATAACAACAGTTTTTTCATGATTGCGTCATACATTTCTTGTTTTTTCATTTTGGGCATGAGCTGCAACTTCAACCGGTGGCATATTTCGGTCAAATCGGCGACGGTGTACGCGCTCACGGCTTTCATCGGTTTTTGCACGTTTTCAATGCGGTAGTGCGTTGCGCGCAAAGAAGTTAACTCATGGTCGGTTGCCTGTGTCATAACCAGGCGCGGGGTTTTATTGTCCACGCATTTTATCAAATAAATCGGTTTGTTGGACACTGCGTCACTGATGAACTCAGCATACACGCGATTGTGTGGATTCACATACACCGCATTGAGAGAATTCAAATGAACCAGCACTTGAAACGCGTGCAGCGTCATGATTGACATGATGTCGTTTTCTATTGCGGAGAGCGTGAATTTGATGCCGGTTGACTGTTTCAATGCCTTTGCACCCTCTCTCAACCGCATGACTTCATCGCGCTTGCCGTCCTGATGTGCTGTAAAATGGTTGGTCAATTGATCGTATTTGAACATGCCGTGCTTCATAACGTACAAACACCAAAACAAGGAGTGAATCTGGTTCAAGCTTGTACGAAATTCCAACCGATGGGTTTGTGGTTGTATCTGTTGTGGTGGTTGTTGTATTGACATTGGTGTTGTTGGTGTTGTTGGTGTTGTTGGTGTTGTTGGTGTTGTTGTTGTTGTTGGTGTTGGTGTTGTTGGTGTTGTTGTTGTTGTTGTTGTTGTTGTTGTTGGTGTTGTTGGTGTTGTTGGTGTTGTTGTTGTTGGTGTTGGCTGCAATGTTGAATCATACAGCATGACGCCTCTTAATTGACTCAATTCTTTGTTTGCAGTCGCAGTCGCGTGTTTCATTTAAGATAAGATTAAGTTAACTTCAACCTTGCGAATGCGTTTAAATCCATTTCAATGTACATTTGTGGAAAAAACATATTAGATGGTTCTGTATACTATACGACATACGCCATGACAGCTGAATTGAAACAGTTAAAGGATCGCATTGAGGGGTTGAACCAGCACCATCAAATTCAAATTTTGAAAATCATAACTCAGAACAACGTGGTGTGCACTGAAAACAAAAACGGGTCATTTGTGAATTTGACCAACATGGACCATGCCATTGTGTCCAAACTGGTTGAGTATTTGAGTTACGTGGACGAACAAGAAAATCAGCTGAATCAAGTTGAAAATCAAAAAACAGAGTTGACCAAACAATTTTTCAAATAGACACGCATTCACCAATAATGGACACGTGCTTGTCATTCAGTTCAAACCGTTTTCCAATGATGCGTATTGCAATGCAGTCGCCGGGTTTGACCGAATTCATTGTCCGGCTTTGAACCGTATCCGAATCCGAGTCGCGCGAAATGTACACAACCACGGGGGACGGGTCCATGCAAGCGTGTGCTCGGATGCCGGCTTGCGTCACCGTTTTTGCAATGCACTGCAGCACGGTTCCTTCCTTGGGGCAACACACCATGCATTCAATCTCCAAATTGAACGACACGTTTCCACCCATAAACACGCCAACGGTGTGCGAGCGAATGATGCACGAGCCCGGTTTAACAAAACCCTCGGCAATGCACCGGCCGCTGACTTGAGCCGAAACGCGCCGCATGAGATGCGCCGGAAGGTCCTTGAAATTATGAATTTCGGAAAATGGTAAGCACACTTTGTGCCGAATAACCGTGGTGGTATACAATGAATCTTCGCCGGGATCACACTTGTTGATGATGGCCATGGTAATGGTTAATATGTCATGATTGCAATAATTTTAATTCAATTTTTTTGAATTAACATTAAACATTAAACACATTAAACATGTATTGTTATTGTTATTGTTATTGTTATTGTTATTGCAATTTAATGCAGCTCGGCAATGACTGAAACGGTCGGGTCGTTCAATTCAAAGTGCCGCCCAATGACACGCACCGTGATTTCGTCACCCGGTTTTATTTTTGAGAAGGTCGCATTAGAGTAATGATGGTCGCGCGAAACAAACACGACAACGGGGCTCGGCTCCGGCACAATGTGCGCGTGCAACCCCGCTTGACTCACCGTCTGAACCACGCACGCGATGAGCATGCCCTCCACCGGATTGCACGATTGGTATTCGTACATGACCTCAAACACCACTGCCCCGCGGTCGGTCAAGTTTCCGGGGGAATGCGCCAACAGCTGCGTTGACCGAGGACGAACGTACCCTTCTGCATTGCACCTTCCTTCGTGCGCGTGCGCTAAATGCTGCTCCAAAATGTTTCTAATGTTTCTTCCAATTGCAGTAAAGGGCAACACAACTTTGCCGGTGACCATGGTCGGGATGTAAAGGTCCTGATTATTTGGTTGCTGATGTTGTCGCTCTTGTCGCTCTTGTCGCTCTTGATACTGCATTTATTTGTTGTGGTGGGGCTACTATATGCACATATTATTATAGTTTCATATTTCTTAATGCATGTTTATCACGCATTCGCGATTTTGGTTGTTTGCACCGGCGTCAAAAACCAGTGTTTGTTATCCTTTTTATTAAAGTTGTAACTGCGCAGCAGCATTTCGGACAACACGCAATACCGCGCCGTGTTTTGGTTCTTCGTGTTTTCCATGGTGTAAACCGGTTCCGCGTCCGGATTCATGCCGCTAAGGATTTGGTTTGCAATTGTGAGGCGCCGCTGCTTGGATGAAATTTGATCACACCGCGCGCCGCCGCCCTTTTCGTTCACGTATTTGATTTTGAACACCGCGTAACTGCCGCCGTTTTTTTCTTTGAAGTTGGACACGAACCCGATAATGTGGGCCAGGGAGTGGGCTTGCACCAGCTGCGAAATTTGATCCATGTACGGGCGCCACTCCTCGCTGGACTTTGCAACGCCCCACACCGATTCCGCGTTTTTGCGCACCACCAACTGCACCCCGGTTTTGCTGCCCGGGTTTAATATCAGCACGCCTTCTTCGCCCGCGTACTTCGGATTTTTGAGAATCTGGGCGTCAAAGTGCGCTCGCGACAGTTGGTCAAATTTGCTGGCGCTGGCGCTATAAAGCCAATTCAAGTACTGCACCTGCTGCTCGTCGGACCCCGACCACATGAAGTCGTCCAAAAAGTGCTGCACCGTGCACATTTCCAGGGTGTCCATCGGCACGCGAAACCGGTCGCGCAACTCGCGAAGCACGTCGGGACACAGCTCGTTCCACGTTTTCGTGGATTTGTCCGACTTGTCCGACAACGGCGACGCCACCGCCGCAATGATTGCGTCATACTCCGCCCGAAACGCCTGCATTTTTGAAGGCAGCGAATTCAACAACGTTCCTTCGCCCATGCGGAGTTGCGGCGGCTTCAACCCGTGCTGCTCGGCCAATCGCTCCAGCGTGCCGTCATTCAGGGGGAACGAAATGTGGTCGCGCTTGAACTGCAACGGCGCGCTGCGGTCGTGCGCGTCAATGCGCGGGTCGGTGATTTCGGCTGGCTGAAACAAATAATACTCGCCCACGTTGATCAGCCGCCCAGTGCGTCCGTACTTGTCAACGAGCTGCTCCCCCTTGTCGCGGATGAGATGCGTGAGCGCCATGTCAATCTGCTCGCGGGGGTGGGACGACAAATGTTGCATGAGCATCCGTCGCGCATAAAAATGCTGCACGCGAAACAAGTCCCGGATGCGCTGCCGAATGCGGTCCGCGTTCATGACAAGGAACGGCTGCGAATACGTGTCGTCCCGGATTTTCATGGCGCCGCCGCCGCTTGCGCATTGGTACTCGCACCGCGCCTGATAGTCGCACACGAACGAAAACGGGCGGTCGCCAATCGCGTAGTGCGCCAGCTGCGTTCCGTCCGACAGCACTTGGCGCACCGTGACGTTGTCCCCGTTGTGCCGCCGAATCACTTCCTGGCTGAATTTGGTTTGGTCAATGTTCAGCAAACAGTCCACCGCGTTTTCTTTCAGAATGCGGCTCACTTGCCCAATTTGCGCGGCTTTGGTTTCGGCCAAACGGTACACGTACAAGTCCGCCGTTTCCGTGTCCGGGTTCTGCGCAAGCAGGGTGCCGTGCAAAAACAGCTGCACGTTGCGTTCCACAAACGGCAGGTCGGCGTGACTGCAGTTGCGCACGGCGCGCCCCACAATTTGCTCAATGCGGTTCATGTTGTACCACGGCTCCATAATGTGCACCTGGCGCACGTTCTTGAAGTCAATGCCCTCGCTGCCCGCCTTGGAAATGATGACCACCTTGATGCGCTGACCCCACTCGTTGTCCGTGGTGAGCGCTTCCAACTCGGCGCGGTTGTCCGGCGACAGCTGCTTGTCGCCCGTGAACATGGCGTACTTGGCGGCAAACCGTTTTTTTGCGACCCCCTCTTGGACGCGCTGCGGGACGGGAGCGGTTTTGAACAGCGACCCCACCTGCGTGTCGTAGCGCGTGAATCCCATCTCTTCCAGAGCCAGCGCAATGGGCACCGCACCGCCGCCAATGTATTCGCTGTATATCAAGACAACCCCGTTTGCGCGATCCACGTGCTCGCAAATGCTCGCAATTTTGCTGCTGTACTTGCCAATTTCTGCGCGCGAAAAGATGCGTCCGTATTTGCTAACCACCGTCGGCTTGTATTCAAAATTGTATATGCGCGCACCGTCCTCCGAGACGTCGTGCTTCATGACCCGCTTGAGTCCCGCATCACCCAGCAAATTGCCAATGTTTATGCGGGCAAGGACGGCGGTGTCTGCAACGGACACCGCTTCTTTGGCCTTGTCTTTGTCGCCTTTGTCGCCTTTGTCGCCTTTGTCTTTGACCGCGCGCTCCAACATCTTGTCAAACTCCGAGCTGGGATACACCATGTTCAGCGCCTCAATGGGCTGCTTCAACAAGAACGAACCAAATGAGGTTGCCTCCGCGCTCATTTCCAGGCGCTTGCGCTGAATGATGTGATCGTACACCGCTTCTTGATAAGCGCCCGCCCGGTTCAAAAAAATGTCCAAATGCTGGATCGGGTTGGGAATGGGGGTGGCATTCAGCTGCACCGCAGGATGCAATTCCCGATTCGCCGTGTACGAATGGGCCGGCGCAAAGTCGGCAGGGTACATGCGAAACGGAAAAATGTACGGATTTTCCCCCTTTACCACCGAAATGTAGCCGTTGGACTTTATGCGCAACAGCTCGGCACCCACGCTGGGCAGCAAGTTGCCGTCCCGGTCAAACACGTCGCCGACCGAAATGGGGGCGCGACGGTCGTTCACGTTCATCAAGTTCAACAGCCACACAATTTCGCGCGGGTCGTTGTACATGGGGGTGCCGGATAAAAGCAGCAGTCGCAAGTTGTCCGCGTATCGCACCAATTTGTACAACTCTTCGGACACGCTTTTGCCTTCTTTGCCTTCTTTGGCCTCCTCGTCGCTGCGCACGTTGTGAATTTCATCCACAATCAGCAAACGATGATTGAACGCGTTTTTGATGGCCCGAATGGCGTCGTGTTTTGACGCGGCAGCAGCAGCAGTTAAACGCCGCACCGTGTTGGCCAGTTCAATGTAGCCCATGAATTCATAACTGGCGTTAATCAATCGTGTGACGCGCTGCACAATGCCGGCGCGCACGCGCTCCACATTTTGCTCCGTCAAATCAGCCAGCTCCGCGTTTCCTCCAACTTCCTTCAGCAGCTTGGTTCCCGTGCATCCGCGAATCACAAACTGGCGCGCAACCCGGTTGAACTTCAGTTTGTTGAAGTCAAACAGCTGCTTGCGAAAGTTGTCCTGCACGTTGACCGACGCAACCACCAATATTTTCTTAAAAATGCCCACTTGCGTCATGTAGTCCCGCATTTCCTCCGCCACGCTGATTGCGGAGCACGTTTTTCCTGTTCCGAGCCCGTGATACAGGAGCAAACTGTTGTACGGGGTCATCACCGATAAAAAATTTCGCACAAACAGCTGGTGCGGAGCCAGCTCAAACGCCGCGCCGCACAACTTGGCTGCTTCTTCCTCCATTTGACGCTGCGACGTGGGTATGACAATGTCGTACTTGGTGTCGTTGAACTCCTTGCGCTGCGCAATGTTCTTCGCGAAATCCGGATCATTTTTGCGGGGGTATAAAAAATCAAGCGGCTCTTGTTCGTCGTCTTCACTTTGGCCTTTGTGCCATTCCGCAAACGTGGTTTCAAGCGGATGCTTTCTCCCCTTTTTTTTTGACTTGGATTCTTCCACGGGTGCCTCTGACATGTGATGGTTTTCGTTGCGCTATAATATGAAATGATTATAAATTGCGCAAAAATGCGCGCAAACGCACCCGCGCCTAGCATGCAATTTCATATTCTTTGATTGCATCGTTCAAGTTGCGCAAAATGTTGATTTTTTCTAAATTGTACGGGCGTATGTGCTGCATGCATTCCTCAAACGTGAACCACGCCATTTTGCTCACTTCCGTTTTTTGAAATTCGGGAGAAACGGGATGGTCCTTCATGCAGCCGTGCTGTGAAAGCGGGAAATAGGCAACGTAATACTTGTGCTTGTACGTCTTCAGGTTGGATCCCATGAATATTTCTTCGTACGGCACGATGTTTTGCATGACAATCAACTTTTTGGCATCATAGCCCGTCTCTTCGGCAAACTCTCTCAGCGCGCAGTCCATGTCCTTTTCTTGGTAATTCCGACGACCCTTGGGAAAGCCCCATTCCGGTTCGGTCCATTGCGTGGACGAGTTTTGAATCAGCGTGTCCAGCGAAAGGTACCCCCCCGACTCCGGGTCACCACCGTTCAGTTTTATTCCATTTTTCAGTGCGTTGAAGCGGTCACGTGAAACAGTTTCCTCGTTTTGATACTTGGAGTTCAGATAATCCCCCCAAACATTTTTCCACAATTCGCTAAATGTTTGTGTTTGCAACCGGCGCTTTTCGTCCACCGTCATTTCGTCAACGATTCGCTGCAAGTACGTTCTATTGTACACGGGATACTTTCCGCGAATGAATTCCACAAACCCCAGCGTGTCTTTGCGCCGGATCATCAAGTACGACGCCCCCTCTTCGCTGTCCCGAAACACAATGATTCCGTTGCTGGTGATCGGGTTCCGGCACGCGTGTATCAAATGCCCGTTTTTACCACAGTTGTTGCAAAACGCATTATGCCTTTTCTGATACGAATGCCGAAAGTTTGTGTTTGTATTTGAATTCTTGGAAAGGATTGTTTTGAATTCGGGATCCTGCTCCGAATCGTCGCATGGTTCGTGGTTCATGTGCCGCGCGCGCGTTTTTTGTGAGTTCATTTCATGTTGTTTTTATATCGTTTGATTGTAAAAGACACACACGCGCGCGCGCACGCACATAAACGCATGAACAGCCTGGACCCCGAGGTGTGGGGACCGCACTACTGGTTCGTTTTGTTTAGTATGGCGGTGACGTACCCGGAGAGACCCAACGACGTCACCATAAAAAAATACTACGAGTTCATACAAAATTTGCCACTGTTTTTACCCCATCATCAAATCGGGAATGCATTTAGCGAATTGTTGGACAAGTACCCGGTTTCCCCCTATTTGGACAAACGCGAGTCATTCATAAAATGGGTGCATTTTTTGCACAACCAAATCAACCTGCGTTTGAATCGCGACGAGGTTTCGCTGCAGGACGCGGTAAACGCCTACTATTCCAATTACAAACCCAAGCAGCTGCGGCTGCGGGAAGAATTCAAATACCGGCGCAAACTCATTTACTTGGGGGTCACCGCGGTCGCAGCGGTTGGGTTGTACTACATGTATTACAAGTAACCAATTCATTCACGAAATCAAAATCAAAATCAAAATCAAAATCAAAATCAAAATCAAATCAAAACAAAATCAAAATCAAATCAAAACAAAATTAAAAAAAAAAATGATTTTATTTTAAATATAATAATTTAGTATACGATACAATTACAGCAGTGGTCCAAAATTCATCCAATTCATGGTAAAAAAAACCCGTAGGCATAAAGGGGGGAAACCCATTTTTGCAGGCGCCCAGGGCTGCATCTTCATCCCGCCGCTCAAATGCAAGAACCGGCCTCGCATTATGAATCACAATTTCATCAGCAAGCTGGGATACAAAAAAGGTTCCAACATGGAAATGAACGAATACATGGAAATCATTCCATACATAAAAAAAATAAAGAACTATGAAAAGTATTTCAATATCCGAATCAGTTCATGCGAACCCGACCCGCTCAGTTCCGCGGATTTGGCGGCGTTTGACGCAACGTGCCAAAACTTTGGCGACGACATCACTGCCCAAACGGTTAACCGCAATTTGGATAAGTTGCGCGCAATCAACATGCCAAACTTGGGCACGGATTTGAGAGTGTGGATGGAACAATCCCAAATGGACGCGCGACGGATATGCTTACTGAACGACCACATCTCCAAACTGCTGGTGAACGCCGTCGTGCCAATGAATGATTTGGGCATCATACACAACGACCTCAAATCGGAAAATTTGATGATGAATCACGCGGAAGCCATGCTGCGCATCGTGGACTGGGGTCTTGCAGGATTCACCAGGCCGTACCAAATCATACCGGAACACTATTTCATGAACAATCCGGTTTCGTTCAACCGCCCGTTTTCCACCATGGTAATTCAAACCGACATAAATGACTTGTATCAGCGGGAAATTGCGCAGTTGCCCGCCAAGTTTGAACCCGAACAATTGGAACCGTTCATCGCTGAAATGTACGCCAAGTACCGAGATCTCTCACCCAGCAGTCACTCCTATTGGCTCCACGTGTTTGAATCCATATTCAAGTTAAACTCCGACGTTCTGACCGGCCTCGTTTTGAATGCAGCCATTGAAAAATACAATGCCCAAATTTTGCACCATTTCACCAGCAAAGGCAAATTCATGCTGGACGAGTACTTTGATAAAGTGTACCGCTACAACACCGATGTGTGGGGCGTCATGTCTGTGTATTACAGCATATTCATGCTGCCGCGCGAGCATTTTGCCGTGCCGGACCCAGTGTATGCGGCAATGCTGCAGAAATACCGCGACTTGTTTCGCAAAACCGTGTTTGCGAACGGGCACCGGCGCATGAACGTGCGCGCCATTGTGCAAGAGCTGCAAGGAATCAACGGCATGGTTTTCCCCCAGTACAGGCCCCGTTCCCCATACATGTCCCAGTCCCAATACAGGCCCCGTTCCCATAAAAAAACGGTGAGGTTCCATGGCATCGCCCGAAAGGCGCGCCACACTCTGCACCGGGTTCCAACCCCCCACCCGTTGAAGCTTGCCCCCTGATAATTATATGAACACAGTGTATATAGAGTATATACCAATGAAGCTGGAGCTGTTTGTTTTTGGAATCACCGCTTTTCTCATATTCAACACGTACTACGACGGCAAATTCATGAAACTGTTTCATTCGTGGCAAAAAGAAATCAAGATGACCACGTTTGCATTTATTGGATTATCTCTCTACATCTTCTTGAAGAAAAACCCGGACCAATCCAAAACCATGTTTTCTCATGCCAACGACATCATCCGCTACATGCCGATCAGCCGCTCTTCGGCCGACATGCTGTCCCCCTTTCTGGACTTCGCCAACAATAAATCGCTGTTTCAAACCGACTCTTTTGGAACGGCTTCGGCACAAGGCCCAGGTTTAGGACGGCGCGAGGCGCAAATGGAAGCGCGCATCACGTCGTCCGGGCGCAACAACGCCACCAAGCGCAGCGTGAGCGAAACCAAGAAGAAGTTCGTGGCGGCGCAGCAGTCGTGGAAGTGCGGGCACTGCGACCGCCAGCTGCCGGCGTGGTACGAAGTGGACCACATCGTGCGGTTGGAGCACGGCGGGTCCAACAACGTGGACAACTTGGTGGCGCTGTGCCGCGACTGCCACGGCAAAAAAACCGCCATGGAAACATTTTAGCGAATCGCATTAGCATCATCATTCTTTGCATCATTTGCATACATTTTTAAATATATGCAATGTATAATTAGTATTTGGATTTTGCAATGCAATCCGCATCCGCATCCGCATCCGCATCCGCACCCGATCCGAACAAATCATTGAAACTCGGTTATTATCTATGGCTGGCCGCAATCGGGGCAATCGTGTACGCCTACGTGTTTGCCACCAGCCGGGCCGAAATGGCAAACACGACGCTTGATCCAACAAAGATAGATGAGTCCACTGGGAAACCAATACCGAACACAGGGCATCGCGTCATCACGCTGCTGCCGTTCGTGTGGTTGTACGCGATTCTGACCAAGGGCTACACTGCATTATCTATTGAATACGCAAGCGAGACCAAGTTTAAAATTGGCAATGTAATTCTGACACTGCTGACGTTGGTCGGGCTTGTGTTTGTGTCTATTGCGGCAACTAACGAAGAAAGGATAGCACAAGTACTAAAAGCTGCATATGTAGATATAGATAAAGAAAAAGATGAATCTAAAAAGGCAAAACTGATATCTGAAATATCCGAAAAGGTAAATAATGCAAAGATATACCCGGACATTGAAGGCAAAGAGAGAACGGGTTGGGTCACAACCAACATTGTTTTGATGGGAATCATCTTCCTTTTGTTTATTGGGTTGTTGAATGCGCATGCGGTCAACTTATCAGGATTAGCCGGTAATAATAATTGGACCTGGCCTGACCGTCACATCACCCTATCTGCGTATGTTTTGCAAATTACGAGCCAATTCGTCTTCAGCTTTTGGTTCCCGTTCATGATGATGGTTTATTTGGTAAAAACGGGAGCCACGGATTGGTTCCGAATTGTCGCGGTTGTCTCCATTGTCGCAGCCATCGCGTACAACTTGTACAACTTGTATAACATTTACATAAAAAATGGTTTGATGACCCCCTGGTTAGAATCGCTCAAAGAATCCGTCAAGTATTTCCTTGATACATCTCCAATCATGTCGTATTTCAAATTCGTGGAAACCAACGACTTGGTTGACGTTGTCGCCAAACGGGTGCTGATTTTTGCATTGCTGTGTTATGTGGCGTACTTGATGATTTCGGTGTATAAATTCAAGAACTCGTTGGTGCCGTGCGTTTCAACGTACTTTGAGTCCTGCTTCTGGAACCCGAATTTTAAGCAAACAAACAAAGATAAAACGTATTATGACCCCAATAAAAACACGCCCTACATCAATGCCCTGTTTTACACCTTGATGATGGCCGCGGGAGTAAACATTCTGAATTTCATTACAAACATGCTTTCGCTGTACAAGCGTTTTAACAACCGTTTCAACAACGGAAAGGACCAGATTCCCGAATTCCCCGGTACTTTTGAATCCTTAAAGACAATATTACTGTTGTTCGGTTTCCCGTTTTACTGGATATTCAAATTGTTCGCACAGCATCCGCTGATAACCATTGGCGCGTTCATTGCATTTGCCGCGATCGGGTTGCTGCTGTACCGGTCATCGTTTGACTTGACGGCGTTCATAGAAGGCCAGCGCGGCACCGTCATCACGCTGTTCACGCTGTTCATTGCCTCTCTCATCCTGTTTGGCGTGTACACTGCGAGCAGCGGCACGAGCAGCGGCACGAATAGCGCCACGAGCAGCGGCACGAGCAGCGGTCCAACTGCAAGCTATTCCGATTTCATTTTGCGACCCATGATGTTCATTACCGTGGCGGCATGCATTATTGGCATTATATCGTATTTTTTAACATCGCAGAGCCGGCTCGTCACAATGGCCAACTTGTTGCAGTACGGCATCACCGCGCTAATTTACATTGTCGGCATTGCAATTGTGATTGGGGTGTTCCGCGCCATGTTTTCAATGTCGCGCAAAATGGGCGATTCCGTGTTTCAAGTCAGCGAAAATTCCAACTGGGTAATCAACGTCCTCAAACTCCTTGGCAACGTGCTGCTTTATTTGCCGTGCTTGATGCTGGATTTTGTGGACATGCTGAAAGAACAGTACGGTTTAACCACGCGGCCATATTTGATTCTGCTGGCAGTGGAAGCGGTGTTCATTTTGGCAGGACTGTATCTGCCGTCGCTGGTAACAAAAGCAATTAACCACACGGGGGTGCAAATTGTGTCGGCGCCCATTTCCATGACCGTCTCTACCAAAATAACCCGATACACCGTTCAATTTGTTGATTCCAAGGGGGTGGTTTCGCACGCGTCGGGACCGAACCCGCTTCCGCCATTTTCTCCCACGACCACGCCCGCACCCACGCCCACTTCAAAGCCCACTGACATAAACCTGCACAACTACAGTTACGGTGTCTCTGCGTGGTTCTACATTCATCCTCAACCCCCGAATACGCAATCCAATTCCGACACTCAAATAAACATGTTCAAATTTGGCAACGATGGTGCCATTGGGCCCAAGGTTTCATACAATCAAAAAACCAACACCCTGTATATTGAGATGAGCGGTTCTGGAGCCACAATTACACCCATTACCGATATCCCGTTGCAACGATGGAACAATATTGTGATCAATTCGGACAAGGGGGCGCTAGACATTTTCATGAACGGCAAATTGGTTTACACGGGGACGCACCTTCAACCCGCAAACAATGCAGCGCACAATGTTATTATTGGGAATGGCATGGCAGGGGATGAAAATAAAAAAGATGACGAAAAGGATAAAACCTTCGGCATTCAGGGAGAACTCTGCAACATGGTGCTGAAACAAGATCCCTTTACGAACGCCGAAATTGCGTGGTTTTACAAAACCAACAAAATGCTGAACCCGCCACTCGTGGGCGTGAATCCGGACCCGCTCAATCAAGGCGACACGGCAAGCTATTTGGCGTCTCAGTCGGTTAGTAACGAGATTGTTGACAACGAGAGCAACGTGGACAAAACCCCCAACAATCCGTTGTCGTTCAGCACAAGCGGCGCAACCCGATACGGGATACTAGGCGCCTTCTTTGGAGCCATAATGGGATACCTGTTTAATCGGTACGACGCAAACGAATCCGTCAAAGGGCTGCTCATGGGTACCGTCGTGTTCGGAATACTTGGCGCCCTGCTGGGTGCATTATTTAGCACCGACGGACTAGTGGCCAACATCATGAAAACGGTGGCAAACGTGTTCGTCAACACGTTTTAGATTTTTTTTTGTCCATGGAATACTGCTGCAAATATGCAAATATACTTACAAATAAACTTGCAAATATAATATACTTGCAAATATATATATACATAAAAATCCCAGGATAAAACATGAACATTTTAACCATTTTAATATTTATTCTCATCGTGGTTCTCATTTATGTGGTGTACAAGCTAATGTCCAAAACCACTAAAACCGTGTCTGGATTCTCGGATGCCTCCAAATCATTAAGCGTGCCTTGTGCCAAGTTTGGAGCAAGCGCCAATTACGGGTACTCCGTGTGGATTTACGTTGACTCGTGGATCACTTCAAGCTCGGACACGGTTCTCAAAAAGAATATATTGACGCGTTGCAAGGGATCCACCGCCGCCTTCAACCTGTTTTTGGATAACGCTCAAAACAATTTGAAACTGTTGATGAGCAACAACACGGCCCCGTGCGAGGTCAAAAACATAAAGCTGCAAAAGTGGGTGAACATCACCATGAGCGTGTACGGTAATACCGTGGATTTGTATTTAGACGGGAAGTTGGTCAGAACGTGCGTGCTGACCGCAATGCCGGACGCTTTAGATGCGAGTGAGACCTTGTTTGTGGGAGGGGCGTACACAAAATCAACCTGCGCGGGCACTTCCGACGGTGACCTGAGCGGTTACATTTCCAATGTGGTATACAAGCCCGACTATTTTACGCCGGAAGAAGCTTGGAACATTTACAGCGCCGGGTACAGCGGCGCCGGCATGTTTGACTTTGTCAACCGTTACAAATTGAGTTTCAGTGTGCTGAAAGACGATCAAACCGTGGGAAATGTGACAGTGTGAAAAAGTTTGTAAAAAATGGATAATATGTTAAAATTATTATACATTATTAATATATCATCCATTATCCATTATCTATTATCTATTGTCCATAACGTATTATTTTAGCAGTATCAAATGAATCTAAATGCAAACACAAATGTAAATGCAAATGCAAACGGTGGCGGTGCTGGCGGCGGCATGCTTCCAGCCATGAACATTCCCACATTAAACGAATTCAAATCCCCCGACGTTGTCAGCGGTTCCAAATCATTTTTGGATTCCAACAGCTACGTGGCAAAAACCGCCTTCTTGATTTTAACGGTCATTGTGTTTGTCTATTTGTTGCGCGCGTGTGTTGCAATCATGGGTTTCCTATTTTCACCGAACTCGTCGCCGTATTTGGTGAACGGGTTGATTGACGGCAAGGTTGGCAATTTGAGAATTCCGCAGGATCCGTCAAACCCAAACGCGGTCACCATCATCCGATCCAAGAACGATGCAGGGGGAATCGGCATCACGTGGTCGGTGTGGCTGTACATCAAACAAAACAGCAAAATAGATGCGGACAATGCTGGAAAATGGCGGCACGTTTTCAACAAGGGTAGCAGAGAGCCAATCACCACATCGGGTGACACAAAAGGCATCATGACGCCGAACAATGGCCCGGGTCTGTATTTGAAGGACGACTATTCCGCGATTCGCGTGGTCATGAGCACGTTTAATAGTAAAGACAAATCGGTGGATGTGGGAAACATTCCCATCAACAAGTGGTTCAACGTCATCATTCGGGTGGAAAACACGGTGCTGGACGTGTTTATGAACGGCGACTTGGCGAAGCGCCTGCCGCTGGAGTCCGTGCCGTTTCAGAATTACGGCGACGTGAATGTCGCAATTAATAACGGATTCAATGGCGCCATTTCGTCGTTGCGGTATTACAATTCCGTGCTCGGCACGCGGGCCATCGCAAACATCGTCAGCGAAGGCCCCAAATTGAATGCAATTGGGGCCTCGGGCGGGGCTCCCGGCATAATGGATTATTTGTCCATGCGCTGGTTCCACAATCAATGGAACGCGGATTAAAGTATGTGTTCATTATAACAGCTGTACGTAACAAACAGCAATGCATTACGATTATGACTACATCATTGTGGGCGGAGGTCCCACCGGCCTGGCGCTGGCCCAACTGTTCACATTGCCCCCATCCGCTAGGCGCGTCCTTCTTATTGAAAAACGCGACTATTTAGGAGGGTGCCACGGCGTCACCCGGACCGCCGACGGCATGATGACGGAGCACGGCCCGCGCATCTACATTGACAACTTCCGCATGTTTGCACAGCTCCTGGAGGACATGGGCACATCGTTTCACGCCTTGTTCGTGAAATACAACTTCAGCACCGCAACCATGATGGCGGAAGCTTTGCGGGTGCTATCCGCGAGAGAAATTGCCACCCTGTCTTGGAGTTTCATCACTTTGAATGATTCCTTCAAGCGGATTACACTGCTGGAATATCTCTCGTATCATGCCTTCTCAAAGGCGTCAGTTGATTTGCTGGACCGCATCGGCCGGCTCACCGACGGCGGCAGCGCCGACACGTACACGCTGTTCAGCTTCTTGCAAATCCTGAACCAGAATTTTTTGTACGGCATTTACCAACCCCGGGTGCCGAACGACGTGGGGCTGTTCCGCATTTGGGAAGCCGCACTTCGGAGGCGCGGCGTGATCATTGAGAAAAACGCGACAATTGACCGCTTCACGGTTTCCGACCGGCGCGTGACGGGGCTTGTGCTGAGAACGCGCGACAACAACAACAACAACAACAACAACAACAATGAATCCGTCGCGTGCCGCGCTGACCGCATCATTCTGGCGTGCCCGCCGCAGGAAGTGCAGCGCATATTGGACCAGCACGACGCAGAGCTGGGGGGCGCGTTCGGACCCGAGTTTGACCGGTTCCAGCGCTCCACGCAGTACCTGCCCTACATTTCGGTGATTTTTCACTGGCGCACTAGAATCAATGTGCCGAAGATATGGGGCTATCCGCGCACGTCGTGGGGCGTCGGCAACATCGTGCTGTCCGACTACATGGACTTCAACGACCCGCGGTCCAAGACCGTCATTTCCGCGGTGATCACCATGCCGGACGCGCCGTCCGAAAAGTTAAATGTCAGCGCCAACGCAATCGGTAATAAGCGCGCCGTCATGGCCGAAGTGTTCCGACAGCTCAAACAAATTTACCCGGACTTGCCGCAGCCAGACCACCAGTTCTTGACGCAGAGCGCGTACGACGCCGTCGGGCGGCGATGGGTGCCGTTCAATCACGCCTTCATGACGACCACGCACGGCCACGTGTCGAACCGGTCCGTGCTTTACGAAAACTTGTACAACTGCGGCGTGCAAAACGGCAACAGCTCGTACAGCTTCACGTCCATGGAGTCCAGCGTGGCCAACGCGGCGCACTTGGCGGCCGAACTGCAGCCCGACCTGCAGGGCAACCCCGTGCTGCGACTACGAGAGGCGGTCACCGTGCGATCAGCGCTTGCCGGCATTGCTGCGGTCATCGCGTTCATATCCGCTGCACTAATCGCATCCAAATCCGATGCATTAAGCGCAACCAAAACGCGTCGCAAATTGACTAAAAAATAATGCGGGAATTCATAACGTCTATTAACAATTGAATTGTTTCAATTTAAATGCATCGCAGTTAAATTAAAATACGCCATGATACCGAACATTGCGCACTTCGTGTGGTTTGATCAACAGAAAGAAGAGTTTCCGTTTGTGAATTACGTTGCGGTGCTGTCCTGCCACGTGGTAAACAACCCGGACAAAATATACATGTACTATCACCACGAACCCAGGGGGCATTGGTGGAAAAAAACCAAAGCACTTTGCGAACCCGTGTTCGTGGAGGTGCCAACGCACATTGGGTCCAAAGAATTGAAAAAGGTGCAGCACAAGGCGGACGTGGTGCGCATCACGAAGCTGAAAGAAATGGGCGGGGTGTACCTGGACATGGACACCATTTGCGTCAAACCCTATGCGCACTTGCTGCACCATAAATTCGTGATCGGCAATGAAATCACGGAGTCGGGAAAAAACATGGGGCTGTGCAATGCAATCATGATGACGGAACCCAACGGGGCATTCATCGTTGACTGGTTCAACCAATACGAGCAGCACTTTGAACCGGACGGATGGCAGGAAGCGTCCACCGTTTTGCCGCTGAACCTATCCAAACGGCACAACCCCGCGGATGTAACCGTTTTGCAACCCACCGCGTGGCTGCTGCCAAGCTGGGAACAAACCGACATGATTTTTGAACGGCCGAATGAAATACCCGACGAACTAATTGCGCTGCACTTTTGGTACAGCTACACGCATGAAAAGTATTTGAAACACATCACCAACTTTGACTGGATTGTTTCCAACTCGCACACGTTGTACGCAAAGCTGCTGTTGAACGTTTTACAACACATCGTGGGTGGTCAAATGTCAGCGTCAAGTGCGAGCCATTCAAACAACGTGCGCATTCTGAAGTTGCTAGGAACGAACGATTGCCAGCATCGGACACTTTTGCCGAAATTAAACGAATATTACAAAACCATAACCAATAAGAGCTCGTTTGACATTGAAACGTTTGAGGACTTTGTTATTGCGTTCAACACGTGCAATTCAATTGGCACGTGCAGTATACTCTCTCAATTTGTCACAAATTGTTTTTATTTGTATGAAAGTGAAACGCACATTGCAAAACATCGGGATTACTATGAAAAAATGATAAACTTCATGATCATGAAAACCGGCCCAATTTATCAAACCGTGAATGCTCTAAACGCGTTCGTTTGTCGCAACAATTCGTATCCGTACGCGTACCATGACACAAGCAACGCCGGCTTGTTTCAAAAAATTGCCCAACTGCAGTACAACTTGTGTCCGGATTTGTTGCTGGACACAATTGGCACTGGCACTGGCACAACCCGAACAACCCGAACAAAGCCAATCAAGGTGGGGTTCATTTCGGATTTCATTGTGCAGTTTCATTCGGTAGCAAAGGACCGCATCGGCATTATCAAGCACTTGTGCGACGATCCCGAGTTTGACGTGAAAATCATGACTCGCAAAAAAACCCCGAGCGCGTTTTACAAAAAAATAATGGGGGATAAAGCAGACAGCACGCTTGTCATCATGGAGGACGGTGATTTGGTTGCAAATCGGCAGCAAATTGCGGACCAACAGTTTGACATTATTGTGTATCCCGAAATTGGCATGTGCCAGCAAACCCGTTTTATTGCGTTTTCGCGCCTTGCGCCGGTTCAAATCACCACATGGGGGCACTCGGACACGTCGGGCTTGCCCAACATGGACTACTTTGTTTCATCCAAGCATTTCAACACGGAGGAGGACCGGGCGCATTACAGCGAGGACCTGGTACTGTTTGATTCGCTCGGAACCCATTACTATGACCTGTTTAGCCAGTTCAAAGAAGAAATGCAAGCGCAGTCGGTGAAGCTGCGCGACAGCGTCGTTGCAAAAACCGGCATTTCAAACCCCACGCTGTACGGGTGCATGCAAATATTCACAAAAATGCACCCCTCGTTCGTGGGCATGTTGCATGACATCCTGAAAGCGGACGAAACCGGGGTGATTGTACTTTTGTCCACGCACGAGGGGGACGATGATGACGTCATTTTCAAGAAGTACATACGCGACCGGATTGACTGCATGGAGCGCGTGCATTTCGTGTACCAGGCACCCTTTTTAGAGTATATTGAAAACATAAAGGGGTGCGACATCCTTCTGGACTATTATCCGTTTGGCGGGTTCAATTCAACCATTGAAACGTTTTTGCTGGGCAAGGTGTGCATTACGCGCCCTGGGAAACGCATCAGCGGCAAATTCACGCAAGGTCTGTATCGCAAAATGGGCATAACCGAGTTCATATGCGATTCGGACGCCGAGTATGTTGCAAAGGCAGTGCAGTACGGCAAAAACCGCGACGAACGAAGCAAATACGAGGCGCTGATTCGGGACAACGTTCACAAAGTCATTCAAGAACAGGAAAGCGTGGATGAATGGAAAGCATTTTTGAAACGCGTGCACAATGCGAATGCAAATGCGAATGCAAATGCAAATGCAAATGCACAATAAAATAAAATCATTTTAATATCGGCTTATTTCAAATGTCGGGAAATCAAAGCACAAGCGCGTGCGGAGGGGTGGGCTATGTGCCGGTTCCATCTCACATACTGAGTCGTGAAACCGGCACGTGTTTAACCGTGACGCGCCAGCAGTACAAGGACGAAATTCTTAAATACAAAAAAAATGGCGCACAACTGTCACAAGCGCAGCAGTACTCCATGCTGTCGCGCAATGCGCTCACGCGCAAGAAGGCGTGGGCCACGCAAACGGAAACATACACGAACCCCAACGTGAACAATCTGCAGGAAATTAAGACGTCCGTTGACGGTGTTATGAGCACGGTGTGTTTGAACTGTTACGCCATACCACCCACGCCAACACCCACGCCAACACCCACACCAACACCCACACCCACACCAACACCCACACCGACACCAACACCGACACCAACGCCAACGCCAACATCAACACCGACACCAACACCGACTCCAACGCCAACGCCAACACCCACACCAACACCAACACCGACACCAACACCGACACCAACACCAACACCAACACCAACATCAACACCGACACCAACACCAACACCGACTCCAACGCCAACACCAACACCAACACCAACACCAACACGTGCGCCAGTACCAGTAAATTTTACGGTCACCGGCTTCACACTAGGGGTCAATTACAGTGTGACCACGGTGGCCGGTTACAATGTGTATGTGTTTTATCCAAGCGCGACCACCAGCGGAACCATTATTCCAAATGTTACCTGCAATGTATCCTATTTAATTGTTGGCGGCGGCGGCGGTGGCGGTAGCGGAGATGCATTGGGGGGGGGCGGAGGCGGTGCAGGTGGGGTAATCACTGATTATCCTGCATATTCCATTACAATGAATGGAGGTTCGGTCAATTCCCTTACGGTTGGTGGAGGTGGTCCACCAGATGTGAATGGAACGAATAGCTCATTTAACGCATTATTTGCATTGGGCGGTGGTGCTGGCGCAAGTGGAAGTACAGCGGCCCAACCGGGTGGCAGTGGGGGTGGTTCAAATAATGCTTTCGGAACCGGCGGTGCCGCAATAGGCGCAATAGGGAGTGCAGGTAACCCTGGTGGCAGTCAGATCACCACCCCAGGTCGTGGTGCGGGCGGAGGTGGCGCCGGACAAGCTGGTCAATCATTGGGGGGAGAAGGCGGTAATGGAATGCAATTCGCCATCACTGGTGTAAATACGTATTATGCCGGAGGAGGAGGAGGAGGAACCGCAATAGGGATAACTGGCACAGGTGGCTTGGGTGGTGGCGGACAAGGAGGCGGTCCCATGGGGTATATGGCAGCAACTCCTGGAACCAATGGAACTGGAGGTGGAGGCGGAGGTGGAGGCGGTTTTTTTGCTATAAATCCGGAAAAAGGTGGGTCTGGCATCGTAGTCATACGTGTTCCCAGTTTTGTGTGATCCACGGATCCACAGATTAACGGATCCGCGCATGATAATAATTTACTTTTGATAAAATAAATTATTTTATTTTGGTTTTCTCATTTAAAACATTTAAACGGCAGGAGTCACGTCTCTAAAGCTAATGTCATTTCCCAGACGGGTTGCCACAACCGAAACCGCGGTTATTGGAAGGCTTGTATTGAACCCGCTGTTGGCCTCCAAATACAGGGTTGAGGCGTCATTCGCAAGCAGATTGCCCATGACCAGCGTGCGCGTACCGGCGCCGCCTTCCGAAAATCCGGGCAAATCAGTCACGCTCAGCTCGTGCACTTCAGTTGCGCCTAAATTGTCGGTTGAGGTGGGGTTCAAACTGGCGTCAACTCCCACCGTGTAACTCTTGGTAAGTCCGGTGGCTGTTTCAAACGAAACCACGTATTGAATTCCTGAATCGGAGAGAGCCGGGTTGGTGAAGTTGCCTTCTTGGGCCAAAATGAACACAACCGACAGAACTCCTTCCGCGTGCAGGCCGTTCGCGTTTACGTTGATATCAAGCGCAATGCGTCCGTTGTAAGTGCCGCCATTCGTTACCCTGTACGTGGATCCCAGTTGTATTTCCGGCTTGGTTGCAACGATGTACTTCGTTATGGGTGATGCAAGCGTCAAAAACAAGGCAGTGGACGAGCTGGGGGTGGCTGCCGCCGCCCCGTACTGAGTGGTGTATTGAACGCCCGCCTTCAGCCGGTATCGCATGTCAATGTCGTCGCCCAATGCATATCCATCGGTCGTCAAGTTGTACTCGTTCACCGTGGGACCAACCGGTTGAACTGCGTCCGCAGTGCTGCTGCAGGTCAACACCTTCACCTGCGCTGCCTCCGGATCCGTGTTTGCAACCACCACGTTGTCAATCAGTTTCACTTCCGTCACGTTGGCTCCGCCAGCAGGGGTGATCGCGTAGTCACCGCGCGCCACCCGAAGCGTGGCGTTGTTACTGCCTCTCTTCACGTCGTTGGTCATTCCGGTCACGGCAATGGATGCCACCGTGAAATTCAATTCAACGGTTTGTGACAAATAACTCGTGTTGTCTAAAGCGGAGATTTTAACCTGAAGCTTCAACGTCACGGCGGATGACGCGTCACGAGAACTCAAATCAATCGTGTAGCTATGATTAGTAACTGCACCAGACACGTCGTTCAACGACGCATCCAACAACAGTTTGTAACTGGCAGTCACGGAGCTGGTAATAGCACTGTACGTTGCGAGCGCATCGTCCCACGATGACTTCGTTGCAGTGTGAGACTCCTTCACACCACCGGTGAGAACCATGTTGGTGGGCATCGGGATGGTTGGAATGTTGTACACCGTTTTGACGGTTTCCAGTTCCACAATGACCGGCGTGGCATCAGACAAGAATGCAAGGTTGTAATACGGCTTGAACACAATCTCGCCCGAACGGAAATTCAACCAGCTGTTGGCGGAGTCGGCTCCGTCCTTGTCCTTGATTTTAATGCCGGATGCCAGCGCTGCATCGGCCGGTGCGGCGCTCTGCAGCGTGTGACTCAGGTTGGCTTGAGAATTACCGGCAGACCGTTTAACATCCTTCAACAGAGTGAGAGGAATGTCATTCGCTGCATTCACGTCGTTGTTGTTGCTGCGGAAGTACACATACACACCGTCAATTCCCTTGTTGGCCACGGTTTGAAACGCAACATCAAACTTCACCTTTGACGCGCCGTTATCATTGAAGGTTTCGTAGGAATAGTTGCTAACGGTGAAGTTGGTCAGATCAGGGTCATCCATGAGGTTCAGCGTGTAGTCGCTGCTGATGGGACCGGTGATCGTGCCGCCGTTCGGATCGGCGATCTTGTAACGAACTTGCATCACACAGGCGTTGCCCGCGCCTTCTCCGCGCTTGCTGGGGTTCACAACCGAAATGTCAAACACCCCGTCATTGGAAACGGCCACTTCATTCGTGTCATTCGGAGCCGACATGTTGCTGGTGAAAATGGCATGGCTGAAGTACAGCTCGTTGGCAACGGTCTTCGCGTTGTTAATGGGAACGGTCAGAGTGGCGGTTGCACCGGATCCGGCGAACCTCACTTCGCTTGCTTGACCAGAAAACATTTCGTACTTGTTGATCTTGGCAACAACAACTTGCGCGGCGGATTCGGTTGCGGCAGGGCGAGTGGTTTCTCCGGCAACAGGTTGAATGGCGATGCTAACTGTGACGCTATCGCCCTGCTCAAACAATCCGGCATTCGGAATCCAGAAATAGATGGGTTTTTGCGCCGAACCCAAGGTGCCGGCAGGTCCGGGAATATTGGCAAACAAACCATTGGCATTGGTGATTCCGGTCAAACCGAACAGCTCGGTATACAATTCCTGATCGGTTTTAGTGCCGTAACCCTGGAGTTGATGCAGGGTAGTCACCGTCTTCGTGGTGGTGCCATTGATGTTATTCACAATCACGCTGAACTTGTGGTTCGTATTAACCGTATCCAGGTCCTTGAAAAATCCATCCGTGATGCCGCTGCCGTAGAAATCGGTTTTGCTGAATTTTCCAACAATGCCCAATTCAGGAGCCGCATTGTAACCCGCGGCAGTGGTTGCGTTGGAAATGTCTACCGTGCGGCTACCCGATCCGGCAACACCGCTAGCAGCGATCCACGCGTTCAGCGCAGTGACATTCGCGAGAGAAATAACATCGGAAGTGAACGTTTTTGCAACGGCAGTAGAGCTTTTCTCAATAAATTCATTTGGACTGGTTGCTGCGTCATAGTACACAGTCATTGTGTTCACACTTGCAACAACATCATAACTGTATGACTTATTGGAGTTTTGGGTGGGAGCAGTAGTGGTCCAAACTTTGGTAAGGTCGGATTTATTAATTGTGTAAAGAAACTTGCCGTCGTTGTCGGCAGTGTTGTTGACGTTCATAACCGTTTTGTACATGACATCTGATCCCTGCTTGAGATAAAATGTGATATTGCCTCCTAGAGCCGTAAGGTTGACTGCGGGGGACGCTCCATTCATCAACACATTCATCACGCTGCTGAGTGCGGCATCACCTGCACCGTCCTGATTCGCGTCAAGACCATACGGAACCACCGAATGAATTACGGGCTTGGAAATGACGTGCAGCGCACGAGGAAACTTCTTGGTCGTAGTGTAACCGTAATTGTATTGTGCGGTAACGGTTACGAAATAAGCCTTGTCATTGGTTAACAATTTATCAGCAGCTTGGGGCAAGGTATAGTTGCCGGATGCGTTGTAATTCAAAACAATGTTGTAATTCACTAGCTGTTCCGTGTTTGCGGTTGATGACTGATTGGGATACTTATTCACTTCATCAAAAAGAAAACTCACCGTTTCTGGAACGCGGGTGTCGACATTCGGAATTGCAAACACCATAGGACAACTGACATTTATGTCAGTACCACTCTCAATCAAAGGTTCATTTAAAAAACTGATGACAGTATTGAAAGTATCGCCTTTGTCGGCGCGATACAAAAATGGGTAATTTGTATCAGTACCGAATTCGGCAAAGTAAGTGGTTCTAACACCGTTGTCATTCAGAAAGTCTGCAGTTACCTTAATCACGTATTCCGTATTGTTTACAAAGTTAACAGTGTTTCCGCTGGCGTCGGTAGTTGAGTATTTAATATCGGCACTACCAACCGTGTTCGGATTTCCGATATTATTATTCCCAATTGCCATTGAGTATGTCTCGGGTTTATCGGCATTCGATGAAGTGATTTTTTTAGAAATATTCACTTGTGCACTCTTGAACTTGGATCGCGTACCGTCTAAATTTATCGTAAGAAAATCACGTTTGTCATACAATTTTCCAACGATATGCGAATACTTTGAAGCAGTGTTCTGCACACCATTCACTCTAGCCAAATAAAAATAAAAATCTGTCATTATATTGGTTATAATATGATATGATATAATATTTTTTTATATTTTTTATAACTAAAGTTAAATATAAAAAAACGAATATTTGTTAATGAACCACAATTATCAATCAATACGTGTCCTGTTTTGTGAAACATTTTAAGATTTTATTAACATTTATTTTTTTTTCATTATATTCGGGTGCCACAACAGCGGGTGCCACAACAGCGGGTGCCACAACAGCGGGTGCCACAACAGCGGGTGCCACAACAGCGGGTGATTGCACTAAACTTTGTTTTATTTTAGTCAATTTCAGAATTGGATTTCGTATGGGTTGATGTTGCTGTTGCTGATGTTGCTGATGTTGCTGTTGCTGATGTTGCTGAAGTTGCTGCTGCTGAAGTTGCTGCTGCTGCTGCTGAAGTTGCTGCTGCTGAAGTTGCTGCTGCTGAAGTTGAAGTTGTTGAAGACGTAAATGTTCCAATTGTTGAAGCCTTTGTTTTTGCAGCTCCAATTGTTGCTGCTGTTGTTGCTGTTGCTGCTGTTGTTGCTGTTGCTGTTGCTGCTGCAGTTGTTGCTGTTGCTGTTGCTGCTGCAGTTGTTGCTGTTGCTGCAGTTGTTGCTGTTGCTGTTGCTGCTGCAGTTGTTGCTGTTGCTGCAGTTGTTGCAACAATTGCTGTCTTCGCAACAATTGACTGGTATTAACTAAATAAAACATTTATAATAGGTTATATAGTTGCATGATAAAAATTATTCCAATGTTACCATCCTAAATCCGTTTTATTTCAAATTGTAAGGGTTTGAAAATAAAAAATTGATTTAAATTCATTCAACTTTATAACTGAATATGGAATATGGAATAATGTACGCAGAAATTTTCAACGGTGATTACACCATCAAGGTGGGCGCGACCCAAGCCGAGAATGACGCGCTCATTAAAAAAGCACCCCAGAATGCCATGTGGTTTCATTTGAAAGATTTCCCCAGCGCGCACGCCGTCGTTGTAAACACGGTAAAAGCGGGCACCTATGACGCAGACGTGATCAAACGCGCTGCCACGTTAATAAAGGACCGAGCGGCGCCAAGTATTCGCGGCTTGCGCAGCGTGGGTGTCAACTACGTATGGATGAAATGGGTGCGGCGCACCGAAACCCCGGGAAAGGTCATCCTGCTTAAATCTCCCAAATGCATCCAAATCTAAACTTATTATTCGATCATTCGTTAATTGGAATGAAATTATACATTTTCTCTCGTTTGACCAAGCCATAGTTGCCAAAAGATGCTCAAGAATGTACGCACAACGCATTATGCACGCAACATGTATCACAGTTTGTGGATTTGTTGAATTCCGTAGTTGAGAGAAATTCAACAAAAAAATAAAAAATTGTGACGACGAATTACTTTCGGTTCTTTTTCTTCCGAATTGTTTTGGACCGTTTGCGCTGGGTCTTGTTGCGCTTATGCATTCTAGGTTTTCGGGTTCCACCAACCACGCGTTTGACAAACCTATTTGTTGGATTCTTCCCACCAATCTCAAAATTATGTTCTCTTAAAATATTTTGCACTTCAACAGTGGTTTTCGCATTCTTTAATTTATTATATACCTCATCTAATTTTTCGGTGGAAAGATTATTTATGTTTTTTGTTTTACCATTTTTCATGTTTTCAAATGCTCTCATGATATTGCCATATATATATCGTTGGCCGTCTACATCAATTGCAGTATCGTCGCTAATGTCCCGGGTTTCAGCAGCAGGTTCAACATCAACCGATTGGTTACTTTTAGAAGCATCATCAGCACCAGCAACAACAGTAGTTTCAGCAACCGAATTATCATTAGCAACCGATTGTTTACCATTACTTTCATCAGCACCCGAACTTCCACCAGCACCAACAACAACAGAACTTTCAGCAACATTACTTTCAGCATCACCAGCACCCTGTTCAAGTGCACGCATAATTTCTTGGTTAAGTCTTTTAGCAGCATTTCCCATTGTTATTAATTCATTCAAAACTTTTTTGGAATTTATAATGCATGTATTTGGCTCTGACATGTCTGGCGCTGACATTGTATGTTTGTATATATTATACATAATTTTATTTTCATTTATGCTAAATGATAATAACAATCGTTCAATACGGTTTTGCCCTTGATGCATCGGCTCATTTTCGCGGCGCACACGCCTTCCGCCAAGGCGGCCTTTGCAATGGTTGGCCAAGTCCCCAGCAGCTGGTGTGTGGTCGCCTCCCTCTTTTCCACCTTTTTGCCAGTGGTTGATGTGCAGATTGGGTTGTTTGTCACTGCATTCGTCATGGCATAATAATCATCACGCAATGACACGCCATAGTATCCTTCGTTGTTTCCCTGCTCGGTCCATACGGTCGCTTTCAGCGCATGCGGCGACGCATTCAAATACGCCTTCAAATCCTTCATGTCCGTCTCGGTCAATGCCAGTCCAACCGACTGTTTCCACTTCTGGTACTCTTTTAATAAAACCGAATTCAGAATCTTGCCGCAGTCCGAAAATTGGCATCGTTCAAACAAAAACGTCTCCGCATTCGGGTTCAACGAAAGCGATGATGCCTCCGCGGAATTGGACACTAATATCTTCTTGTATTCCACCGTTTTCAGTTTCACGCCAAGGTAGCCGTGCACCCCGCGAATGCGCTTGGCCTTGAATCGCACGTCCAAATAGTTCTTCAGCGCGTGGAACGTTTCCTTCGTCGGCTTGGTTTGACACCACAAACGGAACCGCCCCTCCATGCTCACCGACGACTCCTCCACATCTGGGCGCACAATGCACGCCACTTTGATGAATTCGTTGAACTTCTGCGTCAACTCGTCCTCCGGCAGCAGCACGTTCTGGTAGACAGATTGGTGACCCGCCGCAACCACCTCCAGCTCCTGCTTCTGTTTGGCCGCGAGTTCCCGTAATTCGTTCAGTTCCAGGGCCTGGGTTGCCACCGTTTTTTGCAGTTCACGGTTTTCGGTTTCCAGCACCTCGTTGCGCTGCATCAGCCGGTTGAAATTGTCAATGCTGTACGTGCGCGAATGAATGATGTCGGCGATGTGTTTTTTCAGCCGCTCAATCGTGAAGTTCGTGCTGTCGTATGCAATGATTTCGGTCTTGTTTTTGCCACCCACTTCAATGCTGCGGATGTGGCGCTTGATCTTCGGATACGTCTTGATCAGGTTCTCTATCTCCACCTTGTTTTGCACCCGGAAGGCGGCGACCAGCACGAAATTTTGGTATTTCTTGCGGTGGTCCATCACGCGGGTGGAGAGATCGTTCGTGTGGCCGAATTTGATCAGCTTCTCGTTTTCGGCATTCGTGTTGTCAATGGTGCCAAAGTAGATGCACTCCGTGTTCAACGGGAACTGGCCAATGATGGCCTGCTCCACGGCGCGCTGCTTCTCTTTCTTTGTGGATTGGATGACGGAGTCTTTTTCTTGGATCACTGCTTGGATGACGGCGTTTTTTTGTTCCAGTTGCTGTTTGAGTTCATCCGTCTCTTCTTCGACGACCTGGTGCAGAACCTCTTCCATCTTCATGTAATACTCGTGGATTTCTGATGCCTTTTTTGTTTGTGCCTTCAGGCACAGCGACTTGAAACAACGAACGGTGAGCATGATGGTTTGCTTGTTTTGGCCGCCATTTATTTTTATTTTTGGGGCATCCAAAACAGTAAGATTTTTGTAATCAATATCAATTTTGAAATGTTTTTCCAGTGTTCTCAAAGACACAAATTTTGATGCAAATCCTAACCAATTCCACACGTTGTCTAAATCAACGACGAAATCCAAATTTTTATCATAGTTCAAGTAGCAATAAAAACTACTCACAAATAACTGTTGCTCAAAATCAGTGAACGATTGCTGAATTTTGGTCAATAGTCTGCCATTGTATTCATGCGACAGTCGGGTGATGGGGTTTTTCTCAATGAGCTCAACGATGTTCAGCTCCTGTTGTTGTTGGTGTTGTTGTGTTGCGGGTTCCATGGTGGTATGGGTTTATACTATGCATAAGCGGACTCTGTTTAAGTTGTTTTAGGCACAAGTGTTTGTTAATTTTTGAAGCAGTGTTTATACAAACGCTTCAATAAATGTTGCTTCACCCAAATGTGAAGCAAGATTGGAAAGCGCTCCACCCAAATGTGAAGCGCTTTTTTTCAAAGTGCGAATCTTGCTACGCCGATTGGAGGAGCAAGATTGCAAATATTTTTGCAACACCGCAGTTGCGGGTTCGCTTTTGCTCACGGATGTGCGTGAGCAAGATTGCAAACTTGCTTTTGTTGGCGCAAAAGCAAGTTTTCACCATTTGCTCTTTTTTACGTTGATTTTGGGCCCTTTTTTACCGGAGTTTTTGGGGTCGTACGACTCCTCTTCATCATCCGAGTGCAAATCCTTAGAGATTTCCCAGAATTCCTTAGAGCCTAATTTGAACGGACCGTGCTGTTGCGCTTTGTACCAGAAGATTTGTTCGTGCAGTTTGTTGGATTTCGCATTGTTATTGATCACCAAGCACTCAAAATTCTCGGTGCACTGGTCCATCACCTGACAAAAGCTCTCAAACGTGGGGAACATGCCCGCGTAATTCTCCCAGATGCGTTTGCGGTTAGCAATGTAGGGCTCGCGCAGGATAAACACGTAATCAATGTTCGTGCGCAAATTGGGCGGAATACCGAGAGGATATTGCATTGTGATGACTAACATGATCTTCCAATGTCTCCCGTTCATAAAAAGTAACCGCATCATGACGTCCTTGGTCCATTTGTTGTCGTACAGGCAGTCGTCCAGGACGACGAAGGTGCGGGGGTCAATGGTGGAGCGTTTATACGTTTCAATCTCTTTTTTCATTTGTTTGAGCACGGCCTTTTGGCGCTTGAGGATGTTTTCAATGATGGCGGTGTTGTAAGCGTCGTGGATGAAGAGCTTGGGGACGTGGGCTGCGAAGAAGCCGTTGCCGGCTTCGGTGCCGGAGATGACGGTGCCGATGGGGATGTCCTGGTGGTGGAACATGAGGTCCTGCACGAGGAAACTTTTGCCGGTGTCACGGCGGCCGATGAGGACAATGACGGGGCCCTTGTTTTCGTCGGGCCTAAAGCTGATGGAGCGCATGTCAAATTTGGAGAGTTCCAGGTTCATTGTGCCAAAGGTACAAGTGCAATACAATACGATTAAATAATATTGTGAATATTTAAACGCGCGACCGCATGCCCCGCCATGACGAATGGATCAAACGGTTTTACTACGTGGTGTTGTATGCCTGGTACGGGCTGTATGCGATAGCCCTGCTGGGCATTGCAACTGTGGCGCCGGCGTATTTAGACACGCTGAATTTGGTGTTAAAGTATTTCATCATCGGGTTTTTGCTGGTGCGGTTCAATCCGTGGACAAAGTACAATGAATTCACTGCATTTGACCGGACGATCGTGTTTAGCGCGGCGTTCTTTTTGCTGGCGTCCACTGCGGTTGCGTCGCTGATAACAACTGCATTTAGGTTGCCGAATATGCACTAACCGAACACGGATGAATTGAGGTATTATTTGGATGTTTGGATTGATACGACATTATTAAATTAATAATGTCAATTATATATAACGGCACAATCGCGCAACTTGCATAACACATGAAAGAAAAACGAGCGAACAACCACGACCACGACCACGACCACGACAATGCCCAAACGTTGGATGAAATGGAGCAGGCGCTGGTGAAGCAGGCGGTTGAAACCATTGAGGCCAAGATCGGCGCTAAAAAAACGAGCGACCCCAAGGTCAAGGACATGATTGCCATCGTGGAGCGCTTCATCAAGAAGCGCGAGTTGGTGTGTTACGGGGGCACGGCCATCAACAACATTTTGCCGGAATCGGCGCAGTTTTACGACAAGCAGACGGAGATCCCCGATTACGATTTTTATTCGCCGAGCGCGTTGGATCACGCGAAGGACCTGGCCGACGAGTTTTACGAGAACGGGTATTCGGAGGTGGAGGCCAAGTCGGGCATGCACCACGGCACGTACAAGGTGTTCGTGAACTTCGTGGGCATTGCGGACATCACGCAGCTGGACGCGACGCTGTTCAAGAACATTCGGGCGGACGCGATTAAAGTGGACGGCATCCTGTATGCGCCGCCGAACCTGCTGCGCATGGGCATGTATTTGGAGCTGTCGCGCCCCGAGGGCGACGTGTCGCGCTGGGAAAAGGTGAGCAAGCGGCTGGCTCTGTTGAACAAGTACCACCCGCTGAAGGCGGAGGGCTGCACGCCCAACGGGATGATGAGGCCGTTTCAAACGCCGAAAAACACCAACGCTAATGCCAATAAACGTAAACAAATGCACGGCAGAAGTCCGACTGCAGATGAAATTGATGAAGCGCATCCCCCAAAGGACGAACCCGCAGAGGTGCGTTTATTCCGCACGGTGCGGAACGCGTTCATAGACGAGGAGCTGGTGTTTTTCGGCGGGTATGCCATTTCGCATTACGCGCGACACTTGCCGAAGTTTGAGAAGGCGCTTTTTGCGCAGATCCCGCATTTTGACGTGCTGTCCGTGAATCCGGAAGCCAGTGCGGCCAAAGTGAAAGAGCGGTTGGAAGACAACAATTTTAAGGGGATCGTGCTAACCAAGCACTCGGGGATTGGCGAAATCGTGCCGGAGCACTACGAAATTGCAGTGAACAAGACGGCGGTTGCGTTCATTTACAAACCGGTGGCGTGCCATAGTTACAACGTCATACAAACCGGCAAAAAACGGGTGCGCATTGCCAGCACGGACACCATGCTGAGCCTGTATTTGGCCATGATTTACACCGACAAGCCGTATTACGACGTGGCGCGCATTTTGTGCATGTGCAAGTATTTGTATGACATTCAGCAGCGGAACCGGCTGAACCAATCCGGGTTGCTGCGGCGGTTCGGCATGACGTGCTACGGAAAACAGGAAACGCTGGACGACATTAAAGCCGAAAAAGCAAGCAAATACCAAGAGCTGAAACGCGACGATCCCGAATACGAAGAATGGTTTTTGAAGTATTCGCCCATGGAGTACTTTGAACACACGTACAACGCCAAAAAACACAAGCTCACAGTGAAACGATCGCCGAATGCGGCAAAAAGCCTTAAGAAAGGCCCGGCAAAAAGCCCGGCAAAAAGCCCGGCAAAAAGCCCGGCCAAGAGCCCGGCAAAAAGCCGCAAGACAAGAAAAGCAAAAAAACCTAAAAATTTGATAAATAAGTTTTTTAAAATCGTGGGTTAAAATAAAATATAGCATGAAATATAGTGCGTAGTGTAATATATTCCATGTGGTCAGTACCGTCGCAGTGGATAAAATGGGGTATATTTGTGTTGTTGATTTATTACATTGCGCGTTACAACTACAAACAGCAGATGCAGTTGGAAGAAGGGTATGAAAACTGGTCGGCGTGCGTGGATCAAGGCTACCCGAAAGATTGGTGCATGTTTACGCCGGACCCGATGCAGCCCTCGCCCGGGTACTGCAACTGCGGCGGCGGTCGCTACGGCAGTTATCACGCGGACGGCAAGTGCAACTGCTACTTGTACAACCCGCAGCTGTCGCCCATGTACGTGGACAAGCTGTTTCACGATTTTTTGGCATAAGCGTAAGCATGAAATGATGCAGACGAGTCATCATACAACGTGTTGTCGTCATCGTCATCGTCATCGTCATCGTCATCGTCATCGTCATCGTCATTCTGATTGTGGCAAACCGTGCAGCAGCAGCAGCATGCGCACCCGCCATTCTCGTAACACCAGCGAATGTCGCATTCCAACGTGTCCTTCACGAGGTCGGCGCAATCAAATTCGGTGCACTTCATGGACGTGATCACAAACATGCCCATAATGACGGTGGCCATTGGAAGAAACGGCAGCAGCATGACCGGCATTCAATTCAATTCAACGTATATTACCTGAATTTAATTATTTTCCAGCGCAATGGTTTCAATGTTTCAATGTTTCAATGTTTCAATTCAACCCGAAACTGGCAGGCAGCTCCGGAATAACGGTGTCGTAATACGCCTCAATCTCCTTCAGCTTGCGGAAATCGCGCCGCGTGACAAAGTTGACGCCGCTGCCCTTGCGCCCCCAGCGTCCCGAGCGCCCAATGCGGTGCAAGTACGTGTGCACGTCGCGCGGCATGTCAAAATTGATCACCGTGCTCACCTGCTGAATGTCAATGCCGCGCGCCGTCACGTTGGACGAAATGAGCACCCGGTGCTGGCCGCTGCGAAACTCCATGTACGCCTTGTCGCGCGCGTCCTTGTCCATGCCGCTGTGAATGCAGCACACCGGAAACCCGTCATTGATCATGGCCTCCGTCAAATCGCTCACGCGCCGTATGCTGTTGCAATAAATAATGCACTGCGACACGGAAATGCGCGAGAACAAGTCCTTCAGCGTGGCGTACTTGTCTTGATCCGTGTCCAGCGCCACGTGGTACTGGCTAATGCCTTCCAGCGTCAGCATCTCACTTTTCACCAAGATGCGCACCGGGTTGCGCATGAACTTGTCCGACAACGAGTGCAGCTCGGGCGGCATGGTCGCGCTGAACAAGCACACCTGCACGTTCGCATTCAGCTGCTGGAAAATGTTGTAAATCTGCTCGTTGAACCCGGCCGACAGCATTTCATCGGCTTCGTCCAACACAAGCACCTGCATGCCGCGTCCAATGGCGGGCTGCCGGCGCAAAATGTCGTGCACGCGACCGGGACAACCCACGACGACCTGCGGGCCGTTGGCCTTCAAATCGGCCACGTCGTCTTCGGTGGAAGTGCCGCCAATGAGCAACTGCACGCCGAGTCCGGTCATTTGTGCGCCCAAATCCTTGACCACATCGTGAATCTGTTTGGCCAGCTCGCGCGTGGGCGCAATGATGAGCGCCTGCGGGTGCTTCACGTCCAAGCGCACCCGGTTCAGCACCCCGGTGGCAAACGCGCCGGTCTTGCCGCTGCCGGACTGCGCCTGGGCAATGACGTCTCGCCCTTCAATGAAGGACAGAATGGATTTTTGCTGGATGGGGCTGGGCTTTTCAAAGCCGTAGCCGTATATGCCGCGCATGAGCTGCGGGTTCAAATCGGGAATGTCTTCCCACGCCTCAAATTCCGGGGCGGGGGTGGATTCGGGGATCGGGGTCTGGTTGGGATTGGGGTTGGGTGCGGTCATTGTACTATACGCTGGATTAGCATGCAACGGTGTATTTAAGCCATTTTCCAAATATTTCTTTTTTTTACGCGCGCGTCTTTACATGAGAATATTTTAGATGAAATGAATATAAACAAAGCGCTCACATTACACATACATAGGTTTCAAACAACGCACTGTAATGACGGATATAGCGACTGCCCCGGTGTACCAACTGGCGGATTTTGAAGCCATCAAATGGAACGGGTTTGAATGCGAGCTGCCCGAGTCCGTAATAGCGCTGGTTTCGCGCATCGCAGACCAAGTGGGGGCGCCGTCGTATGTGAAGACGCCGGTTTTCCCAAAACGGGACAAGGGCGGCGACGAATTGTTGTCATCGTCGTCGGCGTCGTCTCAGTTGCAACGAAAACCGCGCACAACTGCGAGTGAAATTACGCCGGACGATTGGGAAATTATCCGTCGGTTTCAGGCCACCGAATTGAAAAAGAGGGAGGGCATTGACGCGCACCTGGACAGCATTCGCTCCGATCTGAATAAAATCACGGACAAGACGTTTGACGAAGTGTTTGCCGCGCTGTGCAAACGCATTGACGAGCTGAAGGACGAGCCCGAAATACAAACGGTGGGGGCGGCCATTTTCAACACGGCCAGTTCCAATCACTTTTTTTCGGCGGTGTATGCGCGCCTGTTTCAGCAGCTGTTGGAAAAATATTCCGACGTGTTCAAGGGCGTGTTTCAGACGAATTTTGATCAATTCATTGGCTTGTTTGGGTCCATTGAGCACGCGGATGCCAAGAAGGACTACACGCGGTTTTGCGAGGTCAACAAGACGAACGACAAGCGCCGCGCCATGAGCTTGTTCATTGTGAATTTGATGAAGGTGGGCGTTGTGTCCACGCTGCAAACGCTGGACATTGTGCAGCAGCTGCAGACGCTGATTCAAGAGCATTTGCGCCAGTCGGACCGGACCAACGAGGTGGAGGAGCTGACCGAAAACTTGTTCATCATTTTGAAGGACGCGCACCCGCATTTGAGCCGATCGCATAAAGAGGAGTGGGAAGCGGTTGTGCTGGAGATTGAATTCAACAGCAAGTTGAAGCCAAAAAATGCAAAGTACCCGAGCATCACGAACAAAACGATTTTCAAGCACATGGACATTCTGGACGAACTGAAAAAAAAGAATTAGAAACAATACCCAGTGCCCCAGTGCCCCAGTGCCCCCAATAAAAAATAAACACGCATAAAAACATAAAAACAATTCAATCATTGTCTTTATGCTTTATGTTTGCGCATGCAAAATCCAGCGGTTGAGCTCTGCATTATGAACCACGAAACCGACCTGGAATCGTCGGCCTCCACGTACGACAGCATGCTGCAGTCGTTGCACGATGAATTGAACAACGGCGCGGATTTCGCAGAATTTGAAGACCCGGATTTTTTCAAAATGGATTGTGCAACCGCGGTGTCGTTTGATTACGAAATGAATTACACCATCAAGCAGCTGAAACACATTGCCGGATACTACGGGTTAAAATGCAAACCCCGAAAGGTGGACTTAATACAGGACATTGTGGAGTTTGAAACGGATGCCGACAACAGCGACGCCGTTGCGCGCCGCAAGCGGTTGTTTCATTACATTGACATATTGAAAACGGATGACTACATGAAAACATACATCATGATGTGAATCATGATTTGCGGCGACTGTATCTGTATCTCCGCCGTTTGTTGCGAGTCCTTTTTGATCCGCCCTTTTTGGACGTAGGTTTGGAAGTGGACGTAGGCTTTGCAATTGATGACTGGGGTCGGACAGACTTGGATTTGGGAGGAGGAGGAGGAGGAGGAGGAGGAGGAGGATTGGGTCGGACAGAATTCAATATGTCAATAATTGCCGCTGATTTTTTATTATAGAATGGAGCTGTGTTTTTTGGGTGCGTGCATACTAAATGAGTTTCAATGAAGCTTGGTAATAATACTCTCAATAGTTTAATAAAATATGGACGGTTTGGCGAAGCAATATTTGCAAAACTATTGGACGTAATAACGTATATTCTCTCAGGCCCAATCGTACTAAACATAATTTGCAATAGTTTCAAACGGTCCAAATTTTCCAACCTACCCGAAACACCATAATTAGCCCCAATGCAATCCGAAAAAAGATACTTGGCATATTGCTGCAGTAGAGATTCTTCGCTATCATCATCGCGATTTTTCGTCAAAAAACTAAAATCCAACCCATTTATTTGGTTTAAAACCATATCAAAATCAAAAAAATATAGACGAGGGGAAGGGAGAATGTCCTGACGGATGGTTTTGGTTGTGCGCTCGTGTACAATAATTTTACCAATCATACCACTAGTTAAACCAGGCCCAACATTATCCTGAGTGGTTTTGATACCGTTTATGAATCCCTTGAACGAGTTCGTAAATGAATCATCCAGTAATTTTATTTCACTATAATTTTGATATTCAAAAGCGAACCCATCATTATTATACCATACAAATCGTTGTGCATCCGGATGCGGCGGCGGTGGACAATACACGCTCCGCAGGTTCAATCCAGCTTTATTAACATTCTCTTGCACATCTAGGATGTTAGTACTCATGTCATCAAAAAATATACTTGCATCCGCCGGCAACGCGTTCTCATCCATTAATTTATTGAAGTCACATGAAAATATTATACCAGGTGGTTGTGGTGGGTGTGGTTCTTCTACCGACATGTTTATAATGTTAAAATATTTTTTTACATTATGTAAAAGACTATATAAAAATAATGGCATTCTGTATTCATTGAAACCTGCATTGACTTTATCATGTCAGAACGCGCCCTGCATTTGGAAATCCACCGCATGAACCGCATTCATCAAGAGTTGCTCGCGAGAAATGCCGCGCTGGAATCCGAATGCGCCCGGTTGCGCACCGTGACCAACCACGAACGCGCAAAATTGGTGGCGGATCACATTGCACTCATGAAAAAATGCGCGGCGCATCAAACCTCCGAACAAGCAATGACACACACGTTGCAACTGGAACGCAACGCGCTCATTACAAAAACGAAGGAGTTGGATGCCGAAAAAATCGCGATGGCCGACAAATTAGAAGCGGAAAAAAGGACGATGTCTGACAATCTGGAAGCGGCGAAAAGGGCAATTGTTGCCGAATATGAAGCCGAAAAAAAGGCGCGGATTGAACGCGAAGAAGAACACGTTTCCTACTTTTGGGCCCGCGTGGAAGAACTCAACAAGATAAAGGTTGAAAAAATGCAGGAGCAGGAAGACGAAAAACGCGCGTTTCAGGCGGAGTGCGAAAAACGGCTGGAAGAGCGCATACAAACCGCGACGCAACAGGTCATGAAGACGGTGCCGTTCTCTCAGCTGTCCGGCATCATTTCGGCGAATTATGCGCAAACGCAGCTCGTTTACAGAATGGGGTTTCGGGACAAGCGGGTGCTGCTGTACTCCCATTATTCGGAGCAGAACGAAGTGGAGAGCTACAATTATTTGACGCTGCAGCGCATGGACCACTTGTTTGATTACGTCATCGTGTTGACCAATTGTCCGAACAAGTGGGACTTCCCCGCGGAGATTGATTACAACAAGTACCACACCCTGGGGTACAATTTTAAGAGCGACTTTCGGAATTACGCGGTGTTCATCATGCAAACCGCGCAAGGGTTGATGCACGCGTCCCGGCTGTGTTTGGCGAACGACTCGTTCGTCATTGTGGACGTGCCGGCGTACGACAACTGCATGCGCAGCTTGTTTGAAACGCCGGGCTACGATTTTGCGGGAATCACCAGCAGCCATGAAAACGAATATCACGTGCAGTCCTATTTCATGTGCTTTAACACGACGGCAGTCATCCAGGCGGTCGTCGCGTATTTTGATGCGCACGGATTGCCCAGCAATCACAACGCCTCCATTTCGGTGTACGAGCTCGGCATGACAAAACACTTGACGGACCGAGGGTTCGCTTCGCGCGCCATGGTGACCAATGCCGACATGCAGTACCCGTTAAACACCACGTACTGCAAATGGTCGGCGGTTCTGCAGAACGCGGGCATCATTAAACGGCAGCACCTGTTGAAGCAGTACCCCCCGCGATTCGCAATGAGTGACTACAACATCGCGCTGGTTGCCAACAAGTTTTCCCAAAACTTGCATTTCATTCATTACCTGCAGTATCACGGCATCAATGTGGACTAATTGGATTGGGAATGATGCTCGCAATAATATATGCGGGTATATTACAGACCCAATACGACGTACGACACATAATTATCCGATCTTAATGAGCCTTCGCACGTTTCATGACATCCAGCACGTGCTGTTCATCAATCTGGATTCGCGCATAGACCGACGCACCCATTGTGAATCGCAGTTTCAAAAAATTGGGCTGCAACCGCAGCGCTTTCGCGCCATTCGGAACGCGGACGGCGCCATTGGATGCAGCATGAGCCACGTGGCGTGCCTGGAACTGGCAATCAAAAACGGCTGGGACCACGTGCTCGTGTGCGAAGACGACGCCACTATTATTAATCCCGCGCTGTTGGTGCATCACGTCAACCAATTTTTGAACCGGTTTGGAGACCAGTGGGACGTCCTCCTGCTGTCCGGCAACAATTACCAGCCCTTCCAAAAAGTCGCGCCCGAATGCGTGCGCGTGGCCAACTGTCAAACCACCACATCGTACTTGGTGCGACGCCCCTATTTTGAACGGCTGTTGGCCAATTTTAAGGAGGGGTTGCGAAATTTGATTGCTGCACCGGCCGAACAGCCCAAGTACGCGATAGACCAGTACTGGAAGCAGCTGCAGCGCGTGGATCGCTGGTATCTGATTGTGCCCATCACGGTTATTCAGCGACCCGATTATAGCGACATCTCCCGGCAGCACGTGGATTTCAGCAAGGTGATGACCCAAGTTGATAAAAAATGGTACGGCGATTAAATTTGGAACTGTATCCTGTACAATATTATACATGTATCATGTATAACATTCTCAAAATATCAAAATATCAAAATATCAAAATATCAAAATATCAAAATATCAAAATATCAAAATATCAAATAGTAAATGGACGGCTTGTGCAAATACCGGAATGCGCTCGGCGTTCCCGGCAAGGGCGTGCACTCCCTTCGCATCGGCGGCGTTGCGATCGTGGACGTTGTCATGACTTTGGTCGGCGCCTACATCCTTGCTTATTATGCGCGTGCCTCGTTTGCATGGACCGCCGCCGGACTGTTCCTGCTCGGCATCGTGCTGCACCGCTTGTTCTGCGTGCGCACCACCATTGACCGGCTGCTGTTCCCGGCCAAAAAACGGGTGCGGTTTTCATAAGATTTGAGTTTTGAGGTTTTTATTTATTATTTTTTTTTATTTTTAGGACCGATTTTCTCTCTAATCTTTGTTCTCTTTTCTCTTTTCTCTGTTTCGGAATACAATTATACAATCACTTGTGTTTTTTGGTCCAGCGGCAGACCCCCTTGGCATTGGGCACCGAAACATACGTTGCGCCGTCGTTCCCAACCTTTTTCAGGCCGCAGCAGTCGTTTGCGGGATACGGCGGACTGGACCGCGATTTGTATTTTTTAGTGGTTTGTCGGGCGCATCGCGTTTTCCCGTATATCATTTTTCGGCTAAACTCCCCCTTCAAATAGTTTTTGTCAAACAAAACCGCCAACTTGGACGGCCGCATTGGATTTAGATTTAGTATGCACTACCCGGATAAAAATAAATTATAACATTAGCACATGAATAAAAACATCGCATTTATCCCAGAGCGGCATTTCGGTTCTCAATGCAGCACACAGTGCGGTTGCCCGGTACCCTGAAAACCTGAGGCTGGTAATTGTTTTTCACAAAGTAGCCCGGGTTGTATTCGGTGCTGTATTTGCCGGCGTTTGCCCCTTGTGACCCAAACGCGCTGTAAAACGAATTGCCGTTCACGTTGACGGTGTTCACGCGCAGGTTGAGCGTGCGGGTGCTGCTGCTCACGCCGCCTTGTTTTGCAAAGGACGCGTTGCTCGGCTTGTAAATGGTGGTGCCCTGGCACTTGTTCGGCAAGGCCTTGTCGGTCGCGCTGCAGTCCGGATACAAGCAGCTGCCGGTGAGCCGCGTTTGCGGGCCGTAGCAGTCATTGTTGGGCCAGTTCGGCTCGTGACTGACGGAGTTGATGTATTGCACGCCCGGCACCGGATTGGTGGACAGCTTTTGGTCGTACCGCTTGCACCGGGACTGCAGGTAGGCGCGGGTGTCGCTGTAATACGCCTTGCTCATCAGCGTGACCGCCGACTTAATGACGTTTTTCTCCGGACACGCGCCCACGTATTTGGTGTTGTAGAGCCCCGTCTGAATTTGGTAACTGTTGGGATTGGTGATCGGATTGCCCACTTGCACGTAGCCCGGGTTTGTCACCCGCTCGCAGGTTTGGCACTTTTGCGACGGGATTTTCAGCAGCTTTTCATCCAATTTGGCAACCGAGTTTGCGGTTGAGGTGGAACACGCGCACGACACGCCGTTGCCGGACTTGGTGGTGCCGCCTGGGGTGTCAATCGCGAGTGACACGGAATTCACGCTGCGACCGCTGTTGGGGGTGGGTTGCAGCTTGCGGCGCCAGTGCTTCATGGGACGGGCTTTTCTTGCGGGGCCGCTGAACTCTGTGGCGGCGGCGTCTCGTTGTGCGCCGACTGGGATGTTCACCAGGGCGCCGTTTTGATTGGGGCGACTGATGCCGGGAACCACTTGGTTGGTGGTGGTGAGTTCCGTTTTCGTGGGATGATGCGGCTGCTTGGTGGTGATCAAGCTGTTGGAATGGCGCCACCCAATGCCGTCGGATATGTTTGCTTTTATCGTTGTCATACTCAAAATCTAAATGAAAATCAAATGAAAAATCAAATGAAAAATCAAAAACAATATATATTACGTTATATATATTATTTAAGGACATTATCCCATTTTTCATATGCAGTTCCATTTTATCGCATGCATATTACTCATTCTGTTTTTTGGGTGGATGCTGCTGAATGCGGCAATGCAGCGTTCTAAAGACACGTTGATAGAAGGTTTAGAAACCGACGCAAGGGCAAAAACAGCATCCGGCGACACAAAAACAACCGCCGCCGCTGCGCCCGATGTTGCGATGATGCAGGAACAGCTCACAAACCTTGCGAAAACTGCTCAACTCATTAAAACCCAAATGATCAAGAATGAAAAGGACATTCAAAGCAACACGGCCAACATTCAAAAATTGGAGGAGTCGCAGAATGAAACCGTTGCCAAAATGGCAAGCATGAAGAAGGATGCAAAATAAACAATAAACAATAAAAAACAATAAAAATAATTGTGTATAATATCGCCATGTTTTCCAAAACACTGATCGGATTTGCATTGATTGCGTGCATTGCGATTATTGTTTACGTCAATCGCGTCACGCTGGAAGGGATGGAAGGCAAAGCCCCGCTGGAAGGCAAAGCCCCGCTGGAAGGCAAAGCCCCGCTAAATCCGGAAATGGTCGCACTTAAGAAGCAGATTGAAGACACCGACACCATGTACAGTGAATTGAAAAATGCATTTGATGACCAAACCAACCGGATTCAAGCCAACGCCCATATGTTGTTGTCACTGGTTCGCGACACGCCAAACAAAACCAACAGCATAACTCGCGCAAACGTGGACATGGACGATCCGTCCAAGACCCGAATTCCAAGCGTCGCCCTGTAATTTCACCGTGTGTTTACTTTGATTTTTGATTTTTAATATGTGTGTAATGTAATTAATTAACCACATATATACTACAAACTCATGTCCGGGTTTTTTCAAGATGTCATGGGCAATTTAGACGACGTGCAGCAGAAGCTGTTGGGTCCGGATTACAAGTATTTCCAGCAAATAAAAACTCCGAGCGAATTGGGAGTGTCCGGCAACGGAGGGTTGGACCAGCTGGGCACCGACATTAGTGCACTGATTTCATACGTGGAACTGCTGGTGTCGGGCGGTGGCGATGCATCCGTCACGGGACGCCCACTTGGAAACAAGTTTTTTTTGAAAACGGGGGGCAAATGCAAAGTGGTGAGCAGCGACTCAACAAACGGCAGCGTGGTGGACCGGTACGTGTACGTGAACAACGTGCCGGATGGAAACATCCCGTTCATTTCATCCGGCCTGGGAGGCGTGGAGTTCACCGCATTCAAGGGCTTGATTCCGGGCGCAATTTCCAGTGCAGCTGAAATCAATCCGTTTGGTCTTTTTCAAGCGTTCCAAATGGGGTCCACGCCCGACTGCCAAAGCATAACCTTGGAAACAATTGACGCGAACAACAACGTTTCTGCAGCCACCAATTACGTGGCCACGGTGGACCTGAAAAACATGCCGCCTTCGTGGTTCTCCGGCAAAAGAAACCCCGTCACGGGGAAGGTTTCAAGAGAAGCCTTCGCGCAGCGAACCCCGTGCACGAAGCGCATGGGCTCTATTCCGAAGGGAACGCTGTCCAGCTTGTACCACATGTCAATCGGGCTCCTGTGCTTGGTCATTTTGTACGGGCTCACCAAACGAATGAGCAAGTGATGCAACACATAAAGTAAATTTACACCACCGAATGCATTCCAATGGTGTAAATCAAATGTATAATGTATATTATTTCATCGCCTTTTCTTCTGCGATTTTCTTCTGCGATTTATCCGACGATGCCGTGTTTTCTTGCCGGCACGTTTTTTATCCATTTTTTTTGGCGCATTTTTTGAGCCCCCAGCAGCAGCAGCAGTAGTAGCAGGAGCAGCATTAGCGGCAGCATAATCAGCAACAGCATTAGCATAATCAGTTTTATTAGCAGGACTCAGCATGAAATCTCTACTTCCAATTCCATCAACATTCTCAAATTGAAATGGTATATCACCTTTCACGAGATGTCCGATTTTTCCTTCACTCGTAACTATACGATAATCATTCCCATCTTTGCCCCATGTAAAATTTTCAAATTCAGTTATACGTGCCGTCAGGGTACTACTTTTTAAATTTAAATTAACCAGATCATGTTTCTTTATTATTTTTCCTATGATAAATATTGTTAGGACTTCGGGATGCAAGAAGCCGCCAATGGTTATAAACCGTACTACGTGTATTTGTTCAGGTTCAGATAAGTCAGGATTCATTATCTCTTTACTTCCAATTCCAACAACATGTTTAAATTCAAATGGTATACCACGACTCACGAGAGGTCCGATTTTTCCTTTGCTCGTAATTATACGATAATCATTATCATTATTCATCCCAGTATTTTCAAAACCAATTATATATGCCTTTATTTCTCTACCCTGATCGTCTACTAAATTGATCAGATTACCTACATTTATGAATTTTCCTATGATAAATTTTTCTTCGCCATTGGATGAAAATTTTACTACATGTATTGGTTCAGGTAATAAGCCATGATACATTTTATGTTTATATTTTATAACGATATTTTGTTTTAATCTATTTTTTGTATTTTTTAGTTTTGGTTTTAGTTTTTTTACGGCGGCCTCCTGCTGCTGCTGCTGTTGCTTCTTTTGCTTTTTTTTCGTTTGATCCGAAAATTGATGACCAAAATCCTTCTTTTTTTTCTTCTTGAGGAGTGGCTACTGGTGCTGGTGCTTGACCTGGTCCTGGTGCTTGACCTGATCCTGGTGCTTGACCTGATCCTGGTGCTGCTGCTGTTACTTGTTCTTGTTCTTTTACGGGTGGTTGTCTTCCTGGAATGACTGATGATGCTGGGACTGCAGGCGGGGATCCAAATAAAGAACCCCAAAACCCACCTGTTTTATTCCTAGATCTAGATTTAGATCTGGATTTGGATCTGGATTTGGATGGCATGTTAATATTGTGTATACATTAATGGATATACAAAATATTTTAATGATTGGTGCCTTTAAAGTTTAACGCGCTTGAACAGTTCAAGGGCAACGAGACCTCCGCCAATTTGGGCCAGAATGTAAGGCAGCAGCTCGCTAGATGACAGTCTACCCGCAGCGACCATGGCAACCGACACGGCCGGATTAAAATTGCCGCCCGAAATGCTGCCGCCAACCATCACGATGATGGCCATCGCAGCACCAATGGCGACGGCATTCCCAGTTGCCAAAATGATGTAAACGAAAAAGAGAGTTCCCAAAAACTCAACCAAATATTTGTTCAACATGATGCGCACTTTGTATTATACATAAACCATATAATAAAATAAAATTTGAATCACACAGTTTCCTTAATTTTATGATTTTCATGACAATTTGATGACACGTTTGCCTTCCTTTTCTTTTTCTCCACTTTCTGTTTCATCTTTTTGTTCAGAAGAGGGCGCTACATCCAGGATGGAATTCAATAATTCACCCGCATTGGCACCCGTTGCAGTGGGTTGCTGTTGTGGTTGTTGTTGCTGTTGCGGTAGTTGCATCATCATTACAGGTGGTTGTTGCATCATGGATTGCATCATGGGTTGCATCATCATTACAGGTGGTTGTTGCATCATGGGTTGCATCATGGGTTGCATGGGTTGCATCATGGGTTGCATCATCATTACAGGTTGTTGTTGTGGTTGTTGTGGTTGTTGTAATTGCATCATCTGTGACGGTGACTGTAAGGGCGACATCGGCTCGTACTTGGGCGACATCGGCTCGTATTGTGGCGAGGAGGATGCCGACAGCACTTCTGGAATAGGGATGGCGTCTGCATCTTTTTGCGCTTGTTCGTCCCGAATGTCCTGCACCGCCAGCGCAAAGTTATTGGCGTACGGCATGCGCTTCAACAAATCAACCACCGCTTCGGCCTTAATCGGCACGCCGTCGTTGTAATACAGCATTTGGGCGTTCCAGCCCTCGGGATGCTCGGTTGGGTACTTGCCGCCGTGCTGTTGCACCGACCACATCTGCGTCGGCGCCCCCCGCTCGTCGCGGAGCAGCGACTGGTAAATCTCTCCACCGTTTGCATCAAAATTCATAAAGTGCCAGCCCAGCGATTCGGCCTTTTCGGCGCTTGGCTCTTCCTCTACACCCTCAGGGCGCAGCGCGGGCCGGTTGTCCGCCTTGGGCGATGCGGGCACGGTCGGCATCTTTTTCACTCCCACGGCATCCTTGTTCACCCGAATGAGGTTCGCCGCGCCCCCCAGGTTCAGCGTGATCGTGGAAAACGACATGGACGCAATTTGGTCAATGTTGTCCTCCGTCAGCACGCGCATTTGCACGTTCATGGCTTGTAGCTCCTGCATGAGCAGCTTGAACGCGTACGGCACGCGCACCACGCTGAAGCTCCGCCCGAACCGCGTCATGTTCTCCACATTCAGCGCCTGGTTGTTGGACGACGTCAGCGTGTCCGCAAAGTGGATCGGCCCGTCCGCCATCGGGCTCATGAACAAGTTCTGCGCCGGGTTGTAAATGGCAATCATGCCCGACTTGTTGCAGATCGCCATGTAGTACTCGTCGCCGCGCTCCAGCATGGACTGCCGCAAAAAGTACGCCGCCCCGTGCGCAATCACGCCGTCGCGCTCCATTTCACCGATGCGCAACCCGCCGTCGTTCGCCCGGCCCTGCACCGTTTGGCGCGTTAAAACGGTGCGCGGCCCGCGCGTACGGTAATTGATCTTGTCCTTCACCATGTGCTTCAGGCGCATGTAGTACGTGGGCCCGATGAAAATCTGGCTCTCCATGCGCTCGCCCGTCATGCCGTTGTACAGCAGCTGCGTGCCGCTCGCATGATATCCCAGCTCCGTCAGAATTTTCCCAAACACGTGGTGCTTGGACCCGTGGTTCACGAACGCGGTGCAGTCGCCGTATCCCCCCTGCAGCACGCACGCCTTCCCCATCAGCGTCTCCACCAGCTGCCCGATCGTCATGCGCGTCGGCAGCGCGTGCGGGTTAATGATCAAGTCCGGGCGCGTGCCGTCTTCCGCAAACGGCATGTCGGGCTCCGGTATGATGAGCCCCACGGTCCCCTTCTGCCCCGCGCGCGAGCAGAACTTGTCGCCAATGCCCGGCATGCGCTCCTCGCGAATGCGCACCTTGGCCAGCCGCTTGCCCGACGCCTCGTCCGTGATGAACGTGCGGTCCACCATCCCCAGCTGCCCCTTCTTCGGGAACACGCTGTCGTCCTCCACTTGCGGCTCTTCTGCGCTCATGCCACCGCCCATGCCGCCCATGCCGCCCATGCCGCCCATTGTCCATTGCTCCGTCACGCGACCAATGACCGCCTTCTTGTCATCCATTTCCGTGTTTTCTTTGATCAAGCCGTGTCGGTCCAGCGCGCTGTAGTCGCCCCCCGGTTTCAGGCCGCGCACGGTGGGCTGCGCGTGCACGTTGCAAATGCGCTTGTCGTACGTGCGCTCCTCCTCTTCGCGCGTCTCGTACATGTTGTAGTACGTGGTGCGGAACAAGCCGCGCTTCAGCGAGCCCTCGTTGAACAGGATGGAGTCTTCCACGTTGTAGCCGTTGTAACACATGATGGCCACAATCGCGTTTTCGCCGTAGGGGTGCTGCTCGTTATTAATGTACTTCATGTAGCGGCTTTTTACCAGCGGCACCTGTCCGTAATTCAAAACCACCCCCATCTTGTCAATGCGCGACGCGAAGTTGGAGGAGTACAGCGACACCGCTTGCTTGCCCTGGCCGCACGAAAAGTTGTTGCGCGACGACGGGTTGTTTTCCGGAAACACGATTTGGTTGCCCATGACGCCGAAAATGAGCGACGGGTGAATTTCCACGTGCGTGGTTTTCCCGGGCACCACGTTGCGCGGGAACATGGCGACAAACGCGCTCTCCGTCTCGTTCGTGTCCAGATACTCAATGACGGCTTCGCTGAGCGCGTCGGGCCCGTTGTACAGTTCGCCAATGCGATACACGCGGCAGGGGTCCAGCTCCGCCACCCTCTTTTCTCCGAACCCGCTCACCAGCTGCGACCACGTGTAGTTGCCGCTCTTTATGGTTTGAATCACTTCGCGCCGGGCGTAGCTGGGGCGGCGTTTCTCTTGGTCGTAAAAAAACACGGGGCGACACAGGCGCCCGCCGTCCGTGAAGAACTGCAGCTCGTTGTGCGCAATGTCCCAGCGCCCGCTCGTGTGCACCGGAATGAGCGCGTTGCGGCGATAAAGGAGAAAGAGCCGCAGCACTTCGCGCGGGTTGCCGAGCGCGCCCACCCACGCCCCGTTCACAAACACCTTGGTCTGCTGGTGCAAGTACGTCGGGCTGCACTCTTCCAGCAGCTTCATGGTGGTCAGCTCGCGCAGCCACCGAATGAGCGGCAGCGCGGAACACGGCTTCGTGATGTACGCCGAAATGGCCAGGTGTTTTTGCAGCCCGATGTTGGCGCCGTCGGGGCTGTCGGCGGGGTCAATGATGCCCCACTGCGACCCGTGCAGGTGACGCGGACCGGACACTTTGGCGCTGGCATCCATCGGCAGGTTCACCTTGCGCAGGTGCGATATGAACGAGTTGTACGACAGGCGGTTCAAGTCCTGCACGATGCCCTCCACTTCGGTGCCCTCCGTTGCACCAATGGTGCCCTTGTACAGTTTGGACTTGTCGTCCGTTTGCACCGTGGCCGCCCACTTGCCCTTGAACGACTTCTTGAACCCCGCCTCAATCAAGCGCTCGCCGAAAATTTCGTTGTAGTTGTCGGCGGTTATCACTTGCATGATCTGCGTGCCCACAAACTCGTTCCGGTCGCGCCCGTATTTGATTTTCTTGTCCAGCTTCAGTCGCACATTGTCCACGTGCGCGTTATAATACGTGCGGAACAGGTTAAACATGAGCGCGCCCGGCACCTCCACGCGCTTGTACTTGAAGCTGTCGCGGTCCGTGGGACGCTCCGCGTTAATAAAAACCAGCAGCATTTTGTAGACCATGTACCCCAAGTAGTACGCTTTGGCGCCGAAATTCAGCTCGCCAATCTGCGGCATGAAGTAGTTCATGAGAATGTTCTGCACCTGCGCCACCGTTTTTTCTTTGGTGAAGGTGGCGATGAATTTGAGGGCGGCGGCTTGCGTGAACACCTCGCACGCGTCGTGCACGCACGGCACGAATAAGTCCACCATGGCGGCATTGGCTTCCAAATTCAGCAAGCAGCGCTCCACGATGTCGCGGTCGCTGATGACGCCCAGCGCTCTAAACACGATGAACAGCGGCATCGGTTTCCGCACGTTCGGAATGTCCACCACGATTTGGTTATTCGCGTATTTAGCATCCGGCGCCACCAGTTTGACCGCCATTTTGCGCTCGGGTTTGGAGGGGTCTTCCGACACGGTGCGGACCTCGGCGCTGTAGCTGTACACCGCGTCGGGGTCGTCCGCGTTGGACCGGATGTACAGCATGTTGTCGGCGAACTTTTCCTGCGACACGATGCACTTCTCCTTGCCGTCCACGATGAAGTAGCCGCCGTAGTCGTTGCGGCACTCGCCGGCGTAAAACCGCGCCTCCGGCGTCATGCCGTGCAAAATGCACGCGTTGGACTGCAGCATGATGGGGAACCGGCCCAGGTTGAGCTGCTTTAATTCCAAGCGCTCGTTCAACTGCGCTTTCTGCACGGGGTCGTACACGCGATAAATGACGTCCACGTCGCAGTGAATGGTCATGCCGTACGTCATGTTGCGCAGGCGCGCCTCGTTCGGATACATGAAGTGCGCGTTACGACCCTTGTCTCCCTTGTCTCCCTTGTCTCCCTTGTCTCCCTTGTCCTTGTCTCCGCTGCCGCCAGACTTGTCACCGCCCTTGTCATCATCATCGTAAATAATCGGTTTGCTAAATGAAATGCGGTCCCCTTGCACGCCGCCCAAATAAATCTCAATCACCGAATTGTATTTCCCGGTTTCCTTGTTTTCGTCCTTCTCTAAAATGATGGGATTCCGATCCTTCATAATCCGCGCAATCCCGTTGCTCAAGAAATCGTTGTACGATTCCAAATGGTGACGCACCAGTACATTGGGGTTGTCCTTAAAGTAGCGGTCAATGATGTTCCAAGACAGCGTCTCTTCGGCCGTCCGAACCGCATCCGCGATTAACTCGTTGTCGTCATTTGGATTGGGATTGGGATTGGGATTGGGATTCGTCAACTTGGCTTGTTGCATTGGGGGGTATGATTGCGTTGCGTTTTACAGCCGATGTATCGTTTATCTACTATTTGTGTTTATTATTTGTTTCATGAATAAACACAAAATTCATTCGGTTCATTTGTTCCGTTCATTTGTTCCCCTTACTGCGAATTCATTCTCGGACCAGAGGGAAAGAGGGGTTCAAAACTATCCGTATTGAGCGAGTCCGTCAGCACGGGGTGCTCAATGGGCTGCATTTTCTGCACTTTTCCAGCTTGGGTCAAATTGTTTGACGCCACCATCATCAGCCCAATGAGGACAAAAAACAGCACGAGCGGAAAAATGACAATCAACCAAGAAATGGAAGCGTACCCGGTGCGACACATCAAATGCAGGATCCAGGTCCAAAACAGAATGTAGATCCCCTCCGCGAAAATGACCGCGGGGGTGCTGGGCACGTAGCACGTAAACTCGCCCATGCAGTACATGTTGCTCAGGCCCGCGTTTTGATACGAAATGGCAATGAGCGCCACCACGGAAATGGCTAAATACACCATGGCCGGTTTGCACAAGTGCTTGAAGTCATTCAAAATGCGACCGATCAGAGCCATGATTGTATTATTGGTATTGGTATTGGTATAATGTATGCAAAGATTTAATTCTTTTTATTGCTTTTGCGACGTTTACTTTGGTTCCAGTGGCGACTTTGGTTCCGGCGACTTTTCTTTTTTCCACCAATTTGGTTCCGACGCCTATTGTTGTCTATTTGTTGGATTATTGCAGATATATATTCTGTATCGGAATCTGGAATATTTTTTAATAATTTCTGTAAATTGGCAATTTGTTGATCTGTTTGTTCCCGACGCCTAATGTTGTCTATTTGTTGGATTATTGCAGATATATATTCATATTCTGTATCGGAATCTGGAATATTTTTTAATAATTTCTGTAAATTGGCAATTTGTTGGTCTGGAGTACTCATTTGTATACACTGTATTTGCAAAGTGTGTATATTTTTTTTCCTAACGCCGTGTTTGAGGCCTTTGCGACGATTGTATTTGCAACCCCATTTGCGGGCCCACCGGAATCGGGATGCGGTTGACCCCGTTGTTTTTGACAATGTCGTACTCCTCAAACCGCAG